CGATTCAATACCAAACCGCTCCACACCACTCGCCAACCGGTACAAGCCTTCTTCGATCCATTCGATCTTGGAGGGCAAGCGCCAGTGACGCTTGGTCGGCAGACAAATGATCTTGCGACCATCCGTCTCAAAGATAAACAACCCGTCTCGCTTGAATACAGCCGCTTTACAGGCTCGCTGGTATGCGGCGAGTAGGCCAGGGTAGGTATTGGCAAACGCCAACGCCAGACCCTTACCCATCACGCCCACCGTGTTGACGGGACACACCAGTGATTGCGCGCCACTCTGAAGAATGTCGCCCTCTGTTTCTAACACAATCATGGCTGCTCTCCTGCCAGTTGTCGCATCTGACGCAGACCTTCTTCCCCGACCTTGTTGTTTTCCTTCTGGCGTTTGATGGCCAGTTCTTCGACATACTCGCAAATCTCGCGAGGCAGCGATAGGAAGTCAATCAGGTTAAGGCCGAACTTCTGGTAGACTTGACGCTCTTCAAACCGTTCGATTCGCTCAAACAAAGGCCCGTTAGTTCTTTCCGCGTCTCGCATCAGCACCAAAGCCAAGGGATGTTCTCGGTCGTTACCATGATCGTGATCGAAGATCCCGAACTTGGTTTCGTAATGGTGCCGCATCAAGAGCTGCGCGTCGGTAGAGCAGATCTTGGGGACGTAGCGCAACAGGGTATCGAACATCCCTTGCACGTCGGCGTCATCCCCAAAATCGGCTTGTCGTACGTGTTTGTACGTTACCGGGTCAGAATCTGCGGGAGCTTTTGTCTGAGCAGGGTAAAAAAAGTCGTCAGTGCGTCAATCGGCAGCAAGTGCGGCATGCGCGGGAACTTCTCTTCCTCGCGCTCGTCGACCGTCGGCACGGCGATAAAGGCCACCGTCGTGTCTTCCGCGTACTTGATCACTTCATTCATGATCAAATCGCGCGCTTTGTCGTCCGAGCTAAACAGGTTGAGCTGGTCTTCGATGGTTTCCAGATCGGTCACCACCGAGGTACCCAGTTCCACCGACTTCACCCAGTGGCCGTATTGACGCAACAGCGTCGCCTTGCCCTGATTGGTGATGTAGGTGTTGCGCTCTGCGTCGTCCTGATCCATGCCAAACACGCGGTTGGTCATGGTGACGATGTTGTTGACCCACTTCTGACCGCTGATCAGATGCTCGTCGACCGAGGGCACCGCCAGATTGACATGCACGTTGTCGTTGAGCGAGATCCGGCGCTCACCGCGAATCGTGAAGTCTTTCTGATAACGATCGAGGTCATCGTTCGTCATCGAGCCAATCGTGATATTGGCCATGTGCTTGATCTGCCAGTCGGTCATGCTGGCCACGTCGATCCATTGCAGCTTGGAGACGTTGATCTTGCCTTCCACCACGCGGTTCTTCTCCGGCGTTTCGCCGAGGACCGCGCGCGCATACTGGAAGCCATTGGGCCAGATCGAACAGGCCGAACCCCACGCCATGTGCTGAATGTCGTGGATCGAGATGCGCTTGGCGATGTTCTCGCGGCTCGAGTCCTTGAGCGTGGTCGAGACCATATGCGCCAGAATAAACTGCATCACGTGGTCGACGATAAACACCGACGCATTGGAGAACAGCAGGCCGGCGGTCGCGCGTCCCAGTGCGATCTTTTCTTCGGCGAGCTTGCGATCCAGTTCGAGAATCGCGGCTTCGTCCGGTGTCTTGATGGTGATCCAGAAACCCGAGTTCCACAGCGGAATCCGATACTGACCACCCAGACCCATGTAGGCACGGGTGCGCATCAGCGCCTTCTCGCCCGACAGAATGGCGTTGTCGTCGTCGCCCAGCTTCGGCTTGGTAATGCCCAGCGCGCGGCCGTTATGCTCCACCACCTGCCGCCACTTCGCGCCGTCCCGTGCGCCGAGCGTGTCGTTCATGTCCAGCCGCGGCTGGTGCGCGATACCGAGGCCTGCCGCGGTAATCCACTTCTCGTCCTTGACGAGGCTTTCCTGATCGCCCTTGCTGTAGGCTTCGAGCGTATCTTCCAGCAAGCCCGCCTGCTCATCGGGCACGACCAGCGTAATGGCGTCATCGTTCCACGGATCATCGAGCTTCTGGAACACCGGGAACTGCTGCAGCACGGTGGTGCTCGGTGCCCGCACCGGACGCGTTTGCCGTTCATCGGCTTCGGGTTCAGCCGCTTGTTCAGCCGGGACTTCAGCCACCGGGTCGCTTTCTTCCGCACCCGCCATCGGATCGAGGTTCGACGCCAGCGCCGTGGTAGCCGGGTCGATCATCGCGGGGTGCTGCACGAGCGCTTCGCTACTGGCTGCGCCCGGTGCCACATTTCCGCTGGAAGCTTGTTCTTGATTGGTAGGGTCGCTCATGGCTTAGGCCACCTTTGCTTCAGTGCTCGGGACGTCCTTGACCTCGACGTCGATCACGTCGTGGTTGTTCGGGTCCTGATGCTTGTTCTTCTCGGCTTCTTCCGCCTGAATCTGCGCTTCGACGTTAGCGAGCTTGGCTTCGGCTTCCGCGGTCTGCTCGAGCAGATGGTTGAGCACCGGCTGGCAGGTCCGACGGTACGCTTCCATGAACTGGATGTACTGTTCGTAGACCGACAGCGACAGCGCAAAGTCATCCGGCGTTTTCGAGCTACCGGTCTTGTGTTTGTGCTGGTCGTAAATCTTCGACAGCGCGCCCGACAACTCGGCGGTGTCTTTGGCCAGCAAACGGATGTTCTCGTTGAGCATGGCTTTGTCGGTCACAGCCGGATACACGCCCGGTTGTTTGAGCACGAGATCGATCGCGGCGGCTTGCTGGAGCAAGTCCACACACTGACCGTTCAGCGCATGGCAGTCGTCCCAGCTGTTGTTGCCCTTGATCGCCCCCGACGCCTCGCGTTGCTTCTGACGACGCGCGACTTCTGCCGGGCTCGGACCCTTCTTACCTTTCTTAGCCATTATGATAACCCCACGGTGTTGTTAGTTCAGGAATTCGATAGGACGCCCTGCTCAATACTCTGAATGAATCACGGCGTCTGTCCCACTATATTAGGGGAATATACAAGCTTTTACGTACACGCTCCATTGTGCGACTGTGCGCCAACGCACTTATCTAAGAGACCAACTATGCTCGACATTCTTCAGCAGTACCTGAATGAGTGCGCCAGCCCCGAAGATGGCGCCGCGATCGGCGCTGCGCAAGAGATCTTCGACAAGCTGGGGCTTCAGACACAGGACATGGGTTTTGAACAGCTCATTATCTTAGCCGATGACTCGGACCCCGGTCAGACCCTGACCGACATGTATAACCTCACCCGTCAGCTGCAAGACAGCCTGCTGCATCAGCATGGCATCCGTCTGAGCGACATGTGTCCGATCGGCATCCAGACCGATATCCTCAATGCGTTGTTGGAGATTCCGGAACTGGAAGACAAGCACGATGTGATCTCGATCGCCAAGCAACCCCTGAATGCCTTGGAAGTGTTGGCCGAGCTGGTGGAGAAAGTCACCCACCACAGCGCTGAAACCATCCTCGAGCATCTGCTGTTTGTGAGCCAGTCGCTCATCGCCCAAGTGGCCAGCTTAGCCGATCAGGATCAGGTCAAGGAAGACGATGAAGCCGAGCGGCTGAGTCGCAAGGGCCGGATCGAGAAGTTCACCCTGTGGATGGACTTCTGCAAGCAGACCCAGTCCGAGATTCAGCTACTGGTCAAGCAAGGCATCGACGCGGGCTTTCCGTTTGCGATGTACGTCAGCCTGATTGGCCGGGACTTCGAAGCGATGCCGGAAGCTGATGCTGCTATCAATCTGGTGGGGATGGCGTTTCTCTCGGAAGATGGCGCGGGCAATCCGCAAGCCCTGATCGCTGAGCGGCTGGAAACGCTGATTGCTGACCCCGAGAAGCTCACCCGGGTGAGTATGTCGATTCGTGAAATGCTCCTGAGGTTCGCCCATTATGAACAAAGCTGATTTCTTCAAAGCCGCCTGCAAGGCCCATTGCTTTCGCCGCAAGCAATGGGTGATCAGTGCGTTCTCGCTGGTTGCGGAAGGCCCGGAAGACTGGAAGCGTGACCCGTACCCGTACCGGATTGTGTCGACCCCGATGGGCTACTTCTGTGTGGATCCGGATGATCATACGCAGCTCCTGCCGATTGAAGCGGAGCCGGATCTGAAACTCATGCGCGTACCGCTCTTTACAGCCACTGAGCAGTTCGTGATGATCCCGGGCGACCTCCCTAACTACGGTACCATGCCGGGTGAAGACAAGCCCGTCAAGACCACCTACGGTAACTTCCTGTGGAACTGGATGGTGTTGTGCTGGGCACTGGGTAACAAGGTCGCGTACGTCAACGATCGGATTGCCCCGGGGGACTTGGAAGAGCTGATCCTCAAACGCCTGCAAGACGACCCCCAAGCCGGGGACCCCGTGCCCAAGGCGATTGACCGGGTGGCACCGATCTGGACCTCGGAGTATCTGCAGGTGGTGGAAGCGGCGTTCTATAGCACCGGCTTTACCCAGTTGTTCGTACCGGCCGACACCCGCAAGTCGATGACGGCCCCGCCGGGGCTGGCTGAATACAAGGCCAAGCTGATCGAGGAGAACAAGGACCGGCTGCATGATCCGGCCGTGATTGCTGAGATGGATGCCAAGCTGATCAAGTTTGACAGCGAGTATCTGAAAGGGGACGAGTCCGAAGGCTTCCTGATCTCCGGCAAGTCGCGCACCACGGTGCGCCGTAAGCTGTTCCTGTCGCTCGGCGGTGAACCCGGCCTCGATGAAGAATCGGGGAACGTGGAGTTTATCCCCAACTCGCTCACCGAAGGCTGGGATATCAGCAAGTTCCCGGTGATGAACAACACCCAACGGGCCGGTTCGTTTAACCGTTCGGCGCAAACCATGCTGGGCGGGGAGTCGGTCAAGTGGTTGCTGCGCGCGTCCTCCAACATGCAGGTGACGATGGACGACTGCGGTACCCAGCTGGGCGTGCCGACGGAGTTCACCGAGAAGTCGATCCAGAAGTATCTCGGCTTTCATGTGGTGGCTGCCGGCGGGCCGAAAGAGATTACCGAGGCTGACGCTGGCACCTACGTCGGCAAGAAGTTCATGCTGCGCTCACCGTTGTTCTGTAAGCTGGAGAAGACCGACTACTGCAAGATTTGTGTGGGTCCACGGTTGGCGTTGAACCCGACCGCGCTCTCCTCGGCGGTGACCGAAGTGGGCTCGACCATCATGCTGATCTTCATGAAGGCCGCGCACGCGCGAAATCTGGCGGTGGCTCACATGGACTACCTTAGTGAGATCCAGTAATTTTTCTGTCACTGAAGTCATGGTGTGACTGGGGCGCTCCCAGTTCGCCCCAACCAACCTTAAAGGAAAACAAATGGGTATCAACGCAAAACCGTCGAGCATCGATGCACAGGGTGGCGGTCTGGCCTTGTGGCTGGGTAACAACAACGTCCCGTTCACGTCGACCCCCACGACCCTCGACCCCACGGGTTTCCCGCTGTACATCGAACAAGCCGACTACGATCGTCTGCTGAAGACCGATCCGTGGCTCGAAGCGTTGCTCGAAGCCGGCATCGTTACCACGGCAACCATTCCCGACACGGTTCTGGAAGCACTGACGGGGGGAAACGGCAGCTCGGATTCCTCGAACTCCTCGAATTCCAACTCCGCTGGGGCACAAGACCAGACGGGTGCCGGATCGGCTGCCGGTGCAGAAGGCACTGGTGAAGTGGGAAACGGTGGAACCGAACCCGCTGCGAATGGGAACTCGCAAGACGCGACGGGTTCGGGCGAGCAGTCGCCGAGCACGGTCGTCGTCAAGCAAAACGATTCTTCGCCGCAAGGTTCGGGCTCTTCGTCGGATGCCTCGCAATCGTCGAATGGTGCCTCGGTCGTCACGGGTGATGCGACGGGAAACGGCGCTGCATCTGTCGTCGCTGGAACGACCGGATCGGATGCTGCTGGTTCCGCTGACCAACCGGCTCCGACCCCGGCCCCCTCGCCGGCACCGGTGGTGATCCCGCCGCAACCGACTCCGGACCCTGCGGTGATTACGGATCCGGTCTCGGAAACGTCGACAGCGGTGGCTTGGCTGGAAGAATTCGCCAAGACCGCTTCGGTCGATGCGAAGGCGATCATCAACTCGATCCTGACCTACGTGCGCGACATGGCGCCGGGCAAGAGCCAGACCCCGGAAGCAATGCAGCGCCAGCAGATGAACCTGCACGTGGCGTTGACGGGCGCGATCAACCGTCTGGACGGCGAATTCAAGCACGTTTGGGGTGGTGTGCTGCGTCTGTTCCATGAACACCGTGACGGCGTGTTCAGCGAGCGCTACGTGTATCGTCAGTTGCAAAACGCGCCGATGAACCCGCAGCAACGCGCGGCATTCCAGAACGTCGTCAACATGATCAAGCTCACGGCTGATCCGCAAGGTCGCAAGGTGGGCCTGCGCCAGTTCGACAAGACCCGCACCATGCAACACGGTCTGACCGAGCAAGGTCGCAACAAGCTGCTGGCGTTCTACAAGCTCTGATCATTAATCAGTGATCATAAGGCCTCGGGGGAAACCTCGGGGTTTTATGACCTATTCAAGTTCGTGGAAATAGGCAGAAAAGATGGGTTCTTCTGGTACATAGTGACCAGTCCAGCCTTTATGATGGGGTCGCTTTCCTCTGAAAACTGCCGACATATTTGCCTGTTCAAGGTTATTTGCCTGACAGAACTCAGTAAGATTCCTACCCTCGTGAACTCGACCATCTAGTCCAGTGGCGACAAAATCTTTCGCAAGCTTGTCTGTTCGAACCGCCACACCCTCATGATTCCCTTTAGTTCGCCCCGTGACCAGTTCGGCCCGTTTGGCAATGTATTCGTGTGTTTCTTTAGTTCGCCCTTTCTGAGCCTCAGAAATGCGCCGATAGTAGTCAGATGTTTCCTTGGTCTGACCCCTCAGTGCGTCGACCCAGTTGTTTCTTCCATTTTCCCATGCCTCTTGTCGGTTTTGTAGACCCGTCACAAAACGACAATTGTCATTGGTATAGTGACCTTGGTCTCCATGGCGTGCCAGTACGAACTGGTCGTTGCGTTGCCCAATCTGGTCGGAGCTTTGGACGCCAGCCTCCCTGACTTTCTGAAGATAATTCTCGAAAGTTAAATCAGTCTGAAGTCCTCTCCGAGGGGCACCATGGTGGTGATAAGAGAACTTGGCGAAGAGCGATTTTGTCTCTTCCATCTTAAAACCAAGCCGTTCAACAACCGCTATTTTTTCTTCGCTTTTCATGAGAGGCACCAAATGCTTACGGGATATTATGAAGTTGGTGGTACTAAGTATAACATAGATCAAGATTACACAAAAGGTATTCAGAAGACACTCGCCCAGAAACTGGTGCAAGATATTACCATCGACGGGAACTTCGGTCCGGCCTCCATCGCGGCGCTGACCAAGTTCCAGTTGCAAAGCGGCGTACCGACCACCGGGGTGTATGACCCGGCGACCCAAGCCGTGGTCGAGCCGTTCCTGCTGAGCCACTTCGTGACGCGGGCTGACTTCCAGAATGCGGCCAATGAACTGGGTGTACCAATTGCAGCGGTGAAAGCCGTGCAAGAAACCGAAACTTCGGGCTCAGGCTTTGCTTACACAGGTCGGGTACGGATTCTGTTTGAGCGCCACTGGATGGCCCGGTTTCTGTCAGCCAAGCTGCCGTCGGCGCAGTACCAGAAACTCGCGCTTGCGAACTCGGACATCATCAATACGACGCCCGGCGGTTACGCTACCGGTCCGACCGCGGATGCGCGTTCGATTGCCGAGTACACGCGTTTCTCGCGCGCGTTTGCCATCGATGCGGACTGTGCCATGAAATCGGCCAGCTGGGGCCTGTTTCAAATCATGGGTTTCAATGCCAACTTCGCGGGCTTCAAGAACGCCGATGGCACCCCCAGCACCGGTCCGTTTGTGGATGCGATGAAGAGCAACGAACAAGCCCAGCTGCTGGGCTTCGTGAGCTTTATCAAGACCTACAACGGTGGTGCGTTGTGGATGGCGATGAAGAACAAAGACTGGGTGACGTTCGCGCGGATCTATAACGGCTCGGCGAACGTGGCACATTACTCACAAGTCATCGGGACGAACTTCAGCAACTTCAGCGCGATGTACGCGTAAGGGAAGAACGTAAGGGCAGGCCTACGGGCTTGCCTTTATGCCGGACCTGTGTTCTAATTAGTTTCAGACCCATATTACACACTTGAACCTACAACCGTAATCGGGTTCTAACACTTCCTTATACTACGTCCTAGGAGGACACCATGTCGCAAGCCATCAACAACACCAAGACCGAAATCGAATTCAACGTTGGTGATTATACGACCTGTCAATTCGGCAACCCGTTCGATACTGATTGGACGGAAGCCACGCATGCTGACCAGTCGGTGATGATTATCGCCAAGGAACGTTGCGAGATCACTCGCAAGATGTTCTATCTGGTCAAACAAGACGGTAAGGAGTTCCTCGCGCGTGCGTACGTACCGTACACCTGTGAAGGCGCTGAGCCGCCCAAGGGTGCGCTGTATAGCACCAATGGTCGCAGCTACGGTACCCGTGGCCAGCAACGTACGGGTCGTTGCGACGGCATCTACAACGCCGCCCACTCGCTGGGCTTCGATCCGGAATCGATCGTTGGCGTGGTCGACGCAGTAGCCAACCCGGCCTAACGGCATAAGCCCAGACACCTTCGGGTGTCTGGGCAGTATGACTGCTGCTTTTTTTTTTCGTCCTAGGCTGCTTGCTGGACGGCTTGAGAAGCCCCCAGTTGGGCTTTGAACGCATCGAGCATCGTAGGCATGTCCGGCGTACCGAAAAGCCCACAGCAGATCTCTACGGCGTTCACATGACCACTGCTGAGGTTAATCCCCTGCATCCGCTGCTGGATCTCTGGCACGCCTTCAATCTTGCACAATTCCCGGAACGTCGTCTGCTTGGAAATGTTGAACACCGAGCCGCCATTCGGGTAGGAAGCCGAGACGTCCAAGTCAGCCACGTGCACGCGAATGTTGGTGCGCAGGTTGGGATCTTCCTCGATACAGCGCAGACCGTTATGCGCCACCAGATGCGCGGGCAAGGTGACGATCCAGCCGTCCGGTCCCAAGGTCTTCTCATCCAGTTCAGAGGACATCTGATCCGAGGTACTACCAAAGACCTTCTGGTTCACCAGCGAGAAGTAGTGCAGCGCATCGGCCGTACGACGCGGTTGGGATTTGAAGGTCTCGAAGTCCGAACACCCACAGGCCAACGGCATGGCAAAGCGCAAGTCAGTGGTCTTCTCATCCAGCTCTTCCATCGAGATACAGTCCACCACGTTGTAGATGATGTACTCGATCTTGTAGTTGGATTGCATGAAGATGTGCCAGTCGAGCTTGACTAGGCCTTCGGCCTCCTCGAACTTGAGCTTACGGATACACTCTTCCTTGCCGAGCACATAATCCAGACCGTAGGACGGTAACTCCCCTTGCGCCACCCGGAGCTTGCGATACACGCACATGGCGTCGATGAAATAGAACGATGCCGGACAGTAGACGGTATGCCACTGATCGGCAGGCTTGATCGGCATTTCCTTGCCCGAGGCCATCTTCTTTTTCTTCGGTCCCTGTTTGTAACGGAAGTATCGGTACTCTTTGGGCACCGACGGATCCGAGAACACCTCAGCCGGATCCATCCCCGCCCGCTCGACCGCGCCGACAATAAACGGGATGTCGAAGTCGATGTTCCAGATTGCCACGAAGTCAGGCTTCCATGCGTGCGCACGCTTCATGCACTCGAGCACCACATCGATTTCTCGGTCGACGATCAATAACTCCCACTCGATGCCGCGCTTCTCGATCAGGTTGACGATTTCCGTCTTGCCGTCCTTGTCCGTGACCTCCATCTTGCTCAGGTACTTGTAGAGCGCTTCGTGGCCGCGCCGCTCCGCATCCGCTGTACCTTCCAGATAATCCTTCTGTACCGCGGTGAAGACTTTCTTACCCATCGACAAGGTGGCCATGATCACTTGGTTGGTGCCACGGACCACATCTTTTTCCGTATCGAACACTGCCACCGAATAGGGGGACTTCAGGCTCGGAAACTTGTCGAGGTAGGACTTCTTGATCACCGCGGTCGAGAGAATGTCCGAGCCGTACAGATACGGACTGCGCGCGATCTTGCGATACTCCTTACCGGCTTCCCACGGTGTGCCGAGGGCGCGCGCAATCGACTGGTTCTGATCGTGGCGGGTCGTCATGTATTTCTCGACCTTCTCGATGTCTTCCCATTCCTTCTTCTGCTGGTGATTGCGGTTGGCTTTCTTGGTCACCCAGAACGGCATACGGAAGTTCTTCAGCATGTGCAGCTGGCTTTCGGTGCGACCATCCGGGTAGTGGGCGATCTGCTTGATCACGTGCAAATCCACGTTGCTACCTTGCGGGGCCGGGCAGTAGGTAGCAAAACGACATTCATAACCAATCGGCTTATTCGGGTCGATAACGGGTTCTGCTTTGACTTCGACCTGCGGTTCGACAATAGCGACGGGGCCAGACGGTTGTGTAATAACGGCGCTGACGATCATGGGCTTTTTCCTTATCAATCAGTATGACTTTGACTCAAACGATGTCCCAACGGGATATTTTTCAACGGACACTTTCCTCATGAGGCCAACGGGATCGAACCATGAATAAGATTCTTGCAGCAGCGATGGAGTCGATCGACTTCCAGAGCGGCGCTTTCTATGCCGAACTCACCGCAGCCTTCGAAGCGCTGTCGAAGATGAGCGAGGACCAGCTGCGCTATGAAGGGGACGATCCTGATGCCGCCAATGTGCTGCTTTCGTCGATCGTCAAGAACCACACCGGCCTGAACGTCAAGTTCATGCTGGGCGACACCTACCCCTGCGTGATGATCCCCGAGATCAATCGCAACAACCCGTTGATCAACGACTTCGTCAAGAACTTCTTGGACAACAAGGACGGCGTCAAGTTTATCAAGGAAGCCAAGGGCTTTGCGCGCGGCACGGTGAACCTGAAGACCGGCCGGGTAACGGGGGTGTTTGCCGAAGTCGCGTCGACCATCTACCTGCCTACCAAGATGATTCGGGGTAGCAAGTACACCCCGGAAGAAAACGCCGCCGTGACGCTGCACGAAGTCGGTCACCTGTTCACCTACTACGAGTTTATCTCGCGCACGGTGCGCACCAACCAAGTGCTCGCCGGCGTGACGCGGGGTCTGGACCAGTCCGATACCCAAGCGCAGCGTGAAGTCGTGCTGATGACGGCCAAGCAAGCGCTGGATCTGCAGGACATGGATGTCGCCGAAGTCGCCAAGATCACCAACTCGAAGGTGGTGGAAGTGGTGATCATCACGTCGGTGATCAAGCAGACCCGTTCGGAGATCGGCACCAACATCTACGACAGCAACAACTTCGAGTTCCTCGCCGACCAGTATGCGTCGCGCCAAGGTGCGTCTCGTGCACTGGTGACGGGTCTGGACAAGTTGCATCGTCAGTTCGGTTCGATGTCGATGCGCAGCAACGGCATGTACCTGTTCATGGAAGGCGTAAAGCTCGTGCTGCTGGCGCTGACGGTGTTCGCCGTGACCATGGGCCCGCACGCCTTCCTCGGCATCTTCATGCTGACGACGACCTTGCTGGCGAATGATGCGGCCGGTGACCCGACCTACGATCGGCCGGAAGTCCGCCTGAAGCGGGTGCGTAACGATCTGATCGAGCGCAGCAAGCAGAAGGATCTCGCGCCGGGCGAAGCCAAGCAGATCGCGGAAGACATCGTGGCCATCGAGAAGATCCTCGAAGGGGTCAAGGATCGCTTCCAGTTGATCGGGCTGGTGACGCGTTACGTGTTCGGACTGGGCAAGGCCCGCTTCGAGGCGGAAGCCCTGCAACAAGAACTCGAAAGCCTCGTGGCCAACAACCTCTTCGGTCGGGCCAACGACCTGAAGGCCGTGGCTTAACTCTTACCCGCAACAGGATCCAACATGAATCTCAAGTTCAACGAACTCAACCGACTGGCGCAGTCGTTGCCGGTCGACACCACGATCCGCTCCAAGGTGATCGCCTGTGGCGTGGCGCTGGCGCTGGCTTACAAGCTGCCGTTGCCCACCGGCCCGGTCACGGACCCGGACAACTTTTACAACATGCAGGTCTCGACGCTGGTGAACGATCCGTTCTCCGAGATCAACGAATCGGTGGTGCTCGATTTGCGCGCAGCCGTGGAATACTGCCGGGTGTTCTGGCTGCAACGCAATGCGGCCGCCCACGGGGGGCCGCAATTCGCCTTCGCCGAGAATAGCCCGTACGGCTTTGTCGACACGGTGGCCGCCGCTGGCGTCTATATGGGTGACGCGATGCACTGCTTCGTCAATGAGCAGAAGATCGGCATCTATCGCGTGCGTAACCTCGTGTGGAACCTGCTGGGTGATTACTGCAATGAGGTGATCAATGGCTGATCCGACCGCCGGCAATGAGGCGGCGCTCAACGAACCGGACGAGTCCAGCCTGAATAGCGGGCTGGGTGACGACGATCAGGTTGAGCAGTCGCCTGTCGATCAAGCGCTGCAGTTCGAAAAGACCTATCGGGGCTTGCAAAACGACGACATCTTCCAAGCCCCGATCGTGCCGGGTGAAGTGCCTGACCTGAAAGACGACGTCAAGCTGATCGCCTCGGATGAGAATGCGCTGGAAGACCTGCAGTTCCTGATGGCTGACATGAAGCGCGTCGGTGGTATGTGTCAAGCCTTTGCGCTGGAAGCCGAGCGGGTGGCGCCCGGTGTGATGGGTGTGCCGGCCGGCTACTTCACCAAGGCACCGACTTCGACCCGTTACAAGATCGCTACCGAAAACCTCTTCGCCAAGGTGTGGGAGTTTATCAAGCAGGCGATCCAGAAGCTGCGCGATGGTCTGAAGAAGATCATCTACTGGCTGATCGGCAAGAAGGACGACAAGGGTGACCCGGAAGCCCTGAAGCGCGAGAACGCGGAAGCCACCAAGAAGGCCGACGACGTCGCCAAGGAAGGCGAGAAGGCGACCGACGACGTGGCTGCAGCGGCGATCAATGTCTCGAACGCCGTCAAGCATGGTGTTGAGTTCAAAGAGAACGGCGGCACCCAGCAGTACTCCAGCATGGACCGCATCATCGGCGAAGCGCTCGGTGGCCAGAACGACCATGTGCGCAAGTTCATGGCCGGGCAAGACTCGATCTTCAGTGATCTGGTGAATCAGGGCAGCTACTTCAAGTTCCTGATGGAGACCAACAAGGTGGTGATGCCCGCTGCTACGGCGTTGCAAACCAAGATTGGGGAGTCGGCCAATCTGATCAAGACCTTGATCGCCTCCGAAGGCCAGACTGCCAGTGTGGTGCAGGGCGACACGTTGCGTAAGCTGGCGGAACCGATTAGCTTCAAGGTCGGGGCGCAGTCGATGAATCTGTCGCAGTATCTGGAGCATCTGCGCACGCAACAATCGGAAGCGGAGAAGACCCAGCAACAGATGCGCGAGTTCGATGAAGTCTTCACGGCGTTGTCGCAGGCGTTCCGGCAACGGCTGGTGTACGAACTGAACCGCTTTGTTGAAGCGGGCACGTCGACCCTGATCGATGCCGAGGAAGTGCTGCGGGAAGTTGAGGAACAGCTGACCAAGGCCTCGGCGCAGGAACACACGGCGGAGTCCAATGTCGACTGGCACAAGACCATCCATGCGTTGCGCACCGACATCACCGATCTGTCGGCGATCCTGATGCACGTCAAGACCTACCGCACGCAAGTCACCGTGATGCTGGTAGATCTGATGGAGTTTGCCTACGATGTTGCCGAAGCCATCATGAAGCGACTGACGGGTGAATCGAACCATCAGGTCACGGAGACCGTGCAGATGCTGGCGAAGGAAGCCAAGCATTACCGCGATAACCTCGCCAAGATGGGACGCATCTAACGGTGCGGCATAGGGAGAGGCCTCACGGCCTCTCCCGTCTTATGCCGGTTCTTTTTCTTTTAATTACCCGACGGGTTCGGATCGTACGGCACGAACACCACCGTCACCGCTTCGGCGACGATCAGCGAGTTATCGCCTTGCGCCACCAGCACCTTCTTCAACCCACAGCGCGTCGAGTCATCCACCACCGTGAACACCGGCATGTTGACCGCCCCGGTGACGATCGCCAACTGCTGGGCAATCACGTCGCTGCCGAACACCGACTTCAGTGCGTCGAGTGCCACGTCAATCGCAAAGGTCGGATTCTGCAACTGCGCCTGCAGCGTGTTGATCGCCGCCGTGGTGAGCTGGGTAGTCAGGTCGGTGTTTTGCGTGGTCTGCGGGCTGACGTAGAGTGTGAGCTGGAACGACTGCCCAGCCGGCACGCCCACCTTCAGACCATTCTGATTGATGACGTAGATGTCACCCATCGTGGCTTGCGGATAGAAGAAGATCTCGGTCTGCTCCAACAGGATCTGCTGCAACGGCACCAGATCGTTGAGCAACCACGACAGCACCGTATTCACCAGCTCCTGACGATAACCGGTGGCCGCCGAGTCCGTCGCAAAGAAGTACGCCCCCTCGATCAACATCAGATCGAGTTGCCGCTCCAGATCGCGCTGACCGCCGGGCACCGGGATACCGGAGGCATCCGTTACCACGTCCCCGGCATGATGATCAATGATCGGCTGACCATTGGCATCGAGCTGCGGATCGCCCTTGTGGTGGAGAATCGTCATGGTCGGTTGACCATCCACAAAGGTGATGTACGACCCGTTGGCATCCGTTTGGTAGATGTCTTCGGTGTACAGGCGCGGTACATCGGTGGCATACGTCTGGTACGGAATCGCTCCAATCACCGAGCGCGCCCGCGCCCACAGTGTCGTCAGGGAACTCCCAAACTGCAGACGGATCTTCTCCCACTGAATCCCCACCGAGGTGGTTGGAATCAGGAACAACCCCAGCATCTGATCGAACGGCTTGGACTTGTAGGTCGCCGGGTCCATCGGCGCGGAGGTCGAGTAGAGCAGATTGAACTGCGTCGTCAGGGCGGCTTTGACGATCCGCGCATCCGTGGTGAACATGAAGAACTTGCTCAGCTCCATGTCGTCATTGCTGTCGATGTTAAACGTGGTCGACAGGTCAAACGTGAACACCCGCTCGCCTGAGGTCGGGTCCAGCCCTTGCAGCACGCCGTTGACGTAGGCTGGATCCTGCTCCCCTACCGGCACGAAGGCCAGCTGCACCGCCACCTGATTATCCGCCAGTGCTTTGTAGGCAGCCGAGGACGCCGTCTTGACCACCAGCTGATAGCCGGTGCTGGTGCGCTGCAGCTGGTAAGCCCCGGTCGACACCTGCAAGCCGGTGGTGTCGTTGTCGTCCTGAAAGATCGTGGTGATCGCACTGGGCGCGTCGAGGTAGTACGGCCGCAGGGCAAACTCGACACCCGTTGTGTCCAGCACGTAATGCCACGGTGTGTAGAAGAAGTCGTACGAGTTCACCCCCAAGGCCCGTTGGCTGGGGGCCAGTGCCAACAACGCCGCGACTTCCGAAGCCGGCGCGACCTGAATCACTCCATTCACGTTCTTGTAGATCGTGTCGGGGGTAATCGTCATACTCGCGCCGTTATCCACCACGGTGGTGAGGGCGGCGAGCTGCGACATCGAGGTGGTGATCGTCTCGATACTGGCTGCCGCTGCCGTGATTAGTTCCGGGTTGGTCGGCGTTGGCATCGGCTTGGTGGCCAGATACGTCCGGTTGGTGATATTGTCAACGTTCTTGACAATCGAGTAGCCGTTCTCGTTTAACTTCGCCTGAATCTGCGCCGGGGTAATCGGGAGATTGATCGGCCCGGTGGCGTTGTTAATCACTCGCTCGCGCAGGGTCGCAAAGTCCAAGGCCGCGGCCCCACCCAGCGTGACGGCGTCGCCCATGATCTGGACGATCTGCAAGGAGTTCATCGGTGCCGTGAAGGCCGTCAGATCGTTGCTGTCCACGGCTGTCCACTTGGCGGTGAAGGCACTCGACGGATACGCGCCCATATCCACCGAGATGTCACCCTGCGTCTCGTAGAAGTCGCAACGGATCTTGGTCGACCCCAGCTGCCCGCTGGTCATGTAGATGTTCGGGATGGTCACGGTCACCACCTGACCCGTGACCGCAATTACCGCCGTTGGCTTGGTGACATCGAACACTTCCGGCGTCATGGTCGTCAGCATCTCGGTCCACGTGCCATCGCTATTCTGAAACCACACCCGGGTGAAGTAATAGCTGAAGGTCAACTGGAAGACCATCTTGAACGTCTGCGCGACGGTGGCCGGTGCCGTCTGCGAGGTCAAGGTCATTTGGTACAGCGGGATCTCGAAATACAGCATGTCGATTCCCGACACCCGACGGATTTCCCAGTTAATCACGTTGGTCGTCAGTGCCTGCAGGGGCGTGACTTCGGTGGCATCGTACATCACCTGCAAACCACCGTGCTGCAACTGACGGATCTGGATCGGGTACTGTAGCGTGAATACAATGCCGGCCACTGTGACCGTCGAGTTACGCGGGATCACCAGCATCGAAATGCCAGTCGTCGGATCCACCACCATCTTGCCGACCAGCTCATCTTTCGAGAACGCAAAGCCCAGCGTAGTGGTGGAGGGTTTGGCGAAGATGTCGATGTAATCCCAGTCGCTCATGTGCGGATACAGATCGGTGGGCGTTTGCGCCACACTCGGATACTGCAAGCGGGTCCGCGTCTGGTCTTTGGCCATCGCCCCACTGGTCATCACCGCTGCCATCTCCATCGAGAAGACAAACGGATTGGATGCATCGACCACATCGACCTGACCATTGAGCAGCACGTTCAGGTAGTCCAGCGCGTCCTTCTGGATCAGCGCAGGTTGATACTGATAACCCGCCATGTTGTCGAGAAATGCGGAAAGAGAGTCTGCCATGTCTGTCGTCCGTGTTAGCTTGCGGCCTGTACTTGTACCGTTTGTGCCTGTTGCTGCTGCACGAGGGGCAAGCGGGTGTTGAAGTCCTGCGTATCCACCCACCACTCCAGTTCGTAGGTGATCGGGTTAATGCGCGGATAGCCTCGGTTATTGAAAATAGGCAGTGCCGCCAGTGGCACTTTGGTGTAATACGGGTTGGTCTGGTTGGGCGGCTTGCCGGTGAACTTGCCCGCCTGCATACCGTCGTTAAACAGTCCCGTGGTGCGGTTAAACTCATCGACCAGAATGTCGTCCATGTACATCACCCCATTACTGTGGAAGGTAATGGCGATCTGCGAGTTGTTCTGGTTGATCGGATGGTCGGCGTCGTGGTTAATCGCCGCCCCATACGGCGCGTTGGTCGGGTAGCTCGCACCGGTCGCGGCAATCTTGGTGACAAAGCGTCGCGAGGGATCGAGCACCAGCCGGTAGATCCGGCTCATGTAGTCGATTTCATTGGCCAGCAGTGCGTCCGGATAGGGGATAATCATGCCACGATAGACCAGTGACGAGTACCACAGCCACGTCATCATCATCAGGAGAATCGGGTCACCCGGGATGTTGCGGAAAGTGGCTGTAATATCGTATGTCCCGTATTGCTCGACGACACTGTCGACGAAACTATATGACTCTTTGGCGACCCCTTCATGAGACGTAAAAGATTGCACCTCCACATCCGGCCAACCGGTGCAGGACAGGAGCGTGTTAGTCAGCAACGGAATGAAGGCTTGCTGGGGATCCACAAAGTCGCTCGAGACGCCTTGGCTTTGCGCCAACGTTGGATCCAGCAGACACCGGACGATACGCTGGTAGCTGTTGGGAATAATGGACAGCAGTGGTCCGAATTGACGAACCGTGCGGATATTATCCGGCGACAAGTTCATTCGTGGCCGGGTGAAAAACGTGAGACCGTAGTAATCACGATTGATCCCGATCGACCCGGGCGTCTGACGGTGGTTGATACCGTAGATGTTATCCCCGATAGCACTCTGAATCGAGCCGACCGAGGTTTGTTGCCAGACCTGTTCAACAGCCGGAGCCAACAACTTGCCGTTGGCTTGGTAGAAGGCCTCAGCTGTATCGATGAGGTACGGATCAGCCATTTTGTATCCCTTTTTTCAATTTCATTAGGAAGCGCTCATGTCCAACAATTTCCAAAGCCTGCAGGACGCCGTGCGGACTTGCGTCGACGCGTGGAAGGCGGGTCGTACCGACAGCTTGATCGATTTTACCAAGCCCACCCGGGTCGAGCCCGTGGCACTGGTCGATGCGGCGGTGCTGCACAACGACATGTTGCCCGAAGTCATGCAGTCGTTGCTGTCGATTTTCACCGGTTACTACTTGCAAGCCATCTCGGTGATGGCCACGGTCGGCAACGTCCAGGTGCTGCGCCAGCTCGATCGCCTGAACCCCGAGCGCGATCTGCTCGAGAACGTCGCCTCGAGCAACTACTTCGTGATGGCGAAGGAGAACTACGTCGACCGCCTGCCGATGCCGCTGCGTTCCACGGCCCTCGAAGCCGATGACGTGCAGGCAGAAAAAGACGTCGCTGCCCTCGGCGTCACCAAGGACGCGATTGCGTCGGCTAAGGAGTTGTCGAACCTCTCCGTGGGTAAGCTCCTGAATGTGGAAATTCAGGATGGCGGGCAGAAACAAAGCATCACCGTGAACGTGCGGGTGATTGCGTCCAGCGTACCCACAAAGGCGCTGATTCATATCTTGACGCTCGACGGCGAAGACAAAGGCTGGAAGGACCGCATGCGCGGCTTTTTCAGTGGTCGTCTGAAGGGCATCCGCGACATGGTGTTCTGCCAAGACCTGATCGATGCGCACCGCAAGAACCTGATCGCGGATAAGGACGGGGCTTATACGACCATCAGCAAGCGCGCCAGTGGCAATGCGTTGTCGACGATCGTCTCGGGCGGCGGTAACTCGTCCGTGGCGACGGCGTCGAACATGGTGGTGATGAGCGAGGCCTCGGCACAAGAACTCGAACTGTCGATGGCCGGCCGTCTGTCGGAGTTCCATGCGCGTGAAAAGATGCTGCGTGAAACGACCATCATGCTGATGGCAGTGATCGATCCGATGTTTGACCGTGTCACGATCTACCATCGCGGGATTGCCCAGCCGACCGAAGTGGGTCTGCGTGATCTGAAGGTGGCCAACAAGGGTAGCGGCCCCGACGTGGGCGACATCCTGAAAGCTTATCAAGTCGGCGCGGCTCCTGCGCTGTAACTGCTACCAACAAGACCAAGGTCGTGCAATGAAAATCGATCAGTTTTTCAAGTCCCTGCTGCCGTCGTTCTCCAAGGACACGGTGCTGGAAGACTGCCGCATCACCGCTGGCGAGATCAAGGAAACGGTCAAGCCCGCGTACGATGAAGGCGCCAAGCTTCTGAAGAACTGGAAGTTCAAGTCGCCAGAAGTCGAGTCGCTCGGCAAGACGTTCAGTTCGCTGGTGCAAAAGACCCATGGCAACATGGTGGTCACCATCGAGCAGAAGATCCCGGCCGTGCTGGAGAACCTCGCCCAAGTCGAGGAACTTATCAAGGCCAACTACAACGAAGACGTCGCCGCCGGCGGCCTCACCTACCTGAAGGCGCAGCTGCTGCAGTTCGTCGAAGGCGCGAGCTTCTTCGCCAAGTACAGCCGGGCCCTGTTGAACTACATCTACGTGCACGAGTCGGCCCCGTTTGTCAAGGAAACCGACGAGCAGTTCGATGCGGTGCAGGAGTCGTTGATCCCGGCCGAAGTCGCTTACATCCAGAACAACTTCCAGTCGTTCTGCGTGGTGCTTAACGCGCTGTCAGGCGCGAATGGCGACATCAAGAAACAGCTCGCCGAAGTGCCGGACATCGCCATCACTGACGACAACGTGCAGACGCTGCCTGCGTCAGTGGGCGCCGCCAAGCTCGACCCGCTGAAGTTTGGTTTCGTGCCGGTGTTTCTGAACCCGATCTACCACATCCGCATGTCGATCGCCGAGTGGCAAATCGAGCAGTACAAGCTCGCCCAGCGCGAGTTGCAGATGCTGCAGATGCGCAAGCTCAACCTCGAGAAGCTCAAAGAGGGTCAACCCAACCCGGTGCTGCAACAGAAGCTGGGTGAGACCGAGCGGGCGATCCACGGCCTGAAAGCGAAGATCGCCAAGATGGAGCGTGACTATGCCTGAACTCGCGCAGAGCGCGGGCTTCATCCTCTACCCCCGGGGTTTCTTCGGGGCGGAGCTGAAGCCTTCGATCAAGAAGCACATCAACCCGTTCTCCTCGGAAGTCAAGCGGCTGCAACCGAGCGTGAGCCTGTTCCACAACAACCGCTCGGGTGACCCGGTCAAGGTCAACGAAGACGTCGAAGCGCTGTACGCGCAGCTGATCTCGCGCGAAGAGACTATCGATGACTTCGTGTTCCGCGAAGCGATCCTCAACTGTGCGCTGTCGGCGTTTGGCACCCAGCAGTTTGATTTCTGGTACAGCCAGCAGCAGTACATTCCGTCGGCCGGTAATCTGCATCGGGAGTTCCTCGAGGACATCCTGCAGTTTATCTCCACCGGCACGCGCTGCATGCATCTACAAACGTGGAATGATCTGATCAATTCCAACGACACCGGCCATCGTCAGACCGTGCTGTCCGAGAAGGCCATGGCGTTCTTTGGCGTCTCGAGCAATGGCCTTCGTCGCGAGTCGCGTAACAGCCGCTTGGTGGATGTGCTGATTGCGTGGACCAGCCAACCCGGCGGGTTCATGGATCTGTTGTTCACGCTGCACATTCTGTTCGGCGTGCGTTAAACCGGAGCGTGCTCCTAGCCCCAGCCCGCCCAACAAGTATTGTATAGTGGCGTCGCGCCTGAGCGTGCGATGCCTTCAGAGTACCGCGCGGGTACGTAGTTCCCTTATTATCCTTCGAAGGAGCATCACAATGCGTAGCAGCCGTTCGAACTTTGGCGCCACTCGTGGCGTCGTCGCAATGGAAGAAGAAGAAATCCGTCAACGCGAAGTCGAAGAAACCCGTCGCCGCGAAGAAGGCGGTGGTGAGCGCGACGTCACGGACGAAGTGCCGGACAACGCTGACGGCCTCGAAACCGGCCTGCTCGAAGTCGCCGATGAAACCGCCGAAGGCGAAGACATCAGCGAAGACGTCGATGAAGGCGTGGAAACGGCCGAAGCGCTCGAAAGCCTGCGCATCGTCGTGAAGAACGCAGCAGCCAACGGCGGTTTCGATCGTCACGGTGCCGCCACTGCCAAGGTCGCACTCGAAGGCCTGTACAAGCGCGCTGGCTTCAACCTGAAGAAGATCCAGGCGGTTCCCGCACTGGAATCGTTCGGCGGCGTCTCGGATCGCGTGCGTTCGACGCTCGCGCTCGAAGCCGACATCAAGCAAAAGCTGTCGAACGTCTGGGAAGCCATCAAGAAGGCGATCCAGACCGCGATCGACTTCGTCATCGGCCTGTACAACAAGCTGTTCGACAAGGCCACCAAGCTCGAAGCGCGCGCCAAGAAGGTCGCTGAAGTGGCTGGCAAGCTGTCGGGTACGCCGAAGAACAAGGTGTTCGAGAGCAAGGAACTGGGCCAAGCCCTCGTGCTGGGTTCGGCTGTGCCGGGCGACTCCGCAGGCGCCAAGCGCGTGCTGGAAGTGCTGAACACGGTGTTCAAGGACTACCCGAGCTTCGTCGACACGCTCGACAAGGCAGCTGGCTACGTCGCCGACCAGAAGGCCGACGCCGTGATGGAAGTGCTGGAAAAGGGTCAGATCAGCCTCGGCCTCGAGAAGATCTCGAACCCGAGTTCGGCGGGTTTCCAAGTGGCAGACGGTGCAGCCGTCGAACGCTCGGCTGAAATGCCCGGCGGCAAGGCGCTCGTGCTCGTGCTGGATGCGTCGGATCCCTCGAAGTCGACCGGCGCGATCGGTGACTTCAATCCGAAGTCGCCGGCTCAGGCTCCGAACGGTGGCAAGATTCCGGTGCTCGACACCAAGGAAAAGATCATCGACATGGCTAACGTCATTGCCGAGATCGCTGCCCACGTGAAGAACGCCAAGGGTCTGGTCGGCAAGGCTACCAGCGCGAAGAAGAAGTTGCAATCGTACTGCGACAAGGCTGCGGCCAAGGCAGGCAAGGGCGGCGCAGACGACGCAGAAGGCAAGGAAAACGGCGCAGCTGTCGGTGGTGCCGCTTCGGCCCTGCGTGGCGTGCTGGCACTGATCGACAAGCCGTTCGCGGCGATCAACACGTACTCGCTCGAAACGGGTATGCGTCTGCTGCATCAAGCTGAAGCGTCGGTGAAGGAATTCGGCGGCAAGGCTGAAGCCGCTCCGGCCGAAGGCGCGACTGCCTAAGTCAGCGTAGCCATGGGCCAGCCCTGCGGGGCTGGCTTGTGACTGTCAACAAATAAACTGCAAAGGCAAAGAAAATGCGCAGACAATTTTTCGCTCTGGAATCGGGCACGCCGAACGTGGCCCCGGTCCGGATGCTGTCCCTCGAAGAAGAGATGTTGATGGTCGACGAAGCGGCTCAGGACGAGTCGCAAGTCGAACGGGACCTCTCCGAATCGGAACGTGTCATCGAAGTCTCGGACGCCCTCGAAGACGTGGCGGTCGTCGCCGACGGCATCGAAGCAGCGACGCCGGGCGAAGTGGCGCTGATCGACACGGCCTCGCAAATGGCCGTGGCAGGTACGGACATCGAACCGGAACAAGTCGTGCCGGCGATGGAATCGTACATGGGCAAGCGTATCGCCACGGAAACCATCCGTGAAACCGCGCGTACCATCTGGGAAAACATCCAAGCCTTCCTCACGAAGGTCTGGAACCAGATCGTGGCCTACTTCCGTGTCGGCGCCGTGGTGCCGATGGTCGAGAAGCGCATCGCGTCGCTCGAGAAGAAGGTCGGCGAACTCGGCAAGCTGAAAGAAGGCTCGGGCAACATCAAGCTCAAGTCGAGCTTCCTCGCCGTCAAGGGCAAGACGGTGTCGACTGTTGGCGAGCTGGGCAAGGCGTTCACGGAAGTCGAGAAGACCGCCGAGTTCGTGTTCGGTGCCAACGCCGAAGAAGTGGCCAAGCACGGTGAAGCGCTGGCGGCTGTGATCGGCAAGTTCACGCCCGAGAACCACGCTGAAGTCATGAAGGAACTGCTCGAGACGTTCGACGGTTTCAAGGCTGCGGTCGTGCCGAGCGGCAAGAGCGGTAAGGATGGCGACTACGAGATCAGCTCCGGTCCGGAACTGCTCGGTGGTGGTCAGCTCGTCGGCCGGACGTATTCGCCGACTGCGGGTGCTTCACCGCTGGGTTCGCTCGAGCGCTTCCGCAAGAGCGGTATCACCTACGAAGCGGGCTCGAGCCCGACGCCGGCTGAAGGCGAATTCCAGACGCTGAGCGTCGCTGAGATGCAAAGCATGCTCGCCGATGCGAAGAAGCTCCTGAAGACGCTGAAGGACTTCCACGCGGGTGCCCGTCTGGACAAGCTGAAGAAGGCCGGCGATGCGCTGAAGGCAGCGTCGAAGAAGGCGTCGGGCGAGATCGGCAAGATCAAGCAAGACGACAAGGGCCAGTCGGCGGTGATCAACGATTACCGTGCAGCACTGAACCTGAACGTCGCGTTCACCCGCTGGGTGCAGTCGCCGGCGCTGCCGTTCTACGGCAAGTGTCTGTCGGCAGTGAAGGCGCTCACGCACGTCGTCGCTTCCTCGGCTGCGCAGTACGAGTCGAAAGACGCGAAACCGGCTGCTGAAGGCGATAAGAAGTAAATCGCTGAATGCGCCAGCATAAAGCCCGGGGGTTCGCCTCCGGGCTTTATGCCGTCAGGCATTTTAGTAGATCGTATGATAAGTTCTTTGATACGGGATTCTACCATGCCAAAAATTCTAGTCGAGGTACCCGACACCGTCGAAGGTATCTTGCGTCCAGTATCACTGGACATTGCACGTACCTTGTTTGGTAACACGCAGGTGGTGAAAGATATCCAGATCCTGTTTCCGGGTGACATTGAACGGGCCCAGCAAAAGGGCGGCTCGATCGACGAGCTGAGCGAGCAGAACCCGGATAGCGTGAAGTTCCCCTACACTAGCCAGATGTCGATGGAAGTGCAGGAGGAGTATGTGGAAGACCGCATGCTCACCTCGGCGATCTTCCGGCCGGAGGAACTGTTTGTGTTTCGGGATGATGCGATCGAGACGGGTATTCGTCCGGTGTACTCGATGACCCAGACCACGATCAACTTCAAGTACCGCGCCAAGGACAAAACGGAAGCGATTCGCTGGCGCGATGATATCCGTAACCGCACGGCCGCCAATCGGGATGTATTTGTGCATGACGTCAAGTATCACTACCTCGTCCCGAAAGAGATGATCGTGATCCTGAAAGAACTGCATCGCATGCGTGAAGCCGTGGCGCCGTACGGCGACGACTGGGAAACCTACTGGCGGGAGAATGTCTCCTCGCGCGTGTCGTGGCTCACCAACCAGTCAGGCCAGCAAGGGGCATGGGGTGTGGCGGAGTCGCAGCTGCGGGTACAGGGCTGGTTTGACTTTACCGGGGTACCGGAACAGGGCAACAAGGATAACGATGGCTCGACATGGACCATTTCGTTTGCCTATCACTTCCAGTACGAGAAGCCGATTGCCTGCTCGATGTATTACCCGCTGATGATCCACAACCAAGTGGTGGCGCAGAAGTACCGCCCGGGACCCGACGAGCAACCGCCCTACCAGATCGAAGCCCAAGCCCGCTCCTACAGCCTCACCGGCCGGCAGCTGCGCCACTTCGAAACCGGCACGCCGCTCTACCACCTGACCAAGCGGCCCGGTCACCAGATCCCATCGTTTGACGAGTTCTTGCCCGAGCAGGTGATTCCGCAGACCCTGCGGGTCTTTACCCTGATGATCCAACTGGATCCGGCGAATCCCCGGGCACTGTTTAACCTGAAGACTGATCTCGGTGACATCGCGCTCAATGACGACATGTGGTGCTGTATTGACAAAGAAATCCCCTTCATGACCCAACCCGGTCAGTCGGTGTTTAATCTGAGTCTGTATCGCAGCACTCACTTGATGACGCCGAACTGGATTAGCATTGACGCGAACTACAACATCACGGCGACTGCCGATTTGGATCTGCGCCAGTATTACCATGTGCGGTTTTCGATCGCACGGGATCTGCGTCAGGTCAACCCCAATGCCCTGAAGCGTCTGCAGAGCTGCCCGGATTGTTTCAATGAGATTCTGGCCGCGATTGACCCGACCTTGCCGGGCAAGGGCCTGCTGCCGTGCGTGGTCGGGGGTACGTGGGTGCCCAGCCAGTGTCTGGATCAAGCGATCGATGAGATTGACCGGGGCACGCTCAGCCAAGGCAACCATCAGGTCTACTCGATGAATACGGTCGAGACTTTCTTTATCAAGACCGCATCCGCGAACCTGCCTAACAAACGTTACGATTGAGGATACGATGCCTGTCGTTCACGATACGCCGGCCGCAGAGCCGGAAAAGAAACCCAACACCGTGCAGATTGCCAAGCCCCAGTATCGGGGCGTGGTGGTCGATACCCGTTACGTGCCGCAATCGGCGCTGCTGACCAACATCGAAGGCAGCTCGTGGACGGTGAACTATTACTCGCAAGTGCTGGGCGCCGATAACGATCTGTCCGGTCAGCAGATGAACCGCGATGCGATCGACCAGCAGTACAAGCTGATTCACAAGCTCGAACTGAAAGTGCAGACGCCGCTGACTTCCCAGCAGGATCAGGAGTCTAAGCAGATGCACGTGACGGGCACCGCGGTGACCTATCCGTTCCTCGTCCCCCAAGAAGGCGACATGTTCTTGGCGGATGTGGGCGACGGTCGGGAAGGCGTGTTCGAAATCACCAATACCGAACGGCGCACCTACTTCAAGGAAAGCTGTTTTGAAATCCAGTACGTGCTGGTGAGTTACGGCAATCCCCAACGCACGGGGGACCTGAATCGCAAGGTGGTGCAGGAGCTGTACTTCGAACGGGATTTCCTGATCCATGGTCAGAACCCGTTGCTGATGCCGCAGGACTACGAAGACGTGCAGGTCTTGTCGCGTAAGTACTTCGACATCATGAACATCTACTTCAAGATGTTTCACAGCAACGAGTACATGACGATGTTGTTGCCGGGTCAGGCCCAACCGACCTACGACCACTTCCTGATGAAAGCGCTGAACGCTTTCTTCAATACGTGGGACACACCGTTGATCCGGGAGAACCGCATCTTCAACGTCGACGACGCGGATGCGATGAAGTGCTTTACCCTCTGGGATGCACTGATGCGTAACGAGAAGGACTTGCTGCCGTTTATCAACAAGAAAGCGGCGCTGCAGACCACCTTCGCGTTCACCGAGCAGCCGATGTTCGAAGGTATCCGGTACAGTGGCTTGCAGTACGTGGTGTACCCGGGCGATCTGGAAGTGTGTGTTGATTACGAGGTGCGCAAACGCGCACCGTGTGCAATGGGTGTCAAGCTCTGTAACCCACCCAGTCGTCCCGGTATCCTCGACGAGCTGTTGGGCCAGAAGGTGATGAGCGGGCTGCCGTACACCGGTGCCCCTCTGATTACTCCGGTCCTGCAGGATGACTACTATATCTTCTCCGAGGCGTTCTACCACGACCTACCCGGTCAGTCGATGCTGGAGCTGGCAGTTCGCGATTATCTGAATGGTCGGGCGCTCAATCGGCGTCTGCTGGTGATCTTCACCGAGACCTATCAGGCGTGGGGCGGACTCGAGCGCTTCTATTACATTCCGATCGTCTTGATGCTGATCCGCGCCAGCATTCGATCGCTTTAAACGAAGGAGGCTCTCGTGGCCTACCAAGAATACAAAGTCCTGCCGACGTCCACGTGGGTCGCACCGAAAGACCGTGACTCCGCGTGGTACATCACCCGCAAGTTGTACAAGTGTCGCATCCCGCATTTCCAGACCCTGTCACCGGACTATATCAAGTTCATGGGCATGCCGGATTCGGGCGACGATCACACCAACGTGCAAATGCGGAACGAGCTGATCGATGTGCAGATCACCATCGGTCGCATGGCGGAGTACTACGCCGAAGACGTGCAGATTCATATCCCGGATCCGCGCGTCACCAAGGAGATCTACGAACGGGTCCATGAACACCTGCAGGCATGGAAGCGCGATATGGAAGAGTCGGTCAACCCGGGGCAAGTACCGATTGACGACCTGCTCAAGCTCGACCAGTTTGCCAGCGCGTTGTACCCGCATGCCAAGCGTTTCTTCGACAAGGCCTTTATCGAGTCGAAGTTCGCCCGGCGGCTGGGGGGCTTGGTCTCGATCTCCCGCCAGTCGTTTATGGAGAAGCTCCAGCCCAAAACCCCCACGGTCGACAATCAAGAGCCGGATGTGCGCAAGCACGAAAGCTTCGCCGACATCTTCCTCGAACGCAAGAACTTTACGGCGGGTAGACGATGGAAATAGAACAGTCTTCCCTCTATCCGGTTATCCGCTCGATCATGAATGGGCCGGCCCTGCCGGTGCATTACGTGTGGTCGGCGGTGATCCATGTGAACCAGCGGGGTTTGGATCTGCCGGCGATGAAAGTGCTCTCGGTAGACTGGGTGTCGGACTTTGAGGCGAACTACACGGACGAGATTACGCTCACCTGCGTGATTCCCGGCGGCACGTTTGCCAATCAGATCTATCCGTTTCAGAACGATCTGGACATCACCATCATCAAGTCACCGGTGGGTGAAGTCGGCTCCGCGCCCAACCAGAATCAGGCGGTGCAGGGTCAGCGCTTTCAGGCGACCTTGCTCGATCAGGGCGACCCGCAGATTGAAGGCAATACGCTGGGTGCGTTGGGGCAGGAAGCGCTCGACATCTCCAACCTGTTGCCGGTCAAGTTCCAGCTGATTGACAAGTCACTGGAGCAGATCCGCATGGCGGGGATTGGCGGCATCTGGCGGCAAACCACGATGGATGATTTCATCAAGGGGGTGATGACCAAATGCTCGCAGGATGTGCAGGTCGACCAGAACGCCAAGGTGAAGGGCGTGGACATGGTGCCCGCCTCCAACCAGAACGTGATGGAACACGTGATTATCCCGCATGGCACGCGGCTGGTGGATGTGCCGAATTACGTGCAGGACAAGTGCGGCGGGATTTACAGTGCAGGGCTGGGTTGTTATCTGCGTAATGGTTACTGGTACGTGTATCCGTGCTACGACACCACGCGGATGAATACCGCGAAAGCCACCGCGACAGTGATCCTGCTGCCACCGAACCGCTACACCAATATCGAGCGCACCTTTGAAGTCGCGGGGCGGGACGGCTTGGTGATTCTGGCGACCGGTCAGGTAAAGTTTCGGGGCGATTCGACGCCGCAGCAACTGAACCATGGTAACGGCGTCCGCTTTACCGATGCGTCCAAACTGATGGATCAGTTTGCGGTCGTGGATAAGAACGTGGCGCTCGCCGCGCGGGGTAACATCAACAACGAGTATCTGTCCACGCAACGGCCGAACGGTAACAACAACGTCACGATGGGTCGGAACCGGATCACCGCCAATCCGTTTGTGGCTGCGTCCGATCTGTCGCGTCGTAACGGTTCAGTGATTGCGGCAGTGTGGGAACACTCCGCCGACAGCCTGATTGCGCCTTCCACCATGGTCAACGTGATGTGGTTGGAGGACGATCAGGTGCAGTCCTTGCAGGGGGTGATGTTAAAAGTCGCCACCTACACGGAAATGAATCAGCCGGGCATGTTGAGTAGCCGGCACGTCAGCCGGACCGCGTTGTCGATCTTTGTCCAGAATCCGAAACATTAAAATGGCCAAGCGTAGCGCTAAGTCTCAACACAGCGAGACTTAGCGCTATGCCCTTTGAGGGGTTGCAAAGATGAGTCAAGCACTGTTGCGTATGCGCAAGCTGGGTCTGGGAGCGTTGTATGCTTACTGGACCGTAGCTGGCGTGGTGGGGACGCTGACGATCACCAGCGCTGTCACGCATCACTTTGCGCATAACGAGCGAAGTGAATTTGCGCGGCAGATGCTCGAGGCGTTTCGGTTGGGCCAGCGGGTTGAACTCTGCTCGCACGCATGTTTTACGCAAGACCATCAGACGTACATGGGTATTCAGATCTTACCAGACAAACAAGAAGGAGTGAGAGATGATCTTGCAAAGTAAGATGGATGAGCTGCATGCGTTCCTCAGCAAGCAGGACGAGGAACGCAGCGCTTTTCTGAAGAAGTGGGAAGAAGGCATGCGCGAGGAGCTGGGCTTACCCCGTTCCCCCATGTCGCGGTTGGGCCTGTCGTTTGACCCGTCCACCACCTTCACCAAGCTGCCCCCGGTGCAAGACGTGTCGGCGGGGATCTACCACAATCGTGAAGGCCTGACGGTTGAAGTCACCTCACAGGATCCGGAATCCAAGCTGCTGGTGCTGGAGATGCCCGCGTACGTCCCGGCCCGTGATCGCTTGCAAACCATGAGCGTGGGGATCTTCAACGAGTTGTTTGTCCCGGCTGAACCGATGGCGGTGGTAAAGTCCGTCGAGCTGGTGAATCAGGAGTTTGAATACCAGACCGATCCGGGTAAGCGCGAGCACCTGATGGCATGGAAGGAAAACTTTGACTGGACCGCTATTACCACCCAGTACGAGGCCCTGTGCGACAAGTTCGTCAAGCTCGACCGGGCACTAGCGGCCAAGGACAAAGACAGCACCCAGATGTATTTCTTGGAGGTGGTGTTTCTGTTCTACGTGCTGGGTAATCGTTTGGGTTACTCCGCTGCGTTTCATTTCCGCGCCCTGCATGAGAGTATCTTCTCGCTGGTGGATCACAACCCGGAAGCCGCGCTCCGAACCCAGAACTACTACCTGAGTCAGGCCATCGAAACGGAGTACCGGGAAGTCCAGCTGTATAATCCGCTGGATGTGATGAAACTGCCGGAGAAATACTACCTCACCTACTCGGCCAAGGATCAGGGTAGTCCCGATGGCGGGGCGCTGCCCAAGGGATGTTTTCTTCGCTCCAGAGCGTAAAGTCTATTTTTATGACTATTTTGCTATCTGCCGCGAAGGAGTGATGCGATGCCATCCTTGACCCCCTACATCGGCCTGAGCAATCTGCGTCTGACGGCGATGGTGAACAAGGATAATAACAAGACGCTGACAGAGGGAGTGGACTTCACCTACGGGGAGATCGTCGCCATCATCGGTCGCGATGGTCGCAATGCAATGGTGAGGTTGACTCCGGTGGCGGGTTCAGGCTATCCGAGCGCACAAGAGATTCAGTACTGGCGATTGGGCATTGACGCCTTAGGTCGATTGCCGGCGGGGTCCACCGACTCCGTCCCCGTACCTAGGCTGCCGTTTAACATCCACGGGATTCTCCCGGTGATTAATACGGCACTCGGTCTGAACCTCAGGCCAGCTGAGGTAGAAGATTCGATTTATACTGAGGAAGCGCCGTCGTACGCCTTAAAAATCGTCGATGGTTCGCTGGCATGGTTTCCCTCGACGTACAACTTTCCGGCCACCAATACCGGGGTTGATACGCCTCTGTCGAGCATCATTGTTAACCCGGTGCTCAGCGGTTTGGTGTATGTCGAACAGCCTGTTACAGGCTAATTTCTTCTAGCATCTTATGCTAGATCGTTCTTTTCCGCTCGATATTCACTCACTTGCTGAGGCTCAAACATGGCTTTCCAACTCGACTTCACCAAGGCTCCGGAACAGATCCTTCTGGACCAGATCAACAATGACAACACCAGCGCGCTCACGCTCGCCCAAGTGAGTTTCGGCTTGCCGACCACCACCACCGGCGGCTCCCCGGCGCGTGACACGCAAGTGACGGTCTCCTCCATCACGGGCGAAGGCTACAGCGGCTCGGTGGTGGTGGAGTACAACCGCGTCAATATCTCGACGGTGCCAGGGGTTCGCTCCACGATCTTCCCGAAGGGCTCGGCGGTCAACATCAGTGACCTGATTCCGCAGATCAACGCGGCCTATCAGATCAACCTGACGACGGCCGACTACACGGATGCGCCGTTGCCGACCTTCACGGGCACACCGAACGAAGAACACGATTTCCAGCTGGTGATCAGTTCGGACTCGCTGCCGTTCGAAAACAGCCTGACGCTGACCGTGAAGTCCAACGACATTCCGCTGTCGTCGGTGATCACGAGCGCCACGCTGAACGGTCTGGTCTACACGCAGCCTGCTTAAGTCGCCCTTTCTGCAGTAGTCCAATCCTGACCAAAGGGGGAGGCTTCGGCTTCCCCCTTTTATATTTGCAGAGAGGTGAATATGGCACTTTTAGCAGCGGCCCCGCAAGACGATTTGCTGGCGCTGATTAACGCCGCCAACCCGAATCTGCCCGTACCCGTCAGTGCTGATAACCTGTACTTTGGCAACGCCCGCCTCGATTCCGACGGTGTCACCGCCGTACTGCCGACCACAGCGATGCTGGGCCGGGAGTACCGTGGCTATGTCGATTTTCGCTATAAGCGGATTAACCTGAGTAAGGTGTACGATACCCGACCGCAGCTCACAGCTGTAGGGGGCAAGACACTGTACGACATGCTGGATGTGGTCAATCGTTTTCTGGGTCTGAATCTCACGACCCAAGACGTATTGAACACCTCGGTAGCAGACGTGGGCTCGGGCGAGCAGGTGAACATCAACGTGCAGACCGTGCCGGGTTCGTACGGTTACGAAGGCGCGATGGTGATCCAGTTTTTCCGGATCCGGCCATTCATGAACCACGTGGTGGTGAATGCGGAATTGTCGGTGCTGAACCACTTGGTCGATGCGACGATCGCCAAGAAGGATCTCGACATGCAGATGTGGAATGTGGATTTTTCCAATTCCGTCTCGGTACTGGCTGTGCAGAACAACTTCTGGAAAAGCGTGGCTGCCGTACAGGCACTGATGGCCGAGGAGTTCGGTTACGCGGACTGGCCGGCACCGGCTGTGCATGGCGTGACCGATTATGCGACCAAAGACTATCCGGGCGCAAATCTGAACTTCCAGCGCGTGGCCGTGCAGAAGAACGTCGTGGGGTCGACCTACCAAGGTAACGCCCTCTTCCATTACAACCTCATTTAGGACTCCCTATGTCGCTTTATCCACGTCCCATGGATGCGATTCTGGGTGCGATCGCGACGCAAAACGGCGGCGTGACGTTGGTGGAGGATGAGTACACCTTTGGTGCGCCGACTCCGTGGACCGATCCGTCGGGCCTCACCAACACCCAGCTGAGCATCACGGCCATCCAGCCCGATAGTCCTTATCAGGGTACGGTGACCGTCAACTACAAGCGGTTGAATCTGGCCGACTTGACGCAACTGTTGCCGTTACCGATTCAGGGCAATGGCTGGCTCACCGTCGCCGATTTCTGGGCGGTGCTCAACAGTAACTTCGGCCTGAACTTTGTCGCGGGCGATCTGAACGACGCCACCGCCTTGGTGATTGCGGGAGACGGTTCCGGTAGCGTGACCCTGACTGCCCAAGCCAACTCGATGGGCTGGGTCGGTAGCGTGACGCTGCCGTTTATCAAGGGTAACTTTGATCTGGCGACCACGGTGACCGTGACCACGTTGCCGGGTCTGGTGTTTCCGAATCGGGACGAAACCAAGCCGTATGGTGAGATGTACTCGTACTGGCGTGACATGACCGCCTACGAGGCGGACTTCACGCCGATCACGACAGCGACGACCGATCTCACGCAAGTCGCCACGGACCTCACCGCACAGTCGGGTAACACGTGGCTCACCGGCGCCTCAGGCCGTTACAGCCTGCAAAACGCAACGGTGGCCTATAACGGTACAGTGGCGGACTTCACGCCGATTGTCAACAGCAGCACCACTCCGAACCCGAGCTATCAGAATGTCTTGGTGATCGCGCTCGATCCGACCGCCTCACTGGGCTACTCCGGTTGGCTTTTCCTGCACTATGGTCGGCTTGACGACGGCTTCGGCACAACCTAACGGGAGGCAGTATGAGCACATTGACTCCCAGTGGTGAGAAGCTGGTTATCCTGCTTAACGAGACGTTCGTCCCGCCGACCATCTTCGACGATACGCGCATTTCGTTTGGGGTGCCAACCGATGCACCGGGAGATGCTACGGATTACGATACGGTCGTGATCGGTAGCGCGATTCCCGGGATGGGGTACTTTGGTGACGCAGAGATTCACTATACGCGGGTGCCGCTGATTAACCTCGGTACCGTGACCTTGGCGTCGTTGTCGGTATTCACGCCTGCGACCTTGATTGCCGCGCTTAATGCGCAGTGCGAGGCGTTTCTGGATGTGACGGACTTTGTGAGCTTCACGATTCCGACCATCCCGAATGGCGGCTCGGCCCCGTTGACCTTGACGGCGGACCCGAGTTCGTTGGGCTGGAAGGGGGCGATTACCCTCACGCTCCTGCACGACAAGCCCCAGCTGTCGGCGGTCGTCGGCGCTAAAACGCTGAACGCGATGGTCAGTCCGGACGCGGCCGGGAATGCGGTGAATGGCCGCGCGTTGCTGTTTAACGTGGACTTCACGTCATTTCGCGATGCGATTAAGCCGATGGCACTGCCGATCCAGCCGGGTTGGAACTACATGGGCTTTACGGATTACGCGGCGCTGGCTGACGTCTGTGCACGGATTGGTATTCCGGGCTTCCCCGCGCCGTGGGTGGCTTCGCAGGTGGCGGACTATGCGACGTCGCAGATCGCAGACAGTAACCAGAATTTCGATCGGGTAGTGGTCATGGGTTACGTACCCAGCGGGCCGATGTATCCGGGCCCGCTGTACTTCCACTACAACCTTCTTGACAATCGGTAGGGCCTGACATGCCACTTTATTCCAAGCAATCCCAGCAGCTTCTGGTGGACCTGATCAATGCGTCCAATCCGAGCCTGCCGGTCGCCCTGACGACGACCAACGCGAAGTACGGGACCCCAGCGGTGATTACGCCGCAGGCGGGGACGATTCAAAACACCTCAATCAGGGTCACAGCCTTGGCGAGCGGCCAGTACATTGGCAATACCACGCTGAATTACCGGCGACTGGACTTTGCCAGCCTGTTGCGCTCGGTACCGGTACGGATCGACAAGTTCTCGCCAGCCAACATCGGCGCCAGTCCGTTTAAGATCAGTGACCTGATCTCGGTGATCAACTCGAAATACGGGTTGAACCTGCAGGCTACCGACTACGTGGACGGCAGCATGGCGGCGGGTAACACTAACGCGGTGCCGGCTATCGGACTGGTCGCGGGTACGCGCAACAGCTCGATCACCGTCAACGCCGCGGCGGGTAGTTACGGTTATGTCGGTTCGTTCACGCTGTACTGGGTGCAAGCACCGCAAGACCTCGCGACGATGATTACCACGCCGTCGCTGGAAACAGCACGGGTCTTCCCGGGCAATCGTAACGTGGTGGACAGTTCGATCTACGTGGTCGATCTGGATACCTACAGCCAAGACTTCACCGACTACTTCGGGACGGGCGGTACGCTCAGCCCGACGACCTTCGCTAGTCAGACGATTAACACCGTGGGTAGCTGGCCGGCGTTTATCACCATGCTCAACACGCTGTCGGGCAAGACGTACACGAACACCGGCAACGGCTCGCAGGCGATGGATCTGGTTGGTTCCACGACCAGTGCCCAGCTCGACATGACGCTGCCCGCTAACCAAGCACTGTTCCCGGAGGCCAACTTCAAGTATTACAACCGTCTGATGGTCGTGACGTTGTCGGCGAACGCGGCGGCTTGGGGCGCAGGTAAGCTGTTTATCCACTACAACGTTTGAGGCTAAGCGATGTCTTTTTTCCAATACGCATCACTGAACGATCTGGTTCGCGCGATCAATGCCGCGAACGGGACCTCGTTCTTGCTGACGGATTTGTCGTTCTCGAATCCGAAAGTCGTCGCTGGCACGTGGCAGGGTAATAATTCCGACCGCAACTCAGCGATCAAGGCAACCGCGGCCGCCCCAGCTTTTCAGGGCTCGCAGGTTGTGCTGTATAACCGGCTTGATCTGGGCCAACTTATCGCGCTACCCGGTGCCCGGCTGAAGCTGCCGGGCACCGTCACCCACGTGTGGGACTGCTTGCCGATGCTCAAGTTTTACTTCGGCATCAGCTTCGTCCAAGGAGATCTGCAGAACACCGCGGTGACCGTGGGTGGCGATGGGACGGGCACGCTGAACATCACCGCCGATCCGAATTCGATCGGCTGGCAAGGTAGCGTGGCAATTCCGTTCACGGCCGGTGGTTCACCGATCGATGTTGCGGTAGCAACCACGCAGCTGCCGGGTCTGAACTATCCGGTGGGTGATCCACCCTCGGTGCCGGGCACGTCGGTCTACGGTCCGGCTTATCTGTATCCGTACGACTTCACCACCTACACGCCGACCATCATCAACTACACGCCGGGTGTGCTCACCACTCCACAGGCGGACTTCTTGGTGGCGGCGTTGGCGGCGTTGGACATCGGTGCCGGTAAAGCACTCTGGAACGATACGACCTCGGGCGGCACGTTCACGACGTGGAACTTGACGGGTGCGACGATTGTCTCGAACGGGTTGAATGACCCGATCAACAATCCGACCAATCCGGCCTACAAGTACGTGATGGTGCTCCAGTTGCGGGCGGATGTCACGATCCCGACTGGCTTGCTGTATCTGCACTATAACGACCCGTTCGACCCGAACAACTTCTAACCCAAGTTGTCGAGCGGGGTTTTCGAATCCCGCTCGTTCTGAATGAGGTCACGTATGCAAGTACCGTATAAACAAAGTCAAAGCCAGACTGACGTGTTCATGGCTTTGATCAATCAGTCCAATCCGGGCTTAAGCGTGCATCCGTTGCAGCTCACGGATCTGCGCAGCCTCGCACCGACGGTGATTGCGTCACCGGTCGGTATTCAGGACACGAGTATTCGTTTGTTGGTGAAGCCTAGCAACGCGAATTACTACGGTTCACAAACCGTCACGTACCGTCGCATCAAGCTGTCGCAAGTCTACAAGGGTCTACCGACCAATGGCGGTGTACCCACCCTAGCGTTACTGCAGTATTCATCCAGTAGCCTGACGGTCGCCCAGATTATCGCTGAAGTGAACCAGCGTTTGGGTACCGCGTTTGTGCTGGCTGACATTGCCAATGCAGGACCGCTAGTGAGTGGCAGCACCATGACACTCGTGATGAACGCGACGTCGCTGTGTTATCAGGCCGAGGGCGCGGGCTCGATCAACGTCACGTGGACCCGCCCCAAGCAACCGCTGCAGGCCAGTCCGGGCGGAGCGATCACCACGATTCCGACGGTACTGAATGGCCGGAGTTACCCGGGCGGTAACACGTTTCCGCGTACCACGCCGCAAGGGGACTTCTTTACCTACGGGGCCGACTTCAGTCAAGTATCGACGCAGCTCAATGCGCTGGCGGCGACGGGCACGATCACCGCTGCGATGTTGCAAACGGGTGGCTCGTGGAATACCATCGTCGGTTTGATGCAGGCGCGCCGTCCGAGTCTGAACTTCAACGCCAGTGATGCAGGCTCAGTGTCAGGCGGTTTGCTCAACTGTACGTGGGCCCGCTTTACGATTCCGTCCGCGTCGGTACCCGGGGCGAACGCGGTCAAGTTCACCAGTGTGGTGGTGGTTCGCCCCCCTGTGTCGGGGACACCGTGGTTCCAAGGACAGATCTATCTGCACTACACGCCGGGTTCGGGTACGTCGACGGTCGAAGGGTTCTATCTGAACTCCAACGACGAACTGCAGCAGTTGATGATTGCGGCTGGCGCCACCAACATCGGGCAGAATACCGCCACCACCGGTTGGACGGTTACGGGGATCCGGGCGACCAAGACCGCGGATAATCAGCCGAACCAGAATACCAAGCTGCGGGTCACCCCGCAACCGGGCAACACGTTTTATTCCAGCTTTGCGGATCTGTTTTACAACCGCATGGACTTGCAGTTTCTGGCCAGCTTTAATCCGTACGTGTTGTCGATGGCGCCGGGCATTTCGGTATTGACGGTACTGAACACGATTCGTGATCAGTTTGGTATCCAGCTGACTACGGACGACATCAACGACGCGACCACGGTGGATAAGTTTGGGGATGGCTCTGCTACGTCTGTTACACTGGTGGCCAAGAGCACGTCGCTCAGCTGGTTCGGTACCGTGACCCTGACGTTCGGTGGACTGCCGGATATTTCGACTGCGTTCGTCTCGCCGGTCCTGACTGGCTTCTAATAAAGGACTTATGATGAGTAAGATTTTTTGGCCGAACTATCTGTTCCATGCTGACTTCAGTGCGGATCAGGCCGAGCTGGCAGAGATCCCGCTGGGGGCAGTCAGTGCGGATACGGCGACCTTGCTGGCGGCGACGCTCTCGACCCATGACACCGGTGAAGGCCGGGCGTTGTGGACCGATCAAGCAGCTAACGCGTGGTCGCTCGAAGGGGTGGAAGTGACGTACAACGGTCAGAACAGTTCGCTGTTCCCGACCAAGTATATCCACAACACCGTACTGGGGATTAAGTTCCCGGCGGATTCTGTCACGCCGCCTGCAGGTACGTTGCTGTATCTGCAGTACGACACGTCGGCTAACCCCCCGACCATTGCGGATCCGGCACCCGAGGAGCCTGCTCCCACGGAACCGACCGACGACTCAACCCCGCCGGCATAAGTCGATTCTGGGTCACCTTCTCACGAGGGTGACCTGGTATCATCTTTCCCGTGTTTGTTTTTCATTCGAGGTAATCATGGCGATTCACGACATGTGGACGTTTGACCACGCGCCGCAGGGTTCGACTGATGTGTCGACCGGTTCAGGTAGTCCGGTATATGCGACCAATACGGGGACGTATTTTCAGTACACGGGCAATCCCGGGTACGTGTATGCCAACGGGATTGCTGGCGCTGCGCAGCTGACCAGTGACGGCTATCTGACCATGAATTCGAGCAGTTCGGCCAACCCGGGGATGGCGATCAAGGCCAATGAAGTCCAAGACTGGAGCGTGGCCACGCAGTATTGGGTAGGGTTTCGCACCAAGACTTCCAAACAGAATGTCGCGACCGCTAACCTCTTTGCGATGTCGGACACCATCGGGATGGCGAATCCGACGGCTATGGTCCAAGAATCGGACATGACCGCTGCCAGCGCCAATACGCTCAATACCGAATATCAGGTCGAAATCTTTATCGACCGAGTGAACCGGACCTTTCAGGTATGGGTGGCCGGGGTCAATGTAAGGAACGGGGTCATTGCAGCCGCCAGTATTGTGGCCAACGGCAATGGCTTCTATTGGTTTGGTCCGTGGAATAGTGGCACCGCGCCAGGCAGTGCAACGCGTGCGTTCCGGGACTTTTACTGGCTGGATGTCGATGGTGTCGATACGACCCGCTTGGGTTCGGTCCGCTCGTCGCTGGCGCCGCTGAGCGCGCTGAATGCACCGAACTACACGCTCAATGCTCCGAGCAACACCGCGCCGGTCTTAAGCGGCAGCGCGACCATTGCGGCGACCCAGACGAAGTTTGGTGCTAATGCCTTGAATAACGGCGCTGGCGGCGCCACTAACGGTATCTCGATTCCGAGCATTCCTGCGCTGCAGTTCACCACGGACTTCACGATCGAAATGTGGGCGTATCCAACCACCAACTCGGTCAACATGATTTTGGCGGGTAAGGGTGCCAAGGCCTTGTTGTGGTATGCCTCGGGGCCGCGTTTGCAGCTGACAATCGATGGTGCCGGCGGTGCGCAGATCAATGCCGCACCCACCATCGCGTTGAACACATGGCACCACATCGCGCTGACGCGCCAAGGTAATACGTGGAACATCTGGCTCGACGGGGTCTCGGTCGGTACGTACAGCGGCACAGCTGCTGACAGTTGGGGTAACAATACTAACATCCTGTATCTGGCCAACGCACTCGATCAGTCTGGCTGGGGCGTGACTAATCCGGGCTTTGCAGGGTTCATCGACGAAGTCCGGATTAGTAACATCGCCCGTTATACGACCACTTTTACGCCCGCATCAGCCGCGTTCAGCCCGGACACCAATACGGTGGCGTTGTTGCATCTGGACTCGAACAGTGGTAGCAATCTAGTGGATTCGAGCGTCAGCGTGGCCACGCCGTTGGCGGCCTTGCAGGCGGCGTATCCGGTGCCGCCGGTAGTCACCCCGAATGTGATCAGTGCGGTTACCAATGATCCGCTCACCTCGAGCTTCGCCAGTGGCTTGGCCGCGAGCGCGAAGATCATCGCCGTTGATTATCGGGTCGCTGAGCAAGCATCAATCCCGGGCTCGCTGCTGAATCCCGTACTGAGTGATGGGACGAACAACGTCGCGCTGGCTCAGGTCTTCTCGCCGGTGAGTGCGATGCAATTCGGTCAACGGTTGGGCTTGCGGCGTGCTGCGCCGGACGGTGGCATTTGGACCCCAGCGAAAGTCTCGGCCGCGTCGTTGGCGTTGACGCCCGTCCAAGTCAAGACCTTGCTGTTGCTGCACTTCGATGGCACCAACGGCGCGACCACCACCACCGATGCTGCGGGTCTCAATGCGAGTTTGACGATGGCAGGCGGCAGCACCATCAATACGGCCCAGTCGAAGTTCGGTACCGCGGCGATGTTGAATGGCGGCTCAGCCAATGCTGGGGTCTCGATCCCCGATGGCCCGACAGTGCGCTTCACGGCCGGTCTCAGTCTGACCATTGAATGCTGGTGCCGCTCGACCAATAACGGTCAGATCGGGGTACTGTTCGGTAAAGATGCGGGTTCGCCCTATTCGCACCTGACGTATAACGCCGGTCAGTGGCAGTTCTGGACGGGCGCGACCGGGTCGGCCTCGATCAGCGCGAACTCAGGCGTAGCCGTCAATACGTGGATGCATATTGCGCTGGTGTTTAATGGCTCGACATTCTCGCTGTATCAGAACGGCGTGTTGTTGGGTTCAGCCGCAGGCGTGCAATTCGGCTCGGATAACACCTTGCCGTTTATGGTGGGTAACTACGGCGCGAATGCACCTTGGCAAGGTAATATCGATGAGTTCCGGATCAGTGCCTTGGCGCGCTACACGTCAGCCTTCACGCCCCCGACTCAGGCATTCGTGCTGGATTAATTAAAGGATGGATCATGCCTATTCACGACATGTGGTCGTACGACGCGGCAGTGCAGGGGGCCACCGACGTGTCCACTGGTACCAGCCTCGCAGCGTATGTTGAAAACGGCCTGTATAACCAGTACAGCGGTTTGCCGGGCATGTTGTATAAGAACACCAGCGCTACGGCGGCGCTCGGCGTAGACGGCTTCCTGACGCTGACGGCGGCCGGTACGCTGAACGCCTGCTTGCTGGTGCAAGCCAAGGAGGTGCAGGACTGGTCGGTCGCTACGCAATACTGGCTGGGGTTCCGCACCAAGACCACCAGTCAGAACGTGGCCACTGCCCACGTGTTCAAGCTGGTTGACGTACCGGGCATGACCAACGCGTCGGTGTTTCTGTTGGAGTCGGATTTGACGGCCGCAGGCGCTAACGTTTCCGGGACCGAGTATTACGTCGAGGTCTTTGTCGATCGCGTGAATCTCGTCTATCAGGTCTGGGTCAATGGTATCCAGATCAAGAATGGCGCGATCAGCGCGGCCTCGGTGATCGCCAATGGCGGGAGCTACTACGTCTACGGCGCGACCGGCAGTCCGGCCAACCCGGTCAATGGTAATAACCGGTCGTTTCGGGATTACTATTTCGTCGATGTCGATGCAATCAAGACGCCGGGTCGACTTGGTTCGGTCCGGTCTTCGCCCCAGATCACTCCGCTCCCGAGTGCGCCGAACAACGGCTCGCTGTATCAGTCCACGATCTCCGCCACGCAGTCGAAGTTCGGTGGCTCGTCGCTGTCGGTGGGTGCTGCAGCCGCTTCGGTGGTGACGGTACCGGATAGCCCGGCGCTGCGCTTGGGGGTGACGGGAGACTGTACGGTCGAGTGCTGGGTCTATTACACGGGGGGTGGTACGACACCGGTGGTGTTCGGCAAACAGATCAACAACCTGCCGAACTACGCTCACCTCACGATGAGTAGCGGTAACTGGGTGTTCTATACGGACAGCGGCGCAGCCGTGATGACGGTAGCCTCCGGCGCGATCACCAATACGTGGGTGCATATCGCTGCGGTCAAACAAGGTACGACGTGGACCCTGTATCAGAATGGGGTGGCGCTCGGCTCAGTGAACAATAACGGCACGTTCGGCAATAACAGCGCACCGTTCTTGATTGGTAACTGGGGTGGTCTCAACTCGCAATGGCTCGGGTTCATCGACGAGTTCCGTATCAGTAACATCGCCCGTTACACCGCAGCCTTTACACCGCCCACGCAGGTCTTTACACCGGACGCAAACACACTTGCGCTGTGGCACATGGAGAGCAGTGTTCTGGGGCAGATTCTGGATTCGGTCCCAGCCTTTACACCAACCACTCTGCCCACCTCGCCCAATGCAGTAGGCTATAGCGCGCAGCTGCTGGGTTCGGCTGGTTTGTCGACTACGCAGGCCAAGTTCGGCACTAGCTCGTTTGTGACCAACGGCGTGGCGGGCTCGTGCGCGCAGATCCCGGACGCACCGCAGTTGCGCTTGATCAACGACTGGACGATCGAGTTCTTTACGTACAACCCGTCGCCGGCTACGGTAATGATGTACCTGAATAAGGGCACCAACGCGTATTTGTTTAACAATGCTGGCACGCTCGGTCTGTCGCTCGATCCGGCGAACTCATTGGTGATCAACGTGGCGGGTCTTCTGAAAGCTAATCAGTGGCAGCATATCGCGGTCACCAAGCTCGGTCTGAATGTGCAGTTGTGGGTTGACGGAGTATTGGCGGGTTCACTGGTGGCGGCACTCCCCAACGGCACGTTCGGTAATGTGGCCAGCCCGTATCAGATCGGCATGTGGACCAACAACACCGACGAGATGGTGGGTTTCATGGATGAGTTGCGCATCAGTAACATCGCCCGTTACATCGCACCGTTCACCCCGCCGACTCAGCAGTTTGTGGTCGACGCCAATACACTGGTACTGATGCACTTTGAGTCGGTGTTCAATGGCATGCTGGCTGATGATGCCTGCAACGTTGCAGACTTGCTGCAAACGCCTTATCTGGCACCCCCCGGTGTGTTGCCAATGCTGGTAACCTCGCCGACTAACGATCCGGTGACTGTGCCGTTGGGTGCACCGACCCCCGGTAAGTTGTTGGCCGTCGATTTCCGGCTGGGGATCAAAGCCAATAATGGGCCGGCCAGCATGTCGGGACAACTGAATCAAGGCAGCAACAATCAGGCTACCCCTACCCTACAATTGACCGATAACAGTCTGGGCTACGCGCGACGTCTCGCACTGACGACTGCGGCGCCGGATGGCGGGGCTTGGACACAGGCCAAGATTGGCACCACGTCTTTGGTGCTGACGCCTAATACCTAAGTGAGTGAGCTATGTCGAAAGCAAAAAACATGTATGCGTTTGACCATATCCCGGTCGGTTCTTCCGCCACCGGCGGGAATGTGCCAACGTATAGCGATTTCCCGTTTGCCTACTTTAACTCGACGGTCGCTGGCGCGTTAAGTGGTGGTACGGCGGTGGATGCAGGTGGGACGTGGTTGGTCTCCGGCGCCGCTGGCGCAGCCAGTAACTTCTACGCGGGCTTCTGGTACTACCCGATGGCGCAGTTCGACCTGAGCAAAGCACGCAGCTGGATTGGTTTTCGTCTGAAGATGATGAGTGCGAATCGCGTCAATCCGCCGCTCGCAGTCTGGACGGCGGCTTTCGCCACGCAACCAGCGAACTTGGTGTTGGGTAACGATTACCCATTCGTGACGGGTCAGGAGCACTATGTTGAGGTGTTGATCGACCGCGTCAATAAGACGCGTACGGTCTGGGTGGACAGTCAGCTGGCGGTGCCAGCCGTGTCGTATGGTTCGTACACGATCCTGAGCACGGACCTGTTGAGTTTCGGTACTAACGGTCCGACTGGCGGCTCGACCGCGCAAGCCTACCAGATCAAGGATGTGTACACCGTTGACGATCCGAACGATGGCTCAGTGACGCGCATGGGGCCGATTATCGCCCGACCGATTACGGAGGCTTCAGCTACCGGAGCCGGTTGGAATGCGTCAACCGGCACGCCTTTGTCAGCACTGAATACGCCGGTCAATACCACTACCCCGAGTACGCCGAACGTGGCGTTCGCAGGTGACGGCACGCCGCTGATCGCGACGCTGCAAACGACCGCCGATCCGGGTGCGGTAGTGCAAGGTGTGCTGTTGATCGGCTCGGGTCAACGTAATCAGGGTACGGGCACGGTGTTTCGTACGACCATCACAGATCAAGCCACCCCCACGCCGAATCAACAACAGATCGCCACGTTGTTTCCGGCCGGGTCGTATCAGTACGGTAAGAGCTTGGCGTTCTTGCCCAATGCGTTGGATGGCAGTAACTGGAGTGCAGCCAAGATTGCGCAGCTGACACTGTCCAATGTAGCCAGCGCGACTTAACAAGGGGTCGGTAGATGTCTACAACTTTTCGCAAGACCGCCGCCGTCACATGGACGAAGGACCCGACTTCCGTTTCCTTGCGAAATGCGAAAGCGGTGGCCTTCGCCAGTGATGTCGGCGGTAACTTGCGTAACTTGCAGGGGTATGCGTTCCAGAGTCCGCTACCCGGCGGGAATCTGCGCACTATCCGCGGTTACGCCTTTCAGTCAGTGAAACCGGCCTTGCCCCTCAATGTCACGGGGGACTTGGCGCTGTACGCACTGATCAACACCAACAACATCGCACTGAGCCCGTGGTCGGCCAGTAACTCGACGCTGGGTGTACCGAGCGCGTTAGGTACACCGCTGGCGAGTGGTCAGAATACGCAGGTCAGTCTGACGGCCAAGCAGAGTTCGGGTTACAGTGGGGCGATGACGTTTCAGTACGCCCGTCGTAATCTCGCGGATGCTTTTCCGACACCGGTGGCGATTACCGTACCGGGCAGTGCGACGACGATCTACGCGCAGCTGGCGATGATCAACACGAAGTACGCGATGAACCTGACGCAGGCGGACGTGGTGGATGGTCCGATTGCAGCAGGTGCCGCCAGCGTAGTACTGACTGCCAAGTCGACCAGCTGGTTGTTTCTGCCGGGCACCACCGCAATTGCTGGTAGCCCGCCGACACTGGCCTCAGTGCTCACGGAGCCGAACCTGCCGGGCTTTACCAATGTCGCTGGGGTGGGTCCGGGTTATCCGTACGCGCAGTCAGTCTTGCAGATGCACTTTGAAGGCTCTGGTGCTGCTCTGGCGGCCGATAGCTTCGGGCATCCGATGACGACTGTGGGTAACGTGGGGGTGAACTCGACTTTCACGTCCAAGTTTGGCACGGGCTGTAGTGGTTCAACCGGCGTGGGGATTTACTACACGACGGTGGATCGCGGTGATCTGCGTCTGGGCGCAGACTTCACGATTGAGTTCTGGATGTATTGTTCCAACGTCACCACGGCCACCGGTACGTTGCTGGCGAAGGGTGCTTCGTTGACCCAAGCGTCGATGCAGTTGGTGAACGCCAACTTGGTGATCAACTCGGATCAAACTCCCGGTTTGATTAACGTCGCGCACGGCGTTGCCGCTAACACTTTCACGCATATTGCGTTAGTGAAGGCTGCGGGTGTATGGACGTTGTATGTGGGTGGAGTGGCAAAAGCAACGATTACCAAGACCGATACGTTTGGTGTGAACGCTTCGCCGTTGGTGATTGCCAACAGCTTCAATGGCGCAGCACCGCCACCGACGTTTATGGACGAACTGCGGATCAGCAATGGTATCGCTCGGTACACGGCTGCCTTCACGCCGTTGACCTATGCATTCGGTGACGTATCGACGACGACCTTCGATGGTTTGCCGACGGGTAACGCCCAGTTATTGATGCACTTTGACGGGGCCGATACCAGCACGGTGTTCAAGGAAGAGAATGGTCGACCGGTGACGAACACGGGTGGTCAGTTGACGACGGCGTTGGCTCAGTTTGGTCCGAGTTCGCTGGCACCGTTGCCGGTCAGCAGCAACGTCGTGACCCTGCCGTCTGACCACAGTCTCCAGTTGTCGGATAACTGGACGATGGAAGCGTGGGTCAACAACCTCAGTGCAGGTCAGACAGGGGTGGTGTTCTCGAAGGATAACGGTGCGTCACCGTTCGCCCACCTGACGTATGCGGCGGGTTTCTGGCAGCTGTTCCTCGATGGCGCGGCGGTCGCGATGTCGGTGGCCGCCAGCACGGTGTTGAACACGTGGATCCATATCGCGGTGGTTAAGCGGCGCGGTACCGTGGCGATTTACCAGAACGGTGTCTCGCTGGGCTCACTTGCCGCCGCCAGTACGTTTGGTAACAACAATTCGCCGTTCCAGATTGGTAACTGGGGTGGTCTGGCCAATCCGTTCCAAGGTTACATCGACGAGGTCCGCGTGAGCAAGGTGGCGCGTTACTTTGGTAACTTCACCCCGCCTACCGCACCGTTTGCATTGGGTGCGGCTGACCGGATGACGCTCACACAAGCCTTCCAGAATAACGGTATTTTCTGGGTTGCACCGACTAGCGCCACCACGATTCTGGCCCAGCTGGCGACATGGAACACGATGTCTGGTGTACCTTTGAGTGCGACCGATTTGGCGGATGGTCCGATTGCTGCCAATGCTTCCAGTGTTACGCTGACGGCAGCAGCCACCAGTACCAGTCTGGTGCCGGGTAGTCAGATTACCATCACGGCCAAGAACACTGCGTTGCTCATGCATTTCGATGGTACCAGTGGTGCGCAGACGTGGACCGACGAACGCGGGCATGCAATGACGACGTCGGGTGGGACAGTTGCCACGTTACAGCTTTCCAACGTGCAGGCGAAGTTTGGTGGTACGTCGTTCCTCAGTACGGGCGCAGGCGCAATCATCACCCCGTCAGCGCCGGAGCTTATGTTGGGGGTCACCACGGACTTCACCATTGAGTTCTTCTTTAACATGATCGGTGTCGTGGCTGGTCAGGTGATGTACGAGAAGGGCAACTCAGGCGCGCGGGTGCAGTACAACGCCGGTAAGCTGTATGTGTATTCCGACCAGTCAGCGAATACGGACGGGGGTCAGTTGCTGACCGTGGCAGCGAGCTTTATCAAGACGGCTCAATGGCAGCACATCGCCATCGTCAAGTTCAACGGTACGTGGACTGCGTATGTGGATGGGGTGGCGCAAGTCAGTGTCAGTGCACCGACGCAGACCTTCGGCAATAACACCAACAACGTGATTATTGGTAACTACTTCAACGGTGCAAACCCGCAGAACGGTTACATGGACGAACTGCGGGTGAGTAACGTCGCACGTTATACGGCTGGCTTTACGCCGCCCACGGCGCCATTCGTGCTGGATTAACAATTGTAAGAGCGCTGTAAGCAGGATTAAGTTCCTACGGCAATCTTATGTGGGCTCTCTCGTTGTGAGAGAGCCCACGTCTTCCTCGAGGGAATCATGGCAAAAATCGATGCAAGCAAGTCCGCATTGGACAACTTGCTTGTTCTGGTGAATACGGCCAACACTGGCCAAACCATCACGAACGCGCAAGTGACCGCGGCAGCTGCGACGGTGAAAACCGATACCGGCGACGGTCGCAACACCTCCGTGGTGTTGTCGGCAGTGGGCGGCCAAGGTTATAGCGGTTCGCAGACGGTCAACTACACCCGGCGCGCGCTGAACGACAGTGTCACGTCGCCGAACTTCGCAGCCACACAAACCATCGGTGACACGGCCTCGGCAATCATCGCTGCGCTCGCCACCACCAACGGCCTCGTGGCGTCGGAACTTCACCTCGAAGATCCGGGCGCACCCGGTACGCCGGTCACGGGTGCGATCAACAACAGCCCCGCTACGTTGAACCTCGTGTCGGCCAACGGCTCGCTGTTGTACATCGACGGTTCGTCGCAAGCGATCACGTTCACGTGGAACGCACCGTCGGTGCCTCTGACGACGGCGATCGCCACGGTTGACCTCGCCGGCTTCGACGCGGCTTCCTAAGCGCGGTGGTAGGACAGAAGCAGGGGCCTTCGGGCTCCTGCTTTTTTATGCCGAATGCTATGCCTTCCCCTCTTGTGAGTAATCATGCCGAATATTCAAATCGATCCAAGCAAGTCTGGCTTGGAAAACCTGCTGGCTATGGTCGATGCGTTCAATACGAACGGCCCTGCCACGCCTGACGAAGTGAGCGTGAGTAACCTGCAGGCGATCACGCCTAACGGGGTGCTTAACACCTCGGTCACCCTCACGGGTACTAACACCGGCGCTACTCACTATACGGGTAGTGTCACGGTCGAATACGGGCGACTGGTGCTGGCAGATGAAGCTACCAACCCGTCGACACCGGTGGAGATCCCCAACGGTACAACCGACCCGGTTGTCATCCTCGGCTTGGTCGCCACACATTACGGGTTTGTGCTGGCGGACATTAGCTGGCAAGCTAACCCGACGGTACCCGGTGCGTTTCCGGCCGACACCAGCGAGACGGTCCAGTGTTCGGGTTCACTCGTGTATCAGGACGGCACGGCAAGCGTCAATCTGCACTGGGATTAAGCCTGCCTTTGAGCCCCGCCCGCAGGCGGGGCTCTATGCCAGTTCTATTTTATCTCGGACCTATATCACGTGAATGTACTGGATACCTAATCGAAGGAGCAACATCATGTTGAAAGATCATTGTCACGATGTCACCGACGTCAAGTTTCATGAAGTTGTGCAAGGCATGCCGGAGGTTCGCAATGTGTGGTTCTATCAAGACCGCACCTGTCCGTTCATGACCTACGCGCATCTGGCACCGCAACACACGCAGGCTCGGCAAGACCCCACGATCGGCACAGCAATGGGTCTCTCAGCCCTGCAAGCGTGTCACTGAGGGCGAGGTAGCATGACGGCATACACAGCCTGCCAGACGCCTCTTAAGGCGCTGGCAGGCCTATGCCCGACTGTGTTGGAAAACGCTTCAATCACATATTACTACACTGTACTTGATCCCGTTATCAAGTCATTTACACTTCCTTTATACTCGTAGGAGCATGACCATGAATACCCAACGTATCGCAGCTTGCCTGAACACCATTCCGAGCACGCTGCCGGAGCTGAAAGCCACTCACGCCACGCTGCGTGAACTGATTGGCGAAATCGCGCAGCAGTACGCTGACCTGCGCAAGATGCCCGAAGGCTTGATACCGATGTTCGCTGAGGCACTGCAGTTTCTTGCGACCACCACGGTGTCGCTGGAATCCATCGGCGAGAAGCCGTCCATGCCGACTGGCATCGCATGGTTCGAAGACCTGCTCAATGAGCGCCGCCGGGTGCTCGCCCTGATTGAAGTTGCTGAGCTGCGCTCGCAAGGCGTCCTTTTCCACTAAGAGAACAAGAACATGAAAAGCCGTTTCAAACAAATTCTGCAAGACCTCGCGGGCGCACTGGCGATTTGTGTGACCCTGCTTGCCGGCACCGCCGTCAAAGCGCATGCGAACGAAGTCACGGTACTGCCCAAGATGATTGGTTGTACCGCCGATGGTTACTACCGGGTGTTTGGCGTGCAAGGCCAGCCCGGCGATGTACTGTATCAGCAACAGATTCGCGGCCAGTGGTACCAGTGGACCGACATCGACCTCTATAACAACCTGCCGCATGTGCGCAAGGAAGACGTCGATGGGACCACGTATCGCTGCGACCAGTCGGTGTGTTTCACGGCAGACGGTTATGTGATTGGCGCTGCCCCGCTGGAGCATTGAGTTTTTGTAGGTGTTGGTAAATGCGACTTAGCCCGCCGGGGCAACTCGGCGGGTTCTTTTTGGCGCAGTAAAATCTCACGCGCTTGCTTCACTTTGTGTGATAGCAAGCCGCCTTACACTTCCTTATACTGAGGTTATCATGTCCAAGCAACTGAAGAAGAAGATTCGTGATTTCGTGATCGTGACCGTGGTGTTGGTTGGTGGCGGTCTGTCGTTGGTGGCAGTCGGTACGTACGGCGATTACGCCCGTCACGATCGTGCTGCTCACCATCAAGAGTAAGTGTGGTAGAGTTGTATCCGTCGCAAGCAGTTCTTCTTAACAGCAACTACAAGGAGTCATTCAAATGACCCAAGCCGTCGCAAGCAACACCCGCGTTACCGTTGAAGCTGCAGGTGCCGCCTATATGGACCTGTTCAGCAACCCGTTCCTGCAAGCCTTTCGGGGCAAGGATAACTACGTTGATCTGCCGCTGATCTACGATCAGAAGGACATCCTCGAGAAGCTGGTTAAGCCCGAGCTGATGGCCACCATCAAACACGCGCTCGAGACGTTGAACAACTTCCTGTTCGACAACGAGCACGCGAACTTCAACCCGAAGGCCGCAGAAGAACTCAAACTACGCTACGGTGTGATGGGTGAGCTGGTCAAGGACCTGCGCTACTATCACGGTAGCGAGATGTACGTTATCACGACCGCCAATGGCAAGTACGTGATCGGTTAAACCTACAGGGGGCCTTCGGGTCCCTTAGGAGTACGCCATGAAAGGCATGCTTCTCATTTTCGCTCTGGTGGCCACCTACTGTTTGCCGATGATCGGCATTCCGTTGTGGATCATCTGGGCACTGGTGAAGTTTCGTAAGCCCATAGCGAAACTGATCCAAGTGCTGGCGTAAGCGTCAGCTTTCATACTGCAGTATTGTCACACTACTTAAACAAGGAAGAAAAATCATGTTCGGTCGCAAACAAGCTAAAATCGATGGTCTGAAGATGGCGTTCTACACGGACGCCGCCGCAGATGGTTCGCATGGCAAGATCCTCGTGACGAGTCGGCGTCGCGGTCTGGAGCGTGAAGTCGTGAACTTCGTGTTCGTCGGCATGACGGCCCCGCCCGCGCTCACGCCGGCCCTGATGGAACACATCTGGACGGAAGCGAAAGCGCAAGGCTTCGTGCCGTTCGAAATCGTCGGGGCATTGGAAGTCAACGCTGCGCCCTCAAAGGAAAACGCTCAGACCGTGATTCTGGCCGGCGCACCATTACCGGCCGTGCTCGCGCCTGCAGCCACGTCGGAGGCGCTTAACCTGCAGGAACTCGGTCGTACCCCGGTGCAGTACAGCGACCCGTCGCATCCGTTGGATCCGGCACGCTTCGAGCGCACCGAAGTCCCGGCCTTCCTGCGCAAGGAAGCCGGTCAACTGGCTACCGCGTAAGGGGTGGTGATGAAACACGTCAGCCTGTTGCTGGCGGCTCTCGTGGTCAACGCTCCGGCGCTGGCTTACGTGAATGTCGGCAAAGCCAAGATTGACCGTCAGATTAGCAGTCAGGATCTGAATGTGGATCTTATCGAACTGAGCGATGGTTCGAAATGCGTGCTCGTCCGTGATCCGATCGAGCGTACCATGCAACTGTCATGCGCGGTCAATCCCACCCCGATGAAATAAGGAGGCAGCGATGCTGAGTATAGCAACCAAGCAACGCATCGCTCGCAACCGCAAGTTGCGAGCTAACCCGAAGTGGGTGCAAAAGGTGGAGATGTATATCCATCACCTGAAGACCACCTCCATCAGTAGCTCGGCGGTGTTGTCGACCAAGCATCTACTGGATCCGGCCCAACAAGCTGCGGCTGAGGCTGATCTGAACGCCCGCTGGGCTAAGCTCAATGCGCAGGTCGCATCACTGGCGTTGATTTCGCGGGCCGAGTGGTACGAACTCGAGCAGACCTTGCCGATCGAACACCGCTGGACCCCGCACCAGATGAAACGCACCATCAAGGCCTGCGGCGGGTATCGGGCGGTCATCGAAGCGCATGGTGGCTACCGCAACAAGATCGCGCCCAAGTCGGTGTTCGCTAACCAAGCGAGCGTGCCGATGGGGAATTGGGATAATCCAGCCACGCTTGACGACTGGATGAACAAGGGCGACGAGTGGGAAGCCGAACACGGAGATCCGCAATGAGCCAATCCCTGTTGGGTGAACTCGCCGACAACCTGATCGACGCGTTGTTTCTCGGCATGCGGGACCACACGGTGCAGATCGGTCACGTGCCCGGTATGCGCCCGGAGCATTCACATGGCGTGATCCATGCAATGAATGCGCAGGGCCGCACCGAGCATATCGGCTTCGTGGCGCAGAACCCGAAGAAGCTCACGCGCCCGCATCCGGAGTCCATCGCCAGCCTGTTCAAGCAGGCCCGGGTGCTGGGCTTCGACCCCAAACAGATCGAGCTGCGGGTCGGTAAGTACCGCCGTGTGTATGAAGAACACAAGCTCGAGCCCGTCTACGTACAACCGCTGTAATACTTCCCTACAAGGAGTAGTAACCATGCCGCAGAATCTCGAAGTCAAGGGTATCTTCAAGGACCCGATCATCCAGCAGAACGTCGCGATGCTCACGCTGGCGATCAAGAACCTCGCCCTCGCGGGGATCAAGGTCGAAGGCACGGCTGATGATGGCTGGCACAAATTCGAACTGATGCACATCGGCGAGCAGCTGATCAACGGCAAGTGCAACTCGTTCGTTGACGGCACTGTCAATGACGAAGACGCCGCTGCTGACCTCGAACTCGAAATCTACGCGAGCGAGCGCATCGAAGTCGCCCCGCCCGATTACATCACCGAAGAAGTCGATCCGAATTTCAACAAGCTGCGCCCGACGGTCGCCGAACTCGAGCAGCGTGGTGTGCTCGTCAACGTCGCGGGCTTCGGCCAGATCTAAGTTTTTGTTGTGACACGGCTTGGCGCGTTTTGCGCCGGGGGCTTCCTAGTGGAGCCTCTTTTTTTTTTGTACGTACTGTGCCATCTGGTGTAGGCTGGTCTAATTGATTTCAACAACATATTACCTACTTGGATGCGCATTCGCAAGTCCGTAGGTAGGGAGGTCCTTGACTCCTGTTTCCAATCGTTCTTATACGCAGAGAACATCATGCAAGCAGATCAACTAACAACCTACCTTCCGTTCATTGAACTGATGGATGAGGTTGAAACCACCAAGGTACTGTGGGCGCTGACGATTCTTTTGATCGGGGCGCTCATTCGTATCTACTTTCTGAATACTCGCGTCAGAAAGCTTGAGGGGAGCGAGCCGGAACCTACGGCCACGGGGTGGGTCCGTCCGACCCGCCGGGTGATCCTCGACGTGCCCAACCGTACCATGCGCGCGGCTATTCATGGCAAGCGCAGTTATCCGAATCAGGCGTTGTGCGAAATCTGTCCGTGGAGTACGGAGAACCTCGCCGCGCTGAGCATGTACATGCGCCAGTCGGTGAGCATCGGAGAGATTGCTTTACAACGCCGGATTGCCACCGTCTCGGCGATTGTCCACGACTTTGCTATCCCGGCCGAGATGATGTTGCTCGACGAGGAAGCGTTGACGATGTATCTGGATTACCGTAATCGCGTCAGCCCGGCATTAGGCAGTCTCGAGCTGATGCAGTATGCGCACGTCGGGTGTGACGAAGACGTGGATGAAGCGCATCTGACTCAGCTGTTGCGGCTCACCGTGCCGGTGACGGGGTGGCTGCTGAAATTTGCTGAGAAAGAAGCCTGGCCGGTGTTTGACATGTTCTACCGGGACCTGCGTTCGGCCGGGGTGATTACCACGCTTGACCGGGCAGATCTTAAAAGCATCATCACGGCGTACAGTGCGTATTCGAAAATGCTCGTGCCAAGCGAGTACATTCTGAATAACGCCACCGCATTTTACATCTATCGTCGCATCAGCACGATGGAGTTGTTTGAGCCAATCGAGCAATAAAACCAGAGGCAACTATGAATAAGCAAAAAGGAATGTTCGTCGTGCTCGAAGGAGTCGACGCTGCCGGGAAGACCACCAATTTTCCCTACGTCAAGCAGTGCCTCGAAGAAAAGGGGCTGCAGGTTATCACCACCCGGGAGCCGGGTGGTACACGACTGGGCGAAGAGATTCGCAACCTGATTCTCTCGGGACCGATGATGTGTCCCAAAGCCGAGTTGCTGCTCTTTGCCGCCGCGCGCGCTCAGCACATCGAAGAGAAGGTCAAGCCTGCGGTAGACGCCGGGTACGTGGTGCTGTGTGATCGCTACCTGATGTCGACCTACGCGTATCAGGGCTACGGACGGGGCTTTAAGAATCTGTTGCACACGGTGGAACTCATCGCGCACAACAACTTCTATGCTGACCACACGCTGTTCTTTAACGTCGAGTTTGCAGAATCCCGGCGTCGTGTACGGTCGCGCACCGACAACAACCGCATCGACGTCGAGGCCGATGCCTTCTTCAAGAAGGTGTATGCGGGTTATCAGGATGCCATCGCGATGAAGCTCGTGCCGAACCTGCACGAGATCGATTCCAACCCCGGGCTCGATCAGGTCCGTGCCCAAATCAAGGAGTGGGTTGACAATGTCTTCTATCCGAGCTATCTGAAAAAGCAAGAACCCGAGGCTCCCGCGTTCGGTAGAGACACGTACAGCAACAAGTACATGACGCTCGAGGAGGCACGGGGAAATGGATGAGTTTGTCGGATTGATGTTTCGCTTTGCATTGATCTGCCTGACGCTGAGCTGCTTTGTCGCGTATCGCTCTCGGGCGAACTACGAGTGGTGGCTCACGCATCGCCGCACCGTGTATCTGACCACGGCCCAGACGATGCATTCGTTGTCACAGACTGCGTTTATCGTGGGACGATGGGCGCTGTTTTTCGCTGTCGTCTCGTTCCTGTTGTTTATCAACCAGTAGGTGCAACATGAAGTACATTGAGATTGCCGCGTTCTTGGCGTTTCTGGCATGGCTGACGTACATGCTGGATCCGTACCACGGTAAGCCGCGCCCGTTGTCTCACGCGCTGCACCGCACCGATCTCGGTGGCTTTGACGCCGCCTAACCCAAGGAGTTCTGATGCTGTTTGCTGCCCCACCTGCCCCGCCACCCATCGAGCCCACCACGCTTACCCAAGTCGCTCCGCTCCCGGCGGGGTATCACAATCAACGCCTGACCGGTGCACCGGCTATCTGGTCGCTCAAGGGTAACCCCAAAGCCCTGCTGGACGACCAGTCGTTCCGTTTTCCGCCGGATCAGAAACAACCGTAATTTTTACGGATCCGCATCATGAAGTGGTCGTACTAACACTTACTAATCAACAAGGAAGAACAGTGCCTCATCACCAACACATCCTCGCGCTCGATGCGCGTTTTCTGAACTACAAGCGCTTCTTCGTCAATCGCTTCAAGGACGAAAAGAAGACTGACGCCGAGTTGTCGGGCATGGGTCTTGTGCAGGGCTTCAACGAAGCGACCGCCGATTACTTCGACATCTGGTACGACAAAGCTCGCGAGCATCTGGTGATTGCCCAGCGTGACGGCCTCGAACACGCACCGCAGTTCCGCCAGATCCTGCCGTACACGGTGATTGCGCAGAACCCGGTACGCGGTACGGATTTCTCGCAGGATGTCTTCACCGTCTATCAGCGCACCAAGCAAGTCGGCGAGTCGCGACTGGCTGGGAACTTCTCGATTGGTGGAGGTGGCCACATCGACATCGCGGATCTGATCTTCGACACGACGACGAGCATCGTCGATCTGAAGCAAACGATCCTGCGGGCGTTGTTCCGGGAACTGATCGAAGAATTTATCTTCATCGACGAACACGGTGTGGAAGTCACCCCGGAGCGGCTGGTGGGCGCGATCACGTTCGTACCGGCGGGCTTCATTCGTGACGACGCGAATACCGTCGGTCAGGTCCACCTCGGTGTGGTCAACGTGGTGTACGTGCCGCACACGTGGACGGTCAAAGTGCGCCCGCCCAAGGAAGGCGAAGAAGCCGAGCATCTGGATGCCCCGTCGGGTACGGCTGCAGAAATCCTCTCGCGGGGTGCGAAGTTCGAGAACTGGTCGCAGATCCTGCTGGAAGAATTCGCTCAAGTGGGCCGCATGGTCTCAGCGACGGCCAAGCCGGCGAATCCGAACACGGTCATCGCGCTGACGGATGCCAACGATACGCTCGATTCGTTGGTCGCGCAATTCGGTGTTAGCAAGGAAGAACTGCTGCGACTGAACCCAGTGCTGCAACAAGCGGTGGCCAATGGCGGCCAGTGCGAGAACGGCTGGCGCCTGTGGATCACCGATCCGGATGCGACGTTCGAACCCGAGGTGAAGGACGCCACGCCAGTCGAACGGGTGATAGCAGTGCCAACCGCGGTGACAGTCCAGCCCGGTGAAACTTTCGGTCAGATCTGTGCCCGCTTCGGACTGGATCGTTCGCTGGTAGCCCGCTTGAATGATCTGTCGACCTTTGATGACATCATCGACGTGCGGGTCGGTCAGCGTCTGTATCTGACGGTACCCAAGCAGATCCAGTTGCGGCCGGGTGATACGCTCGAGAAGATCTGCGAACGCTTTGGCCTCGCGATCAATGTGATTCGGGTGATCAACCGTTTCGCGCCCAACGAAACGATGATACCGGGTCGCATGGTCACGTTGCAGGCAGACGAGTCGGCGATTTCCTAAGCAATCACAACAAACCACCAGCAGACGGGTCAAACCGTCTGCCCTTTATGTTGCAAGGAGAAAAAATGAATACACCGTTTGACCGCGAAGCCATCCGCATGGCGAAAGTAGCTCTCCCAGAGCTGCACAGCATGATCATGGCGCGGACCAATCGCCAATACATGCCGCTCACGCATCAGGACGCCCAGCTCGAAGCCGGTCGGCCGTCGTTTAACTCCAAGCCTGAATACATCGGTTACGGTCCCGGCTTGGGGCAACTGACCTTCGAGCGGTTTCGCGACGCAGTCGGTTCGTGGGGCTCGAGTGGCTACTACGCGCGCAGCGATATGGGGCCAGACGAGAAAACCATCTACGCTGTTATCGAGTTGCGGCAGCAAAAATTAGTGCTGTTTGTCAATCTGATCTCGCTCGAAACTTACGTTGGTGAGTGGCAAGAAGATGACCCGAAACTGTACCCGCGCCCAGCGGGTGCGCGTGGCACCCCTCACATCCTGAAATGGTTTCCGTGGCCACGTTTGCAGCATCTGGCGATTGATCGAGTCGAACTCGCCACACAAATTGATCAGCTTTAAACGAACAACACAAGGAGAGTAGCAACATGGATTACATTCGCAAGCACATTTCGGTCAAGGCCATCCAATTCACGGGGGATAATATCCGTGCAATTCAGACCTTCATCAACGGACGTGATCCGGTGACGCACGGTAACTATGCCGCCGATAAGTGGGAACAGTATTGCACGAAAGTGTCGAAAGATGGGTTTATCGAGATCCCTTCGTCGTTGGGTTACGATCCGATCTATTCGAAGTGTCTGCCGAGCGATTACGTGGTGTCGCCGTCCCCGGGCGTCTACAGCGTGATGGGTAAGGAAAGCTTCGAAGACCAGTACGCGCAATGGGAGATCGGCGTCGATCTGAAGGGCCAGACCACAGCTGAGTACCTAGCTACCGTCCGGCAATCAGACGAAGCGTTGCGTACCGGTTACGGACCATTGTCGACCGAGCTGTTGGCACCGGATCGCGTAGAGAATCTACAGGTGGCGCTCCAAGAGTCCATGACGGGCGGGGGCTTCGCAGCAGGTGAACTGGTCAAACGACGCGCAGCAGTCAAGGCGTTCTTGCCGCAGTCAGATGTCGATAACCTGCTTAAAGATCTGACGATCGAAACCGAACGGGCAATCTATCAGCGTGATAAGTTCCAGCAAACCGGCGTGTCGACGGCCAGCCACGGAGGTTCGCACGATACCTGCTTTGGCTTTATTCTGGCGAAGTACATCGAGTCGGATGTGCCCAGCAAGTTCGGGTTGGGTGTCGAGCAGTTCCTCAGTCTCGACGAAGACACGCGTCGAGCGTTGTTGTGGGTGGCTGAGCGCATGATCATTCGGCTCAAGGTACCGGAAGGCGAGATCCCTTCAGAAATCATCGAAGGGGCGCTCGAGCGCATCCAAACGCGGCAGAGTTCCTCACCGGTCCAGATTACCCGACCGATTGAAACGCTCGACGATGCTGCTGCATTGATCCAGTCGTACTTGCGCGGTGAGTATGGTCCGCTCACCAGAGATGAAGCTGAAGCACTGGCGACGCATCGGCATTACAAGGGCGGCCTGTATTACAAGCTCTTCGATGCTTTGCACACCGAAACTCAAGAAGGCATGACGGTGTATCTGCATCTGTTCCCACACGAACCGGGTGCATACGCGCGCCCGAAGCTGATGTTCGATAGCCCGAACGAAGCCGGCGAAACGCGTTTCACGCCGCTGCGTTAAAGGTTGATGCTCCGGGGGGAGCAGACGGGAGGGAGTGGTGCGAGAGCGCTGCCTCCTCTTTTTTTTTGTCCAGTATAACACGAGAAGGACCTATCATGGAATCTGAGAGACAGCAGCAACCAAAACCACCTGTGTTCACGCCACCCCCTGTGGCACGACCGTGGTGGTGGATACTAATAGATAAACTCAGGAGATAGCATGACCGTAGTGACCGTTTCAATGAAGCGTCAACCAAAGGGAAACATCTTCAGTTTCTTGGAAGAAGGCGCTTCTCGGAGACTTAAAGCGTTAGTATTTCACGGGCTAGTAAATCGGCCCGATGCTCCACTCGAAGACGGTCAGGGTTCGATCTGCGTGTACACGTTGTCTCGTACGCTGCATTGTCGAACTTACCATGCACGTTTGCATGACAAAAACAAAGACAAGGTGGCAGAACTTCTCTACACACTGCCGACTGGTGAATACGAGTTTTTCCTTACCCCCGGTTTTAAAGACGAGAACATCTTCATTCGGTTCGGCGCCCAGCTCCATGAACCTGAAGAAGACTAAGGCCGCGCCGTAAAAATGAATTCGGGTGAGTCATTGTCATGATGACTCACTCATTTACACTGATCAACAAGGACGAGCATAATGGGCATGGAAGCGATTGCCGCCTTAAATGGCGCACTGCGAGAAACCGTGGAGTTGGCGAATAACAAGTCGTGGGCTGCGCAGTTTCCCGAACACATCAAGAAGGCTTACAAGCTGGCGATCCTGAGCTTTAAACGGCCGCAAGACGGCCAGCAGGTCGACTGCTTCGGCATCATCCGCCGCGAGGCACTGGCGCCGTTTGGGATGGACAAAGATTTCGGTAACCGGGCCAGTGGCGACATGCAGGTCTCCGGCATGTATCTGATTACCAGCATGGAACGTGCCGCGATTATCCTGCACGCGAAAGATCCGGCCTTGTTGCTCACCGGCGGGCAACGGGAAGTGGATCTGGTGGACTTCCAGAAACTCGCCACGATGATGGGTGACCAGAGCGCCATCCATAAGACGATCGTCGACATGCGCGACATCCAGAAGTTCGGCGATATGCTGGTGGGTTTCCTGACCGACGGGCGCAAGCCATTGATTCTCTCGGGGGTGTGACGTGAGTCTGCCGGCGAACTGGTCGCATGTGCAGGGTCCGTTTTACCTCGTGCGCACCCAAGCCGGTCTTAAACATGCGCTCAGGCATTGGGGGCGGGAGAGTCACGAAACGGATGTGCGTGGGTATCCGAAACGTTACCCGGCACTGATCTGCCTGTCGTGGGGCTATAGTGGCGACACGTGGATTCGCATTGATACGGTTCACGTGAATCGGCTGCGTGAGAAACTCGAAGGTCAATAAGGAGCAGTGATGAGAATTCGTCAGCACCGCGGGGGTCTCGCGGAGTCGATGGAGACGATGGCAGAGATCGAGCCGACGTTAGCGGGCGTACGACAGTACTTCAGGGAGCGTAAACCGTACGGCTATACCAGCCGTTCTACGCTGGAAGTCAAACCCTACGGGTCCGGACCCGACACGCGTATTGGTTGGGACAGCGTCTACATTGTACTGGTCAACGGTTTGCCGTACGGTTTTACGGATGGACCTATTAAGGAAGAATAACAATGGAAGCCAAGAAGAATACCGACGGCTCGTTTGAAGTTGTCCTCGGGAACTCGGGTGTTCGAAACAAGAACGGTCTGGTCTTCCCGACCGAGCAACTGCGCAACGAAATCGTCAAGCTCAATGTGCGAGCCAAACAAGGTACCGCATTGGCTGAGGTGGGTTTTCCGCAACGCCGACCAGGCGAGGATCCCGATAACTTCCGACGTCGCTTTACCACGGTCGATCTGGAGCGTGTCTGTGCGCGCTTTACGGATTTCCGGGTGGAGAATGACAACCCTGCAGATCCGCGCATTGTGGCAATCGTGCAGCCAGCGGGTCCGTTTGCTAACGTGGCGCGTGATCATCTCGAAGCAGGCGGCGAGGGCGTGTACTTCGGTGCACGCTTTTACGCAGACGGCCAGATGGAAGATAACAAACCCAAGCTGGCACTGAGAAACTTCATTACGTTTGACCTCGTCGCGGAGCAACCATGAAAGGCGTGAAAATCAAAATCGAATGCGACGACGTATTGTTGGCTTCCGCCATTGCGTCATCGATCAGCGAAGGTCTGCGCTTGGATGACTTTGACAACGTGCAGGTCAAGACGGTGATGGTCTATAACGAAGTCGTGCGTAATGCCGAGGGACGGCCGACCAACTTCGCCCGCACCAACATCGTCAAGTCCGTGATCGACGAAGACATCATGTCGCGTCCGCCGCTGCACGATACGATACTGGTGCCTGCTGACGCAGCACTGGGTTATCCGATTTGCAACGAGACACTGCGTGAGCGCGAGCCTAGTAAACTGCACACCCCGATCGTGATCGATATGGGGATCGAAGTCGGCGATTACGCCAAGCAAGAGCGTGCGTTCCTGCAAGGGGAAACGGAATGATCAACATCGGCTTACATCCCACCCTTAGCTTTGTCTGCGGGATTCCGTTTATCGCGCTTTACTGCTGGATGCTCACGGACCGTATCTCGTCGCGCATTCGCAGGAGTCGTTATTGGCCGGTGGGTTGGCTGGGTGCGCTGATGATCCTGTCGACCGGTGGCAAGTTGATGTTGCCGGTGCTCAACGGTCTACCCATTGACGACAACGTGGCAGTGCCGGTGTTGTTTGGTCTCGTCATGCTCGCCATCCTCGTGCTTTCTGTGAATAACATTTACCAGCTCCGTAAGCTGCGACAAGGATAACCATGAAACAGTTTCACGACAATCTGCAATTCATTCTCGATAACGGTTCGTGGAAGACCAACCGCACCCAGTACGCGTCGCTGATGGTGCCGGGTCTGACCATGCGCTTCGATTTGCGCCAAGGCTTTCCGGCCGTCACCACCAAGAAGCTGGCGTTCAAGTCGGCGCTCGGTGAACTGTGTGGTTTCCTGAAGCCGGTCCGCAGCGCGGTTGACATGCGGGCACTCGGCAGCAAGGTGTGGGATCAGAACGCCAATGAGAACGCGCAGTGGTTGGCGAACCCGTTCCGTAAGGGCGAAGACGATCTGGGCGATGTGTACGGGGCGATGTGGCGGGAATGGCCGGGCTTCAAGCTGGTCCGGACCGAGGACTGGACCCACGAGATCGACAATAAGCTGAAAGCTGACGGATGGCACTGCGAAGAAGTCTTCGAAGGTGCGCTCTACAGCAAATCAATCGACATGCTCGGCGACTGCGTGCGTACCATCATCCTGAACCCGGACGATCGGCGCATTCTGTTCCATGCGTGGAACCCAGCCAAGCTCGACGAGATGGCACTGCCGCCGTGTCATCTGCTGTATCACTTCCTGCCCAACAAGGACACCAAGGAACTGGCGCTGTGCATGACGCAGCGCTCAGCCGATTACTTCTTGGGCATTCCGTTTAACATCGCGTCGTCTGCTTTGCTGCTGCACATCGTTGCACGCCTGACGGGCTACACGCCGACGTGGCTGACGATTACCACCAACGACAGCCACATTTACGAAAACGCGATTGACGCGACCAAGGAGTTGCTCACGCGCGAACCGTACCCGCTGCCGCGTCTGGAGATCAACCCAGAGATGCCGACTTTCGAGCGTTTCCATGAGTGGAATGCCGAGATGAAGCTGATGGGGCTTAATCAGCATGATGTCGGCGAACACGCCGTCAGTTGGCTGGCGAAGCTGGATCCGACGTGGTTCACGCTGGAAGACTACCAGTGCCACGACAGCATCAAAGTCGACATGGCGGTTTGATATGAGCGTCGTTTGTGTGAAGGCGGTTCCGGGCGGTGATACACTCCCGCCCGAGGAAGAACTCATGTTGCGCGAATTTGCTAACTCGGCCCTTCAGGGTTTGATGGCAGTTCCGCGCGATGCTCGTTTCAGTCGACAAGAAAACATCGCCGCTCAAGCATGGACTCAAGTATGGGAGATGCTAGTGTGGCATCGCAAGATGCGCAGCGGCGTTTGGCCCGATTAAGGAGAAGAAGATGGCGACGATAACCCAAGAAGAATTTACCGAGCAGGCGCGAAAGGCGACTGAGCCGCTGCGCGAAGTGCTGCTGCCGCTCATGAAGGCAGGGGTGGACGTGAGCGTCGAACGTGATCCCAAAGATCAGTTCTATCTCGCGAAGTTGACGGTACCCGAACAACCGGATCTGCATTACGAGATCCTGATCGGTATCCCGATCTTCGAAGGTCAGTGGTGCGGTCGACTGCCGATCGAGCGCCAGATCGATGTACCGGGACTGGAGACAGACCATGCCTGAAATGACGATTTACGATCCGGTCACCAAACGACGGCTCACGCCGTTTGAAGACACGCTCGCACAGTCGTTTGCTAACGCGGCGCTGGTTGGCATCATGTCGCGCAGTCCGTCGGAGTTGGAAACATTGACGCCGGAGGCCATCACCAAGCAGATCTGGCGACAGGCATTGGACATGGTGGAGATGCGGCGCAAGCTCACGAACATGAACAACGTGTTCCGGGACTGAGTGTCTGGTGACCCATGGTGTGATTACCACACCTAAAGGTTAGCCATGTCACGCATCGTTGATGTCTTGCACGTACCGGAGTTGGGCACTGACCCTGCTTCGGCCCTGTATCCGTCGTTCCAGAACATCATCAAGTTCTTTGAGTCGGAGGTGATGTTCGTCCAGCATGACAAGCTGCGTGGGACTGTCACGATCTGGTTTGGTCCGACCTACGCCGACCAGATCAATTACGCGATTACCCAGTGGGCGCAAACGCTGGAGAATCCGTATCCGACCTGCCCGTGCGGCGGACGGGGTCAGACTGACGAGATGCGCAAGAACACTGCGACCTTCCGGTATGAGTCCCAGTTTTACGCGGGGTGTTTCCCCATCATGCCAAAGCTCATCGGTGACGATGGTTGGACCGGCTTTGCATTTAACTACCAATTCGTCGGTGGCATTAACAATCTGGCGTTTGGTCTCTAGGAAAATAACAAGATGAATATCGGCGATGTCCCGACTCTCGATGAGTCGGATGTATTCAAGTGGGTGGCCAACCAAGCGTACTGCCCGCGCAACCTGCTGGCGTTCGTGATCCGTAACGGCATCCCAGAAGCAGTCGCCGACGAGACGATCGTGGCGGATACGGTGCGCTGTTTGCTGGAGTTGCACGCACAAGAAATCTCCGGCCTGAACACGGGCTTCTCTCATGCCTCGCCGCGCGAGAAGCAGGTGAAGTTCAAGTTCATCGAAAAGTACGGCCGGCCCATTGATTCGTTCCTCACGTGGTGGTACGACAAATATCAAACCGCGTGGAATCGCGGCGATGTCGGTGACGACGGTACACTCGACGTGATGTTTCTCGAACCCGATCCGACCCACACCAAGGTCACGCACGCGATTTACATGTACCGTATGCGACCGATCGAATACTCAGGGATCGAATCGAAGCGTGATCTGTACACCCCCCGGGCATTTCCGGTGCCGGAGAAACCGAAGCCGACGTTCTGGCAGCGGTTTGTGGCGTCTTTGAAAGGGGATCCGATCAAAGACGCCATCAAGAAGCTGCAGGAAGCACCGTCAGTCAAGCCGACGGTGTTGAATGTGACGTTCACGGGCGAGACCTCGACGGGACCCATGGTTATCAAGTTCGCCCAAGAGCTGCTCGATCAGGCCAACGTCGCGGCCACCAATCCGTACGTGAAGCCGGACCCCAAGGTGTTCGGGGTGTTGCGTCGTAAAGCGATCGACGTCTACCAGTTCTGACGTGTGCCCCGGCTTCGGCTGGGGCATATGCCCTAAACGATTTCAGCAATATATTACCGAAAAGAGCCTGTTAGAATTAATGAAACAGGTAGATGCTTTGAGGGGTGATGCCCAGTCATCTCTCACTTACACTAATCAACACTAAGATACAAGGAGTATGTGTCATGACGACGATTGCATGGGACGGTAAGGTACTGGCAGTAGACAGCCGTAGTTCTTCCCCAGAGACTCGGCAAGAAGCTACCAGTGATCCCAAACGCACTCGCATCTGCTTTCATTGCGAACGTCCAGCATGGACGGGTAGTGATGATTCGCAGAAGCTCGTGATTCTGCCTAAGGTCACATGGCGTGGTGAACGGATTCTCGCGGCAGCGGGCACCGGTATGGCACGCGACTGTGATCGGATCCGGCACGTAATGCAACGCCCGCCCGAAGGCCAGACGGAGTTCGAAAAGATCTGGGAAAGCTACAGTTCGTTGGCACCGCGTAAAATTGCTGGGATGCAACCATTTGGTGCCATCTCTGCACACTTCGTGGTGGTGACGGAAACACGTCTATGGGTGCTAGAGTTTGAAGGCAACTCGCTCAGTAGTTATCTGGAACCGCGCGATGTCATGTTTGCCAAAGGCTCGGGTCGGGATGCTGCGATGTTGGCAATGACGATCATGGGGGCAACTGCCGCCAATGCGGTATGGGCAGCTCGGGCGATCGACCCGGCGACTGGGGGTCCAGTCAAGTGGGTCGATACCACCGAACAATTGGTGGAGGGCAAAATGACTCGGTCGCTGGAGCATGAAGAAGCACCGCTGAGTCGCGAAGAAGCGGCGGCGTATGTGCGCAGTGGTTTTACCGTTCGTCCGGAGAAACCTGAGCTGGTCGGCATCCACGAATCGGCGCCTTCGAAAGAAGAACCGCTGACCGCAGAGGTTGCGAGTCAGATTGCCGAACAGGCACGTAGTAATGGCAAACCGGCTGTCAAGAAAGTTGCCGTCAAGAAAACCCCTAGCAGGACTACAACCAAGAAATAAGGAGTAGGTCGTGAGCGAGTTCATGTATTGTCGTGAGTGTAACACCGAGCGTACCGGTCCGGAGATCTGCTGGAAGTGCAATTCGGCGCTGGAGGAAGTCAAGCACGATCACTGGCATCCGCTGAATATGCCACCGCTTGAGAGAGTACGTGAACTCGCCAAGGAATGCGGCTATGCATGTGCAATGCATGGTTCGCAGGAACGCGATCTGGATGTGGTGTTGGTGGCGTGGACCGACGAGGCACTGACCCGTACCTATGCCGAAGTCATGCACTACATCGCCGCCGGATTGATCGCAGAGAACGGTCTGCCTGCTAGGGTGGTGGAGATTGAAGCCAAGCCACTCGGTCGACATGCCTGTACCATTCAGATGAACGGCTGGTACAAAGCCATCGATCTGTCGATGGCGGCGTTTATCGCACCCAAGCTGACCAATGAGCAGGCACTGGATGTGCTCGAAGGTGCCGACTACATCGATGGCAAGCCGAACTCCCGTGAACCTGACTGGCACACGTTTGGTAGCGATACGGTAGCGATCAGTCTGGATGGTCGCTTTACCCGCGAAGAGTTGTTGGCCGTCCTGCATTTCCATCCCGACAACCTCCCGGTCGGAACCACCATCGGCTGGCCTGAACCGAAGGAAAAGACAGCATGAAAGAACGATTTGATAGTCCGTTCGAGTCGGCCGCAGAAGCACAGGAAGTCATCGACACCAGTCGTCAACTGCAATCTGGCCATTGGATTAATTGGCAACAGTTCGGTTCGGACGAGAAACAGTATTTGACACTAGATGGCAACTACACGTTCGCTGAGCTGATGGCCTTGATTCACTTTCATCCGGAGCTGATCAAGCGACGCGCAGAAGCGCAGCCTGAAGCCAAGAGCGACGAAGTGCGCGTGCTCGAATTGGCGACTCAGAAGCTGACTGAGATGCTGAACGAACTGCTCGAGGACTGTACCGAAGGCCAGCTTGTCGACGCACCATCGCGCAAGCTTTACATGAAGGCTCGTGCTTGCCTGCCTGCCGGTTACTCGATGTCGTTGACTAAAAAAGAGGGTAAGCCGTAATGGCCCGCACCTCTTTTGCTCGCGCCCACCCTACTGCAATAGGGACAACGAAGCCGTTCATACGCGCAACGTTTCGCGATGCGGACGGTAACGTCTACGACCCCAACACGTATATCTACGGTAACGAACGACGCCGTCTGAAAGCACTGCGCAGTACAGCGAGCCGTCGTGTTAAAGTGACCCTGCGGCGTTTGGGTAAGCAAGGTTTGCATGAAGCAGACGTGTTGCGCGCCGCGCTGGAGCTTAAACAACGGTTGCGTAACAAAGCCTGATACAAATAAGGAGAACAAAGATGCCGTTTGACCAGATCAAAAGTGACAAGAACCGCGACGGGTTCTGCTTCGATACGCTTGTGGCGCTGATCGAACGCGGTCCGCTGGAAGCCGGTGACGTTCCGTCAAAAGGTGGCTTGGGCGAGTTTCTCAAGCGCGGCTATGCCGTGCAGATTATCCAGAACGGTGCGACGGGCTACAGCGCCGCCACGCCGCTGGGTGCCCAGCTCTACATCAACCATGTCGGCGCAGACAATCTGAAAGAAGCGATTGCCAAGCGCAAAGCCCATTGGGCCATCATGAGCGCACAGCAGGCGAGCCGACCCAAGCCGTAGCTCTGCAAGGAAGCATCATGAGACTGAAGGCCCTGAGACAGCCCCGGTGGATGACGTGGTTTAACAAGAAGGAGGAAAGTGCGATGGCTTGGTACGATGGCAAGATTATGCGTGAGGCAGATTTCAACGCAAAGCCAGAACCCAGTGACACCCGCTTTCAGTACGGTGACTACGTCTGGGTGCAATTTGTGGATGGTGAGCGCTCAGAGCTGAAGTACACCGAAGTACCGGGTCGTATTGCGGGGATTCATATCCGCAAGGGCAATCAGGTGTTGTACGACGTGGCAGTCCCCATTGCTGGCACGCCGTACTACGCAGTGGTCGAGGACTTGCAAGGCCAGATCATCGGGCGAGCACGCCCTTCGTTGGACCAATCCGGTCCGGCGGCCTTGACGTTGGTTAAGTAAAGCGTATCCCCTAGGGCATAAAACGCCCTAGGGGGTTATGCCGTAAAAAGTCCATCGCCTGCAATCATGCTGTGGACCTCTTCCCTTATTATCAATAACAAATGATCGCCCCGAAACGATACCAATATCCAAAAGACCGCAAGCGCGCCGTCTACAGTCGTTGGATGACCATCAACCGACGCTGTGAAGACCCGCGTTCGTACGACTATCCCTACTACGGCGCACAAGGTTACAGCGTGGCTTGGGAATGGTCACGCCAGAATCCGGACGGCTATACCAACTTCGCGACATGGCTGGAGGCTCAGTTGAAGTTGCAAACCAACCCGCAGTGTCGCAATGTGACGCTCAAGCCCGGGGAGAAAGTCTACAGCGCGAATAACTGCACGTTGGCGACCCGTCAAGAATTGGTACAGGACGGAGGGCGCACGACCCTGACGCAGGCCAACGTGATTGCCTTGCGTGCTTTGAAAAAGCAGGAACCCAAGATCCGTTTAACGGACATCATCGAACGACTGGGCCTTGATGTCTCGGTGCCGGTTGTCTCCAATGCTTTACGTGGTATTACCTTTCAGAACCTAGACCATCTGGAAGCCCCTTATCTGCCCGAGGAAGTACAACAATGATCTCCCGTTTCGCACGCAATATCGCTACCCTGCAGATGCTGGCTTTTGTCATCCTGCTGATCTGGCGTCCCGGCCATTCGTTGATGCCGGCTTTGGCTTTTCTGGCAGGTGTTTCAGCAACCATCATTGTCGACCGGTTACGACCGGACACGGTCCCGCAGTTGGAGATTCTGCGCGTGCCACCGGAGGACGATGACATCGAACGCGGGGTGATGGGGATGGTGGGAACAGAAGAGATCTGGATGCGCTCGATCACCGGTATGGCGCTCGGTGTATTGATCCCGGGACCGGAGACGATTCTGTACGCTGCGATCAAACACTCAGACGGTCGAATCTTTGCGGTGTCCCGCCCGGGTCGTCATGGTCATGTGCAGCAGTTGATGGAGATGCTCAACTCCGCCACACCCGAAGACTGCACGCCGGAGCGTCAAGGCTTCGTCACATCACTGGGTTCTTGGATGTCCCGTGAAGACGCACTGAAGGTTGCGCGCATCAACGACCAAGTCGTCTTCAAGCATCCGTCAGTGCGTGAGTTGTATAGCGAAGACATGTGGGATGCCGTTTAGTTTTACAGCGCCGGTTCATTACCTGACACCACTAACATACGAAGGATAACACCATGGGTACCCTGAAGCGCGGCGAGTACGCCCCCCGTAACGAACAAGACGAACTCGACATCGAAACCCAAGCTCGCGCATTGCAACACTACGCGCTGGAGCGGGGTTACGTGGTGGAGTTGCTGATCAAGTCCAATCCGGCCAAGCCGGTCACCGGTGCCCACACACTGGGCGTGGCCATGCGTCGTGTTCGCGCGGGCAGTCCGTTGACAGCGTTCGTGGGGCTGTCGAACAAGCCGCTCTCCGATCTGTATGCTGGTGAACCGGCAGAAGACATTCCGGTCGCCGCATTCACCGATGTATTCAAGGAGGAGTCAGCATGACTTCGTTTGAAGAACTGCGTGCCGAGATCAAACAGGACGTCACCGACGAACTGGGGGACCGGGCACGGCAACACGCCTTGATGGCTCGCCTGCTGGTGTATCTGGGCGGGAAGTTCAAGGAGTCCGATCCTACCGGCGAACTCGCGACGCTTATGAGTGAGTTCCAGACCAGCCACGAAGAGCGTGAGCGTGAGCGCTTTTCGGTGGAGGAGTATTTCAACGGCTTGGGTCCGGTCGGCAAACGGGTCCTGGAAGCCGTGCGTCTGAACCAGACCATCGCGGGTCGTCACCAGATCGGCGCGCAGATGCATACGCTCTTTAAGGAAGCCCTCGCGCCGTTCAGGATTCCGATCTTTAAGGATCCGACCGCCACGCACGAGCTGTACCACCTGATTCAGGAAATCAGCATGCGGGTGTTCGGTCAATCGGCGACGCTACAGATACCGAGCATTCCGATGCACATGGGGCAGATCCTACCGGAGAATCGGGTCAGCAATTTTTACAACGTCTCGGCTGAAGATACCATCACGCGTGAACCGTATTCGCTGGTGATGCTGTATGCGGAGATCGGCAAAGCGTGGGTCTGTGTGGACATTCGTTCCACCGGCCGGGCCCAGCTGATGTACTACCACAGCGCGGAAGATGTGTGGCTGTTTAACGTCGGCGAGTTCGTGCTGTTCGACATGGTCAAGCATCTGAAGGCAGAATGGGCGAAGCTCGAAACCCAGATCGCTGACAAGCTGCCCAATGCTCACGTCAGTCTGCCGGAGACGATGGAAGCGCTGCAGGTGAAAGTCGATCGCGTCTTTGACAACGAACATCTGATCCCGGATGACGCACGCTATTACTTCCGCGATAAGCGCTTCCCGACCTCCAAGATCGTGCTGCGTATCAAGGACCTGCAAGTCAATTTGATCAACACCCGTGGCGATTACCCCAGTCGCAACATGTACCTGATTCGAGGGATCGAAGAGGTGATGTCGACGCGCGTCAAGCTTGAGGAACTGAGCCCGCTCGTGCAAAAACAGGTAATCGACGCAGTGGAAGATGTGCTGGATGGCTACATTGGCAACTACATCGATCCGAAGCCGAAGGAACCGGTGACGAGCACCCCGTTTAAGTTCCAGAACCCGGTGTTCAATCTGTACGTCGGCCGACCGAAGGAGTGACCCCATGCTGCAACGTGATCCATTCTTTATTGCTTTGGTGGCTTCGCAGTTGCTTTAACGGGGCTGTGGCATAGAAAATCTCGGCGATATATTCTAATCGTGAGCTGCAACCTAAACAGCTCCTTTCTTTCGTGGGATTGACAGGATTACGGGGGTTCTGTCTCTTACTGACCATCCCCGATTATACTAGGAATAAGAATACAATCATGAAGAAGAATATCATCGCAGTGGCAATTTTGGCTTCACTTGCTGTATCGTCGGCATACGCAAATTGCGGTAATGGTGGTAGCAACGGGAATGGTTGCGGGGGCGAACAAGGACCGGCAGGCCCGCAAGGTCCCGCCGGTCCTCAGGGTCCGCAAGGTGTTGCGGGTCAGAACGGCAAGGACGGCGCGTCGGTTACTGGTGTCAGCATCAATGGCACTTCAGTCACGACAACGCTCTCCAATGGTTCGTCGGTGCAAGGTACGGTCACGGGGGTGGCTACGACTGCACAGCTGAACAGCACGAATAGCAACGTCGCGACGAACACGTCGAACATCACGACGCTGCAAGGTCAGGTTAGCCAGCAAGGCGGTGCAATCGCCGGTCTGCAGGTTAGTAGCGCCACGCACCAAGAAGTCGCTGACACGGCAGCCGGCACGCTGGCTGCCGCCAACGCCCACACGGATGCATCAGTGGGTGCAGAAGCGGCGCGCGCGAAGGGCGCCGAAGCAGGTCTGCAGTCGCAGATCAACGGCGTGAGCGGTACCGCCAACCAAGCGCTGGCGAATTCGAAGGACGCGCAGGCAACTGCGGGTCAAGCGAAGTCGATCGCGCAAGGCGCCGCGGCCACGGCTAACCAAGCCGAAGGCATTGCAGTCGGTGCTGCTATCACAGCGACGGGTGCAGCGATCGTTGCCGGTCATGCAGAAGGCGTTGCTGAAAGTGCGGCCGCACAAGCCAAGTCGGCTACGGCTACGGCGAACCATGCTGACTCAGTCGCCGGTCAAGCACTCGCAGCGGCGAAGGATGCCGACACGGATGCCGATGCGGCAGGCAAGGCAGCCGCACACGCCCAAGGCACGGCAGACACAGCGCTGGCTTCGTCGGCACAAAACGCCAAGGACATCAAGTCCGAAGCGCAAGCCCGTGCAGCAGGCGATGCCGCCACGCTGAAGTCGGCCAATAGCTACACGGATTCGGCCGTGGCGAACGGGGTGTCGCAAGCAGAATCATACGCTGATGCTGGCGATGCCAAGACGCTGAATTCTGCGAACAAGCATGCGGACCAAGCCGCTGCGGCGGCCTACGTCGGTGCAGTCGCGACCTCGGCAGCTTACACGGATGCGACGGCGTCGAAGACGTTGAAGTCGGCGAATTCGTACACCGACAAAGCAGTTGGTGCCGAGTCTAGCCGCGCCCAATCGGCCGAAGGTCAACTGCAGTCCAACATCAATTCGGAATCGACTCGCGCGCAGACGGCTGAAGCTGGTCTGAACACGAAGATCGACAACGAAACGACGCGGGCGACGACAGCCGAAGCCGGGCTGCAAACCCAGATCAACGGGAACAGCCAGTCGATCACGCAAATCCAGTCGAACATGAACAAGGGCCAGATGGGTTCGGGCGCGCAAGTGCAATCGAACAACTCGGTGGCACTCGGTGCAGGTTCGGTGGCTGATCGTGACAACACGGTGTCGGTGGGTGCAGCAGGTGCCGAGCGTCAAGTGACGAACGTGGCAGCAGGTACGGCCGACACCGATGCGGTGAACGTCGCGCAAGCTCGCTCGTACGCCCAGACGTCGTACCAGCAATCGACTGCTTACACGGATCAACGTGTGAACGCGCTGCAGAACTCGTTCGACAGCTTCAAGAAGGACACCTACGGTGGTCTGGCTTCGGTGCTGGCAATCGCGGGTCTGCCGCAACCGATCCAGAACGGCAAGTCGATGATCTCGGCGGCTGTCTCGAACTACCACGGCGAGCAAGGTATTGCTGTCGGTATCTCAACCGTCCAAGGCAACTTCGTGATCAAGGCCGGTGTCTCCACGTCCACGCGCGGTGATGTCGGCGCAGTCGCTTCGGCAGGCTACCAGTTCTAAGGGTAGCTTGAGCGGGAAAGGGGCCTTCGGGTCCCTTTTCTTTTTTTGTCCTTTCGAAGGAGTCAGGGTGAAACTGACGATGGATCAAGCGAACGCCTGCCTCGAAATGGGCGGTGCGTTCTTGCGTACTCTAGATTGTATCAAGCTGTTTCAGGACAAGCGCTTTAGCGGTGGGCATCTGGGTACGGCACTCTACTTCCTCGGGTGGGGTGTGTTCAACGTGTTCTTCTATCCGTCCCTGAATCAGGTGTGGAGTTTCTGGGCAGCGATTGCGTTGATGGCGATGAACGGTTTGTGGTTTGTGATGGCAGTCCATTACAACTACTTCCACGACGGTCGACGGGTCTACACCCCGCAAGCAGTATTCGGTGGCCTGTTGCTAATCGGCATGCTGTACGGGATGTTCTTTCGGGATGGCTGGCAGATGCTTAGCTGGGTGTATCGATAAGGAGAGCAAGATGAGTTTCAATTGGCCGTTGGACGATCGTCGGCGCGAGATGATTGGTTCGGTATTGAAAGTGCGCGGCAAAGAGATGGCAGAACTCGGTCACAACATCCGCACGGATATGCCGATTCGTGACCTGACCGAGTCGGACAAAAAGCGCATGCTGGAAGACATCATGATCGGTGCCACCAATCTGGCCTCGGCGTTTGGCATGGTGATTGCAGTGGGACCGAAAGTCAATCCCGCTGCGAAAGATGGCTATCAATTACAGGCAGTCGAGATCACTACCCGGGCTAAACTCTTTTAGGAGTCGTTATGCGGCGTATCGGCACCGTAACCGCGTTCTACAGTTACAAAGACTTCCTGAGTAATCACTACCGCTGTCGCTTTACGGTTCATGGCGTGAGCTTTAACTGTCTCGAGCAATTCATCATGTACTGCAAAGCCATGTGCTTTGGGGACACCGAGATTGCCCGGCAGGTACTGGAAGCGAATCACCCGCAAGACCAGAAGATTCTCGGCCGTAAGGTGAAGGGTTTCGTGCGGCACCTCTGGTACCAGAAGATCGAGCAATGGTACGTGCAGGGCGTGATTGCGCGCTACGAGCAGAATCCGCATGATCTGAAGCTGTTGCTCGCGACTGGTGATACGGTACTGGTGGAAGCCGCCAAGAACGACGGGATCTGGGGCGTCTGTATGGATGAAACCGATGACGACATCCAGCACGAGTGGAAATGGCGTGGCACCAACCTATGTGGGAAGGGCCAGCAAGCGGCTCGTGAACACTTTAAACGACAAGGAATTACTCATGCGACACATGTTGATAGTCGGTTCGGTGCGAGCTATCAAGCTCTTGGTAGTGCCGTTCATTGACCTGCGTCGCGTCATGAAACGGAGGTCCGAATGCGGGCATTGCGCTTTGCGCTAGAAGGGGAGCCACCACCCGAGTTACCAGTGCTGTCAGTTGACTTCGACGGCACGGTGCACTCTTACGAGTGGGGTTGGCAAGACGGCACGATCTATGGCACGGTGATCCCGGGTTTCTTCGAATGGCTGATGAGCGTCTACGAGAAATTCACCGTGGTGATCTTCTCGACGCGTTCGGCTGAAGCCGACAAGCTTGAAGACATGGCACGCTGGCTCAACGAACAGTGGATCATGTGGCGTCATGGTGAGCACGGCGATAGCGACGCACCGGAAGAAATCCCGGTGTCGTTCAGTGCTGACAAGCCCAAAGCGCATGTGTCGATCGATGACCGCACGATTCGCTTTGAAGGCAAATGGGATGCGGAGGAATTGCAGCCCGAAGCACTGGCGGCGTTCAAGCCGTGGACGGAGCGTTAGGATAGTGCCGGCCTTCGGGTCGGCTGCTATGCCGTTAATCAATTTTTAACGATCTAAGTCCATGTAGTGTAGGCATTGCGTCTAAGGAGCTGACATGGAACCGATCACCTGTCCTCAGTGCGGTAATGACGTCCGCTTCCAAGATCTCGAATACGGTCAGGAAGAGGAACACTACAGCGGCTTTCGATGTCCCCATTGCGGGGGTGTAGGAATACGCATGAGTGTGTACAAGGAAGAGCCACTGCCGTGCTTTACCTATCCATACTTCATGCCGTTTGACCTTGCTGGAAGATTGCAGTTTGTCAGTGGCGAATGTCGGCGAGATGCGTTTACGTTTGTTTCCAAAAGCGGCGTCTCCCGACTGGATCGTGAACTGGTCACACAACTCAGGGCCTTACCCGAGCCTGAGGAAGAACCCGATTTCATCTGCTACTTTCACTGACTCCTGACCCTTCCCGGTATTGGGAGGGGTCTTATGTTGTACGCTGTACTTAAGATAACCAAGAAGGAAAGACCATGGAACAACGTAGAAGGCGCCGCAGCAAACCACGCAGTGAGCGCAGTGAACCCGCCGCCAAGAAGGTGTCGTTTATCCAGCTCATGAGCTGGGAGGCGGAGTTCGCGGCGAGCGGCCGGGAAAAAGTGGAGCAGTATGGCGCAGCTTTCTGCAAGGATTTCGAGATTGACGACGCACGACTGATGCAAGCGCCGCCGATTGTGGCGCGACAAATCATCTTCGGTCGTTACGTCACTACGGATACGAGGTATCATCAAAATGCACACCCCGCTGTCGAGGACCTCGCAGAGCTATATCCGGAAACAACGGTGAACGAGTCATGAGAGAAGACGATCAACTTGTGAAAGATTGGCGAGCCAAATACGCCAGACATCTACGCAATGCAAAAGCGCGCGGCATTGTCAGTAATCTTTCGTTTGAACAGTACATGGCAAAAATCAAGGAAGGAGGAGTAATTCTTCCGGAGCAAGTTGGTCGTCGCTCCGATCAAATGCAGTTAAGTCGTGTCGGGGACGAAGGTGCGTATGACGTAGATAACTGTCGTTTTATTACCAGTCGTCAAAATCATCAAGAAGCTTTTATTAACGGTCGCTGTGACAATGCTTTGTTAAGAACCGCAGAAGCTCGTCGTGGCGCTACTATGGAGACCCATCCTTATTTGGCCGAGATGGCGAACAAGCTGAGAGGACGGACCAAGGAAACTCACGAACACCTCGCTATTGTCTCAGCTAAAACCGCTGAGAATCAAAGCAAAGACTTTTCCATCTGGACTCCAGATGGCATAAATCACGAAGGCAGGGATCTGAAAAGGTTTTGTATAGAACGTAATCTGAATCCTCGTGGTATGAGTCGGGTTTGTCGTGGAGAAAGAAAACAATACAGGGGGTGGACTGGTCAGTGGCTAGAACCAACTCCTGACTTTTCAGGATTCTTCCATGAACCCGAAATCTAATACTGCTCAATCTTACATATTGTCGATCCGGACCCCGCTGGAGGAGTTCTTCCGACGGCAACGGCTTGATCCCCGGATTGACCAGATCGACTGGTACACCATCGACCGCATGATCGAACACACGTGGTATGCGTTGATCTATCCGAACACCACCTTTAGCGGCCTGATGAATCTGGCGTGTCGCTTAAAAGATCGTGAGCATCCGTACGCCATGAGCGTGCTGAACTTCGGTCATTGGGTGAAAAACGAACTCGAGCAGTTTGATCTGTTCGCTGATGACGTCTACGTGAGCACCTACCATTACGCAGGCATGCATGGGCGGTGGGCGATTCGGATTAAACGCGGCTTTGAAGACCATCTCAGACTGACGGTTTATTAGGGAGGTAACGTGACGGATCTGTTGTTAGTGGACTTTCATGAGACCATGCCGGTCTTCCGAGAAATCGTCGAACAGATGCACGAGTGTGAGTCAGACGAGGATGAAGTGATGGAGATGCTCATCACCTATCTGGATAGTCTGGAGCTGGTGGACCAAGGACTGGACGCCTATGCGGAGCGGATCTGGGAAGACCACATGATCGCGGGCTGTCCGCAAGACGGGGCGAGGTTAATCGAAGGCGCCATGATGCTCGGTAACCATCTGTTCGATGTGTTAAAGCGAGCTGATGTCTACGATGCCGAGGGTTGGCTCGGTGGGCTGCACTTCGAAGGCTGGCGGGGCCGCAACAAGACGGTCGCGGTATTCAAGCGTGATCCGGAGGAGGAACGTTGCTGCTAAAGCATAGCCCTGCCCAGAAGGGCAGGGCAAATATGCCGCTTCTTTTTTTGGTGATCTTATGACAATTCTCTTACCAACGGGGTACCTATGTCATTGCAAGATCAATTGGCTGCACTCAATACTTCGGTCGAAGGAGTGGGCACCGCCATTGCTGCCAAGGATACCGCCTTGGAAAATCAGGTCACCACACTCGGTAACACGGTGAGCAACATCGCGCTGGTGCGCGGATTGTTCAACGCGCTGCAAGTTGCTGCTACGGGTCTGGACGCGAACGTCAATGTCCAAGCCCAAGAGATGGTGCTCAAGGATGGCGCCGGTCACGTGGTCGTGATTGCTAACGTGAACGTGACGGCGGCGACCAAAGCCGCTGGTCAGGCAGGCACCGGTGCTAACAGTCTGGACACCGGCAACTTTGCCTCGAATACGTGGTATGCGTTGTTTGTGGCGTATAACTCGTCGGGTGCGACCGCCTGTGCGTTGTTGTCCCTGAGTGCGACTGCGCCCACGCTACCGGCAGGCTTTACGTTCTACACCCGGGTGGGCTGGATTCGTACCGACGCCACCGCCAACGCTCGCCCGCTTGCCTTCACGCAAAAGGGTGCGCAAGCTCGCTACAAAGTCACCCCCGGTTCGAACGTTGCAGCGATGCCAATTATCGCTTCAGGGGCCGCAGGTGACTGCACGATCCCGACGTGGGCGCCGCTGGACTGGCGACCGTTTGCACCCCCGACGACGATTGACTTGACGTTGCTGACGGGTTCGAACGGTAATGCCTGTACGGTGATGGTGGCCCCGAACAACAATTTCGGGGCGTGGAACTCGGTGTCGAACCTGCCACCAGTGATGCATTCGAACGTGGGCTCGTACCTGTTCACGGACGATAACATCGCAGTGGAGTCCACCAACATCTACTGGGCCTCAAACGCGGGGGCTCAACCCCCCACGCCGGGGACGTCGGGTAATTCCGGCATTCTCTGCGTGATGGGCTGGACGGATAACATCTAACATGCCCACGGCATAGGACCCGGCCAGCAGGCCGGGCTTTATGCCAATTACTTTTTAGTGAACCACATCATGGTCTGGTAATACCGGGTTGCATGATTTTTCGAACCTATATCATCACTCGGAGCAGTTATGGAAGGTTCATACTGGGGAGTAGCATCATGTCTGACGTCGTGCTCGTTCCGTTCCGTCTGCATGCACGGGTAAGTGTGGTGAGCCAAGTTCGTCAGGACCGACTGACGCGACCGGAGATGTTTCCACTGGTCGCGCATGTGACTGAGTCCCTCACAGAAGGGCCGCCAGCAGCGCTTAAGCAGGAATTGGAAAACCAGCTGTTGAATGCTTTTACTCAAGTGTTTCTCAATCGACTTAGGGAGGACGCACGATTGAGGCAGAAAATCGGTGGGACCAAGTGGCAGATACAGATTCACGAGTATAGCTACAAACGGGTGTAATACGCGTTTAATACGATAATCAAAAATTCAGGATTGAAAGATGCCGTACGTAATCGAAGCCGCTAAGAATGGTCACGACGATCGCTATATCGGTCAAAGTGATGTCACGCAGCACATGTACTGGACCCGCAGCTTGCGCATGGCGTGCAAGTTTGAGGATCTGGACCTGTTGCGGCGGATGTTGGACAACATCATGGACGACGAACACAACCGCGACATTTCCGTCTTGGTTGCAGCGTTCGGCCTGATGAACAAGCCGGGTCCGCATTCAATGATGTTAATGATTCGTGAAGTCCTCCCAGATGGGTCACTGGGAGACTTTTGCGATCAACATGGGATCCGTTATCAGATTAAGAAGGAGCCTCGGGTAGTACCGATTCCTATTCCTGCGTAACGATCGGACTACCCTCTAACAAGAGGGGATGAATAATGTCGCAGTTCTGTGTCATTAGCTTTCGGTTCTGCACGGGTGCGCCGAAGTATCTGGTGGCGCGCAATGGTGTACTGGTTGACTGGACCTTCGATCTGTCGAAGGCCGCGCAGTATGAGGGCATGCTTGATGCTGATACCCATTACCTGTGGGTGGTCGAATGTCTCAAGGGCGGGAATACCACGGCCAAGGTCTATCCCGAAGTACTTGCCCCACTGCATAACAACCAGTTCAGCTTGATCGAACTGGCGATTGACCGCGTCGTACTGGGTCCCAAAAAGACCGAGCACATCGCCCTGCGGCGGGTTCATATTGACTTACTCTCTATCACAAGGAAAGCGTTCCATGTCTTACCGGATAAGAATCACGCGACCCGAACACCCGCAAACGTTACTCCGCATCAACCGCGACGAGAAATACCTCGTGCAGAGTTACCAAGAAGTGTACCGTGGAAGAGAAGCGTCGGAGTTTGACTTCGTTGACTTCGCCAAAGCCATCGTGCAGCAATTGCGCGATGCACGCCACGACAGTGAGACGTCTGCGGCTAAAATAGCGTGGGCGTTCAAAGTCGCGATTCTGCGCTTCGAGCCGTGGAAGAAATACGAACCCACGGCCGAAGAAATCGAGCAGGGTTATCTGCCGATGCTCGATGAAGAAACCGCGCCGGAAGATTGGGAACGGCGGATGATTACCGGGGCGACCTTGGACATCCTCGGCGGCGGGCATGTGTTTGAAAGTTACCCGTTCGAGATCCCGGCGGATTTCGATGTGGCAACTTTGGCGCCGCTGGAGTACGTCCACAGCAAAGCCGATCCAGCGCAGTTGCAAGCGCTGGTGGCGAAGTTCCGTAAGCAGTAACGCAGGACGGGTGGCGTAAAAACCCACCCGCGTGACATTTTCCTTATACTACTAAGAAGAGCTGATGATGAGCAACCTGTCTGCAAAAAGCCTGTCCCAACTCAGTACCTTGATCAAGACTGCTGACCTCACCGCCTTGGAACTGACCTATACGGGTCCGGGTCTGGACGAACGTCTGGCGGCGACACCGTTGACCGAACCGCTGCACAAAGTCATCAATGCCGTGTTGCGTGATCAGAAAGGTCGTACTTCGCTGGAGATCCACGAAATCGTCAAGGAGCGCGGTTTCACGGAACAGGATGTGCGCGTGTGCATGCAGAACATCTATAAGCGCAAACTGGTGATTACACTGCCCAGCGAGATCGGGCGGATCGCGTACCGCATGGCAGGTCGTGGGGAGTTCTGGCCCGATGACATTGTCTCGCCGACCCCGGCTGTGACGTCGGCGATGGCTAACAAGCTGTCGAAGAAGAGCATCGAGCTGCCCGCGTTCGATGCGAAGATCGATCCGAACAAGGACATCGTGCCGGGGGACCGGATTGAACTGGCCATCTGGAAGTTGTTTGGTGATGGTGAAGGTCGCCGGATGCCAGAGATCGTCGATGCGCTCAAGCCGTATCAGTACGACCCCAAGCGCGTCAAAGATGCCATGCGTCGTTTGTCTACGCTGCGCTGGTTCGAGTTCACCACCGGTCACAGCAGCGTGACCTACAAGCTGAAAGAGGGAATCCCCATGCCGTATGGTACAACTTCATTGGAAGCCGCTCCGGTGGATATTCCGGCCCCGGTGTTGGATCTGCAAAAAGACGGCATTCGCCGCACGCTGTGGAAGATCATGTCGGACTTCAAGCCACGCACCAACGTGGAGATCGCCGAGATCCTCGCGCCGATGTGTGATTCGACTGCGTATCTGAAGTACGAGATGATGCAGCTGGTGAAGCTTGGTTGGTTCCTGCGTAACGAAACCAACCACCCGGTGAACCAGTATCTGATCATCATCTATACGCTCAAGGACTCGATCAAGCGTCCGGACGCCGAGCCGCTCACCGCGAAGAGCAAGTTCTATCGGGCGCCGACCCTGACCTCTCTCGAAACGCTCGACGCGATTCATGCGGCGATCAACGACGGCCAGCCAGATCTTACCTCGATGATTGGCTCAGCACCGGCTCAGGCTTCGTTGTTGCCGCCTGCGGCCAGCGAGCCGGGGGACCTGAACGTCGCGCGCAATCTGGGTCTGCAAGCGACCAACGTGCATCAGTTCCGTCACCCGGATGCGAATCCAGCAGCAGCTGAAGCCGCAATCCGTACCTCGAAGCTCTCCGCAGGGGCGCGTGAGTTTCATGCGCTGCACAGCAATGGCATCGTCCCGCAGACCACCGGTTACAGCGTCAAGGAACCGGTGATTGCGGATGGGCTGATCATCACCGCACCGGCAGACGGTCCGCTGCGTAGTAATGAGGTGCAGCTGAAGGATCGCGCCATCCTTCACAACCCGCCCGAGTGGGTAGGCATGGACGAGATGGTCAGTGCGGTGCAAGCGATCAAAGATGCGATGCCGCTGGTCGAGCACTGTGTCTATATCCGTGGCAAGCGTATCGATGCGGATCAGGCCGATGCGCTGGTGGAAGAACTCAGCGACCTTGGCATGGGTGATGAGCGCCAGATGATCCAGTCGCCGCTCGTGAAGGTCAAGCTGGAAATTGCCGGGATGGAATTCAGGCTCGATGAAGTCGACCAGATCGTGCTGTACCTGAAGAGCGAAGGCTTCGGCAAGAGCCGCAAACACTAACGCGCGCACCGGTCCCGCTCCCAGCGGGACCTTTGTGCCTGACAAGGAGAATACCGTGTCTGATGACAACAAAGGCTTACCGGAACTCAAGCGGCCGTTCCATGAGACGCTGAGTGTGAACGACCGACTGGATGTATTGGAGTTCCGCCGCCGGACGGACGTCGAGTATGTGGACGATCCGTTCAACATCCAACTGTATTGCGGACCGACGCGGCAGTCCAATCTGGAATCGATTCGCCAGATTAACCACCGCCATGACACCGAACGCCATGCGACGCTTGACGACAAACGCATTCCGCGGCTGATGAATGAGCTGACACAAGCGGAGATCGATGAGTTGAATCGCCCCGATCGCAAGCTGCGGATGTCAAGCCTGTCGGGCGCGAACTACAGTCCGATCCTCACGGACGACAACCTGACGCTTAAGGAACGTATCGACTTGGCCGTCTGTTGCTACGGACTGTACACGGCGGGTACATCAGAACCCAACGAGGTACTGGACCCACGCGCACACGAGTTCTGGATTGGCGATGTGTCCGCTGCCATGGATAACTTGCGCGTGCCACGGTTGCGTAGCGAGATGACGGAGGAACAAAAGCTGAAGCTGGCGGAACTGCGCAAGCCACCGAAGTTTGTCGACTATCTGGATTTGTTCAAGTCGACAGCCTCGACACCAGATCCGAAGCTCTATGATCTTGCACGGGAACTTGCTCGCAAGCATCCGATTAGGATTGCGCCGCGCCCTATTCGTCCGATCGGTGATATCGAGGCAGTGCCGTTTGACTGGCCGATCCGACATCGTGGGGAATTTGACCATCCTATCCAGTTGTCACATGTCTCGCTGGGCAATGGTCCGAGCACGTTTAAGACGATCAAAAGGCGTCCACGTGGCGCTGGGCATCCGAATTTCGTCATCGATGACGGTCCGTTCTGGAATTTTCAGGAATTCAGTCAACAGGACCTCATGGCTCGTCTACCGGCTGAGTGGTCGTTTGAGACAAAATTGCGTTTCAAACATCACTACGGTCCCGAGATCGTGCCTTCCTTTGCGAGGACGGTACCGAAGATCAGACACGACGATTCGTTGGAGATGTTCCATGCGAAGATGTCCAACCGTCCTCGTAACGGTCTGCGTGTGGGTCGCTGGATTATTGAACAAGCGTATGCTCAACAAGGCTACGAGGTGGGTCCCGTTGTATGGATGAATCCTCGGCAAACGGGTAAGACTTATCTGAACTTGGCCTTTCAATGGGCGCGTCGTACACGTTGGGGTAGCCCGACTTGGCCACGTACGAGCTGTGGATTTTTCCTTCACGCGGCCTATGATCTGCGTAATTCGCGCGAATCGGATCATTTCTACTTCTACGATAACCCGTGGCGGAATTTGATCGAATTGGTTCGCGCGGATCTTTTTCATCACACTTCACGAATCGACTATGATAAACCCAACCGAAGAAGTCAAAGTACATCACGTCATCCGTATCGCCGCCCTTGATACGGCGGCCAATCCGATCCGGACACACAACGGTGTAGCTGACGAGGATTTGGCCGATTACATCGAAAGCCACAAACGTATCCGCCCGAGCGCGGCGTTGTTTGTGGACGGTCAGTGTGTCTTTACCGGCACCATGCAGCAAGAGCAGATCGATCGGCTCTGTGAAGAAGTCAGCAAGCTGGCGTGGAAAGTCGACATCGTCACCAGACCGTACCGTTAAAGTCTCCTCCACCCCGGGCTTGTACAGCCGGGGCTTTTTTATACTTCCCTAGAATAAGGTCAAACATGTTTCTGTTCTTCTCGTTCTCCGGATACGATGCTTCGGGTGGCGCACACGACCTGATTGGTAAAACCATCGGTACCACGTGGGCGGACCTGACGACACTGCTCGATGCCAACCTTGAAGCGGAAGAGAGCGACCCGCACTTCCCACGGCGCTCCAACTTGCTCGAGTACGTGCAGGTGCTGAATATCGAGACGCTCGAAAAGCGTACCGCGGGTATTGATGCCAAGCGCAACGATGAGGGCGTGTGGGTCGTGGAGGACTTCTGGTTCTTTACCGACGACGCCGTGCCGTTCCTCGAGGGCATCCCGTACACCCCACCCCCTCCGAAACCGAAACCGGTCCCGCCGCCCAAACCCCAACCGGCTGACTATATCTACTACAAGCTGAGCGCGGTAGCACTGGTGCGTCAGTTTGAAGGCGGTAAGGTCGCCGAGCAAAAGCGTTTTGCGTTTATGTGCAAGCGCCCGAAGGACAAGCCGTTCATCGAATTGCTGGATCAGCCCTGCGAAGCTATCATCGACATGGTCACCAAAGCATTCCTGCACCGCCATGGCGAGCGTCTGAATGAAGTGTACGGTCGGATGACGTGGCATGTGCAGATCGCGGGCTACAACTCCAAGCCGTGGGTAGACTACAGTCCGAACTTCGGTGAGTTCGAAGCCTTGCCGGAGACGCAGGTTGATGCCCTGCAGAAATCCAACCCGACCTACGAGGAATTCGATGTCCAACGACCGAACGACGGATCCTAAACTGGATAGTCTGGCCCGTCACATCGGCGGGCAAGGTTTCACTCCGGAAGAGAAAGCCGACTTTCGGGAAGAGTACCGTAGTTGGCCAGTGCAAGAACTAGCAGCGGCTTACGTCCGCGAAACTTTCAAGGCACAGCTGTTGCTCGAGATTCTCAGCACACGCGTGATTATTGAATAACAATAAGGAAGACTATTGTGAGCATTCTCTCTGACCGTCAGATCAAAGCGCTGTGCACAAAACCCACCCATACGACGTTGGTGGATAATTGGGATACTCGCGAGGTTTTCAGCGAGAATGGTTACTGGGTCGATCCGGCTACTGGTTCGACCTTTCGCCGCGATGCCGACCTCCGAGCACAGCCATTGGTTGGCGAACCCAGCCGCCCTACCATGATCGAACCGTTTGTGCCGAATCAGGTGAAAACGCTGATTCGGCTCTGCGAGGATTTCCGAGTATCATTGATGCGTTATGTCGATAATCCGCCCCGGCATCACGATCAGAGCACGGTGCCGGTGGCATCGGTCGAACGTGCTAAGCGGATCTTGGTCGACCCAACATGGCTGTGGCGAGATAAAGAAAAGTCGTTGATGGCGCACGATGATCTTCCTTTTCCGAGCCGCACACAAGACGGTGCCTACAAGGCCGGCTTTGTGGAGAATGAAGAACGCGTCATCTCGTATGGCCTGACGTCCTACGGCTACGATGTGCGACTGGGTCGCAAGTTCAAGATCTTCACTAACATCAATTCCACGGTGATCGATCCGATGAAGATGTCGGATGACTGCTACGTGGACTTTGAAGGTGACGTCTGTATCATCCCGCCCCACAGCTACGTGCTGGGTCACACGATCGAATACTTCCGGATGCCCAAAGACGTGGTCGCGGTGTGTCTGGGCAAGTCGACGTATGCGCGCGCGGGCGCGGCCATTAACGTTACGCCGATCGAACCCGGCTTTGAAGGTCAAGTCGTGATCGAGATCGCCAACCAGACGCCGCTACCCATGAAGGTCTACGCCAACATGGGGATTGCGCAGTTTATGTTCCATCGGGGTGAGCCCTGTATGGTGTCGTACGCGGATCGTGGCGGCAAGTATCAGGGTCAACAAGGCGTTACGACAGCGAGGGTGTGAACATGGCGAAGAATAAACGTACTCCGTGGACGAAGGAGCAGGTCGAGGAATTCGTGGCATGGCACGATGCTCGACTGAAGGAACTGAACTATCCGCCAGAACTGGTTAAAGAACTGACGGATGCTCGTGAACGCTGGTTACCCGTCCCAACCGTGGGTGTTTAAGGAGGCTGTCATGTTTCTGCATTACTGGCAAATCGCCAAAGCGATGGATGCGGCCAAGGCGACGAATCCTCGCACCCTCGTCGGAGCCCGGGTCAATTACCAATTCGTCCACGACTCAGACGACACGGAGGCTGGTCGGAATAACGGCTTCTGTGGTTTGTTTGGTTGGGTGTACGAACATACGAATCCGGAAGCCGATGATACCGAGCCGATGGACTTGGTCATTGCGTTCGATACCACCATCGACGAGTTCTTTGTGACCCAGTCGGTGAAAGCAGTCTTTGCTCGTGAGCAGTTGGCGGGCGACTCAACCAGTCTCAACCAAGCCGAACACGCCAAATTGATCGATAACGTGGTCTTCGGTCCCGAGTAACTTTACACTGAATACGGTCCTGTAAATCCCAGTTGCAGGCCGTTTTGATTAAACAAGGAGAGTCACAATGTCTGAAGCCGTGAAGCAAGTGAATATCGAATACGCGATCAAGGGCTACTACCTGCGACTAGTGCGCCTCGACGCCACCGGCGCAGTACGGGAAAGCGAGCCGTATAGCTTCTTGCGCAAGAAGCTCGGTACCATTGAATCCGGCCCCCTGAATGAGCCCGGTGAGTGGACCAGCGGTTGGGATTACTCGATCGAAGAGATGACGACGTCGGCTTATCTCTTCCCGGATCCGGATCTGGCGGCGGCCGAAATCAAGCGCTTGGCGGAACTCCCGATGGCGCTCGATACCGATAACCCGGATCCGGAAGACAAGACTGGTTGGTTGGTGCCGCATCCGGACATGCAGGCCGTGCTGGATAAAGACTACATGCACGAACCAGTCCATGTGCGTTTTGAAATCATGCCTGTGCTGGAGATTACACCGATGCCCGTGGCAAACTACAGCTGGACCTTGCAAAAGGCTGATCTCGAAGGCAATCCGATTCCGAAGGAGGCATGATGAACATACGCAAAACGCCGACGGCGGAAGCCATCGATCGGATGGACAAGGAACTCGAAGAACGGATCGATAAGTACGGCTTTACGTTCATGGGGGTGTTCTCCACCGAAGACCAGACAGGTACCAATTTCGTGTACACGATCGGGTTGACTGAAAAAGGTTTGCCCGAAGTGTTCGTCTCAGGTAACTTTGCTTTGCAGTCGCTGCAACATCTCGCGGGTACTGTGGCTGAAGAATTGGTCCAGCATGCGCTCAATGGCACGCAGCCTGTGTTGGGGATCCGGACCGAGTTGTTCAATCTGCCCGTCGAGCTGCGTTCGGTGCAGAACGTGAATAAACTCAACGGTGCCACTCGCTTCTACGGCGACCGTGTGCGGGTGATCCAGTTGGTCTGGTCGGACGATCAAGGCAACATGCCGCATGAAGCTGGGTACGATCACGAGAAATTCCCGCAAGAGATCTTGCCGGCCATACAGTGAGGAGGCGTTATGATTGAGTTGCAAGAAGCCATTAACACCGGCACACTTGTGAAGTGGTTTGAAGCACATGCCGCCACACCCGCAGTATTAATGCGTCAATACGCCAACTTGTTGGCCGCGGTTGCGAAAGAATTTCCGGGCATTGCTGAAGTCGCTATCGGCGCGGAACTTGGTCAGTATCACGGAGTGACCGGCTACATGTTCTTCTACACATTCGAGAACGGGAACTTCAACCTGTTCGCACAGCTGAATGCGGATAGCAAGATCGAATCCATCGAACGTGTTAGTGGCGAGCACCGTCAAACGCCCGGCATGGGGGCATCGCACTAGGTTCTTTCTGCCCGCTCTTCGGAGTGGGCTGTATGCCCGTTTTATTTCACAGCCTCGCACCATTACGTGGTGATGTCCCAGATCACCAGTCACACTTCCCTAGACTAAGGAGAAAGAAGATGAATGCCAAGAAGATCAAGTACACCAATCTGGATGTGCTACTGTCCAAACTGGAGACCAATCTCGAGCGGCTGCGCTTCGTGAAAGAAGCAGCCGAGCAAACGGAAGTCGAAGCCTTTATGGAAATCGACTTCGGGTTGCTGAATCTGGCCAACGAAACGCTCACGATGGTGACCGCCATGAGCATGTATCACCTGCACAATTCGGATGGTGCACAGACGTACGCGGCCACCGGTGAAGCACTAGGGGTTGGCTACGAGCGCATCCGCCAAATCGCGATGGAAGGCCGTGACAAGGTTACCATCCACAAAACCCGTCGTAACCGAGGAGAGTAACGTGCAAAACGAAGCAATCTTTGCGGCTGCCCAAGCAGCTGAGCTGACCCGTGTCAAGACGTGCTGCGAAGGCGTCGAGAACAAACTCTGTTCCACCGATGAATGGAAAGGCAATCTCGGGCCATTCGCGGCACAGATCGAGCGACGGACGATGGAACGTGCCATTGCGTTTGTCGAACGCGGCAGCTTCCTGCATGACGACGCCCCGGCCGCTCGCATGGCGCGTGAATGCGCTAAGGAAATGCGTAAGCAACTTCTGTCGTCCGATTACGTGTTTGTCACCCCGACGACCTTGCAAAGTGCGGCTAAGGATCTGCTGAGTCCGATTGGTAGTTCGCTGAGTAGTCCGAGCAATCCGGCGCGCATGACCGAGGAGTATCGTCCCGACTTTGTGGCAACTCCGACACTCCCGCTCGAAGCACCGGTCGTCGCTAAACCAGAGGTGGCGATCGCGTGGTCAACGGCCATCATGCTTTTCCGCACCCATCTCACGCAGAAGTTCCTCCGCGCCGGTATGCATGTGCTGGACATCGAAAAGATGCTCAAGGAAGCCGAAAAGACCTACTCGGCTGAGGCGGACGAGAAGCTGCAACAGCTGCTGGCAGAAGCGAACGTGTTGGCCGGGCGGTGGCCGCCGGATATTAAAGAACGACCCGACCATCCGATGGATCCGATTCTCGGTGAGGAAAAACCTGCTGCGTTGCACGTGCACACCACAGATACGTCGGGTGACTTCACGTACGAGGCTAAAATCGCTGTTGTTGCCGAGAAGAAAAGCAAGATTGGTGAAGATGGTGTCCTGAAGAACGATTAAGCAGTCAGCGTCATAAGCCCCCGCCCGAAGGCGGGGGCGTTTATGCTGGTTCTTTTTTCGATTAAATGCCCGGCCCGTACAGGTTCACGGTGAAGCTCACCGCGTAGCTAAGCGGCGCTGACAGGGTGATGGTTACCACGCTGCCATTGGTGGTGAGGGTGGCTGTCACAGCACCCAGATTCTGCGCACAACGGAACACCGGTACCCAGTTACCCCGACTGCACGCTTCAAAATCCAAGGCGGTATAAGAGACACTGGTTTTGCCGGCAGCAATCGTCAGGGTCGGGGGATTATAAGTTTGCGGGATGATCCGCGCTTTCGTCGTCCCGGACAAGAAGGTCGTCCCGACGGGATTGAGGTTATGAATTCGGCACGCTGAGATACCGCGCGAGTTACTGTTCTGGACTTGGATAACTCCGGTTTTAAACGGTGCCAGCGTACCCGCCCCCGCGGCGTCGACAACGTCGTTCAGATCCAGTCCTTCGATATAGCCCGCTTTGATGGCAAAGTCTTGGGCTTCGCCTGCAATCACAGTGGCGTTACTCTGTAGCGCGTCCCAGCCGCTGGCGACCAGCTTAAGTTGATAGACGCTGGAGTCAGTCGGCACCAGGTTGATAAACGCATTGCCCAGTCGCTCACAGGCAACCCGATTCCAGACCGAGCCTACCGTCAAGCCGGCAGTCGTGGTGCTGGCCAAGCGAGGGTCGAAGGTGTTAGACTGATACGCAAAATACGGGGTGTAGCCACAGAAATAGTCATCGAGATCGGCATGCACGCCCATTGAGCCGTTCTTGGGCAGGTAAAACGCTGCGCGCTGTTCAGCGTTGCTCGAACAGTTGGTCCACTTCCAGTCACCACCGGTGCTGAGAATACACCACGTCGCATAGTTGCCACTGCTGCCCAGATTGTCCAGCGAGCTGTGACCGTTGTTACACCACGCGGTATAAGGAAAGCGCACACCCGACACGAAGATGTCTTTGGCATCAAACTTGTGATTGCCCCCATTGCCAAAGATAATCCCGTCCATCTGGCAGCCGACGTTACCGGGCGCCGCACCGGCTTGTCCGGGTCCGGTAATCTGGAAGCCCCGGTATTTGGCTGTGTTCAGTGGCGCGTGAGCGGAATAGACTGACAACGCAGCGGCGCCCGCACCCAGATCGGACTTCCATTTAAGCGTCACACCATCGGCACCACCCCCAGCGCGAAAGGATTCACAGATCAGATGATGATCGACCAAGCTCAGCTCGGTGCCCGTACAGTCATAGTTGCCCCGCACCAATTTGACGTTAGGGGTCAGAGGGGAGTCAAAGGCGGCCTGCATAGCGGCACCGGTCAGCGAGCTACCGGTGTAGTCGGCACCGTACCATACACCACAGTGGTAGTCATTGTAAATGGAGCCGGCGATGGCACCGCCTTGGGAAAGGTCAAAGATCTGCTGAAAGTCGCTGGCATCGATGTAGGCATTGGCAAAGGTGATGGTCACGCCAGCCGCGGGCTGCAGCATGGCCCCGGGATCAAAACTGAGATAGCCACTCAGGGTAAGGTTAGTGGATACAGGGGTGAGGCCTGAGAGTTTGGTGAGGGTACTGGGAATACTCACGCTGGTAACTCCTTGTAAAGCGGATTCAACCATCATAAACGGGGAGCCTCAGCTCCCCGGGCTTGCTTGTGCGATTACTGGATCGCAGTTACCGTCCACGCATCGTCGACCAGACCGTTGTCGAAGACGAATTCGTACGGCAGATAGAAGTAACCAGCGTCACCCCAATCTGCACCCCACGAATTGCGCACGATCACGAGCTTACGGATACGATCGTAGCCGACAGCGAGAACCGCATGCCCTCCCATGCATTCCTCGGTGTCAACGTTCGGCATCGGTACCATCCCGTTAGCCGCCACTTCGTCCGACTCGAACGACGCGTAGACCGTGATCCCCATGACGATCGGAAAGCCTGCAGCCAGTGCATGCTCAAAGCTGGCCTGATCCACAGCCACGCGCTTGTAGGCGAGCGCGCGATGCTGCAGACCGTCGTTGAATGCTTCCATCGTCGGCACGTCTTTGAACTTCGCTTCATTGTACGGCCAAAGCGATTCTTGGCAGATCCCGTACTTCGCGATCAGCTTGATACCGTCACGGATCTGGGCTCCGCCGTCTTGGTCGACGTCACCTTCGTAGTTACGTTCGTTGAAATACACGAACAGCTCCGAGAGCTTGATGAAGGTTTCGCGCTGCTTGTTCTCATCGAACTCGACCGCGGCGACAATGGCAAAGCCCGTGCAACAGCCGAGCTGGTCTTGGTTCTGGATCGCGGAGCAACCCGGGCGCCAGTCCATCACGTCCGGCGTGTCTTGGGGTGCGGCGGCGTTGTAAAGGTGGTCACGGGCGTCGTGGCCATCACGCACGACGGCGTATTTGCGTTGTTGATTCATACTGAGACCCTGTGGAGGAACGAGCGATAATGCTCATCTCATATAACTTATTTTTTGCCATAGTAAGGCACCTGTAAAAAACCACACAGACCTAGTGGTAACCTATGCAGTAGAAGTACCAACCACCCGTGGAGGGGACTGTCATGATGTCGTGTATGTTCGGTGAGTGTGAGGCATTGCATCGCGAAAATCAAACGATTAGCTTTGCAGAACTCAAGCTCTTCCTCGAGGAGCGGTGTACTACTCAGGCCATCATGGTGCGCATCTTGGATCGCATGAACCAAGTGTGGGCCACCAATATCGACCTGACTGATCACGTGCTACTTACGTATCAATCGTTCCGTGTTGTCCGAGACCCGACCAACGCCGAAGCGGTGAAGATTGAGTACTATGCAATGCCAAGCACCCGCACGCTGCCACGAGGCACGCTGCCGTATGCCAGCACGTCGTTGCGCATTTCGTATAAAAAGATTATGGGCGTGTGGTCGGTTCAGCCGATGCTCGCCTACGCTTGAGGATAACTCCAACAAGCAAAACAAAAAGCCTGTGTGGCCGCCTCAGGGTTTTTTCCTGGGGTTGCCACCTTTTATGCCCTACGGAAACTAAGGAGATCTGATGTTTGCTTGGCTTAAGAAAAACCTACTGCGCCGCAAGAATCGCGCACCCAAGTACGCGTCACCAGAATACTGGCGTGAGCGTTACGGGATTGAAGTACCGCCGTATCCGGATTGTCCGAGCTGCGACAAGAACAGTAACATCATCAGTGCGGGTGACAGTGGCTCGACGGGTGAAGCACGCTACTACTGTTGTAGCTGTCACGAGCATTTCTTCTCAGGCGGTTGGGGCAGCGGCATAGGGGCCCGACCGTAGCCGGGCCGAGAGGCTTACGCTTTCATTGCCATGGGGATCGGGGCACCCGCGTTGTTCAGGGACACCGTGAACTTGAAACCCGCGGCTTTCGCTTCATCGAGCAGATGCTGCACGCGTTGCACGAGTTCGAGTTCGTCCCTGATGACGCGTTCAGCCTGACGTTGTTGCTTCTGCGCTTCTTCGGTAAAGCTGATACCGTCGAAGAGCTTATGGGCAAACTGAATCGCAGCCGAGCGGGGTGCAGCTTGAATGATCGGACCCAGTGCGGTACCGGTCGTATCGAGCAGACCGACCGCTTGGGCGATTTCGACTACACCCGGATCATTCAAGCGATTGCCCTGCGGGGTGACGTTCAGAATCGGTTCGGACATTATAAGACTCCAGTAAGTAGTTGGGGTTACCGCATAGCATTTGAGGGTATTGGGCTGGGTTGTGTTTAAGCGCGGCACTCGCGGGGAGTGGCCCACTGAGCCGGTTTACAGGTTTGGCCGGTCTTCCAAATCGGTGGAAAAGACCCGTTGGTAGGGATGGAGCCTTGTTCACTCCTGCCTGAATCCAACCCTTGGGCACAGTCCAGCGCAATACCCTTTACTCCTTAAGAGAACAATAATGAATCAAACTATCATGGTATCGAATCTGATTATTCTGTCTAACTCGTTCAGTAGTGCGGGTGGTGATGGCGCGCTGTTCCCGCATGCATGGGCGCTGCTCATTTGGTTCACGATCAGCGCAGTGGCTTTCGTGCTAGGTATGTTTCCGTGGATGGAGTGGAGCGATCAGCTCTATGCGCATCCGACTGCGAACTGGATGCACGAACACAACGCGCTGTATCGGCGCAAGCTGACTCTCTTGTTCGGCACAGTGTTGTTGATCTCCATTGTCAGTGCGGTTGTTCCACTTTACTTGGGGTTGTAAATGAACGGCCGGGTTAAACGCATCGAACAAAACGTCCAAGGCCGTGACTTCGCCATTGGTGACATCCATGGGCATTTCAGCCGGGTTAAGCAAGTCTTGCAGTCCGTAGGATTCGATCCTGCGGTAGATCGATTGTTCTCAGTGGGCGATCTGGTGGATCGGGGGCCGGAGTCCGAGCAGTGCTTGGCGTGGCTCGACTACCCGTGGTTTCACGCCATCAAAGGCAACCATGAGGAACTGCTGGAAGCCTACACCTATGCCCAGATTAAGGGCGGCTACTACATGGAATGCGGGGGTGCGTGGCTGATCGGTAAGACCGAGGTCGAACGCATGGAATACGCGGTACGCTTCGCTGAGCTACCCTACCTGATGGAAGTCGAGACGACCCACGGTCCGGTCGGGCTAATTCACTCGAACGTGTTGCGCGATTCGTGGGAGTACACCAAGCAGCGCTTTCTCGGCTGTCAGGATCCCAAGGACTGGCAGACTATTCGCCAGATCTGTCTGTGGGAGCGGGAGCGCATCCTGCAGGAAGACCGTACCGTGGTGGAAGATATCCGTGCCGTGGTGGTGGGTCACACCCCGTTGCCGCTCGCCACTGTACTGGGCAATGTGTATCACATCGACACCGGGGGCTGGCACCGTGGCCATTTCACCTTACTCGATCTGACGACGTTGCAAACCGTACCACCGATGAAACCCAAGCTGGACTGGAGTAACTAGGAGAACAAGATGAAACAACGCTTTGCGCACTACGAGCGCAACAAGCATGGCCGTGATTTGGTGGTGGGCGACATTCAGGGTTACTTCGCTCGCCTGAAAGAAGAACTCAAGCGTATCCAGTTCAATCCGGAGAAGGATCGTCTGTTCTCCACTGGTGACATCGTCAACCGCGGCCCCGAATCGCACTGGTGTATCGAGTGGATGAACTACCCGTGGTTCCATCCGGTCACCGGTAACCACGAGCTGCGCGCGATCAACTACGGCTTTGGCTGGTGGAAAGACACGCAGGACTTTAACGAATGTGGCGGTCAGTGGATGATCGACATGGCACCAGACGCGCGCAAGAAGTATGCGGAGCATCTGGATCAACTGCCGATCGCATTGGAAGTCGAGATGCCCAACGGCGACCTCAAAGGCGTGGTGCATTCGGAAGTGTACGCCAACGACTGGACCCGCATGCGCGAAGAGCTGGAAAGCCCCAAGCACGACAAGGAAATCTCCGCCGTGCGCAATCTGGCGATGTGGTCGAGGAAGAAGTTCGAGGGCGAGAACCCCGAGCACGTGGAGAACATCCACACGGTGTTCGTCGGCCACACCACGGTGCTGCGCCCGCGCATGCTGGGTAACGTGATGTATTGCGATACCGCAGGCTGGACCGAGAACGGCTACTTCGCGCTGATCGATATGGCGACGCTGGAATCCGATCCCCCGCCGACGACGGCTTCGCACTGGGCGCGAGGTGCGCATGCTTAGCAGAAAAGTTAAAGCGCGGATTCGGTACAACAAGGTCAAACGGCTACATCGTCTCTATCCGGAGCGGTTGCCGAAGATCTTCATCTACTCGGAGCGTGGTCCAACGAGTCCAGTAACTTACACCAACGCCTATCACATCCAAGCCATGCGGGTGGAACGCAATGAAGAAATCTGGGCGATCATGCAGTTACCGAAGGCGATCGACTATCCGGGTCTGCGTGGTCGTCCGTCGTGGGAGAACCATCCGCTGAATTTCGGGCGGCCGGCTTGGAAGCCAGAACTCAAGATGCTGCTGTGGGAGAATGGTCGACCCTCATGGTCATCATCAGGTACGCGTGAGTTGAAGGTCGTGCCTCGCCATCATCACCACCACTGGCCTGATTGGGCGTACGAAATCCCGTTCGATGGACTGACACCAATTCGGGTTTCCAGCGAAGGCGTGTACTTCCCGGCCCTTAATAAGGAACGCAATACGTAATGGCACAACGACGCTACGGGAGGAGCGGTGGCAAGCTCCTCAAACTCTGGATGCTGGAGCCAGAGGCACGCTTTAAAGAAACCATGGATGAGGACTCCGACGAGAACAAATGGAATCCATGGAACTGGGCCGGTGGCTGTGCCGTGAAATTGCTGATACGGGCCTACACCGAAGAAGATGCGCGCGCATTTGCCCAGCAGGCCGCGGGTGATGAACAAGATCATGCGCCAGAAGGAGTACAGGTCTGGCTCTCCCCCCAATACACCAGCTGCGTCGAGGTGATGAAGTACGGCACGCTCGGCGTTGTGCTGCGTCAAAGGCTACCTGACTAAGATGCGATTTCCTGAAACAAAAATAAGAGGTACGCCGGAGCTGATGATGAAGTACCGGCGTCGATCCAAGCGTCATAAGCCCGACCGTTACGAACGCGAGCTGAGTAAGGTCGATAAAGAAGCCGGTATGCGTGGCTTGCATTGGTTCCGTTCTAAAGACGTGCCGGACAAGACCGGCCGCGGGCGGCGAGTTCGCATCAAGCAGTCGCGCTGCCTGCGTCCTAAAATGGCCAAGCGGGCGAAGTATCCGCACCAACGCTTCTGGGCCAGTCGAACCTTCACCGTCTCGTGGGTGGAATCCTATCCGTCCAGTGTGATCAACATGTTCAAAGGCTGGATCGACGCCTTGGTGGCACCACCAGCACCGGAACCCGGTCAGCTCTATCCGGTGGCTGTGGATGGTCTCACACCGGATACGAACAAAGCCACCGTCGAGTGGTCGATGAGTTACGGCAACCCGAACACGTTGCACTGATACAAAAAGATTGGGCGACATATTACTCAAATGTAGTCCAATCCGAACACTTCCTTATACTGGAGTCACAATGCCACATGAAAATCGTGTCTATCTGAGCTGGCGGGGTCTGCCGCTCCTTTATGTCGCTGAGCCGCTGGGCAAGTCCGTGCTCACGCTGGAGAACTACACCAAGTGGTATCGGGTGCAGCTGGTGATGCCTGATGGTTCGGTGCAAGACGTGGAGTCTGGTAAGATACTGGAAGCCAACGATAAGATCTCCATCCACGGTTGGATGGATCATCTGTACCATCCGAAGCTCCTGATTCAGCTGGCCAAGGATCTCGATGCGTGGACCGACGAACGGGCACTGGAAGCCGCAGGCGGCCGTTGGTTGCGTGAGCACGATGGCTTCCATGAACTTATCAAGCTCTATCCAGAGCTGGACTTCACCGGGGAGAATGACTGATGGCTCTTGAACTCCAGACCCTCGCGCGAGACGAAGCCGCTAATCAGTGGGTCGAGAGTAACGTCTCGAGTTCTCTCGCCGAGAAGCTACGTAGCTGGGCACGTGGTATGCTCGACAAGTACGACGCTGATGATCAGGCGCAAGTGGGTGTGTTGCTCACCGAACCGTGCCGACCGTTTGACTCGCAACAAGGTGTGCTCCCTTCGCGTGCGCATATCTACGCGTTGATTTTCACGTGGGACGACGGGCGTGAGCAAAAAGTACTGCGAGCAGCGCTGTACGTGAATGACGCCAACGAGATCATCGATTTCGTTCCTGTCGATAAGGAGTAAGCGTCATGGGTCGCAGACTTCGTCGGGCGTATGTGAATTACATCGCCGACCCTCATGCCGTGAAGGCCTTCGTGGAAAGTCACCAAGTGCGCGGCACGAACCTGCAAAGCGAGATCAGTACGTTCGTGCAAAGCAACCTGAATGACTGGAGTAACCGTCCGCATCTGAAGGTCGCCTCTGGTTTGTCGGGTCCGCATCAGGTGGAGATCAGTGGTCAGCGTACCAAGGTCTATCGTTTTAGCATGGATCTGTTGGCGCCTGCCCGGGCCGACAAACTGGTGCCGGATACGCTGGAAAAGCGTGAGCTGTATTTCTCCACCAATGACCGCGGGCAACTCGTTGACGTGATCCGGGAGACTTTGGAAAGCTAATTGACGTGCGGGAAGGTCCCGTTGGTGATGGCTGCCTGCAGTCGGGCAATGACCTCCGTGATCGCGTGATCGGCTTGGCTATTACCACCCGGCCACGCAGCAGGTTGGATCATTTCGACCTGCTGCTCTTGCAGGAACAGCGTGATTCCCATCGCGCCGTGGACGTAACCTTGACGCGGAGGCCAGTTGAAAAAGACGTCTCCCCCGCACACGGTCTGAACGGCATGCGCCAACTCTGCGCGATAGGCATCCCAGTATTCTTGGGTGCCACACAACGGCGGCTCGAACGCATACAGGTCACCGATGCGCTCAGATCCCAGATAGATTGGCGTGAGTAACGTACGTTCAGCACCCAGCGAGTGACCCTCGACGTTGATGATCACGCCGGCCGGAATGGTCTTCAGGACCCAGTTCCAGAAGTCCTGCATGCCTTGGTTCACACCAGCCGGGACCACGCCACCCTTTGGAGCTTTGGAGGGCGCCAGCCAGACGTCATCAAGGATGTCGATGTTACCGCCTTGGGAGAAGCGCGTGCCAGCAATGCTCAGATACCAGAGACCTTTGGCGTCTTTGGAGATCACAGCTTGATGGGTGAGATTCTGGTATTGGTCCACCAGTATCATGTCGAGCGCAGCAAAAGCCGCAGTCGCAGCGATGCGGTCCATCACATACGCAGCATTGGAACGTTGTGCTGCGTTTAAAGTCGCAAGGGGATTCATGAGGATTCCTTTGTTAGTTAAAACATCATAGCAAGGATAACAATAATGGCAACGAAAGCAGGCCGGGTCGAACTCAAGGACATCAAGGCTGGCAAGACATTCTGGAAAGCAGTGATCGATCCGGTGACCGGTAAGCGCTCGGCGTCGGCCATCCAGATCATCGATGGCATCCAGCTCGGACGTTTCAAACGCCCAGACCAAACACCCGTCGCCATGTGGTGGTATGGGCAACGCAGCCTTGACCCGCAAACCGGTCAGACCCTCAAAGCGCGCGTCGTGTGTGATCCGATGTGGAGTCCGCGCAACGAACAGGACGAACCGATCTTCGACAAGCTGTTTGTCAATCGGGCGGCGGTGATGCGTTGGATCAAGCGCTACGAAAGCAACCGCATCACCACGCTGTGCGAAGACCGTCGGGTGTTCGACTGTGGGGATCGTCCGTTGCGTACAGTCGCACGCACTCAGCCCGATCAACTGGATCTGGAGCAGCTGCCCGATCACCGTTTCCAACACGCTGAGATCGCCTTCGCCAAGCACTACGGCGTCCCACGCTCGGCGAAGCTCAACGAAACCCCGCACGGTTAAGGAGTTACGATGCCAACCAAAGCAGGCCGTCTTCGCATTGAAGACATTCGGGTCGGCCGAGTGATCTACGACGTCGGCATTGACTGGTCGACCTTCTCGGCGTTTGCTCGTCCGCTGAAGATCGTCGCATGGGCCCCGCACAGCTACAACGCGGGTCGGGACATCATGTTCACCACGCTCGAACCGGAAGGTAACTACCACGGTTTCCATTCGCGTCGCAACATTACGCAGTGTGGATTCTACGGTACGTTCGATCAGGGTCGACCCGATTCGGAAATCATCGAACGCGAATCCACACCGATCAACTTCTTCGTCAACAAGCGGGCCGCAGAACGCTATATGGACCGTATGCTGGCTGACGGGACGTGGCCGTGGGAAAGACCTGCCGCGTTCGAAGCGTACGGTTACAAGCCCGTTAAACCGCGCCCGACGCCGGAGAATATCGGACCGGCCGCGCAGCGGGAAGTCGAAGCGATCTGGGGTCGGATCAATACCGAGCTGGCTGGCTCGCCGCTGACCGGGTTTTCGAATAAGGAACTCGTCTCGGTGATCGATCGCTACATCACCAAGCTGCTCAAGACCGATGCCAAGGGTCCGGTGATCACCATCGAGAGCTGGAAGCAGGAACCGGATGGTTCAGTCTCGTTCACGGTGACAGGTCCGCCTGAAGTGGTCGCAAGTATGCGAGCAGCTCAGCAACAGGCGGCCAGCATTGGCGTGGCCAAGGACCTCGAAGGTGACACGATACGTGAATCGTTCTCGGCACTCGACTCGCTCAGACGCCAGTTAATCGGCACACGTCACGAGTACGGCATAGAGCCCTCGCCCGAAGGCGAGGGCTCGGTCAAAGCTGGCGAGTAAGGTTGGCGTAGGCGCCGTTCACGATATTGAAGCTGATCTGAATGGCGCCGTCCAGACAGCCTTGGTCCGTGCCGCCGGTACCGATACCCGTGGAGAGCGTCCCACGGTTGGCTTCGAAGGTCGCAGCCGAACCCTTCTGGCCCAGCAACATGTAGGCGCTTCGGTACGCGAAGTTGGCGTTCTGAAATACACCTGCGGTCGCACCAATGGACAGAATGGCGTTCACTGCAGCAGACAGGATCGGTGCCTTCATGATGCCAGCCTGCGGTTCATCGAAGGTGGTGAGCAGGAACAACTGACCCGTCGCCATCCCCGCGATGTCGGCGGCGAGTTGCGCGGAGCCGAACGCTGTGGAGGTGGGCGCACCACCTGAAGATTCTCCAAACAAGTCATAGCCACGTGAGAAGGTCACGTTGCCGTACTTGTCAAAGAAGTTCAGGTTGTAGGAACGAAACGCAGTGAAGGTCTGCGTAGCGTTCTTCCACAAACCCTGCTTGGATCCGGTCACCTGATTCTGCAGCAGACCGAGCGAATACGCGACGAAGTCATTGTCGCCATGATACTGGGTCCACACACCCCCGACGTTACGCATCAGTCGGCGGACTTTGGTCCACGTGCCATTCACGTTCACCCAGACGTGCTTGACAATGGTCCATGTCCCGTTGACATTCTTGTAGGCCGGCATGGTTACACCTGATACCAGACGTCGCCGTTCTTACCACCCGACGGATTGGCTGAGGATACCGTCGTGGTGGGTCCGATCTGGCCAGTGCCAGCGATGGCGTTGTAAGAGGCGCCGTCGTGCTCCAGTACGAGGGTGGCGTTCGGTGGCAACACAACCGAAGTCGCGGCACCAGTAGCGTAGGCGGTGTTCAGACTCGCCGCCGTCAAGGTCCAGTTGTGCGTCGACGAGTTGAAAAACTTAAGCATCTTACCGATATTGGACGGCGACGCCGCCGGCAACGCGCTCGAAATGTCAGCAGCCAATCCTCCGGCGGTCTGGTAGGTGTAACCAAACACGTCGGTGGTGCTGTTGGCGGGGTTCTTAAGCGCACCCGACGCAGATACCACGACGAGTCCACGATCGTTGCCAGCCATAGCTTCGAGGCCGGCGTTCTTGCTGACGAGCGTGGTACCCACACCTTCGACTGCGACGTTAAGCGCATCGAGTTGATTTTGAAGTGACATGAATAACCCCGAAACTTGGATGAACGAATCATACAATGCGGGCTTTATACAACAAGGAGAAAGTGGTAATGCAGAAGCTTAACACACTGACCCAGACTGATCTGACGCTCGACGGTATTCTCAGCATCATTCGCGATACGGCCGCGATTGCTTTGCCCGAAGTGATCGACGCCATCACGATGTTTATTCTGAAGGCGCATGACCCGGTACGCCCCGAAGTCGAGGATCTGCCGTCCACGCCGTGGATTGTACTGAAGGAACTCATCCATCCGAACAAGTACGTCGACATCGGGGACCAGCGTTTCTACCGTGGTTTCGCTATTCTCGCTGGCCGTGGCAAACATCTGTACGCCATGACCCGTGAAGAAGAAGATGACTTCCTCGCCCGTGACGGGGTGGCGTGTTTCTTGCCGATCATTAACAACAAGATCTACGCGCTGGTACATGGGGTGCCGCTAGTCAAGTCGATACCGAAGGCTACCTTCGCGCGGCCCGATGCCCCGCATGACGCGATCCGCATTACGATTGAAGGGCCGGAGTATCACTGGTCCGACAAGAACCTCGCCAGCTTGCTGATTTTCCAGTCGTTGGTCGGCGCAGGTTATCGCGATGTCACGCATCGGTCGTCGGACTTCCCCTCGGAAGCCTACCACGCTGGTTTCCGGGATCCGCTGGGGCTGGTCCAACAGCTGGAACAAAGCGACCGAGCGGCACGTCTCGCAGGTTCACTCCAGCATGCGCTGCGTAGCCGCAAGGTGATCATCGACCAGTTGCCCAACGTAGATGAGAATGGCGAAGCCAAGACCACACTCACCTACAAGGACGGCAAGCAAGTCGGCATCGGTGGTGGGGCGTTCTGGGATCGCCAACCGAAAGAAACCATGGCGGGCTGACAGCATGACTGATGAAAATCGCCGATACGTCAACGGAGAACTGGTCGAGCTGATTATCAAACTCAGCTGCTGGTCGCCTAAGGCCAAGGTGTTCTATTCGATCAATCAGTGGTTGACCAAAGCCGTGGGGGTTATTTCCAACGTCTTGGGCAGCGAGGACTATCCGTCGTGGGCACAGGTGACCTTGATTCGGCCTGAAGACGGCATGGCGGTCCAGATCAACGGGCAGCTATTCGCAGCCGGTATCAAGCTCTCAGCAGGACGCGGGCCATACACGGGGGATCTACCGGCCGAGTACCATGACCAGCTGCCGACCACGGAGCAGTGTTGCTTTATTCCGTTTGTCGAAGACACCCTCGGGGTCCTCGTCGAGGGTACCCCAGCGATGGAGAAGCTGACGGTTTAATCTTGTGTGATTAACACAGGAGAGCAGCAATGCCATCAGGCAACGGGATGTGGCAGTTTGTGGCAACGGATGGGACGCTCTATCCGACCACGCAGGATGACAAGTACGACATCCTGTTGCAGTATTCAGTAGACCCCACGTCCATGGAGGATTACTTCTGGAGTGGCTGGGATAAGTATATGGACAGCGCGGTGGCCTTCTTTAAGGTGGCTGATCGGTCCCAGTTGCTGCTCTATTACTACAGCGATGTGGCGGGCACGATCCGTCTCATTGCAACGCCGGTGGCACTGGACATCAACAACCAGTGGCAACCATGGCGGTATGAATGGGCGCTCTACTGTGAGCTGGACACGGGCCTCATTACCAGCGCGTCGCTGATCATGAAGACCAAGCATCGGTTTCAAAGCGTTGCACCGATCTCACGGCTTCCGAGACAGCCGTGGGTGGATACCTAAGCCCGTACGCCCCACCTTCGGGTGGGGTCGTATGCCCTCTGTAAGAAAATGCAAGGAGCATAAGAAAAGCAATATTTACAGGGTCGATGTAAGGTATGGAGAGTCGTGAGACTGACCCAAAAGAAAAAGATGGGAACAAAGTTAGGGAAGGGTACCGGGAATCCAATTAGACCAAATTGATAACTATAGTACATATACAACCCACCGTGGGTTGCGGGGTCATTGTAGGGCACGACGGAGGTGAGGAGGAACAAAACGCCAACGTTTTGCCGTTTCTCGAAACTGAAAAAGAAGAAAATTTATCAAATAAGGATTCTATCATGAACGTAGTTAGCCATGAAGAACGATTGGCCACAGCCTTTTCGGCTGTTTATGAAGACCTGATCGTACGCAAAACGCTGCCCGGGACACTGGTGTTTCAAGTGTTTCCAATTGCTTGGAATATCACGACCCAAGGGTGCGGCTTCAGCGTCAACATTGGGGAAGGTCGCGACGACGGGGAACGAGTCCTGTTTCTACAGGCCCGTAAGCCTCAGTCGCCAGGTGTGGCTGCTGCGCAAAAGCACTACTTCCGTTATGGAGAGACGGTGAAACTCTCCTACCTGATCAGCTACTACCTTCTCGCAGCACGTGGGTTGATCAGTATCCCGGACTTGAATGCCAAGTATCCGGACATCACCGTTGACGATCGTATCAGCCTGAAGGAGGCGATGCTCTCATTGGACAACTATCTTTCTGCATAACTACGCTCATGGGGATTCTTGAGGTCTTTACGGGGCCTCAAGAGCCCCAGCGTGCCGTTGAGCTTGTCCGGCGTCAAGCCGGACATGTGTCCGTCTTCAAACACTTTATGGCGTTGCTGGGTCAAGGAATGCATGAACTTCGGTCGCAGGTCAGAGGAGAACTGCAGATCGAGGGGCTGTTTTATCTTACACCGCGACGCGATGTTGTAGAGCTGAGACTGCGGGTATTTCACTGTACCCCGAAAGGGCGCATCACGCATGCGTGCACCCTCACGTTTGAGCTTCGCTGTAATGAGTTGGGTCTGATTGAAGAGATCCTTTCATCCACCGCATTGCCCCCAGAGGAAGGGTAATCATGACGTTTCAAACTACGGATAATAAGAAATTGAAAATCATTCGCATCGCAGTGATTCTTGGGGTCATTGTGGCTGCGTCATTACTGGTCGCGTCGCGATCGCATGCGAGGTTGTGTTCTCACGCACGCTTGGACCGATTTCTGGCGCACGTCCAAGAACGTGGGGGCTCTCTTGTGCGCTGTAAGGAAGGTGAGTGCGAGGACGTGCGGACCGGGGCTTACTTCGGTCGTAAGCCCGACGGCCTTTATCTTGTCTATCCAGACGGCACCATGGATGCTGAAGAGCTGCAAGAGCAGCGCGCATACCTTCAGCAGTTGATGCGAGATGAAGAGCGTGGGTGTGGGGTCAACTGACGCTAAGCGCACGCGGGGGCCTTCGGGTCCCCGGTTATTTCTCACCCTTTCTTTTTTGGCCCTGATAATGGAACGACGCCTGTCTGTAGCGGAAGGCCAGCACACGCTCGAGGTTCTGAAGCAGCTACTGATCAATGGCATGTTGGAGCATCGCATCACCAACCGGCTCAAAGTGCTCAGTATGTCGATTCAGTTGCGCACCCATAAACCGGTCGCCCTCGAACTCAAACTGCTGCGCAATGATCTGGAACCCCCCACCTACTATCTGGAAGTATTCAGTTATTTTCAGGATGGCAGTGGCCCGGCGCACATGGATCCCGACGTGATTGAGATGACCACGAATCCCGTAGGTTTTATTACCCATGTCAATTGCTAAGCCCGCCACCCTCAGGGGTGGCTTTATGCCCCATGATGTGGTGTAACTACACAGCGGCGTGAGAAGCGCTCGAGATCACTATGATGAGTATCTTAAAATTTCTGACGCGACTCAATCCGTTGGGTCCGGGCTTCCAGAAAGTCATGAGCGACTGCTTTACGTCGTGGAATGGTGACTGGGATCCGAGCCGTCTGTTCGGCTATCTGTTTGCGATCGTTGTCTCTATCCAGTTCGTCGCGCAATCCGCCTACGACCTGATCAAGAACGGTCACTGGGATCCGATGAACTACTCGCTGGCAGCAGCGGGGATTGGCGGTATGTACGCGGCAGTCGCGGCGGGCGTACGTATCAAATCGCAAACCGAAAATCCGGCGGGTACACCGCCTTCAGACCGGGGTTGACCATGTATCTGTGCCTTCCGTTTAACTTTTTGTCGATGTTCTGGTGCGGTATTATGATGGCCGGCATGCGTCAGACGTTCTCGACCGAGCCACCCAAGACCAAAAAGAAACAAGCCGACTAACCGGCTACGGGGCCTCGTCTGCGGACGGGGCTACTATGCCCCTAGATTTTTTACAGTGCGAGACCATCTGATGCAAACAGAACGCTAATAAGGAGAGCATCATGACTACCGCTACTGTGGAGAAGCAAGTCCCTGTGGATCTGGATTCTAACGTTCCTTTGACTCACGTGGCCTTGGAAGTCTTTCTGCATGAGAAGCTGGACATGCCGTCAGCGGCCATCTACGAAACCCGTGCCTATATTTCGAATCTGTTACTCGGTCGTAACCAGAAACCGACCATGACAGATTCGATGATGGCCGAGCGCATGTACCAGAACCACGAATTCGATCGCTTCTGGTACTACCCAGAATGGACCACGCACGACGATCGAAGCTACACGCTGCACGTGCGGGTGGTGGAGCGTGAAGGTCATGTGCCGAAAGCGGCCGCTTTTGGGGACCTGATCTTTACCGTGGAATGGGAAGGAGGGATGCGCGGTAACTGTGTGCTGGTCAGTGGCTGGACCCGTGACATCGTTTCGAACTTCGATGGCTTTCGAGTATTCGACGATTGCCAAGGGTTTGAAAGCAACCGGTGCTGGCCGTGGGTCGTACGTTTGCCGCGCGACATTCGGGCATGGGCAGGCAATGCCTCGGCCGATTACTACGAGAAGTTCTTGGCCTACGCGCAGGAACTGATGACGCGAAAGGTGGCCGAGGAAGTCATGGTCAAATTGGCACCCCATTCCACAGGTGGACCGGGTCGTCCCGAGAAAGTGCGATTGATTGTACAAATGCATCGCGGCCCCGTGCAGTTGGCGGGTTTTACGACAGTCGCGGAATTCAACGAAGTCCTCACCAAGGAACAGCAACAATGACACGCGTAGCACTGAAAACGAATCACGGCACGATCACCCTCGAACTCGACGCCGACAAAGCCCCGAAGTCGGTGGCGAACTTTCTCGAGTACGTCAAGAAGGGCCACTACGACGGCACGATCTTCCACCGGGTGATCGATGGCTTCATGATTCAAGGCGGTGGCTTCACGGAAAAGCTCGCGCAGCAAAAGCCCACCGAAGCCCCGATCGCGAACGAAGCCAACAACGGCCTGAAAAACGACGCCGGCACGATCGCGATGGCGCGAACCAACGACCCGCACTCGGCCACCGCGCAGTTCTTTATCAACGTCAACAACAACGACTTCCTCAACCACTCATCGCCGACCCCGCAAGGCTGGGGCTACGCGGTGTTCGGCCGTGTCGTCGAAGGTCTGGAGATCATCGAGGCCATCAAGAAGGTCAAGACCGGCTCGAAGGGCTTCCATCAGGACGTACCGATGGACGACGTGGTGATCGAATCAGCCGTCGTCGTCGAATAAGCTTTCATCTCGTAGTCCCCTACTGATCAATAAGGAGAACAGGCAACATGAGCGACGCAATTATCAAATACGAACGCACCGAGCAAGGTGTGCGCATTGTTCCCGTGTATCGGGAAGAAACGAAGGACTACTTCGTCGATCTGTCGAAGATCGCGCCATGGCTCGTTGAAGTCGATGGCGTCGAAGTACAGACCGCAGCCCTGAAGATCGGCACGCTTTTCGATCTGCTTGGCATCAGCCAGACGCAGTCGTTGCTCGACACCGGCGTGCTCGACATGACCGATTCGCTCGACCCGAACATCGCGCTCGAATCGATCTTCGTCGAAGCGAAGTATCCGGACGGCACGTCGAAAGTCCAGCGCTACGAACTCGTGCACGATACGGGTGATCAGCAGGTCGGCACGCAGTTCACGTTCTTGGCACAGAACCATCGCCAGCTGGAAGTGAGCTACCACACCAACACGCTGCTCTCGCCGTCGGCTAACTCAGCGATGGATCTGCATGTCGCCGGTATCATCAACCTCCAGCTGGGTCACTGCGAACTGGTGGCCTCGGGCGTGCAAGCGGGTACGGAACCCGACGTCGAACACGAAGTGATCGGCTATACGCTCAAAGCTTTCCGCACGAACTACAACCGTCGGCCGGTTGAGATTCCGGCAGTCTGGCCGGAAGGCGAAGCAGTGTTGAAGCAGCCGGAAGCCGAGCAGGAAGCAGCACCGGAAACACCGGAAGTGATCAGCGCGTTCTCGGGTAAGGAATACATGCCGGGTTACTTCAACCAAGGCAAGCACATCACGTCCCACGAAGTCGAAGGTGCGGCCAGCAACCTGACGATCACGGTCGGCGATGAACCGGCCGTTCCCGGCAACGCCAACCACCGCTACGACATCACGGGTTTCGATACCGACTCGAACGCATCGGAATACGAAGGTTCGTTTGCGCGTGCGTTGTCGATTCTGTTCCAGAACGGTCCGATCCCGTCGCATGGCAATAACGGTGTGACGCTCGAAGCGTTGCTCGCCGTGGCAGCACATCGTCTGGAAGGTTTCCAAGCGGGTCCGTTCGCTTCGCAGGACAACGAAGACGCCCTCAGTCACATCAAGATGGCGCTCGAAGCTTTGCAGCGCCGGACTCGCAATCGCATCGCCCGTGAGGTCGAGGGCACCTATCAAGCCTAAGGAGGCAGCATGTCCGAGAGTGCATTGGAAAGAACCATTCGCGAAGCGTTTGAAGATGGTACGTTAGCCGTCTTGCGTACCCCTGAAGAACTCGGCGAATTGCTGGTGAGTACCCCCGGTGCACCATCGGGTACCCGGACGTTTCTCGTTACCGCGGTGGATGATCTGAACGAGTTGTCACCGGTGGAGGTTTTGGCAGGACAGGTGTTTGAAGCTCGGCGTGCCATGGCTCGTCAAATAGCTGATGGGACGGTCCCCCAAGATCATCCGATGGCGCATCGGTATTCGGGTCCGGGTTACACCGATGGCGTACATGAGTCGCAGCAACGGATTCTGGGGCAGTCGGTGGAAGTCCGGGTGGCGCATGTGCTGAACGCTGCTAAATGGGCGGTCATCGAACAGGGGGATCACTGATGGCGTTGTGGGGTTTGGAATTCATGACACCGTCCGCATGGGGCAAGCGCTTTCCGGGTCGGCTTCCCAAGGCGTCGTCACTGGAAGCGATCACAGCACCAGATCGCCGCGCTCCGCCATCCACACCCGAAGTCGCACCCGCGTTGCCTGCTTTGAAGGAATTGAATCAGGCCATCGAGCGTGCGGCCAAGGCGTGGAATCGCACGCAGTTGATTGACGCGATGCGTTCGGTGAAGTACTGGACCCAGCAGGTAGAGCAGGCCGCCAAGATCGTAGACCTGACCTAAGGAGACCACCATGCATGTGCTCAACACTTTCCCTATTAACAACTGGGCCACCCCGACGTTATCGGAGCCGTCTATCCGGGTGCCGCAAGGCTCGGATCTGATTACGGCGTTTGATGACTTTGTGGGCGACATCCGGGTGGCGTATTGCGGCGACCCCACGCAGCCCGAGGTGATTGTGTACTTCCGGGTCTATACGGACGGGGCCATGATCGATCCGCGCGAGCTGAAAGAGTGGCGGCATCTGGCCAGCTTCTTTCATCGCGAGCAGAACAAGACCATGCATGTGTTCTACCGGCCGTTCTGAAGCTTTATCTATATAGAGGCGGCTGCCGCAGTCAGGTGTCCTTTAACAGTGCTTCGAGGCCTGCCGAAATCATCCGGCTGCGAAGGCTGCTTCTAACTGACATGAGCTGTTCAACGGCTCAGTGGCTCGAGGACTCACGATTTACTCGGGCTGATCCATTGTTCCGACTGGATCCCGTTACGGGGAGAACGACGGTAAATCGTACGGTAGGTGCGTAACACACCTGCAAGTTGTCCGTGTTAGTCCGAACGCGTTGCCTTAACGGCCTAGCGTGCTTGCCCCGCCGCGTATGCGGCACCTGTTGGGGCGCGTGTGATTGCCTGCGGTTCGTCCGCCGGGCGTTGCACTGGGCGGCTACATGCTGCCCGCGAAGCATGTGTGGCTGGCGAGCATGTCGGGCTGAATGTGCAGCCTCTAGGGTTCTTCCGTTAAACCGGAATATACGAGTGAGAGCCCCTGAGGAAGTGCATTCGAATCGTTCGAGACCATCCTCTAACCCCGTAGGGGCTTTTTGATTCGTTCTATCGACGCTTCGTCATACGGGCCGAGCCTTCGGGCTCGGCTTTATGATGTCAATTTCTTTGTGAGACGACCATGCCTGTCTTTGACATTACCAAAGGCCAGTTCCTGACCCTGCAACAAGTCGCGGATAAACTGAAGCTGCGGCTGCCGCAATTGGGTAACATGATTGCCCAGCGGGCGTTCCCGAGTTCCGACAAGACGGTTAATGGTGTGCAGTACTGGAACCAACGTACTGTGCAAACGTGGCTGGGGAGCCAGCCAACTAAATAGACCATTCGTATTCCCGTTTGAGGGGGTTCACCATGTCGACCATTCCGCTCAGCAGCACCCGGATGATCACGGCGCATCGCGTCATGGATAAGCTCAAAATCAGTCGTGCGATGTTACGCAAACTGATTGCCACCGGCCAGTTCCCTAAGTCCTCGAGTGAGGTGGGGCAGGCACGCTGGGAAGAGCAGACAGTCGACCAATGGTTGCGCTCCAACAAACAGAATCCCGTCACCCGTAGAAGAGGCGAACAATGAAAGGCACACGCGTATGGCCGGGTGATGACGGACGGCTGAACAGAACCGAGATCAACGCGCCGGGGGCGTATGGCAAACCGCATCCCCGCATGCTGGAGCGCTTACCGGCGCACTTACGTCAGGCTGACTCCCGCATGCTGTTCTGGGAAGTCACCGCCCCGGACGGCAGCAGCATTATCCTCAACCCCGCGATTCACGAAGTCACGGAGTACGAGAATGGGACCATCACCGTATACCCATCGATTGTCACGCCGTCTTGGCACGGCTGGCTTGAATGCGGTACGTGGCGTTCAGTTTAGGAGCAGCAATGAATAATAAACCTGAGTTCATGAACTGGGCGCTGGAGTCGCTGGCGCACAAACCCCTCGCGATTGTGATCATGGGCAACCCGCGTTACATCGACGACCCCAAGCTTCGTGTGAAAGCCACCGCCCTGTATTGCAAGATCAAGATGTTCCTGCAAAATCGCTACGAGGTGCGTTTCGATGCGGGCAAACCCTTCACGCTACCGGATACCCATGCCCAGCTGTGGGTCGCGCATTCGCGGGGGATCGATCGTCTGCAGTACGCCCCCAAGGGTATCAAGACGATTGCCTTGCAGACGCAGGACCACGATCAGCAGTACGAGACGGATGATCAGCGCGGGCGTGACCCGCTGCACTACGAATTGTCCGAGCAGGATGTCAAGGCCCTTATGTCTGCTTAAAGGAGTCAGGCGGATGGATCTGGTAGTCAACAAGCGTTATTACGCTCAAGTCGAAGAGTTGCCCGAGTGGAAACTTACACACTTGCACAATGAAGCAGTGCACGAAATCCGCCGGCTCGAAGCGCGGATGCTGCATCACGACAAGCTGCGGCTGAAATACCAGTCGCTCCCTATGTTGCGACGCCTGATTCTGGTGCGAGACACGTTAAAGGAACTCCTCGATGACCTCCTCTACTGGCAAGAAGCTGCCTAGCATTGACGTGCGGATTAACGGTAAGAACTACCGCAACATCCGCACCTTCTCGCAGGCCCGCCTTGAACACATCCTGCAGTTGGCCAAGACGCAGGTGGACGACTACCGACGGTGCTACACGGACTTTGACGAACAAGCTGCCAAGAAAGCCTCTATTTTGGTCCATCTGAATGGACTGGAACAACGCGTGAAACTGATCGAAGAGGTGTTAAATGGGTTGGGAGGATAAGTACCGTAGACATACCTACGCGGCAGAACAACGCGGTATGGATACCAGCCTGACCTTCGATCAGTACATGACAAAGGTCAGGGAGGCTGGTATCGAAAACCCTGACCAGATCGGTAAGAGAGCGGGTCAGTTTCAGCTAGGGAGAGTCGGTGACGTCGGTCGTTATGAAGACGCTAACTGTCGCTTCATCACGGCTCGTCAGAATCGGCAAGAGTGTTTCCAGAACGGCCGTCATCTTGAAGGAATGAAGCGTCTATCGGAGCTTCGAACCGGTCAGACCAAAGATGTCTCGGAGTGGGCTAGAAAAATCTCGCAGACTCTTACTGGTAGGACGAAGGAAACCGATCCGGGTTTGGCAGCAATGGCTGAGAAATTGAGAGGCCGTACGGCAAGCACAGACCCTAGCTTGGCTTCGGCCGCTGATAAAAAATCACGCGATTTCGTCTTGGTCTCCCCTGATGGACAGATTCATGAAGGAAGAAACATAAGCGAATTTTGTCGAAGTCAAGGACTTTCTCAGGGAAAGATGTCGGATGTCTGTCGCGGAGACAGGCGTCAGCATAAAGGCTGGACCGGCCATTATCTCCCAGACGAGCCCGACTTCGTCTGTTATTTTCATGACGACTAACGGGAGTTTGCCATGGGGTGGCGAAGAGGCCGCAAGATTTACGAGAGCCGTCCTGGGATGTTTATGTTTGACTGTCCCGGCTGTAAGTACGGGCATGCGTTCTACACCAAGGATGGTCCGGTAGTGAATGGCAAAGAACAGAACTGGACCTATAACGACGATGGGGATAAACCCACGATTTCGCCGAGTCTGGATGTGTGTCGCGATGACCCAGCCCATCACTGCCATTCGTTTATCCGTGATGGTATGATCCAGTTTTTAGGTGACTGCTTCCATTCTCTGAAGAATACGACGGTCGAGATCCCGGATTGGGATGACTGACTGAACCACAACCTCTCTTCCTTTTCCGCTATGACCTCTCTTTCGAAACCGACCAATGTGTCGATTCCTCTGGACGGCAGTTGGCTCAACGTGGGCGAAGGCCCGTTGCGGCTGACGCTGGTGTCTTTCAACAACTCGATCCTCGTGGCGGCTAACGCCGTCGCCCCCGACAACACCTTCACGGGTGATGTCTTCGTGGCTAACCCGGGCAGTAACCATATCGACTTTGACGACGTCACGGTCTGGGTGAAGGCCAAGGGTACGCCCGATCAAACCAAGCCCATCAGCGTGCTCCTGCAGCCTCTGGTGGATGCACCGGTCAGCACCTCGCCCGAGACCCGTCAACCGACGGCGACGCCGGCCGCGGTCGCCAAGACGTACTCGGCGGGTCAGTCGATCGGTGGCGCGTTTGCGATTCCGGGCGCGATTGGTAACGCGGCGGGCTTGCTGCGCTCGATCCTGATCAAATCGATGACCGTCCTCACGGGCGAACTCGATCTGTATCTGTTCTCGCAAAAGCCGAGCACGGGCTTTGCGGACGCCGCCGCACTGGGTACGTTGGTGCCGGGCGATCTGGCGTTGCTGCTCGGGCTGTTCAAGCTGAGCGCAGTCGATTCGTCCTTGGGCGTGTCAGTGTATCAGCTCAACGACATCAACCAGATGGTGGTGGCCGTGGGTGGCACGGTGTACGGGGTACTGGTGCCCAAGGGTGCCGTCGCGCTCGAGAACCCGACCGACATCACCGTGTCGCTGGGCATCCAGCAAGGCAGTGGTGGATACATGTAAAAATTTACGTCATCTCCGGATGATGTAGACGCGCACCATGCCTCGTGCATAGGCGGTGACTTTCGCTCCCAAAGGCGAAGCACAGACCCAGTCATCGCTCATCGAGGTACCAGCATTGCTTCCGAAAGGGTGAAGGGTTTCGATAGCCCGAGCTGGTAGAATGTGTTACCGGCCACGAGCCGCTACTCGTCGCTGGCTGCCTGACTAACCGCAAGGAGGTCGGACAGAACTCGTTCGTGTGGCCAATCCCACAACGAGTGACTCGCAACACACACCTAAACCCCCGTCGCCAATCACGCGAGTCGGTCGGGCACGGTGAACAGAGTCAACCACTAACGTGTGTAAGGGGAGCCTCATCAACTCCGAGTAGGGCGTGGCGAAAGGCCTCGCCTGTTCAACCGAGCACATCAGGGCGAAAGTCGAGCGTTAGTGAATCGGTGGTACGCGCTTGCCCGCAAGGGGGTATTCGACCCGGCCCCCAAGGCTGGGTCTTATGCCGTGTTCCAAAAGTTTTGAACAATATATTACCCCCGTGAGCAGACAACCATGAACTGCTCTAACACTACCATTATACCGGAGATTAGATCGATGAGTAATCAGCTTGCCGCGATTATGGCTAACTTCAAAGCGCTCCACGATCAAGTGGAGGCGGACGATAAAGCCAGCCGGCCAGTAGACGGGATGTACTGGATCGAGCGGGCAGGTAAGCGCACCAACTGCTGCTCGAACGACTATGTCCATGCGCACGGTCATGGCGGGCCGTGTAACTGCGGCTATCGCGATGCCGACTTCCGGGCGATTAGCGAAGTGATGGGACCCGAAGTGGCCTATCAAGCCTACCTCAATAACCTTGCCAAGAATGGAGTGAAGCATGCCTGAAATCGTCAGCGCATTTGACCTGTCCCAAGATGCGGACATGGCCAAGCAATACTGCAAGCGGCGTGAAGCCGATATGCATAAGCTCATGGAGACCATCTCCAGTTGGGAGGTGCGTCGTAGCGGCAAAGTGCTGCGCACGGTCTACCAAGGGCATTCGATCCTGCACGAGTTGGTCCCCGGCGCGTTGTTGGGCGGGGGTCGACCCTTGTGGGGAGAACTCTTGACGAACGGTGACTCGGAAGAGAGCCCGATTCGTTTCGAGACCTTCGAGAACTTTGCGGCGTATCTACTCGCCCGGTTCTGGTAGTAGGAAAAATACGGTGCGGCTCCATCTGGTGCTGTACCGTATCAGTTGTCTTTAGTAGCAATAACACTATGCCTCGTACCAGCGCGGCTGTCACATTTACTTAAACAAGGAAGAAACAGCAATGGCTTCGAAACGTGCACAAGCGTACATGAACGAGTTCCATGCCCGCAAACTCGGCAAAGGTCAGGCCAAGATCCTGAACTACTACGAGTACGAGAATCTCGAATACATCGAGACGAATTTTCGCGGTCAACTGAAGGTCCAGCTCTACCGTGACGGCATGGAAGAGTTCAGCTACTGGCTTAACCAGAAGGAACGTCAGCCGCTGATTATCGGTATGCTCAAGGCTGGGCTTAAGCAAGCCATGATCGCCAAGATCCTCAAGCTCTCGGGCAGCACGATCAACAAGGACGTGCGTTGGTTGCGTCTGAACACCGACAAGCTCGACAGCGTCACCACGCTGCGTGCGCTGCGCCCGGCCCGTTACGCGGATGCAGACGACGTGTTCCTCAAGCGTGTCGCGCGTGAACAGAATCGCGTCACCGGCATGCCGGCGGCCGTGATCGTGTTGCACTGAGGTGGTGATGGATAAGATCATCATCGAAGGCAACGGCAAGCGCATCGTGTGCGAAGTGATTGAATCGTTCGAAATTCCGGACGGTCCGACATGGCTGAGTGAACCGCGTGCGGAGATCATTATCGACCGCGAGGCCGCCGAGCGTCGTCTGGTGGATTAAGACTGCGCCTTTTCCTGCTGCTCCTCACGGGGCAGCAGCTGAGGGTGTGTCGGGCGATACACCCATGACTGAGTTCCACTCACCCCTCCACCTAACGGAGCGCCGGGTGCAACTCAACCCCCAGAGGGACATCATGGTAACACCGCAACAAGAGTTTGACAACGCCAAGAAATCTGCTCAGTCCGTTCATCCGGGCGCAGCGGATCATTTCGTAACGTTTGAGACGGCAGCAGGTATCTTCACGTTCTTCACCCAAGCGCATTATCAGTGGTTTGAAGAACTCCCCACGGGCTATCTCTCACCCGTCGATCAGAAGACGGGGCTGGCTAAACGGCTCCTCTTCCATACGGCGGGTGGTCGGCGTGGGACCGGGGTCGACCTGACGGTGGTGGTGCGTCAGGTGTTGAACTGGCTGGAGGAACAGTTTAAGGAACCGAGCTTCATTGAGGCCTTCGGTGAATTGAACTGGATGTCGGAGCCGACCGGAGGTCGTGAACCGCAGGAGAAACTCCTGACGGAATTCCTGACCTTTGGTGCTGCACGTCGTCGCGCACCCGGCGCACCGATCGGTAACATGATCGGCAGTCTGGCGGGTACCAGCGATGCTCAGGGTAAGGTGATCGGTGAAGCGATCAATCCGATCCACTTCCGCTGTGCTAATGGCGTGACGTTCGAAACGTCATCCGCCGAACTGAGGTTTGGATTTGGGCACTACACGGGCACGGTGGAGCTGCTGGGTCAGACGCAATTCTTTACGATCAAGTCCCCGATCGTCAAGTTGAGCGAAGTCATGCATCCGTTGGATGTGGTACGCGAAGTGACGTATCGACTGGGACGGGCGTACCCCTTCCTGAAGAAGGATCTGGTCTCCACCACGTGGAAGTTTGACAACGGTGCCATCGTGTTGGGCACTGAAGAGCACCTGAAACAACCGCAGTAAAGTAACACCCCTGCCCGAGGCGCCCAGCCTCGGGTTTTATACCGTGTACAACTGGAGAGAATAAATGTTCAAGGATTCCGCTGTCATCAAGAGCGTCAAGGGCCGCCACAGCTTCGCCTGCTTCGATTTGCAATTCGTCGACCCGACCTCGGGCCAGTTCACCGACATCCCGGGCGGGGTGCTGCACATGGTCCAACGTGGTTCGGGCGTGCGCTCGGCGCTGTACTATCGGCTGGAAAACGTCACGTTCGATCACACGAAGCATGACGACAGCGTGGTGCGCGACATTCTGGTGAGCTTCCTCAAGGAGCTGTACAGCGCCGACGGCGTGCTGGGTGACTTCTTGCCGCTTTGCGGGCCGCACGATAAGGCGCTGATCAATCCCACGCCGGACGCTGAAGAGAAGGTGTTCTGGTCGCTCAGCCAGTATCTGTGGAACCACGTGACCTCGGAGCGCCACCGGACCTCGGTCTCGCTCACCGTCGACGAGTATAGCGGCACGCGACTGACGTGCTCGTTCGGCAATGGCCTCGCATTCGTCATGTCTAAGAACAAGCGCGATCTGTATCGACGGCCTGATCGTCTGACGGGCAAGGTGCGCTTCTGTGGCGACACGTACCACTTCACGTTCTTCCACAGCGAACTCTCGGGTGAAAACCTCGAAAGCATGGTCAAGCCCGACCAGTGCGTGCAGCTGATGATGGGTCACCTCGACCAGTATGCGCCGCTCTTGCGTGGACTGGAAATGGAACTGAAGTTCGCCGACTAAGGGGCGCGACATGACGATCGAATCGGTGCCGCTCTTTTGCGACGAAACTAACAACCCGGACATCGTGTTGGGTCTGCTCTTGCAACAGCTGATCAAGAGCAGTGACGTCGACGCTCAGACGTTGCGTACACGGGTGTTGATGTCGATCAGTGCGCGGGTGGATTGCGAACACGAACTGCAGGAAATGCTCTGCAACCACCTCGATGATCCGGAGAAGTTCCCGGTGGTGCCGATGCGTGCGTTCGTACTGGCGCTGAAGTTGTTGGGGATGGATCAGGTGACGTTTGTGGTGGGTGCAGGTAAGAACGACCTTCCGGAATTGTCGCCGGCTCGTATCGATCTGGCGCTCGAGTAACAACGCCTGCTGCTGGGTCTTCACATCGAAGACCCAGTGGTAGACGCTGTTCTTTTTAGATTTCCCTATACTGAGGTAACTATGACTATAAAAGATTCGAAGAACCACTTCGACAAGCTTAATCCGACACTGGTAAGTTTGTTGAGCAGTATCTGGTCAGTTGATAAGGCCCAAGAGGTCATTCTAAACGATCTGTTCAACGCGGCTCGTAAAGAAGCGGAGACCGATCGAGAGGTCTATCGGCAACTGACGTTGCTGCTGGAGTTCCGGCAGATTAAGCTCAACGACATCACGGGACAAGTGGCGCGTGAATACCAGCGTAACTTCCAGCTGATCAAAAGCGTGACGTTTGGTAGCCGTACATCGCTGTCGACCCCGCGGCCGGTGGTGGCGACTTCCATGTCAGCGGAACTGGAAGAACAGCTTGACCGCCCGATCACTGAGACACTGGTGGTGAGTAAACGCCTGATGAACCGGATAAAGGAAGAGCAACTCGCTACGCTGCGTGAGTTGCTCTGGTGTAGCGAGCACGATCTGATGAAAGTGCCGAATCTGGGTCGGCTTTCGCTCAAAGAACTCAAACAAGCTTTGTTGCGTAAGGGTCTGACCGTCGGCATGCTGGTCAGCCAGCGTCCGGCACGCAAATCGGTTAAGTGGGAAGGGGAGTCGTAGCTCCATCTTGTGGGTTCTAACACAAGAGGAGAGTTCCCATGCTAACGCATCTGTTGTTGATTGTCGTGCTGTGCTGCATCGTCTTGCAGTTCACCGACGCGCTCATGCAGTACGCTGTCTTCAAGAACAGCATCGAGACGGCCAGCGGGCTGATGCAGTGGGCCGTCGAGAAGTTCGGCTTGGCGCCGGCGATCATCACGACCAAGGTGGTGATCATTGCGGTGTTTATTGCACTGTACTGCTTTACCACCATTCCGTGGTACATCTACCTACTCGGCATCGGCTATTACTTATATCGATCCGGACGGGGTTTAGTATTATGGCGCTCGATTGTGGCCCAGTTGAAGAAACAAGATCAACCTGCTCAGCCGCCCCCACCGGCCCAATCGCCATGAAGAAGGTCTTCGCGGCTATCGGGCATGCACTGGGGTACCTGCTGCGTACGCGCTTGATGCCGATGGATGATCCCTTCAAGCTCATGCGCTGATGTCTCGGCCAGCCTCACGGGGCTGGCCTTTATGCCGTTGATTCAATAATTACCGCGCTGCCTTAGGGTATGCGGAGTACACTTTCTTCACACGAGGTAACACATGTCGAATAAACGACAAGCTCGCGCCCGTCAAGCACGCTCGAACCTCTCCCTCGTTCGTCGTGATGGCGTGCCGCAGTCCAACGAAGAGTTCCGCCGTTCCACCACACAAGGAGAAATTAGGATGAACACGAAAACCGATGACACGCAGAAACCCGCCGCAGACGCAGCGCCGCTCGATACGCCGCCCAAGCCCTTCATTGCCGAAATCGGCAGCTATGCGGACAAACCCAAGTCCGATCCGGTTGGCAATGTTGACGCTTATCGCGCTCGTCGTCGCAGCGTGGATGTGGATGTCACCCAAGCAGGCGCAACGATGCCGCCGTCACTGCCGAAGTTCGGTCAGATTCAGCAACGCCCGATGACCGTGTTCGAACTCGAACATGCATGGCCGTCGCTCTTTAACGAGCAGGCTAACGGTAACAAACTGATCGACGATCTGCGCGGAATGCAACATGCACCGGAAGCGCTCCAGCTGTATCTGTTCGCGGTGCAAAAACGCGTGATCGCTGCGGCCGGTGATGAACGGCCGCGTTACCTCGTGGTCGCACGACTGGCAGCTGAGCAAAGCACTGAAAGCTCGAAACCGGTGGTCCAGTACATGATCACTACTGAGCCGTTCGAGTCGCTGGTGATGACGGCTTCTCCTGTGCGTGCGATCGGTGTCTATCGTCTGCGCAGCGATGAAGACGTGGTGGTGAAGTACAAGCTCTTCGAGGAAACCGAACAGGCGGTGGAACAGCCGGCCGGTCCGACCGAAGAAGCTTCGGAAGGTACCGTCGCCGATACCGGCACGATGTTCGAGCGTTGGATTGCCTGGCCACGGTTCTTGGAACTGTTCGCCGCGTACTTCACGAACGACGATGTGTACCAAACGCTCTTCGAGAAGCTCAACGGCGCGATGCATTCCACCAAGGTTGAGACACCGGTAGCGATGCTGATGCGTAACCGCCTCAAACCCCAGCCTTCGTGCTTCCTCAAGCTGGCGGAAAGCGGCGACCGCAACCATCCGCTGGTGGTGATCGCGATGGATATGGTCGAATCGCCTATCGGCGCACAAATCACGTCGTCGATCGTCATCCCGTTGGAAGATGCCTCGACAGCGACGGTGAAGTCAGTGGTGTTGCCGCGACCGTGGTTGACGGTGGGTGAGCTGGCTAATCGCTGGCCGTCGATCTTCCACGAAGACGATCTCGGCAGCGCCGTGATTCAGCGACTGGGGGATCTGGAGAAGAACCAAGGTGAGGCGATCACCCTGCGCTTTGTGCCGACGGATAACGCACACGTGGCCACCCTGCAGGTCTTCAAGACTGCGGACCTGCCGAGCTTTTTCAACGTGCATGAACCATTTGTCACGAAGAACGGGCAGCCGGTGGAACCCGTCGATCTGATCCAGATCCACACCACGATCGTCGAAGGCGTGGAGCAAGCCGTCAAATTGGAAGTCTCGGACGCGTTCATGGCGAGCAAGCATGCGCCGAAGGGCACGGCGGAAGAAGTCGCCAGCCGTTTCAGTGCACGCGGTACGCTGCCCTCGCAGTTGACACCGTCGGATATGCGCAGTTTCGATCCGGTATCGTTCCAGTTGTTCGTCGATCAGGTCCGGCAGGCCGCGATTAGCCCGCAGGATCAGGAACGACTGGTGGCCTTCGTGGAATTCATTGCGAAGTGTCAGCAGATCGAAAAGACGCTGTTCTTCCATTGCACGGCATTGGGTCGGCAACTCGACATGATGCTGGGTGCAGGGCGCCGGCACTTCCCGGGCGCACAGCTGGGTGCGCCGCCGAGCGTGTTCGCACCGGGTGGACGTTGGGGTAACGGTGGCGGTTGGGCTCAGAAGGATCACCAGCAGCCTATCACCCCGGCTGCCGCGTCGTTTGTCCAGTCTAACCAACTGGCAAGTGATGTGGTGATCAGTGTGTACAATGCAACCGGTACGTTGTTGGGTGTGTTCCAAGCGGCAGTGGCGCACAGCTATCCGGCATAAAAGCTTGAGTACGGGGACGCCTTCGGGTGTCCCCGTCTATGCCGTGTTCTAAAGAATCTCAGTCCTATATTACTCTCTTGAACTTAGACAGAAGTCTGGGTTCTAACACTTCCTTTATACTTGGAGTTTATCATGATTGCTCATATCCTCTCGATCGCTGCTATCGTTATCATCGTTGGCGGCATCTTCGGTCTGATCCTCTGGGCCCACTTCGCAGATCAACGTGCGTTCGATCGCAGTGGTCTGGATGTCTGCCACAAGACCTGCAAGAGCGTCGACCTGCTCGAAGAAGCCCGTCGCGCTGAACAACACAAGGCAACCCCGGGCGCAGCGGCAGCGCTGGGAAAGTTTCTGGGCGAGCTGCTCCTGAGCGCCGCCATTAAGCGTCAAGCCGCTTAAATCACATAACCTCTTCGCAAACCAACCTACGGAAAACTATCATGAAAATCGCTATCGAACTGTACGCTGCGCTGACGATCGCCTTCAACCTGACGTTCATGGTGCTCGGCTTGTTCCCGACGCTGGCTCGCCACCCGGTGTACCTCGTGCGCCGCCTCACGCAGGTCTCGCTGATTAACGTCTACCAGATGCGCAATATGCGCCACACCAAGACGGTGTGGTTCAACCTCATGCAAGTCGCCTTCGTGATCCTCTGGGCAATTTGTTGTGGACTGGCCTTCGCGCATGGCTGGACGTTTGTGGGGGTGTCGCTGGTGATCGCGTTGGTCTATGTGCTCTACAGCGAAGCGTTGATCGCCTTCAAGCCGATCGACCAATACTGCTACTAAGCAGCAGCACGCCGGGACCAGTGAGGGTCCCGGCTGCCTTCGAATCATTTTCTTTTTGCTCAGTTGCCAATGCTGTGGAGTTCCCTCCACTAGCAGAACCAATAATGAATGAGGTTGACCATGCAAACGCCAAGTCTTGTGGGTACTACCGTCTCGGGGATGTTCAATCTGCGTCTGATGTTACAGGACGCAACAACCGAAGAGCACGCTGACATCATCTTCAAACGCACGGAAGCCGCGTACGACAAGTATCGTGCGCGGACCAAGATCGGGCCGTTCACCCCGACCATCCGTGTGGTTCAGGATGCTGCGCAGCAAATGCGGCTCGAAATCGTGGCACCTTATAACAGCCGTCCGGTTGCCAAGGTGCGGTTATCCACTCAACATGTAGGAGCTGAGACTATCTTGACCATTGCCGAACACAAACCGGTCCGCAAGGCCAAACCAGTGGGCCAAGCAAAACATATCAACGCCGGCTATTGTCTGAACGAGATCCGTCGTCAGTTGCGCCAAGACCCGGACATCGCGCCGCAAGTCAAGCGCCTGTCCAGTGATGCGAAAGCGCAGATCGAAAGCTTCCTCGATACCTGCCAGATGCGCAGCCAAGCCGTGGGGTTGTACACCCTCGACATGGATCTGAACGACGAGGGTTTGACGTTGGTCGCGTACGTGGATCACAAGCGTATGTGCGCGGTGTCGGTGTTCTTCTGAAGGTGTGGTTCACAATCCCTTTATACTGGAGTCAAACATGACGCGTGAAACGATTCGCTACGAGATGAGTTCGGACCAAGCGACCGAGCGCGATCTCGCAGTGCTGGACGCAGTGATTGCCTGCGGACTGAATCTCTCCACGGGCGAGCTTAAGACGTGGTTGCTGATTGCCGACAAGGTGATCGATCAGGTGGCGCAGCGTGAACTGCAGCTGCATTTGCGTGAATTCATTGAACGCAGCGCACTCTACGCGAGCGATGAAAGTCTAGTGCATGATCGCCGTGCGCCGACACTGGGCATTGTGTACGTCCCGCAAACGCGCATTGCGTTGAGCTATGCGACCAGTCACGGTAAGTTCGAGATCGCCTTTGATCTCGACGCCATCGCCCAAGCGCGCTTCTAACCTCTTCTTACTGCTGAGCTGCAATGTCTAAGAATCATCGTTTTCGCCGTCTCGACTTCGACAATCCGCCTACCAAAAAGCAACATCTGGATTACGAGAAGATCACGTATATCCAGTTCGCCCGCGTCATGCGCATGCTTATCCATGACAACGCAGCCTACGCCCGTGCCACTCGCAAGGTAGAGAGCTTCATGCCCGATGGCTTTCGCGAGTACTGCTTTTCGATCCGCCCCTACGGTCGTGAAGCGCGGGTGACGGTGCTGAGGAAGCTCGACGAAGAGGGCAAGCAGTTGAATATCACGGCCAAGCTGCAAATGGAGTTCGTGCCGCACACTGACCCGGTAGAGTTCTCCGGCAAGGTGTTGCAAGAAGTCCGGGGCGGCCTGCAGGAAGTGGTGATCGACGATTATCTGGAGTAATCCGGCATAAGCCCCCAGCCTTCGGGCTGGGGGACCTATGACCTCTCTTTTTTTTTGTTACGAATGACGCTTGGCGAGGATGTCCTTGGTCATCTGGAAGAGCTTGTACGTCTCTTCCGACGGCTCTTCGTGCTGGTAAGCCGCCGCAGCCTTGTTCAGGAAGCTCAGGATCTTGTAGTACAGATTGAACGAGTCTGTGAACATATACGACTGGATCATCATCACCGCACTTTGCATCTGCGTGATGCGGCTACCGAACGTGCCCAGCGCATTCAGGTACTGCGACGAAAGCGTCTGACGATGTTTGCTGTTGATACCTTCAGCTTCCATCTTGTCGCCTTCAGTCGCCAGATCCGTGGCGTCCTTGATGCCCGCATCCAGCTGCGCTTGCACCGAGGTCAGTACGCCACTCCAACGATCGAGCAACGGACCGGTGTCGTTCATCGAAATGCGCGTGATGACCCGCTCCAGCTCATCAGACATGCGCACCAGATCGTAGATCTTCTCGCTCGAGTTGGTGGCATCCGGCAAGCTTTCCTTGGCGTCGCGTGCGGCCCACAACGCCTTGAGCATCACGTCGGTGCTGTCGCGATTGCTGTCGACCAACGACTTGGACTTCTCGTCGTAGAACATACCGGTGTGCTGCTCGGTGAAAGGCTCACCGTTCACGTCCTTCAGCTTGACCTCGGTGATCACCTTCTTGAACCACTCGTCCAGCGCGCTCAGTTGGGTGCTGATCTCGGTCAGGGCATTGCCATGCTCGAGTTCTTTCACCAGCTCCAGCAAGCTCTTCATGTACGGGCCATCGACGAAAATGTCATTCTCGGTCGGGGTCAGGCCATGGAAGAACTCGGTGTCAAGCTTGTGGGAGGTGACGACCTCCTTGAAGGTCTTGGCTTCCCGCAAGTCCTTGGCGTCCTGCGCAGCAGAGACCACCAAGCGCGCACTGCCTTCTGCCGCGTGGATCTGCTCCTTGGTTTCTTTGGCGTTCTTCTTGCCGCCGAACAAGGACTTCACCCAATCCACGCACTTGCGGATGATCCGCTTGAGCAGCTCGTACGCCTGACGATACAGCTCATTCAGACGCTTGGCGAACGACTCGGTGGCGATGGTGTAGCGTTTCTGCTTGCTACCCACGCTGTAGTAGGTGTCGAGCAGGCCGTTGTGACCCAGTACCGGAATCGACTCGAGTGCCAGTTCCGGGGTGAGCGTTTTGTTCTCTGCCAGTTGCTCGGAGATCTGCACGAAGTCCTGCACGTTTTCGTGCAGGCTCTCGACTTCTCCTTGCTCGGCAGACGTGTCGAACACGTCGTCCATTACAGCTCCTTATTTCTTGGCGTTCTTGGCGCGCGTTTTGACGTCGTTCATACGCTTGAGCAGGTCTTCCTTGCGCCGTCGGATCCGCTCCACTTCGTCTTGGAACTTCGGATCGATGTCGGCCATCGTGTCAGCGCCGAACGTCTCGAAGATCTCAAGGACGTAGTCCATCACGATTTCCACCAACGTCACCGCGGCGTCGAAGTGATCCTCGATCATCGCGTAGCCGGCAGCCACGTCCTGAATCGACTTACCGAAAGCCCGCACCGCTTCGAGGGTCGCGCGATCCAGATACGTCTGCGCGGGCAGGTTACCGTTCTCGACGGTCTTCTCGTCGATCAGGGCACCCGGGTTGGTGAAGCGCTTCTCGGCTTCACCGAGCGACTTCTGCACGTCCTCGAACATCTTCAGGTATTCGTCACGATAGCGCAGTGCGAGTTCATACGGCATCGAATGACCGAGGTTGCTGGCGATCTGAATCGCCTTGTCGACGTCGTCCGGCAGCTTGGCGCTTGCGGAGGCATCCTTGGCTTCGATCGCTTTCTGACGCGCATGCGTCAAGTCACCCAACACTTTCTCCACCCGCGCGTTGGTCAAACCCATGGCTGAGTCGACCTGCTGGCTGAACTTCTCCAGCGACTCCCGGGTGTACGGGACAATCTGGTCGTGCGTACCCGGACCGGCCGGTGCCTCGGCGTGACTGGCGTCGACCTTGTGGGCTTCTTGTTGCAGCTCGCGGTATTCTTGGCCGACGCCTTCAGCGATTTGACGCAGGTAGTTGCTGGTGTCTTTCTCGCATACCACGCCGATCAGGGTCTTGATGGCTTCCATGTAGGGGCCATCGACCAGCATGTCACGCTGCGCGTTATTCAGCTTGGCACCGAACTTCTCATCGAGTTTGTCGACATCGATGATGTTCTTCATCATCTTCTTGCCAGCGCGCTCCATCGCGACTTTGTCGCGCTTGAGGATGCCGAAGATTTCTTCCAGCAGCGTCGACATGTCGAGGTAAGCCTTGTAGACTTCCTTGTGCAATGGCCGACGCCGCTTGGTGCCACCCTTGCGCAGCCAGACGATGAAACCCTGCATCAGCGCTTGGGAAGCGGCGATGACTCTGGCAATCAGGGCCCAGATCTTCTTGAGCACCGTTTTGACCGTGTCCTTCACCGACTCGGTGGCGACTGCGTCTTCCGTCGGAGTTTGACCCGTCAGGAACAGTTGCACGTCACCCGCTCGGCAGGCTTCGTCGATCCCACCCAGCGCCTCGTCCAGTTCTTCGAGGGCGGCCAGCGTTTCCTGCTGCTCAGCGGCCGCGCCCAACGGGACAGCCACAAACATGCCGTCCACTACTTGGACGGTTTCGCCTTCGAGGGCGAGCTTTAACAGACGACCCATCTCGCCCTCCTTAAGCGGTTTCGAAATCGAACTTGAAGTCGAAATCCTTGAACCTGAATTCCTTGAACAAGTTCTGCATGTCGTGATCAAAGAAGCCGTCGAGTTCGGCGTTGATCTCTTCCACCACGTCTTTCTCGCCCTTGTGGGCGGACTTGGTGCGACTGAGCGCTTCCTTGCGGAACGCGATGATCTCGCCCACCAGCCCCCATGTATCGGCTTCGAAGCGGGTCATGTAATTCACCGCCGACATGTAGAGCTTGATCATTTCCCAGTAACGGCGCAGCACTTCAGTCAACTGCCCATCAGCACCTTCCACGCCCTTATTCGCCAGCGCACTGGCTCGCTTGGAAATCTCGCCGACGATATGATCACACTTCTCGAGCGTGAGCTTCCAGTTGCCGGAGATCGTGAAGATGTTCAGCGTTTTGAGCCAGCCGGTCACGCCGTTGATGGTACCGATTTGCTCATGGATGTTCTCCGGGAAGGACGGCTTGTCGCTGTCGACCTTATCCATCGCCTCTTTGGCCACGCTCATGGCCGCATTCATCGGCTCGACGCACTCGGCGAAGACCTTACGCATCTTCTCGGCTTCGGCCAGTTGAGCCTCTTGGTTGCCCGGGGTGTTGATCACGTTGACAAACGAGTTGACCACATCGACAATCGCTTGTCGGTGGCCGTTATTCGACAACAGCGCTGTGATCTTGACGATGGCATCCTTGTAGCCGGGATTGGTCAAGACGGTCTTTTTCTCCACCGAGAGCTTGTCCCAGAACTTCTCACCCAGTCCGTCAGCCTTGATCACCGAGTTGACCTTGTCTTCCACCGTCAGCGGCCGGCGCTCGGTGAACTTCTTGGCGAGCAGCTCATACTGGCGCCGCACCTCCTCGGTCATGGTGCGGTCTTTGCTGGTGCGACCGGTGATATGGTTGATAAAGCCTTTGATAGCCGCCGCAATCGCAGCCGCAATCTTGGCAATCACTTCCCAGACTTTCTGACCGGCTTTCTTGAGGGTCTCGCCAAACGCTTCGGTCGAGATCGCTTGGACGTCTTCGCCCATACCGATCGGCACGCCAATGAACATACCCTCGACGATCTCGACCTGTTCGCCTTCTAGAGCGACTTTCAACATACGGTTCATGGCTTAGCCTTTCAGTTTGATTTTCTTCAGTTCCTCGAGCTGAGCGCCCAGCTCGTCCTTCAGACCGGGGTACGTTTGGACCGTCATCTCGAGTGCGCGAATCCGTGTGCTGATAATCTTGTTCAGCGCGTTGATCGCCGTCCATTCGAGATCGAACAGCTTGTTCAGCCCACTGATAATCTGTTTGACTGCGCGCCAATAAACGTTAAACGCCTGCGCCGACTGCTTCGCGGCTTCCGTGGCCGCCTCGGTGCGCTGACCAAAAAGTTCAGTCTGGAACTGCTCGAGACTCTTTTCCAGCTCGGGCAAGATGTCGTCTTCGTACTTGTTGAGTACGCCCGTGCGTAAGTTGCTATGCAGCAGCTCATTCGAGGTCCGCAAGCTGGCGACGATCTCGTCGATCTTGATGGGGACTTCCAGTTCCTTCGCATCGATCTTCGCCGCGTGCTGCGTACCTGCGGTGCGAAGCGTCGCGATCTTGTCCAGCAGCTTTTGCACTTCACTATCGGGCTTGTGCGTAGGCTTCTGACCTTCGTTAAGCGCGTATTTGAAGTCGTCCTTCAACATACGCACCCCGTCGCGCAACAGCGTACGGGCGGTGGCGGACTCCGCGACCTTCTCGAGTTCCAGCAAGGCCTTGAAGTTATCCGAACCGCTCACCAGATCGTATTCGTCTTGATCGAACTGGGTACGGGTCGTGCCGTGGTTGTCGGCGTTCCAGACCGATTCGATCTTTTCTTCCGAGGTGGTGCGGCGCAGCTCGGTGACCGCTTTGAGCGCCAGGCCATACTCGCGTCGCACTTCATCGCTCAGCGTGCGGTTGCGACCGCCGCCGTGGCGGAACCACTTGATGAAGCCCTTGACCGCCGCGATGGCACCGGCAATCAGTTTCGCCAGCATCTCCCATGCTGCCTTACCGGCCGATTTGACGGCGTCACCGAATGATTCCGTCGACAGGGCCCGCACGTCCTCAGCTGCGCCAACCGGCACGGCCACAAACATACCCTCGATGACTTCAATGGTTTCGCCCTCGAGGGCGAGGCGCAGTGCGCGATTGTTCATGATTGATCCTTGTATCAGTCGCGCGGGCCACCGGCCCCACGCATGTGTTTCAGTTTTGCTGCATCCATTTTAAAGCGTCGATCGAGTTCGACGATGCGATCCAGCACCGTTTCCCGATCCTTGTATTCGTCCATGGTGCGCTTGACCACCGCCTTCCAGAAGTCAATCACTGTGTCGGTCAGCTGGAAGACACCGCTGCGCAGCTGGTCAAGCATCGCCAAAGCCTTCAGGATAGGCTGCAATTCCTTCCAGAACGCCGCATAGCCGTCCAGCATGGTCTTGGCCTTAGTACGGAGTGCCTCATCGGTGCTCGCCCGTTCTGTAGCCTGTGTATGGCGCTGCGCCAGCTCCAGATCTTTCTCGATCAGTTCGATTTCTTTCTCCCACCGCATGAATGTTTCCACGGTAGCCGAGCCGGAGAGCGTCTGAGCCATCGCCGCCAATACTGCGGCCAGCTTGTCTGGGTTCGCAGGCAGCCGATCAGTGCCTTTGTTCTTGTAGGCCACCGCAATCAGGTCGTGGATGGTCTGTAGTTTCTCAGGCAGACTTTCGAATTGAGCATGCACGGAGTCGATCTGCTTTTGCACGTTCTGGGTATCATCGTCTTGCAACGGGTGGCTGGGTCCGAGCTTGGCGAGTGCCACCAACATCGCACTGGCCTTGACCACTTCGCTCTGGTTGCCGGTGTCGAGCATCTTCTCGACTGCTGCCACCGTCCCCAAGTAGGCCTTGGGGTCATCCAGCAAGGCGTGAGCGGTCGCAGACAGCTTGGCCGAATACTGCTTATCCAGACCATCGGCTTTTGCCACTGACTCCATGCGCGAGTCCGGATCAGCATCTTTGAAGCCGCGGATGGTTTCTTCCATCACCTCGTACTGATGGACGATCTCTTTGTTGATCTTGCGACCCCGATCGCCCTTGACCTTGTTGAACAGCCACTTGGCGACACCTTTGATGGTAGCCAGCACCGCAGCGATCAGTTTAGCGATCTTGGCCCAGATGGCGCGAGCCACGCCTTCCACCTTCTCGCCCAACGATTCCGTTGACAGCGCGAGCATGTCTTCCTGCGCACTCAGTGGCACCGCAATAAACATCCCTTCAACAATCTCGACCTGCTCGCCTTCCAACGCGAGCTTGAGCAAACGTCCCATTATGCGTTATCCTTTACCAACGTTGATGTGGGGGGAGCGAGAGCAGATCGGCGTGGGCCATCTTGGCACTCAGGTAATCTTCCCGGGTGATCGGTTTCACCGTGAATTCTTTGTCATCCTGCCACGAGGAGACGTGCTGCTGGTAGGGGCCTTCCACTTTCCAGAAGCCGCGGTCCAGATGGTGGTTCTTGCTGAACTTCACCCCGCCTTCTTTGGTGATCTCGGCAAAGAGTTCCACTTCGGTGTAAGGCTTACGACCCGAGCGGGCAATCATGCGAATCGAGCGAAAGAACATCTTACCCGCATTGATCGCGGCGTACTCGACGGTTTCCGGGCTGTAGGTGGTGAGCCACGTCTCGTCCGATTGCTTGGCGTCGTACACCAGCTTGTTATTGGGCTTAAGTGCCGCGTCGAACGGAAACGCGTAGAGTTTCCAGCCGCCCTTGTAGGCTTCTTCTTCCTTGGTGCCATCACTGGCCAGCACCCGGAAGTCACCATCGGCCTGAGCGTAACCAATAAAGCAGCCCAAAATCGTCGGGGCCACGGTAATGCGCGGCACCGTACGGTCTTCACTCGGTGCCTGACGACGACCAATCAGCGGGATCCATTTACGGATCGACGTGTTGGTGGACATATGCAGCAGGAAATCTTGCTCCAGCTCAACCGGAGTAACGATCTCCACATTGCGCTGGACCTTCTCCGACGCATGTTCCAGCCATTTTTCCAGTTGATCAACGGAGTCCATAATCACCTGCAAGTGAGGAAAATGTGAGAGGATTTACATAAAATCAGGCAACGGCATAAAGCCCGGGGATTTCGCCCCGAGCCTTACGCGAGCCACGCTTCAGCGGGCTTGGAAGATCATCCGCAGCGACATGTAGTCGCAGTACTTCGCGCCCTTGATCGAACGAGCCATTTCCTTGGTCGCCGGGGACTTGAAACACTCCTCGATGTTTTCCAAGAACTGCTGGACCTGACGAATCATGGCCGCCACTTCACGACCCGATTGCAGCTGATCCGAAGCGGTCTGTTCGAACTTGGTGAAAGTCGATTCGATCTTCTCGCCTTCTTGCTCGAACGCCTTGGCTTGCTTCAGATACGCGTCGACATGCTCCAGATACTGGAAGCCGGCATCGATAACCGTACCCACGTCTTCAGTGGTGAACTTGATGGTCATCTGTGCGCCCGACTTGATATTGCTGGCGTACGGAATCGCGTTCTTGGCAATCTTGAGGGCCGTGTGCTTCCAGCTGCCTGATTCGACCACTTTCTTGGGCGAGGCCAGTTCCGAGAGCTTGGCAAACGACTTGCCGCCAATCGACACGGGCTTGCGCTTGGTGCCGACATCGACTTCCAGACCCGTGACCGAGAGGAACGGCTTACCGCCAATCAACGACCGATCGAACAACGCCGCCGGATGTTGCAAGCCTTCGATGGCTTGGGCAAGCCGAATCGCGTTGGCTTCGTCAGACAGCTTGGCTTGACCCAAGATGCCTTCGGCTTTGCCGTACAGCTCCGAGACCTTCTTCGGGTATTCGATCAACACGTACGAGGACATCTTGACATCTTTCTCGATTTCCGGAATCAGGTCCTTCGCATCCCCATTATCGGTGGCAAAGTGATACCACATCTCGACGAGGTTGCCGGTGTGCTGGCGTTCGTGCCAGTCGTCTTTCTTGTGGTTGTACTCCGCCTTGCCCTTTTCCAGTCGCGTGCGGTACTTGCCGACGCGCGATTCGACGCTGCGAATCAAGTCGTTCCAGAAGTCACGGCTGTGCTTGCGCGAGACCACCCACTGCGTGGCCATGCGATGGAACCAGTTACGCAGAAACTCCAACGCCATCTGGCCGCGTTGAGCCGGGGTGGTGTCGGCTTCCAGTGCCGGCAGCTCCATGGTTTCATCCACCCGGGCCAGTTCGTTGTTGATGCCGGTCTCAACCAGCTGCAACGCTTGGGGCGTACACTCGTCGGCTTCAAGCATCGACTCCAGTACAATCGCGTAGTCGTCAAGGTGTTCGAGCACGGCCGCAGTGGTTTCGATGTCGCGGCTTTGTGCAGCCAGTTCTTCGTCGGCATGCAGCAGATCTTCAACGAGGTTGTCGCCCCCGTCGATGAGAGCGGCTTCACCGACGTTGTCAGCGTGGTCCGTACTGGGTTCATCGCCCATACGGCTCCAAGTGCCACCACCGGGCGGTGGAAACTCTTCGACTGCAGGACGGCGGAGGGAGGAGCGCATAAGAGATCCTTAAATAGTTGAGTTAATACTCCAGAAGATTTACCACGACAGCCATCTCGGCTTGCCGCGCAACTCCTGTGGATGGACGCCGACTAGATCACGAAACTCTTCAATCGCAATCGAGGGATCCATGGACTTCTTGCCCATGATTTGTTCCACCTGTTCCCGGCTCCACTGCATGATGTCCTTACTGCGGGTGGAGATATTGGGCAGGTTACCCGTGTCCAGATAGACGTTCCAGATGGTGCACGGAAACTTCTGGTCAAGTCGGTCGATGCGAGCGGTGGCCTGCTCGTACTCGTAGTCTCGAAACGGGGCGTTGGTCAGAATCGCGGTGGACGCCTCCACCACCGGCACGGCCGTGGAGAGTGAGTCGTACGTGGCCAGCAACGGATTGGCGTCTTCCTGTCGCTTAAACCGCTCCATGATCGCGGGTAAGTCCTTGTTGGTCTCACCATACACCACCAGCGGCTTATAACCCTCGCCTTGCAGATACGTCTCCATGGCTTTCACCACCGCTACGTACGAGGTGAAGATGATGGTCTTGCTGAGCGACGCATCGATCATCTCCGGCAGCCCCATGTGCGGCACCATGTCCACATGGCACTGGGCGCGCTTCTTCCCCAGAATCCGACCCAAAGCTTCGCCCTGCACTTTCAGCTCGTAGTACTTCACCACCGAGCGGGCATCTAAGAACTGATGCTTCAGGTCACGCGGCAGGGTCGGGGCAATCATGCCTTTCTCGTACTTGTTACAGAACACCACCATGTCCTTCATGGTGGCTGGGTCGTAACCCGCGCGGATCGCATCGACGTAGGCACGGTAAGTGCGGTACTGCTTGCGCTGCTCCTCGGCGTGCAGGGTCGCTTCAAACACCTGTAAGGCATCCCGGTAGACCTCGATAAACAGCTCCATGTGCTCTTCGTAGTACGCCATGCGCTGCAAGATGAAACTCTTCATCTCCTCGCGGATCACGTCCAAGGTGTAGTCGCGACTGTTGGCAATCTGGATCTTGCGCTCGAAGGTCTGGGTCTGGTTATCGACCACATCCTTTTTCTCCACCTGAAACGTCAGCAGTCCCATGCGGTTACGCAGGATGTCATTGGCACGGGCCGCGTTCTTCCCAAAGACGGCGAGGAACCGTTCTTTGGCATCTGCATCGAACAAGGTATCGATGGTCTCGAGCAAGGGCACCACTTCCTTACCGAGCGCCTTAAGCGGCGTACCGGAGGACCAGACGATATGCTTGGGGGTCAGCATCCGACACAGCTCAACGAACAGCTTGGAGCGGGTCGAATCCATCTCGTTGAGGTTATGCGACTCATCGAGCAGCACACACGGGTTGGTGACCATGTGGTGGCTGAACAACAGCTGGGCAAACGCCACCGCGCGATCGAGTTGCTCGTAGTGGAAGATGTAATACTTTTTGCCTGGCTTTAGCTCCTCACCACTCAAGGAATGCCAGTACGTCGGCGCTTTCTTGAAGCGATTCTTAAGCGTGGCTTCCCACACGTCGATCACCGAGTTCTTCGGCACGATCGCGATAGTGACATCGGCACGGGAGCACAGACTGATCGCCAGACAGCCAATTGTCTTGCCCGAACCCGGCACCGCCCCCAGCAGGTAGCCAGATAAGCCGTACTGGCTGACCTTCTGGTTGTAGGTCTCGAGGAACTCCTTCTGTTTAGGCAGCAGGTCAACCGTCAGTTGATCGAGCTGGCTGAAATCCAAGACATCCGGATGGTTCTGTTTAACCGAACGCATCCACGTATTCTGATAGATGAGATCCACGACACGCTGCAAGGCCCGGTAGTTCCGGACCGGATGCACGCGTTGCTCAAGCACTTGCTCAAGCGTGTAGACCACATCAGGCGCGAAAAACTTGTTGAACGTCAGGGAGCTGCGGTCATACTTGGTGAACATGTGCTGACCGACCTTGCTGGTCGACCAGATGTCCCGTATATCCCGCTGCACCGTCATCGCTGGCAAGCCTTCCACGACGATCTGGTCATGCACCTCATGCACCGAGATCGCTCCCACAAACCGCTTGACCGTGGAAAACACAGTATCCCCTTATGAGTATCGGTGAGTATGATTAATCAGAAGATTGAGCACGGCATAGAGCCACCCATAATGGGTGGCCGCTTATGCCCCTTAGGCAAAGAGTGCTTGCGCGTCTTGCGGTTGCTCGTTTTCCCAGAACGGGGTTTCCTTACCCGAACCAATCGCGCCACCGCCCGGGCGACGCAGGGTCGTGTCCGGTCCGTTGATGTCGTCCAGAATCCCCAGTTGCGGATGGAATTCATGCACACAGTACTGGTCGAGGATCGGAGTTTGACCAGTGATCCGGTGCTTGCCACGTTGGTAGGTCTGGAAAGCCCGGCCACCGACTTTCTCGATGTGCAGATACAGCTCGCCATCCACCTCTTGGTCGATCTGTCCTGAACCCGCGAAATAGCCCTTACCCGGCAGATCCTTGACGAAGTCGGTCTTGCCCTCACGGATCAACTGCTTGCCCCCTGTGGAGATCTGATGTGGGGTCCAGAAGGCAATCTTGCGCGGGTTAAAGAAGTTGCGCACTCGCCGGAACATGTCACGTACGTCATGACCGGCCGGGCCTTGTGAGCAACCGGTAGTCGGCAACATGTACAGGTAGTCGGCGAAACACGAATGCACTTCAAAGCCATCGGCTTCCCATTCGAGAATCTTGTTGCACAGCGACCGGTAGTCCCACTTGGTCGGATCCACCCGCAGCATGGTCGACTCATAGCCCGACACGCGCATCTTCTCGTACACGTACTTGCTGATTTCTTCGGCCGACAAAGACTTCAGCTCTTCCTCTGTGACCACCGTGCGATTCTCGTTGGCCTTGAGTTTCATGTAGATGTAGCGCATGTTTTGCTCGATGGTGTTCTCAAAACTGAAGAACACATTGAGCGGGGTCTTCTGCCGGTCAATCATCAACGGGGTATTGTACTGATTGATCTGACGGAAGACGTCCAGCGTGAAACCGGACTTGTTCATGTGCGGCAGTGCCGGCACAATCCATTCTTCGCCCCGTCGCAAGCCACCACGCAACATGCGGTTGATGCCCTGCCAGCCGGTTTGCAGAATCGACGAGCCATCCGCGTCTTCTTTCACCGAGTTGTAGACCTTGGCGATGGATTCGATATTGCTGAAAGTCACCTGTGAGACAATCGCCGGATCCTGACTGACCGCGTCTTGCTGGTAGGGTTCCAGCTCGCCGACCAGCTCCGCGACGAACTTGCGCATGTCGGGAATGGTCTCGGGCTTGAATACCAGCGCCACGTTGGCTTTGTGCACCAGCGTCTTGACGTTCTCATTACGCAGGTGGTTCATCAGCGTGCGGCGGATATTCAGACAGGCCTTCTTGATCGAGCCTTCCTTCAGTTCGGCGGAGATGCCGCGCTCGAAGGTTTCGAACAGGGGGAGGTCATCCAGACAGTAGAGCTTGAGCGTCTGGAGGATCTCGAATTCCTCATACGTGTGATCAGTCGGATCATCCGCCATCGACAGGGCGAGGCGTTTGAGGCCGTCGAGCGTTTGCGAGGTCGGGTCCAGTGTGAGCTGCGTATTGGGAAGTTTCACTAGCTGCAAGGCGTTGCGGACCAGCGCGGAAGAACGCTCGGTAATCGAGGGCAGTTGCGATTCACGATACAGCAGTGTAATCGCATTGACCAGCAACATCTTGCTATCCAGAGGTTTGTTATCCATGTTTGTATAGTGGCAGCGTAAGGGGTATTCGTAGCTGTCAGTGTAAATATCACATCTTTATGACTGCGATTATTTCGCACAGACAGTCGTGTCAGGCAATATGACGAGCGGGTTAGTTCTTCCGCCCTGCATAAGAGAAGGCGACTGTGGAAAATTTTCATTCACTTCCTCTAAGGGCGGACCAGCGATGACCCACAGGAAAGACATCATTATTGTGCCGTACTGGGTGTACGAGTCGTTGCACCGCCACGGCATGAATCTGAGCGACTGCTTGGATTTCGAAAAGATTCGCGGGGTGTTCTCCCAGTCGGATCTGGTGCAGTTCCTCTGCAACCAAGCCGACATGAAGTACATCACCGGAAACGAGCAGACCGGCCTTGAAGCTGATGCCGGGCTGTGGGGTAAGTGGAATCAAACGCTCATGACCGAAGACGCGAAGAAGCTGTTGTACAACGCGGTTTCGCCCATGTCGACCGATCCCACCTTCCAACAGGCGGCACGGGATCGCCTGTTCAGCCCGGCCGTTAAACGCGCGCGGGATGAAGAAGCTTTTATTACATATGACATTGCACCTGAAGTCGGGGCGATCGTCGTGTATCCCGGGCACTTCACCTCGGCAGTACTCGGAGAGCTTCAGGTCCGCGCCCTGCAGGCTATTCTGAAAGTATTGTATGTGTACAACACACAGCACGAGGTGTCGCGCACACCGTGGTTCCGGCAGTATCTGACGGGGCTGTCTCTCAAGCAGGCTGCTGCCTGAGGACGCTGCCATTGGCTTCTTTGCCCCAATCAAGCCTCTATTCAACGTTAAGGAAGACGTTCATGTCCAGTCCGTTTCAACTCCGTGACAAATCCAAGGCCGGCACGATCGGCCACATGGTCCAACAACTCCACTCGGCGCTGAACCGCTCGGGCGCGTCCTTCGCCAGCAACGCTGCTGTGAAGCGTGTGATCTCGATGGAAGGCCTGAGCGACACGCAACAGACCGAGTTCACGACTTCGCTCGAGTCGTTGCAACTGTCGATCGGCGAAGTCTCGAAGACTTTCGACGAAGGCAAGGGCAAGTACAAGGTTGCCACCGAAAGCGGTGAAGAACTGCGTTTCTCGTCGCACACGACGGAAGCTCAGAAGTTCGCCGGTATGGTGGCTGGTATGCTCGCCGCTGACGTGCCGGGTTTCCTCGGTCGCTCGGTGACGCAGCAACCCGCGATGGAGCAGGGCCAGATGTTCGTCCCGGCATCGGGTGCCGACATGCTCGAGAAGCGCACGCACGCGCTCGAAGCATACGACGAGAAGGAAAACAAGGAAACGACCGTGTATTCGGTCGCGTACAACATGCAGGCCGCCACGCAGGACGAGTTCGGCGAAGCGCTGTTCCCGACCTGTATCGTGACGCCGGACCAGTACGGTCTGACGATCTCGATGCGCCTGATCATGGTGATGGACGACCTGCGCCGCAACGCGTCGGGCGAAGCCATCCGTGACTTCCAGCGCAAGAACATCATCCGCGCAGCGATCGATCCGGCAGTCCTCCGCAACGATCTGACGAAGATCTTCCCGGTCGTGACCGACGACGGCGTGGCACTGGGCAACTTCGTCGACGCTGCACTCGTGCCGCCGCAAACGATCGTCCACGAAGGTCAGTCGATCGAAACGGCACCGCTCGCCATTGGCGCGCAGTTCGACCTGCTGGGCATCTCGCAAACGGAAGCGCTGCTGCAAACGGGCACGCTCGACACGACCGACGCGATCGACCCGAACATCGTGCTCGGCGCGCTGTACATGTCGATTCAAGGCACGGTGGCCACGGTTGCCACGACGGAAGTCATCAAGTTCGGTAACGTCGGCCTGATGCAAGGTTCGACGATGACGGCGGCGCCGCAAGGCAACTACCGTCAGCAAATGCTGAACTTCGTGACGGACTCGCTGGCCGTCAACAAGAACACGGTGCTGAACGACGGCGCGGCTTCGGCCCTGCTGACCTCGCTGGTTACGGCTGGCGCGCAAGTCAAGCTGGCTGTCACGGTGGGCGGTAACGTCAACCTGCAGACGGCTGAAACGTCGATCTGGTCGGGCAAGGTTCAAGTCGCGGAAGTGCGTGACGCGAACAACAACGTGCTCGACATGACGACCGGCACGGGTCTGGCGTACAAGAACCTGTTCAACGGCGCGGTGATCTTCGGTTACGACCTCGACGCACGTCGTGTGAACACGAACCGTCGCGAGCGCGGCCAGCTGCTGGACATCACGTATCAAAACGTGATTTACGGCGTGCCGCTTCTGTCGCCGATCACGGCACCGCGTCCGCCGGCAGGTCCGCAGCAAGACGAAGCGAACTACTTGGCAGGTCTGATCACGGCAACGCGTATCCGTACGTCGAACGCCGCAGTCGCCAAGCTGCTCGAAGCTGAAGAAGCGCTGAAGGCATTCGTCACGACGAACCTCGGCGACGACCAGTTCGTCAAGCCGGAAATCCTCGGCGTGGGTGGCTGGCTGGTGCAGCCGCAGTACCTGCAAGAAGACTACGCTGCACCGTCGGTCGTCGACAGCATCAAGTCGTACGAACGCGCTGCTGACATTCAGGCTTCGCTGGTCAACATGATCCGCGAAATGGCCTACCGCATGTACCGCGACTCCGGCTACAAGGCCGCAGCCAACGCGATGCACGGCGGTATCGCGCCGATGCCGACGGTCATCATCGCAACCGACACGTACATCGCGTCGTACCTGCAGGTGACGGGTGACTTCCGTACGCTCGGTAACGAGTTCAACGTGAAGGTCGTGTCGACGACGAACAAGCTGATGAAGGGCAAGATCCGCATCACGTTCGGTGAGTTCGGCGAAGGCAAGGAAAACACCCCGAACCCGCTGCACTTCGGCGTGATGGCGTGGAAGCCGGAACTGACGCTGATTCTGCCGACGGTGCGTAACGGTTCGAACAGCCGTGAAATCTCGGTTTCGCCGGCATTCCGCCACATCGTGAACCTGCCGATCATGGCATCGATCGACGTGTCGGGTATCGACGAAGTCGTGAACGCGAAGGTCGCCGTCAACTTCCACACGATCTGAGGGAATAGCTTAGTCACGGTGACAGACTTGAGCGGCTTCCGGGAGTACTCCGCAGGGAGTTCCTGAAGTCAATGGGTCTGTCTGAAATAGGGGGCAGACCCACCGTGACCTAAGGTGACTCTCAGCGGTAAGGCTTGTGGTTGGGGCTGTCCCACTCCCTCGGGTCTTCGGACTCGGGGGGTGTGGGACTTTATGCCTGTAAATTTTCTATCGCATGTTCTATGATCTGGAGGCAGTGCGCGAGTGCTGTCTTGCAGGGATCCGAAGGTAGACGGGAGCCTCACGGTTTCCGTCTACTGGGTGTTATGCCGTTGCTGCATTTATTTTTGGCAATATATTACCAACTAGCATGAGAAGAGCCGGTAACAAGCTGGCCTGATAAGTTAAGCCGTGCAAGCTGTAGGAGTTTTGCCATGAGTGCCCATTTTGGCCAGAACGTTTTCTTCGGCGCTCCGATTGTACGAGTAGGCGTGTATCCTGCTGAACGTGCGTACGATCTTTCTCCTGTGGAAATCAAGCAGGAGTTTATCAACGAGCTGCATGAGAACGTCACCATCGTGCTAAGGAATGGGTTGCCCTTTCAGATTCGCGGCAAGAAAGGACAAGCCCGCCGAAGACTGACGGTCAATTACACCATCGTTATCAGTGGTGAAGCGGTACATGAGACTGCGAACGTGCTCGCTCAGATCACTTCCCGCAGTCCGGTGACTATGCGCATCCTGAAGGAGGCTTATGAATCCCACGCAAGGAATTATTCGCCCAACCAACCGATCGTACTCAAACTTGAGTACATCATCACCCGCGAGGAGTTGAGAAAATACGGCAATTCCCTCTATCATCACGGATTGGATTGCTGGATCAGTACTACCGAGAGCACCAACTACGCAGTGCATCCGTATTCCGAAGAGGGCATGCTGCAAGGCACGATCTGGAATAACACACCCGATGCAGTCAAAGGTGGGGGTGCGTTGTATGCCGTGGAGATTGTCGATAACCTCGGCACGTTTGGCGATCGGTATCTGAATATTGCCAACGAGATCTATCCGGTTCGGGCCAAGAAAGATGCCAAGCGCACCGATGGCGTGTATATCACGCGCACGTTACCGAGCGAAGGGGAGTTGGGACGCGGGGAGATTGTGGCAGCGCATTGGCCGTTTAACAAGGCCGATGGTGCAGACTTCGATTTCACTGAGTTCCATCTGTATCGGACTTTCACCGATGCCAAGACGCTGGGCGACATTGCGTCGGCCCGCAAGGCGGAGTTGCAGAGCAAAGATCACGAGCTGCAGCTCGGGCGCAAAGAACTGGAGGCACTCAAACAGGAGGCGGAACGGAACAAGGCGGACTTCGACAGGGATAAACAAGCGCAAGAACGTGAGAACCAGCGCCTGCAACAGGAGATCACTGAAAAGGATCGCCGGTATAAGGAGCTAGAAGTTGAGCGCGAGCGCATCAAGCATGAGTTGGAGTTGGAAAGAATGCGCAAGAAGGATCAGTACGAGGAACGGTCATCCAAGCGTAAGGATACGAGCGAGATGGTGAAGATCTTACCTGCCTTGATACTGGGGGCAGCCGCGATTATCACCACGCTTATCAGCGTGACAAGGTCTAAGTAGCGTCGATGTGTAAGGGCTGTGTAAAAATACTGCCCGGCTCCATCTTAGGGAGTGCGGTAAGGTAGTAATGTGGTCTACCGTACATGCCCGCGTGACGATGCCTTGTTTCTTACTTAAACAATACTTACACTGGAAGGCCGACAATGGACGCAGAACTGGCACGGCTCATAGCCCAGGAAACACCGGACCTCAACCCGGATTTGGCCAACGGGTTAGCAGTCAAGCATATCCCGGATGTGGAGCCGTATATTGACTCCATCTTCCGGGCGCTGCAAAAGGGATTTCCGGATGGGTTTTCTTACGTCACCTCCACCCGTTGCGGGCCACAGGGTGACTTTGATGAGCTGACCAAGAAGAAGAACGGCAGTAAGCGGTACTACGATGTGGCGACCAGCCAACTGTTCATGACGATGCTGGTGTTCAAGTATCGGGGTGAAGAGATCCGGCGGCCACTGCAACTGCCTTATGTGGAAGACGCAGGGGTCATCTACTTGGGCGGTTCGCGGTTTGTGATCTCGCCGGTGCTCTCTGACCGGGTAATGTCAGTGGACCTGAACAGTATCTTTATCCGCTTTAACCGGGGTAAGGTGACCTTCGAGCGCTCACCGCAGTATTTCCGCGCGAACGACGTGCAGGAAACGGTGGACGTGGTACACGGCAAGATCTATAACCGTCCCACCAAACAGACCGGCACAGCCAAGCCCACCGTCAAAGGTAACACGACGCTGGTGCATTATCTGTTCTGCAAGTTTGGGGTGCATGAAACGTTTGAACGGTTCGCTGGCACGGTGCCGGTATTTGGCGATGCGGAGACGGTCAATCATCACACGCATCCGCAGGATCAGTGGGTGATCTGCGAAAGCAGCGGTATCAAGCCGCGCGGCGTTGGCGACAAGATCTGGGTGCCCAGCCCGATTCGACTCGCTGTGCGTCGTGATCAGTACACGGCCACGATGAAGAATTATATCGCTGGTCTGTACTATATCCTCGATCACTTCCCCCGTCGCGTGGAGCTGAATCAGTTCACCGACGAGAAGTTCCGCAATCACACGGGCCGCTGGCGCGTGCTGATGGGCTATCTGATCTTTGGTGGTAACATCATGGAAGGTCACCTGCATGATAACGTGACGGATCACATCGGCAGTCTCGATGAGTACGTTGACGAAATCATGCGCGTGAAGTTCCGCGAGATCAAAGTCCCGGTAGAAGACATCTACCAGTTCTTCGGCATCCTGATCGAGCGCTTTAACCAGTGGTTGCTCGATGGGGCGGACAAGATCAACAGCCTCTATGACAAGGAACTCGGTGTTCTGTATTACGTCATGGAAGATGTCACGATCATGATCAACACGTTCTATTTCAAGTTGATCGCCAGTGCCAAGAGCAAGCGGGAAATGGGTAAGGACTTGAAAAAGGACGACATCGTCGACCTGATGAACAAGTTCCTGCGCCCCGGGAAGATCTACTCGGTCACCAAGATGCACCAAGAGGTGTCGACCACTTCGTGCTCGGGTGACAACAAGGCATTCAAAATCACCTCGATGATGGTGCCTCAAGCCAAGACCTCGCGACGCGCGGGTCGTTCTGACAGCGGCGCGATGACCGATCCGGCTAAGATTCTCCACACCTCCGTGGCCGAGATTGGCGGGTATGCCAACATGCCCAAGAGTGATCCGTCGGGTCACTCACGGATCAATCTGTACGCGCAGATCGATCGTTTTGGGGTGGTGCTCCAGAATCCGGAGCTGGTGTCGATCCTCAAGCCGACCGAGGAAATGATCCGTCGCAAGCAGTAACTACGCAGTAGACAAGTAAACACTTTTTTCATACGAGGGCTACAGGGACGCCTGTGGACCAATAAACAAGGAAGATAGCGCTATGAGCAATCAACAACTGCCGTTCGATCCCGAGAACTTGATGTGGCCAACCCAGTGGCTGAACATCGAGAATCCTCCGTTCGTCCCGCAGATCAACGTGGACCAACGTGCCGCGAATTATCTGCCGGTGATCTCGGGTCTGCTGATGCAGGAAATCCAGAACAACGCGCAACCGGGTCGACCGCTGCGCGTGTTCATGTATAACCTGTATTCGAACAACGGTTGGGCGAACGAGAACTTCGCTCGTACCGTCGCAGGTATCTGTGACTGGTTCATTATGGCGATGGAGACGAATCAGTATCGCAGTGAGCAGGACTGTCTGACGGATATCGTGCCGAAGATGGCGGAGTTGGCCGCAGCAACCCAGCTGCGCGACTATCCGGCGTTGGAAGGCTACATCGACGCCAACATGCATAACGCGACGGTTCAGCTGATCAACAACTTCGACGGCATCGCCCATCAGATCCAGAGCTACATGTCGCGTCAGCAGCAAGGTAGCCAGTGGGGCAACCGCGGACAGCAGCAGCAAGGCGGGGGCTGGCAGGATCGTCAACGTGGTGACTGGCAAGGTCGGCGTCAAACGGGTGGAGGTAGCAACTGGGAAGGTTCAACCCAGCGCCAGACCAAACCCCTCGACACGTTTGGCTCGGGTGGTTCCAATCTCTTCAGCGGTCGTCAGGCTGGTGGGGATCGTTGGGGCAAAAGTGGCTCGCAGGCCGAAGAAGGCAGCACGCGTTTCGATCGGCGTCGTGAAGAGCCGGCCCAATCGCGTTCCTCGGATGTCGAGGTGTCGGGTGGCGCAAAGATGGATGACGGCTTTAACACCGGCTGGCGTCGCAAGGAGCAGCAACCGGCGGCGAAACCCACCCACGTCGAGATCGAGCAGACCGGTTCTACGCCGGCGCTGAATAAGGGCAAGCTCGTCGAAGCGGTGCAGGAAGCGGTGGAAGTGCTGGCTGACGAAGCGAAGGCGGCCAAGCTGGTATGGAAGCCGAGTATCGATCAGCCGTATCCGCTCGCCTACAACCCGCGTACGCAGTTGCTGTATCTGCGTAAGGAAACCAGCCACGCTGCTGTTATTCAAGTCGTCAAGGATCGTCAGGAAGGTTCCGTGGATTACGAAAAGCACAAGATCGTTCGCAGTTTTGGTCCGGGCGCGCGCAAGCTCTCGCCGGAAGAAAACCAGAAGAAACTCGAAGCCATGCGCCAGTCGCTGGAGCCGAGGAGCTTGGACGATCCGACCCTCACGGAAGAAGCACGTGCGCTCCTGAAGAACCGCGTGGTGTCCGACGCATGGATCATGGAAACGTCGCAAGATCTGGCGTGGGTCGTGGGTCTGGTCGGCAAGGAAGTCGACGGCATCGAAGGGACGTTGCCGGATGTCTATCATCGCCGCGCGAAGATCTGCGTGCCGGTTGTCGGGCTGGAAGATCAGTCCGCGATGATCCGCGAGCTGGGTGAGTGCGATACGTACGAAGCGCTGAAGCTCAAACTGCTGGCACTGGGTTCGACAATGAATCCGGAGTTGTGGCAGCTGAGTGAGCTGAAGATGACGGAGGCGGTCAATCGCGTGCTGTCGCAACGCATGTCGATCGACGACATTCGCATCACGTCGTTTATCGAAGACGTGACCGATGTGGTGCCGGTGATTGGCAAGGCGTATGGGCGCGTGTTTGTCGACGCGTTCAATGTTTCGGCGCAGGAAACCATTGCCCAGACGTTCCAGACGGTGAACGACGGCATGGCCGAAGAGATTCGCCTGATGACCGACAACATCCTCGCGAACTACACGGGCGAAGCGCCCAACAAGCTCAAGTTCACGTATCTGATCTCGAACGTGACGATGACCTATCTCTCGTGCATGGCACAGGAGTTGGAAATCGAGCTGGATCCGAAGAAGGCGGTACTGGTGACCATCAACACGCCGTTTGTGCGTGAACTGCTGGCTGACATCCTCGAACGGGTGTCGGATGACTTCGAGTTCGATCGTCATTTCATCCGTACGGCTGACGGTCGGGTGCTGGAGCTGACCCAAGGCTTGCTGGGGAGTAACTCGCTGTTGCTGCGCTGCGTGCGCTAAAGCTATGAGGGCCCGGGGGAAACCTCGGGCCCTTGTGCCCTTTAACTGGAGAAACGCGTGAACAATTACGACCTGCTGAAACAGATTCTCGATGCAAGCGACGAGCACACCGAGCCGTTTGCCGTCGATGCCCGGATCGACATTCCCAATAACGAAGTGGTGATTCGCCGCACGCTGGGTCCGCTCTCACCGCGCACGCGCGTGGTCCGCTTCGCGCCGCTGGAAGTCGGTCACCAGATCGAGTACTCGGAAGTCAGCCACGGTGCGCCGCAACCGCCGACCAACGAGACCGCGGACACCACCCACGCGATGGAAGTCTCGCGGCTGGTTGGTCGGATCTGGACCCATCTGAAGGGATGATCATGCGCCAAGATCATTTCGTTTATCGCCCGGATTCCACCAAAGTGGGCAAGATGATCGCGATGTTCTTGGCCGGCAGACTACTGGGACCGGACTGGTCCCGTTATGCCGTCCACCAGTACAGCGAAAAGAACAACGCCTTCGACGGCACGAGCCGGATCCAGCTGCAAAGCCAGCACGCGACAGGTCCGCAGGAATCCCTACCGTATCTTAAGGTCATGGAACCGGGTGGCAACATCCAGCTCGCTCAAACCATCCGGCTGGAATTCTGGTCCAATGGCGAGAAGATTTGGGCGCGGCAGTTTCCGTGGGCAGACTTCGACATGGCTGAAGTCGTGGACATCTGGATCTGGCTGCGTTTGTGTGGCAAAGATGGCAAACTCTGTGGTGCTGAAGAAGGCATCCATCCTGATAATCGCGTTAAACTGTAGGAACTTTACACCATGGCCACCAAAGCCGCCGTTATACCTGAACAAGAAGCCCCCAAGTATCGTTTCCCGCTGCGTGACGACCAGAACAAGGCCGGCCGCATGCTCGCGATGTTCCTCGCGCATTACGCCACCTCAGATAAGCGCGGCCAAGCACAGGTGCGCTTTGACGTCTACCAGACGATTCACGAGCGGGTTGGTGAGAAAGGCAAATTCGTCACGCTGCCGGTGTTTGTCAGTCGCATCTATGTGCAGCGCGACATCGACACTGACGATACGTTGCCCGGCCGTCCTTACCTACTGGTGGAAGAAACCCGCGGCGAAGTGATGGAAGACGACATCGTCATGGTCACCAAGGTCGAAATCGACGGCAAGGGTCGACCCAACCGTGATCGTCCCCATTCGCTCAAGCTCGATGAGCTGATGTTCAAAGCCGGCGAGAGCTACGAGTTTCTCGTCGGCATGTAAGGAGGCGCCATGAGCGTACTGGTGTCAGTGACGTCGCCTGATCACGACCAAGACCAGATGAACGCGGTCGCCTCGGTCATCTTTGCGGATCTGATGGCAGATGGCTTTACCGATGTGCGGCTGGCCTTGGAGTATCCGGAAGGCAACGAAAAGATGATCGCGGAAGGCGGGGATGACTATGCGTTTAACCCGCAGACCGTGCTCGAGGAATTGAAGCTGTCGCACGCGGAACTGTTCCAGAAGCCGGTGGTGATCACGGTGCCGGTTTTGGAGATGCAAGGGCGGACGTGGGAAGTGATGGCCGATAGCCGGAACCCGGCACCCGAGGACATGGAGCCGGATGAGTATCCGTCCGATTATCTACCTGAGAACCGCCGCTGGCTGAATCTGGAGCCGAACGGGGATTGGGCACGAGGAATCGAACCTCCGCCGCCACCGCCCGAACCGACCGCGCAAGAGCGGGCACAGGCCGAGAAAGACAGCCTGATCGCCTACGGTCAGTCAGTCCTCGCCAAGGTCCGCAACAAAACATCGCGTTAAGGAGGCCTTATGGGCATGGTAACGGTAAAGGTCGAAGGTGACGATCAAGAGCAGGTCAGTGGCGTTGCGGCTGGTGTGATGGTGGGGCTGGAGAACACCGGCTTTAAGAACGTGAAGCTGGGGGTCGAGTACGAAGCCAGCAACATGGAAGCGATTATCAATCGCGATCGATCGCTGGATGCACCCAGTACCCTACTGGCGACGCTGAAGATGCGTAATCCGGATCTGTTCGAGCAACCGGTGATGGTGCACGTGCCGGTGGTGAAGCCGACAGGTGGGTTGACGGTGTACGCTACCGAGGACAACATCATCCTCGAGGAAAAGGATGAGCATCCTCACCATCAGCCGATGCGGCTCGATCCTGCGCCCCAAGACGACATAGCGGAAATCTCGATCAAGTTCGCGGGCCGCAAGCATGTGTGCTGGGTCGGCGATACCGAGAACGTGCAAGCCTGCTTTATCGATGGCAAGTGCTACGCACTGCCCGGGGCCTTTGTCGAGGGTCTGACAACCGTACTCGAGCCTCATCTGGCCAAGGATTGAACCCAGATCTCCCAGTGGCTGACGGGGAGATTAAAAAATGACGTCGGCCATCCATCCAATGCATTACCCGTAGTACCTATCTACAATCAAGGAGAGTAGTAGAATGGACGCAGCAAACATCAACATCACCGCAGAATCCGAAGTCCTCGCTAACGCCATCTCCGTCGCGGTAAGCCAAGGCCTGTCCCAAGCCGGCTTCACCAACGTGATGAGCGTGACGGAAGTGCTGGAACCGGATTCGTTGCTGGCGCAAGTGCGTAACACCGCACCGGAACTCTTCGACACGGCGATCGAGATCACCCAGAACGCGATCATCCCGAACGAAGAAATCGACGACGACGAAGGTCCCACGGCTGACGACCTGCCGGCGGACGAAGTCCCTGCGTAAGCGGGTTTAAGCAGGACGGCGGGGGCTTCGGCTCCCGCCTCTGTGCCGCACCTTTCTTTTATACGAACTAATACGAACATGAACCAATTTAGCCGTCATCGCAATAACATCGTGGGCCAAACGCTGTGCGAACGCGTACGCGCCAGCGTCATGAAAGAGCTGATCGCCGCCCGTGGCCCGGGTAAGCTGTTGCCGGTGTCGCAATTCTTGGCGCTCCCCACGGCATGGGGGCCGCCGGAATTCCGTCTCTCGTTTCTGTATGCCAAGGAAACGGGTCAGCGCGAAATCCGCTTTACCGAATACGCGGGCGCGAATTTCTTCAGCTGGTCGTTTAACCTGAACGACGACATCCGGCTGGAACACTACGTGCCGGTGACCCTGACGACCGAGCAGCAAGAGATCGTGCGGCAAGCGATCCACAAATACTTCCTGACGGGCTCGTATGTCGTGCATGGCTACGAAGCGCTCTTCATGACGGGGACGGATTTGTACCACGCATGGATGAACAACACGCAAGTCAACGAGGCCCAAGCGGCCTGAGGAGGCCATGATGGAAGAAGATCAGGATCCGGTCAAGATCACTGTAGCAGGTGGTGGTTATGGGGCCAACACGCTGGTGTTTGGTGTGGTGCATGACGCGCTGGTGAAAGCGGGCTTTCACAGCGTGCGACCCAGCGAAATGCGCGGCTTTAACGAAGACGCGGGTCGGATGACTTCCCTGCTCGATGTGGTGCGGTCGATTCATCCGCATCTGTTCTATACGCCCGTCCACGTGCATCAGGATCTGGAGCAGGTGCGCTTTACCGATGACGAGACCTTTCCGACGACTGCCGCATTGGAGGAAACTATTCACAAGGTCGTGCGCAAAGACTACGTGGATTACTACTCGGTGGTCACCGATCAGAATCTCGGCAACAGTCGGCATCTGGAAGAACTCCTAGATGCTCCGCCGATTGAGAGGGGCGTGATATGACCAAGCCTTTGAAGATCACCATCGAGGGCGGGAGTTTCGTCACCAACGTGGCGGCGTTTAATCTGGTCCATGATGCACTCGAAGGCGATGATCGGTTTCGCGACGTACGCTTCGAGCATCCGTTGGGCACCGAACGGCCGTTGGTCGGTACGCCCGTTAGTCTACTAAAGACCCTGCAACGGAAGTACTGGGATCTGTTTGACGAGCCGGTGACGATTGTGCAGGACCTTGCAGGGGTGTCGGGTTACGACGAGGTCGACTGGGGTGAGCGACGTATCTTACTGGATATCGCCTACAAGACAGGCTTCTGTGCGGGTGAGTTAGACAACCGGGACGCAGTGGAAGCCGCCATCAAAGCAGCCATTGCTGGTTTAAAAGGAGAGCAAGATGGAAAAGAAAGAAGCACTTCAGCCGCTGAAGGTTGAAGTTTCGGGCGGTAGTCAAGTCGCCAACACACTCGTCTACGGGTTGATTCAGACGACCTTGCGAGGCGCTGGGTTCGATGATCTGAAACTGCAGCACCCCTACGGGTCTGCGGAGTCTGCGGATTCAGACGACATGGTGAGCCTGTTGGAAGTCTTGCAAGTCTCGAACCCGCAGTTGTTCGAAGTCCCGGTAACCTTGGTCCAGAAGGTCACCGACCGGACCTACGACTGGGGACAGCCGACGCATTTGGTCGAAAGCTTCGTGTACGGTGCTGACGAATACGAAGGTAAAGACTGTTCGAATGCCGAAATCTATCGCACCGAACAAGCCAAGGCTTTCCTCGCGAAGGTGCATGCCAACCAGACCCCAGCGGATCGTGCAGCGGCTGATGCCGAAGAACTCGCGATGGAAAGCAAGTTCTTGAAGCACATGAGCAATCCGGCGGTTCGCGAGGTACTGGAAGATCTGTTCGACGAAAAGATCAGCGAGACAGAATTGGCCGAGTTGCGCGCGAGCGTGGAAGCTAAGCAGAAAGCGGCTAAACAAGAAGCGTCTACGGCATAAGCCTCCGAGCCCTCTACCTTTTGGGGTAGAGGGACGTATGCCGTCCTTTCTTTTTTGGCTTAATCTGATGTCCCCCTCATTCCAAGGATCGTCATGTACCTGCCTTTGCAACCCCCGCCGGGCCCTTACGCCAGCCAAGAGACGCTCTTCGAGTGGCTCAAAGCGAACTGTCGCGACGCCACCTTACCGGCGACTATTTTCGCGCTGTGGAGTTACCCGCTCGCCGTCGTCCTCAAATACAAGGTGGCCAAAGTGCGGGACTCTGCCAGTGCCTTAGCTGCTGACCCGACTAACAATCCCGCCCGGGGTGGGCGGGTCGACATTATCGTGCTGGAAGATGTCGATAACGATTGTGCGTTGTTTCACGTCGTGCTGGATACCGCCTTCAATACCAACCAGACGGGTGAGTGGATTACCGGTATCAACCCCCTGACAAGTGCCTAGAGCATAAGCCCAGCCCGAAGGCTGGGCGCTATGCCGTTACGCCAGATTACAGCTTGAAACCGCTATCGTCTTCGAGGGGGTTGTCACCCTTGTTCTCGTCGTTAGCGTTGGCGTCAGGATTCTCTTCAGTCGGACCACCCAAACCGCCCAGACCATCATCCAGACCCCCCAGACCCGTATCCAAGCCACCGAGTCCGTCGTCGAAACCACCCCCAAAGCCACCGCCACTGCCCGCGCTCGAAGTCGAGGTCGCTTCCGAGGTGGTGGCTTCTGCCCCGCCCTCAGTCGTATCGGCTTCTTTGCGTTTGGCTTCAGCAGCGTTGGCTTCCTTCTTGAGTTCAGTCATCTTATCCAAGAAGTGGTTGATGGTGGCGCCCATCGCCTTGGCGTGCTCGCTACTGACGTTGTACAGATCGACCCGCGGCTTGCCTTCTTCGTCGGTGGACACGAGTTCCGACAACTCCGAGAGCATGCCCGTTTCGGCCATGTACTTACGCGCGTAGTAGGCCTTGATGTTCTCCTTGACCATGTCGACGTGTTCCGACACATCGCCAATCGTATCAGCATTGAGGATGTTGGTCGAGACATAGTAATCGAGCGCCTTCTCCAGCGTTTCCATGTACTTGTCGAACGCCGCTGCTTGGTTCTCCAGCGACACCGAGTTCGGTCGTGGCAACGAGACCTTAAAGCCCAGCACGAAGTCGTACAGCGCCTCGCGGATGATCAGCTCCTTCAGCTGGTCCTTGCTACCCTCAGCCAGCCGCGAGAAGCGTGCTTTCATCTCCTCATCGTTCTCGTAGCGACGCAAAATCGCGTCGTACTTGGATTCGATGATCTTGCGCAGATCTTTGATGAGACCTTCATCGTTCATCGCCACTTTGTGCAGGTGATCTTCCACCAGCGGCACGAACTGATCCTGCAAGCTGATCACGTTCTTCGAGATCAGGATGTTGTTGGTCACGATCGAGGTGGCAAACTCCGCCTCATAGCCCGCATCCACCACCTGTGCCGGCAGACCAAACTTCTGGATCGAGCGCTTGCGCAAGTCCTCTTCCAGCTCCGTGTCCGGCTTCACGTAGTTGCTGTTCTTCTCCGTGAATTCCACCGACGTATCCGGCATCCGGGGGTGACCCGAGAAGCTGAACTCGAATGCGGCCCGCTGCATGTAATCCGTCAGGTCCACCGGTGAGGTGACGCCGATCGGGAAGGCTTGCTGACGCGTGCGGGCGATTTCGTGCATGTAGCGCTCAATCGTCTTTTGCGGATCCGGATCGGTTTCATCCAGCTTGATCGCCACGCCGGTGCGGCCGATGGAGTTCTTCATCGCCGCCATGGTGTTGGAGAACGTCAGCATCGAGCGCAGCGACGACAGGATCTTCATCTCGTCGAGTACCGAGCGACCGATCCCATCCGGGCTGAACTTGAACGCAAAGTACGTCATCAGCTCAATCGGCAGGAACAGCATCTGCGTGTGCTGTGAGGCCAGCGCGCGTGCCAGCATGATCCGGTAGACTTCCGGCTTATTCGCCAGTGCTACGCCGTTGGTGTAGATGCCGTTACGCAGACGACTGAGCAGATCCTGCTCCACCATCGCGCCATACACCTGAGCCGAGTAAGCCAGATGTTGCCGGTTACCGGTATCAAAGCCGCTGATGTTGGCCTTGACCTTGTTCAGCATCGCGGTGGCAAACGAACCACCGGAGTTCATCCGGTTCCCCATCTGGGAGTAGATATCTTCCGGATTCTGACGGGTCAAGGGATTGCCGTCTTCGTCGATCAGCACAAAGAAGCCCACCTGCTGCTTGACGTTGCCCGGCACATACACCGGAATCACCGCTTCGCTGGGCAAGTGCATGATCAGCGGCGCACCCACCGTGCGACGGTTCAGGCGCTCCTGCGTGACGATCGTATCGATGGGCCGGTACTGACGGTTCGGGCTCTTGTAGAGCAGGTTATGCAGTTCCCGATCCGACAGTTTGGAGGGATCTTCCGCATACTTCTCCAGCGCCATGCCGCCTAGCGCGCCCTTGACGCGCTCTTCGCGGATCTTCTGGTTGACCTGCGGGATCTTCAACAGGTTCTGGTTGTCAATTACCGAGGTGAAGGTATCCTGCGCCTTGCCACCGAAGTGGTCTTCCAGTGCCAGATATGAATCGTACTCCGGACCTTTGCGCCGGGACGGATCGTTAAACGACTCCATCGACAGCGAGGCTTGCTTGCCGCCGACCACGCTCTGCTGGCCCTTCTTGGTCGGATTACCCAGCAAGCCCTTACACTTGATCGAGCCATCGGCGTTGATGTCCGAGGACAGACTTTCCATCTTGATAAAGCGATTGTTGTTAATCACTTCATCGATGGCGTTTTCCGGAATCACCGCCACCGGGTAAGAACCCGTGTGCAGAATCATGTCCTTGAGCCACGAGGACATAAGCGGTTTAATGTTATAGTCGGTCTCGAAATACTTCCCCAACCGATCCACCAAGGCAGCCGCCACGTCAGGAGGCAAGCTGCCCTCCGGGGCGCTATAATTCACCTCGGTGGTCATCATGTCTTTCGGGGACAGGATACACGAAATCAGGATGGTTGCCGCCAGTTCCGTTTCCGGCAGCACTTGCATCACGGTCTCGGCGTCCGTAATGTCGCGCCCAATCCGCTCCGACAGATTCCGCAGTTCGAAGACGTTCGGTTCACCCGGTTGCATTTCGCCACGTTGGCTGAACTTGGCGGGTTCGCGGCCGGGAATCAGCTTGGAAAGCATTGCCGCCAGTTCCGGTTCATTCCGTACCAACGGCATGACCGGATACTGTTTCCCCTTGCTCGCCAGGCCGATTGCGGTCTTAAGCGCTTTTGACATTATAAACCCTCTTGAATAATTACTGGAATCGTCATGGCGAACTCAAACTATTACCAAATCTACATCGGTAAAGTCCTTCAGCTCGCTGCGACCATTGTGATTAAATCGACAGATTTTGCACAAGCAATCAACGCTGGCTTGCAGGCGCAGGCCATGGCCGCTGGGCTTTCCGCGGATTCGGCGGTCGATCTGACCGATCCGACAACGTGGAAGTACTATATGAATTTGGCAGGCGCGTATCATCCGACCGATACCCCGATGCAAGTGGTGTCCATGGATACGCTGGAAACCATCGATTTTACGGTGGCGAACCTCGCAATCCATCGGGCGACCAATCGCGCCTACCAGTACGGCACCCGCCAGTACAATGAGTTGCTCTCGCTCTACCCGCAACAGGAAATGCTGATCCGCGGCATTCTCTACCCGGTCGATCTGGCGACGGCGATTGCCGCGGACGACTACACGATTCTGGGCGGTTACCCGGCGGGGCTGGTGGAAGCGAACGAATACACCCTGATCGAGCGTTTGCAGACGTGGATCAACGGCACCATGCTGCGCTGGTACAACCGCGCCTACACGGTGTCGGACAATCTGTACTGTGCGGCGCACTGGGGCAAGGTGTATTTGTTTCTCGTCCCGGCGATTTTGAACCTGCGCCTCGAGAAGTGTAAAACCAATGAGGCTCATAGTTTTCACGTACGTCAGTATCTGGCCTCGCATGGCGGGCTGGATGCGTTCTTTGAACAGCTCACCACCGCCCAATCGCTGGCGCTGTATCGCAACATCGCCTACCTCGAACGCCATCCGGGGCAACAGGCGAGCTTTACGTATCTGGTCCGCAAGCTGCTCACCGAGCGTAACTTGCCGCTGGCCGAGTACGACATGAAGCACGATACGTCACAGATGGATGGCTTTGATCCGGTGCTCTCCGGCACCGAAGGCAATCGGGGGAGCGACATCCAACCGACCATCTTCTTTGAACGTACCCCGCTGAACTTGGGCTTTAGCTTCGACACGGCCAACATCGCCACACTCGATCAGTTGCTGACCAAGGAACAGCCCACCGCTCGGGATAACGCAGAGTTTCAGACCGACGTGGAACCTGCGATCCGCTCGCAGATGGCGTACTCGCTGGGTAACAAGCTCAAGACCAAGGCGCTGGAATCGGCCATGGTGGACTACACCGATGCGTCGCCCTACACGCTCACCTCGACCCTACTCAATCACTGGTTGTGGCTGGCGCACTCCGGCTACTACACCGCGGTGGTGAATGTGGCCAATCCGGTCACCGGGGAACGGATCGCCTTACCGGCGCTTGACGCATATGCTTTCATGTGGTACGCGTTCTGCCAGACCATCGGTCTCGTGCTCGATGAGATCCCACCGGTGTTGGCCACCCACGTCCAGCGGATCCCCACGCCCTCGCCGTCGGACCTGATGAGCGTGGTGGATACCAGCATGGTGGGGATTGACCGCGCCAAGTGGTTGCTCTCGTATCAGCCGGTGATCACCAACATGATCTCCACCGATGCGTTCTACGCCATGTGTCAACAGATCTGGCGTGCGGAGAATATCCAAGCCAATATCGTCGCGCTGGAGGAGCATCAGGTTAAACGCGCCTACGTGGATAACATGATGAATCGCATCTACGCCGATGTGCTGGTGCCGCTGTCGACACCGGGGGATAATTACAAGGCATGGTTTGCCGCGCGCAACATCGATCTGACCGGCTGGTCGAAAGATGACTTCGGGCTGGTGTACACGAGTCTGGTGGCCACCGCCACGGGGCAGGACTTGACCACCAATAACTCGGTGGCGGCGTTGCAAAAGGCCATGATCGGGATCATGCAACAGCTCTCGTCCTACAGCGTGCAGTACCTTGCGTACATCAACAGCGGGGCGATTGTACCGCTCGACTGGCCGATGGTGCGACTGGGCGACATCAACGCCAAGATCTTGGGCGAGTATGAAATCCCCAACCTGAACGTCCGCCTGCTGGACTTTGGCAGTACCTTGCGCCGCGTGCTGAAGCTGCCGATCTGGTACAACGACTTTGACATGAGCCTGATGGTCAAGGTCAAGGACGGCTACCGTTACGAGATGAAAGACCTGATCCGGTTCGCCAAAGCACCGGCCACGGTGTACAAGCAGAAGCTGGACATCCCGGTGGACATCACATGGGAGGGTGCGGAAGCCACCAATGATCTGGGGATTTTCCCGGTACTGGGGATCGACCAATATTTGCAGTTGACCCCGGATCAGCAGCAGAACTTCAAGGATGTGTATGGCTCGTGCTGGACACCTGAGAATCCGCAATATGTACAACTGTCAACGCTCGTGCGCGCGACGGACCTCAATGGTCTGGTCTACGTGCAGCCGACACAGCAACCCTAGCGCGTCAATTGTGTGACGTATCCTGTATAAAACTTTAAGCAAGGACCTTATTGTGAAGCTGATCACAAGAACCGCGTATGGTGGCTTTCTGCAAACCACGCAATTGACGGGGCGACCGTTCGCGTTGGTGCCGAACACCACGCTGAATGAAAAGTTTGGCGTACTGTCGGGGCAGATTCCGGCCGCTGGTACGATTCCGTTTCTGGATTATTTCGTGATCGGTAACGGCGGTCACAAGTGGTCCAGCACAACCACCACCACGGGCCAGATCATCGGTAAGCCTGAGCCTGTGCAACACCGCGCCACCGATGCGGCGCTCTACAACCAGATCCCGTTCGTCTTGCGCGAGCCGGGTAATGACCTGACGCAAGCCCAGATGCAGGCGTATCGCATCCGGGTGCCGATCGTCATCGCCGGCGTGAACTACATCGCCTACTACGCCAAGGTGTTTGACTACACCGGGGTGGCGGCGGCGATGCAACTGATCACCACCAACTCGGATGGCTCGACTACCGTGACGCCATTTGTCCCGGACTCGTCGAACCTGAACCCGACCCCGCCCGACTTGTCGAGCACCGGGGTGAACGTGGTGACCGGTCAGTACGTGACGTCCAGCGCGAAGCTGCCGCTGAACCTTACGGCTAATGACCAGCAAGAGCTGCTCAATGTCGCCAACATTCTGTACGGCGACCCTGAGCTGGCCATCATCTCCGAAATCGGGCTGTGTTCGGGGGTGGACAAAGTGGTGGCAGGGGGAGGTTCGGGTCAACCGACGTTCAACTACACCGAGGCTCTCGCCTGCCAGATCGTCTCGTTCTTCAACTCGTTCTACGCGATGGAGTTCGCCGACGACGGTATTCAAGTGTTGCTCGATGTCGGCGCAACCGAACCGCTCCTGAAGCTTGCAGGAGTGAACGCGTAAGAGGTGTAGCATGCTGGTGATTCCTAACACCAGCCCGCTCAGCGCTACCTTGGTCGGTCACGACCCGGGTAGTGATACCTTTGGGGTGGGCATCTTGGAATTCAATATCCTCAGTCTGGAGATTGAATCCACCGAGGCGTTCACCCTGAAGGGTGCTAAGCTGGGCCGAGGAACGTGGGACACCGAGCTTCAGGGCGATATGATGGGTCGCATCTGGGCGCTCGAGGAAGAGTTGGGCCAGATCTATCGTCGGTACAATCCGTTTATGGTTGGCAGTGAATCCCCCTTTATCAGTCGCAAGTTCCCACAAGCGGGGCTGGTGCTGACCCGGGTGATGTGCTCGATTCATAACGCGCTGTATGACTACGATCGTTGGAAAGTACTGCACACCTACGAACCGGGCGTCGTCAAGAACGCCGCGGGTGCGTCAGGCCGTGCAGGTAAAGACCCGGTGAGGGATGCGTTACTGGTCCATCCCGGATTACACTATCGCGGTGACGTGGCCCTCAAAGATCTCGACGAGCACTCCATCGACGCGCTCGCGGTGTGTCTGGCCATGTTGCAAGAATTAAGAAAAGAGGCCGGACTATGACACTCCAAGTCAAAGCAATTATCGGGGCAGTACTCTTCGCCATTATCGCCGGGCTCGGCTGGTTTGGCTACCACATGGTCCACGTGTGGGCGGATCAGAAAATGATTACCGGTGAGCAAACCACGGTGATCAAGGATCAGAGCCAGACGATCCAGCTCAACGCCTCGAGCGCGGCGATCACGGACGCGGCCACTGCCAACGCGGCGAGTCAAGCGCAAGCGGTGCAAGACACCCAAGGCAAGATCGATCAGTCGACCGAAGCCCAGATCAAGAACTTGGCGCAGCAGTATGCCGGCCAAACGATGACGCCGAACGTGACTTACACGCCCGTCACGCCGAGCACGGCGAGCCCCGCACCGAAACCGGTCCCAGTTACCGTACCTGCAACCACACCCAGCCAACCGACCCCTTACGAGGTCGCGGTCAGTCAAGTGCGCATCACGGGCGTGTGGCAAACCTACTGTGCAGGCAATCCCTCGGACCCGGACTGCCAAGGCGTCCCGGCGCCGCAAGCCCAGTAGCGACACTACTTTACAAGGATGGATCATGAAAAAAACCATACTGAGCGCGCTATGCGTAGCGATGCTCGCGGGGTGTGCTGGGAACATTCAGTACGTGGATAAGCCAGTGTATGTGCCGATTCCAAAAGCTTTGCTGGGGACCTGCAAGACCGAAGCGCCGCCGGGTCGCGGCACGTATCCTACACTGTCATGGCCGGATAAGGAACAGGCATGGACGACGTATTCGACCAAACAGATCAACGACAACACGACCTGCAACGCTCGGAGCGCGCAGCTGATCCAGTGGGACAGTCAACAACAGGCACTGTACAGCGGAGCAAGCGCGCCGGCAGCCGCCTCCGCTCCCGGGGTGGCAAAGTGAATCTGATGGCGACAGTGCTGACCGATATCAACGATGACGCGCTGGTGCTTAATCACAAGTCACCCGAGTCCGCCATGGCTCGGCTGGTGCGGGAATACGGCACATACTCCCAGCGCATCGACCGGCTGCCAGACATGTGCGCCACCTCCACGGGCAAGGATTTGAAAACGGCCATTCTCACGATGGCGCCGGAAGATCAGATCAAACTTGCCTATCACTATTACCTCAATACGGGCACACTGGAAGATGACCAAGCCGAGGAGGTGGAAGAGCGCAAGCTCAAACACTTCGTCGTGAGGATCATCGTGATCGTCGCGGCTGCGATGGTGCTGCTGCTCGTCGGTGGCGCAGTGGTCTACACGCACCAGTGCGCCTCAGAAACCGGTGAGCCCGTAATCAATGGTTTCTTGTCGACTGCCGCTGAGATCGCCAAGATTCTGTTGTCTTTTGGAGAATGACCGATGGCTTCCTTGATGCGCCGAGCGCTTGAGAGCGAACTTGTACACCCGGACTCAGCACCGGAAGATGATGACATGATGGTGCTGTTCCAGACGCATTTCCCCGAGCACTTCGGTGGGGCGTCTGCTTACTCGCTGGAAGAGCGTTCGGACGGCAAGGCAGGCGATGAATTCGAGCACACGATCTACGCCAAGCTCACCGACCCGAGCCAGCTCAACCAGTCGAAATCGATGGAGCACCACTCGCAGTGGGAGATCCGCGTCGAGAAGACCGAAAAGAACGCTGGCAAGGGTTCGTTTCGCGTGCGTAAGACGTGGGTCGACGGTGGCGACCCCGACTACGTCGCCGTGTTGAAGATTCCGCTCGATCCGAATGGCAGCAATGCCAAGAAGAAAGAGATCCCGATTCCGGCCACGGAAGACTGGTTTATCGGTTTGCAGTTCTTGGCCGATCAGGGCATGATCAAGGATCGTTACCACTTTCCGATCATCGGTTCCGATCTGGTCTGGGAAGTCGACTGCTATCCGAAAGAAGGCGGTGGCTACCACGAGTGGGTGAAGATCGATCTGGAAGTCAAGGACTTGAGCGCGCCGTTGCCCGAGTTCCCGATCCAGTTCGAAGAGATCATCCTGCCGGTGGGCGTGGGTAAGCTCAGCAAGGAAGAGCACGATGCGCAAGTCTCCAAGCTGTACGACGAGTGCTTTATTTCGCCCAATCCGTTCAAGTCGGGCGCGATCCGCAAGCAGGTCGAACAGACCGGTGTGAACTTGGGCGACGGTGAGGACAGCCAGACGCCGCAAGGCGGTGAGCAGCAGCCCGCTCAGACCAACCCACCGGCTGCGCCCAAAGAGGACAACGCGGACACCGAAGGCAAGGAAGGCGGCACCCAAGATAAGGAAGGCGTGGAAGACGCGTCGACTGAATCCGGTGGTGACGGCTCCGATGCGGCCGGTGCTTCGGGTGAGCCTTGAGCGAGTCGTACTGAGAACGCTGTAGAAGCGTCATAACGCCCTCAGCCGCCCTGACGGGTAGCTGAGGGCTTATGCCGGTTACCAGCGGCGTGGCGGGGCCTTAGGGCGCTTCCACGAATCCTTCTAGTTCGATCTGGCTCACTGACTGGGTGAGAGCGAGGACCAGCGGATCGGCCACTCCCTCACCATGATAGCAGAGCGAGCCCGGCTGGAAGGTGATCGTCAGCGGATTGACCAGCGCAAGGTACGTGTAGTTGACCAGATCAGCCTGCGTCCACTGCGTCCCGTAGTACGCATTGAGACTGGGGAGCAACTCGTAGGTGGTAATCGGGAAGACTGGGACGTTAATACCGGTCCCCACCGGCGTGATTTCATCCAGCCCCACCCGTCGGTACATAAAACCCGTGTCACCTTGGTAGCGCTTGGCCGTGTCGGGGACAGAGATCGGAATGAAGGTATTGGGGTCACCCGGCGTATCGGCCGTCGCGTCCAGCGCTTGGGGTGACCCAAACTCCACCTCCGCTTCGTTAAAGCGGATCCCGTTGCTAAAGAAGATCAGGTCGAGCAGAATGTCTTTGGCGGCTTTATTCAGGTCATACATAACGGTCCTTCACACAAGGCATAAAAGGTACAACCGATTCCCCACGTGCGGCTGGTGTGAGAAATCGGTTGGTCTTAAGGATTGGCAGTCAGCATGATGTTGACCACGACATCAGTGGCACCACCCCACGGGTTATCGTCGAAGTGCGCGATACACGCGAAGTTAGGCACCGGTGCGCCCGTCTGGATCGACACGTTCGAGCGTCCCGACACCTTGGCGATGCCGGTGCTCCAGCTGGAGTACGCATTGAGGTTGCTCACCGGCGGATAGACCTGCGTGTACGAGCGCAGGCCCGGTCCATGGTCACCGTTAAAGTCATGCGGATTGAACGCCCCGGTCTGGAAGTTCACGTCTACCGAGCCATTGCGGTCCACGTACACATGAATCTGGGCGAAGACCACATTGTTAATCGGCACCAGATGCGTCTTGCCGTACCAGAAACTCCACGCGAAACGGCCACCCGAGCCGACCCCGGCCAGCCCCGACAGCGCGCTGGAACCGGCGTTGTAACGCTGGGGAATACCGATCCCGCACTCAAGCATCGCCTGACCCATGCTGATGGGTCCGGAACTTTGCATGGTCATGGCTTAGACCTCCGCGTACTGGTACAGATTGATCTCGCTTTCCAGTTGATCCAGCTCCTGCTGGGCGGCGCCTTCGACGGCGTCCTTCAGGCCCAGATGCTCCAGCAAGATATCCAGCTTCAGATCCGACTCACGAATCGCTTCGTTAAGCAGGGCGCAATACTTATCGTACTGGATCGTCAGATAGTTCTTGCCCGACTTGGACTTGCCGGTCACAGGGTCACGGTCAAACGGCGCCAGCCCGACGATTTCTGGACAGACCTTTTGCACCTGCTGCGCAATAAAGCCTTGGTAGTCGCGGTCTTCCATGCCCAGCTCGAGTTGCCACTGCGGCGTGTACTGATACACGATCCCCCACACCGCCTTGACTTTCTTGAGCGCGTCCTTGATGCGACCGAAACGATGCTTGAGTCGACCGTCAGAGTTGAACGCCCAGATGTCATTGGCCGAGAACATCGTCCCGTTGGCGAAGATGTCCCAGAACGACACCGACTGGTTGACACCGGTCTGCGCGTACGGCCCATTCGGTGCTTTACCGTTAATCTGGTTTTGCAGGTTGGCGATGTTGTTGTTGAACTCCGTCTGGGCAATCAGGCCACCCAAGTCGGTCGAATCCACCGTAGCCCGCAACCGGGTACCGTCCCACCCCAGCTTGACCTTGTTGTTGCCCTGACTGACACCCCCGCCTTGCTGCACCGGCGTAAAGCCCAGTGTCACCGTGGCAATCGCGGCTGCAATCGCCGCTTGCGTTTGTGCAATGGTCCACGCCCCCACTTGTGCTGCTGTGGTGTTGTGCGGGTTGGCGGTGTTGCCGACGTGGTTAGCCAGACTCAGCGAGATCGCATTGGTGATGGCATCGGCCTGCGGGATCGTGTAGACATTCAACTGACTCGCCGAGACTCTGTGCGGGTTGTCGAAGTCGTTCACGTGCGCGGTGAGCTGCGCCTGAATCCCATTGGCCGTGCCTTGCAGCTGCGCAATCGCGGTGTCGATGTAGGCGTAGATGATGTCGTGCGACGCTTGGTCACCGATCTCGATCGCATCGCGAATCCGGTCGAGCGCGTGCACCACGTACTCGAAGCCGTACACGTCACCGATATCGTGCAAGTGCTTGGAGGGCGGGAACTCACTGGGCTTGCCAATGATGTCGCCCCATGCCACCGGCCGGTTATCCAGCCCCAGCGCATCGATCATCTGGATGATGGCCTGTGCACTGGTGCCGTACGGGCCGCCGAGGGTCTGGTAGTTGATCGTGACGTTGTTGGACACCGCCGGATCGGTGATCATGATGATCGCACAGATCTCCTGACCATAGCGTTCCGAGGGCAGTTCGTAATATTCGCACGCGTAGTACTGCTGGACGGTCCCGTTGGAGCCGTCGGTCAGCAGCTGGCCGTTGGCCGCATCGTAGACCTTCAGGCTGGCCGTGAAGAAGCCGCCATAATTCGGCGCAATCGCCCGGAAGGTTCGATTGGCAATCAGCGCATGCGGCTCATTCTGAACGAGGTTGTTCGGATTCACCCCGGTCGGATCGAGCGGATACTGAATGACTAAAGGCGTCATGAAGAAGACTCCGTGTTATTTGCTCGCCCGGAGACCGTAGTCCCCGGGACCGACATTAGCTGGCAGCCAGCGTGGTGGTGAGGTTGTTGAACATCGTGGTCATCGCCGTCAACACCGCATTGACGTCCGACATCCGGGCGTAGGCATCGGTAGTCGCGTAGGTGATGCTGGCTGGTGCCACCGCGACCCGGTTGTTGGTGATGATCGTCTCGGAACTGCCTGACAGCGTCGTCACACACAGACCGTCGAGGTTCGGGCCAGTATGCAGCCATACACGTGCGACGAGGTTGCCATTCACCGTTTCAACCGTGTAACCGAACTGGTTCGCAGGGATCGGCGTGTTGCCTTGCGGATCCAGACGCGAGACATCCATCGTCACTTGGTTCGGCGTCGTACCCCGCACGTTGACGCTCACGTAATACGTAGCGGACTGCAGGGCACCATTCGAATCGCCCCCCGACACCAGCCAGCGGACATCGGCAAAGGTCGAGGCCGTGTCACCGCTCAACGGTAACGGCACTTGGGCCAGCTCCGTCCAGTAATCGGTCAGCGCTTCACCCGAGGTCGGCTGATACAACGTGGCCTTGGCAAAGCTCCCGCCACCGGAGGCCGCCTGTGCGACGATCTGGTCCACCGTCAACCCTTCCAGCAGACTGGCGTTCGCTGCCGGACCGTTCTGGGTTAGCACCCACGTGGCAAACGCCGCCGGGCTCATCCCGTTCACGTTGGCGGTGTTGTTGGCCGTGCCGTTGTTGAGTACCCATGCGGCAAAGGTCGGTGCATCCATGCCGTTGAATTCGAACGTATCGGCGGCTTTCCCGGCGAGTGTATCCGAAATCACTTGGGCATAGGTACGACCACCCAGCTCGTTAGAGTTCGCTGCCGTGCCTTGCAACACCTGAGCCGCATACGCCGCCGGGCTCAGGCCATCGAACAGCGTCGAGTTCGCCGCGGTCTGGGCCAGTACGAATTGCGCGTACGCATTCTGGTCCATGCCGTTGAATTTCAGCGTGTCGCCTGCGGTATCATTCGGCCCCAACTTGCCTGCGAGCAGGTTGTTCATGGTCGGAATGTCGTAGGCATTCACTTGGGCAGCGGTGACCACGTGCGGGTTGGTGTGGTCGTTGATGTGCGTCTGCAGCGCCGCGCCCGGACCGGCTGCACCATTGATCGCTTGCGCCACCAAGAACGGCGTCACGTACAACTGATTGCTCGTGCCGTTTTGCATGTCGGTGAGCGTCGCAATGCCGTAGTTCTGTACATTGCCCAAGCCCACTTGGGTGGACGTGGTGTGGTGCGGATTACCGAAGTCGGCCAAATGCTGCGCCAGCCCGCCACCGTTTTGCGCGAGGATCGCCTGCTGGATCGCAGTCAGGGCATTGACCACATCGGTTGCGCCCACCAGATCGACGAGATCCCATTCGTGATCGATCGGCGGGAATGCAATCGGTTGCTCGATCACTTCTTCCCACGCGGTCACCCGCGGATCATGCAGGTTGTAGGCGAGCAGTTCAGCAATCTGTTGTTCGTTGATGGCCCACACACCCCCCAACGTCTGGTACTGCATGATGAGCACACCGGAGAGCTGCGTATTGAGCAGACTCACGCCACCCCAGATCGGTGCTGCGCAGGCACGCGAGGCCGAGATAAATTCGAAACAGCCATACCAGTCGATACCCAAGACCAACGGCCGGGTGGTCCCGTCGCTGTTCTGGAGGGTGATCCTCATGCTGTCGAGGAAATACGGGGCAAGCTGCGGTACCACGAAATGGTAGTCTCGGTAGTTCACTGCCGAGATCACGACCTGTTCATTCGTGATAAGGTTGGAAGCAAGCTGACCCGTGGGATCGAACGGATAGCTCAGGGTAGGTGTTGACATTCGTTACTCCCGTACGGGTTCGGCGACATTTTATGATCAAAAGTCTAACAGACATAGTATTTCCTTCTTTTTTCCACAGGAGTGGCCATGTACTCGTTGGTCTCGGCGATTGCCAAATCCTTTTCTTCCCTAGGGCGTTGGGAATCGGTCGATATCAGCCAGATGACCTTCGCTCAGTTGTTTGCTTCTTACACCCGTGTCACGGCGGTGTTGACCAATCCGTTTATCGACGGACCCGTGGCGCTTGACTTGGCCAGCATTCTCGGTCAGGTGGGGGACACCAACACCACGGTGACCGCGTTCTTGACGGCAAACGCTAATAACGCGCTGCCGACCTTCACCCCGGTGCCGGTGCTCAAGCACAAGCATGTCCAGTATCGGGATGCGTTTCGGGCAGGCTACTCGGTGCAACCGGTCGGTCCGTATCAAGCTCCCGACGCCCAGCTGCCGGCGAAGGACAAGACCTACCTGCACATCACCAACCCGAATGTGGCTGACTTCCGGGAGTTCTACAAGTACTGTCTGGTCTCGGTCAATGGCTATCTCCATCGTACCGACGCCGATCAGAACGGGGCGTGGGTGATTGACGGCACCAAGAGCTTGTGGAAGTCGAACCGCAACCAGATTGGCTTTCTGAACTTCCAAGGTGTGTCGACGCTAAATTTCGTCCCGATTACGCCGCAAATGGTCTACAAGCAATCGTCTAGTCAAGCCTTGGCTAACCAGATGCGGATCGACGTCGGACAGGACCTCAGCAACAAAGGCCTGATGTTGGTGTTGGGTGGCTATCTGCATTTCCTTGATGAGCGGACCTTCCGCCGGATCGGCGATCAGCAGATCCTGATCGACTTCAACAACCTGCCGTTGTTCGAACGCTACCACGAGTCGCGTGAGGTGCTCGATTACAGTGGTTTGCCGTTCCAGACCACGACACGTAATCCGTCGCAGATCGCCGTGGCGGACTTCCTGAGTGACGCCAACCTCACGGCCTACGTCACCATGAGTCAGTCGTTTCTGGTGATCATGGATAATCCGGAAGTCTATCGGGACAGCGCGTTCGTCCAGACGGTGGCCGGTCCCGGCATGCTGGTGGCGCATCAGTTCCCGGACAAGCCCCTGATGAACGGCATCGGCAAGCTGGCTGATTACTGGTCCGTGTTTGAGGACCAGCAGTGGTCGGTGCGGGTGGTGGATAACAACTGGAACCGGCGCGTCTACGGTACGATGCAGAAGTCCTACTGGACCAACATCGCTGACAGTCGTCTCACGCAGGACCCCGTACGTTACAGTCGGGCGCAGTTCATGGTGATTGGCACCGATCTGGCGTATCAAGAATCCACGTCGTAACCACAAGGGCATAGGACCCCGGGGGCGACCCCGGGGCTTATGTCCCTGTTGCTTAAGTCGCTCCTGATCAGGGCAGGTTTTCGTAGCTCTGGAAGTCGGCGGTCTGGCCTTGGACCGTACCTTGGGTCGAGATGCCCGCATCCGCGCTCATATGGCCCTTGGTGCTGAAGTCCCCCGAGCTGACCATGTTACCCGGGGTACCGGAGGTGCCTTCACCGGTATTCAGGTTACCCTTATGCAAGGTCTCGGTGGTCATTTCGTTGGAGGTGGACTTCAGTGAGCTGCTCTCGGTCTGATGACTGATCGACTGGCTGGCATTGACCGAATACGTCTCCGACTCTACCGAATACGCTTTAGTCTTGAAGTCAATCGAGTCGGCCGCATACCCCGTGATCGCATTCTTGGTCAGGTCGATAAACGAACCGTCGGCATTCTCGAGATGGATCTGGTGGTCGTCCGAATTGATGTACACCGTGTTGTTGGCGGTGTCAACGATCGTGAAGGTCCCCGCGTCCGTATCCAGCGTGATGTCGTAGCCATAGGGCTCGCCGTTGGCTTGAGGCGTATGGATCCACAGCTTCTTCTGATGGGTGGAAACGCCGATCACGTAAGTGGTGTCATCGCTGACCGCGTCGCCTTCCGTTTGCGTGCCACTAAAGCCCCAGATTACCGTCTCCAGTTTGCGCACACTCAGGTCATTACGCATGGTGACCCAGAAGTACTTGCTGGTATCATCCCCGAAGCGATACAGCATTACCTGCTCGCCACGGCGCACATCGGGGGCGGTCTGGCGGTTGGCATTACCAATTGGCAGCCATGTGGCGGTCACGGTATTGGACTGGGCGGTCTGGCTCTGGTAAGCGCTCCCGGATGCATCGGTACCGGACGCTTGGAATTGCGTCAGGTTATCGGTGATCTGACCGTCCAGCATCGGCAGGTCCTCGACCGGGGTGACTTCTACTTTCCACGTATTGAGCGGTTTGTTCGCCGCCACCACCCCGTATGAATACGGGTGGAACTGACTGAGTCGTAATGTATCCATGTTAATTTTGTTCCAAGCGGACTATTGTTTGATGAGAACCAATAAACAGACTATCCCATGCCTATCACAAGCATAGAACTCACCGGATTCAAGCCGTTAAATCCGGTAGCTCAGATCAAGAAACTCACCATTGTCTTTACGGAGCGTCTGCAGTTGCTGTTGGGTTCGAACGGGGTGGGTAAGTCGGCGGTGATGGGGGAACTCACGCCACTACCTGCCGATAAGGACGATTACTACGAAGGTGGCTCCAAACTCGTCCATTACGATCACCTCCGTGCGCACTACGTGCTGCGCAGCACCATGAGTGCCACCCCGCGTCATAGTTTTCTTAAAGATGGCGAGGAACTCAACAAAGGCGGCACCCAGAGCGTCCAGAAAGAACTGGTGCTGCAACACTTTGGAATCACCACCGAGATTCGGGATCTGTTGCTGGGTCGGGAACGGTTCACCGAGATGGAACCGCGCCGTCGGCGTGAGTGGTACACCAAGCTCGCGGAGGTCGATTACGACTATGCGCTCGGGGTCTTCAATCGCTTGCGCAAACGGGCCAATGAAATCAGTGGGGCACTGAAGGACAACAAGAAGCGGCTGGTGGTCGAGCAAGCCCGGATTATCCCGGAAGTTGATCAGGTGCGCCTGCGGCTTGAACTCGAGGCGCTCCACACCGAACTGGAGATCCTGCGCGCCAACCAAGCACCGCTAGTGTCGGAAGCAGCGGGTTATGCCAATCAGTACGAGCGGCTGACGCAGGACTTGAATGGCTTGTCTGACAACGTGCTGAGGCTGAAAGGGCGGCTCCTCGGGCTGGAGCAGTTTGACTCGCCCGAAGCCCTGGATGCGACATTAGAAGAGGTGAAGCATGCGGTGACCGCGAAGTCCACCTTGTTGGCGGCCAGCACCAAGCATCACGAAGGTTTGCAAAAGCAGTTTGATATCCTTAAGCAAACTGGCGAAGCGGGGCTGGCTGATCTGAAAGCGCGCATGCAAGAGAAACGCACCCAGCGTGATGAGCTGCTCAAGGCACGCGCCATGGGGCTGGAGGGCATGGATCCGGATCTGGCGATCTCGGCGCTGAATTCGGTACGCGACGTGCTGGTGGAGGTGTTTATCCATCTGCCCTCGAATTCGGACCGGACTTTCTCCCGTGAGCGTAACCTCAAGGATCAGCAGGAGCAGGAACGTCTGATGATCCTGAAAGACCAGCAGACCCGTCAGTATGCTGAGCTGGTAGCCAAGAAGCAGGTGATGGAGTCCCATAAAGCCATGGGGCATCAGCACTGTCCGAACTGTGGTCACAAGTGGATCAATGGCTACAGTGATGAACGCATGGCGGAACACCTCGAAGCCATGGAACGGCTCTCCCGAGCGATCGATGAAACCGACAAACTGTTGGTGGTCAATAAGCGTGCGCAGGACGATTTCCATGCCTACCTGACCCAGTACATGCTCTTTAGCCGCACCGTCAAGGCGTGGCCGGTCTTGCAACCGTTCTGGGACTTCTTGCTGGCGGGCAATGTGGTGGTGGATTATCCGCGCAAAGCACAGGGTTGGATGGAAACGCTCGAGCATGATCTGCAACTCGATCTGGCGGCGAAGCGGGTCCAAGGGGAAATCAACGAGCAGATGCGGCTGATTGAACAGGCGGCGCAACTCGGCGATGTGAACCTGATTAGCGTGCAAGCGCAGCTGCACGATTCGGAGTTTCAGATCCAGACCTATACCCGGGAACTCACCGCGGCGCATCAGGAACAGCAACGCCTCACCGTACTGCGTCGCCACCTGAATGAGTATCAGGAGCTGGGTAACCGGATTGAAGCGCAACTGATTCGCATGGGCGAGCTGACCGATCAGCGGGTGGAAGCGTTGCGGCGGGAAGTCATCCACGAACAGATCCGTCAGACCTCGGTGGCGATTGGGACCCGCGCCAAGCTGCTCGATGAAGTCGAGTTGCAAAAACGTACGGTCGCGGGACTGGAGTTCCATCTGGAGGAATTGCAGCTGCAAGCCGAAGCCACCAAGCTGATGATCGACGGACTCTCCCCGACCGATGGCCTGATTGCCGACGGCTTGTTGGGCTCGATCCAGAACTACACGGCGTCAATGAACGGACTGATCAAGAAGATCTGGACCTATCCGTTTGAGATTCTGCCGTGTGGAACCTCGACGGAAATCGGTGCCGAGCTGGATTACAAGTTCCCGTTGTATGTGAACGGTGAACTGGTGCCCGACATCAAGCGCGGGAGCACGGGGCAGCGCGAAGTCATCGATCTGTCGTTCCGGGTCGTGGCGACCACGCGACTGGGCTTGATCGAGCCGCAACTGATGCTGGATGAGTTTGGCGCTGGGCTGGACTACATGCACCAGCGCGCGGCGGCAAGTGCGATCCAGCATTTGGTCGATTCGGGTCTATTCAGCCAAGTTTTTATGGTGTCGCACTATGAAGCGAGTTACGGTGCGCTGACGCAGTCTGAAATCGCGGTGCTGTGTCCCGACAATATCGTCGTGCCGCACAACGTGCCGTTTAATCAACATGTGACAATCGAAAACTAATGAAACTTGTCTTCTTAAACATACCGTATCGAGAGGATGGCGCCGAAGCTCAGTTTGTCTGTACCTGTGGCCAGCTAAGCGATGCCGTGGTGGTGCGATCCATCGAGCAGTTTATCTTGGAGTCCAGCCTGGTCTACGATTACGGTTGGCTGGAGGTGTTCGACTGCCGTGATCAGAAGTGGTATCGCGGCACGCTTCACTACGACCAGTCGTATGAGAATGATGAGTCGGACCAGCGTACGGTGCGTCTCACCCGTTTCGAGCCGCGTACGCTGCATGCGGATTTCTTTAGTACCTTTACTCTTCAACAAGGAAACAACAAGATGGTTACTGGCCAAGCCCAAGAAGTCATGCATGATGCACTGCGTCGTATGGAGAACCTGAGTGCTGCGCTCACCAGCGCTCAGCAAGCGCAGATCGCTGCCCAGAAGGCGGCGACCGAAGCGAGCAAAGCGATCGACGCGGTGATGCAAGTGCAAGGTGATGTGGTGTTCCTGCACAACTTGCTGCAGCAATTCAGCGGCATGTTCGGTACGATGGACGCGAGTGCGTCGGGTCCGACGGAAGATACCCCAGCGGGTCTGCCGCCGGTGAACACCGAACCGGATCCGCGTTTGCCGGTCCGTGGCACGGCGGGTGCCCTGCTCGGTCAGGAACCGGCTGTACCGGCGGCTTTCCGTCCGACGACTCAGGCCGCGCCCGCGCGTCGTGCCTTGCCGGCTTCGCCTGCACTGGAAGGCCTGTCGCAAGCCGCCGAACGGATGGTCACCGAACTCGGCCGACATCGTGCCGCCGTACAAGCTGAGCAGGCTGCGCCGACCCGTCGGGGTCCGCAAGAAGAAGGCGTCACCGAACGTCGGCATCCGGGCGCAACCGAAGACAACAGCCAGTACATCGGTCACTTCGCCGGTGCGCACAGCCTGTTCGTCCGCTTCCTGCATCCGGAAGTGACCACCGGTGGGCGTGGCTTCGTCAAGCCCGGCTATGCGGGTCTGAAGCAGTACAAGCAGGACATCTCGCAGATCTCGGCCGATGTGCTCAAAGCGGAACAAGACTGGTTGACTGGCTTCTACCGCAATGGTACGACCGGGACGCGTCAGCTCTTTGTCCGTCTGGGTTCGGCGATGGTGCTGGTGGATAACCCGATGATGCCGAACAACATGCCGCTGGTGGCGTTTACCATTGGGGCTGGACCGGTTACGTGGCGACAGATTCGTTCGCTCAGCGTTGACGAGCTGCAAACCGTGCACGATGAAATCCTCGCGGAATTCCACCGTCTGGAACAAGTCGACCAGCAGTTGCCGCAAGCCCGCGCGTAACACCGACGCAGCAACGGCATAAAAAACGGGAGAGGCCGCGCGCCTCTCCCCAATATGCCGCAGTTTAACCGGGTGAAGCCGGTGGATTGTTTTTGATGTAATCCTGCAACAACGTGATCTGCTGCTGGGCAGCGGCCAGTGCGGTTTGTGCCGCGATCAACTTGGCGTTGTCGGTGGTGCTGTTGGTGATGTTGGCTTGGCGCGCGGCTTCGTAGCGTTGCGAGGTCGCCTGATCGACCAGCGTGATTTCCGTCAACTGGACTTCGGTGATCGTCGCGTCCATGCCGAGCGTGTCCTTGACAATCGCGATGATCTGCGTTTTGCACGGACCCAGATCGAGCGACTCCGGAATCGCCGGAATCTGTACCGCCATACACATCACCGCATACGGGACACCCCCAGCAGCCGGGAACGACTGGATATACGTCGAGGGGACGTAGACCGGCGTACCACTGGCTGAGAACAGCGAGACGATCTGGACCCCCGCCGCCACATCCGCATTGTACGTCGTCCGATCGATCGGCGTGCCGGTCGGGTTGTAGTACGTCGCATACGGATCCACCCCACTGGCCAGCAAGTCGTCAATCGTGCGGACGGCTTTACAGGTGTAGTTGGTGTTGGGAGTCAGCTTGGTGTCGAACGGCGCCAGCAGGGTGTAGATCCCCGCTGCGCCGATCTGTGGGACTAAAGAAGCGCCCATCGGTTACCTCCTTAACTGCTCGCCGGGAAGTTGAACTTCGCCGCCACGAGGTAATGGATATTGTCGTAGCTCGCCACGATAAACAGCTGGTTGTTGCGCGTGAGGCGCGTCATACCGGCCGGAATCGAGGTGAACGGTCCCATGGTCTCGGCTACAATCAGCATCTGTTCGAGCAGCTCTGCCCAGCCTTGCGTGTCTTGCGACATACGGGCGAAGTCGGTGGACTGTGACGACACCGCGATAAAGTCCGGGAAGATCTGTACCAGTTCGTACAGATTGTCACGATTCTGGTCCGAGCCGACCGCCCCAATCGCCAGCGACTTGTACGGGTGACCAAAGGCCGCCGCATGCGCATTGATATGGACCGTGGGGTAACTGCTGCAATACGCGATAACCTGGCTCATCATCGCCGTCAGATTAGCGAACGGCGAGTAGATGCCCGACTCGACTTCCCGGTTGGGAATCGCATAGTTACCCCAGTTTGGGACGATCGTTACTTCCGTGCGTTTAAAGATGTCCGGAAAGATCTGGGTCCACTCGGCTTGCGTATGGGACGTGTTCGCCAAGATGTAAGCGACCAGCGCGTCCTTGATCGAGTCGATGTTGTTGCCGGCCATGCCGTAGATCAGCACGGTCCACTGGGCGGGCACCAGATGGGTGGGCTGCAACGGATCGTTCCAGTCGTACTCGTCGGTGCGCATGATGGTTTCAGGGAAACCCTGCTTGGCGGCCTGCGCGTTGGCCACCAGCTGACTCATCGTCACCGCATTCACTTCCGCTTCCACCGCACTGCCCGTCTTGAAGAAGTCGTCAAGCGGAGTAATCGGTGGCACCACCACAATGCTGAACTCGTCGTACTGCGCGGCGAACGACGCATCAGCAAACCAGATGCGCACGAAGTTGCTGCTGTCGGTGGTGTCGAGCGTATCGGACCAGCTGACCCACTCGGGGATGAAGTGACCCGCGGCATCGCTGACAATTGCCCCGCACTGGAAGTTCGAGGCCTTGCCTTGGAACGCCGCCAACACTTGACCGAGGAACACGTCGGCAAACATCTGGCCGCTTTCGGTCAGCGCCAAGTTGTAGATCCACTCGATGATGGTCATCGTGCGGGTCGCGAAGTCCGCGTCGATGGGGATGGCAGTCCCGTCACGTGCACTGAGGAACGAGAGCAGCGTCACATTCGGGGCTACCGCGTTGACATACTGGCCCAGTTCCTTCGAATAGGTGAGAGACTGGTTCGAGATCTCACCGATAGCGTTGTTGGAGCCGGGCGTGTTGTTGGCCAGCAACGCATGATTAGCAAAGCCCTTCAGGACGTACATTGATGATCTCCAACTTAAAGGGCACACTCATTCGGGGTTGATGAGTGCGATCAAATCTGGTAAAATAAGACAAGCATAAAATACTGCTGCTTTTGAGGGGTTTCGTATGATTTTCGAAGTGATGAAGTTACTGTGGCCGTTTCTGAAGGAGTTTTTCCTTGGCAAGGAAGGCTCGATCGGACAAACGGTCAAGAAACGGGAATGGAAGAAGTTGGGGATGCTGTTCCTGATGACCTTCTCGGTAATCGCAAACCTCTTCCTGTTTCCCAAGTCGATCATGCTGAGCGACCAGGTGATGAAGCTGCAGCATGAAGTCAAACGTTTGAAGGATGAACTCCCGCCGGCTCCCGATCCGGATCATCCGGATAACACCAGTCGGGATGTGGCGGCACCGCCTCCCGAGCCACCGGCTCAGCCTACGCAAACGGCGAGTGAGACCGTGGCGGGTCCGCCGCCGTTTAAGGGTGCGGCGTACCAAGAACGCTTGAACAGTATCATGACCCGGGCCCAGCAGCTCGATCATGGGCGCTAACACAAAAGGGGTTGACAATGCGCTTTTGGAAATTCATCGGGGGTGTGGCGGTGATGTTCGCGGGCTGCAGCAGCTTTAATCGCTACACGTACATTACCCCACAACAACAGCAACAGCAAGCTGAGCAAGCTCAGCAACAACAGCAAGCTCAGCAAGAAGCCAAACAGATCGAACAGAAGGCCACCGACATCGTCCTGAAGAACGTGTGTCCGAAGGCGGCCTTCAAGAAACTGCCCAAAGAACCGACGATTGATCGTGGGCGCTGGGCAAGCGCGCCGGATGACAAAGCTTTAGAGGGGGCGATGATGGACCACATCGCCGCCCAGCAGCGCTACATTGCGTCGCTCAAAGCGCAGGTTATTCAGGAACGCACCGACTACAGCGCGAGATGCGAGCAGTTTGCGCGCGAACAAGCCGACCGGAGTAATCCGTCGTTACCGGCGCCACCTCAGTAGACGTCTTTTTACGGATCCTCTCTATGGCATAGCAGGCAAACGCCGTAGACTGGAGAAAGGTTAGCATGAGTAAATCAAAAAAGAAAGAGGGTGCAGTGGAAGAAGTCGTCGAACGCCACGGTATCGTGGTGTGGACTGACGGAGGCGCACGCCCGACTAATCCCGGCCCGGCTGGCTGGGGAGTGCATGGTTACATGTTCAATGCTATCAAGCCGAAGAAGGGCTCGGGTAACGCCGAGCATTTGTTGACCACCCACGGTTACGTATTGAAAACGGAGGCGGGCAAGATCAACACGGGCGAGTACGCCGAGAAGCATTGGGAAGCGGTGATCGAGGGTTCCGGCAAGCCCCTCGAAATCACCCCGGTGCACTACATCGACGGGTACGGTTCGTTCACGCAGTATGAATCGAACAACGTGGCGGAGCTGATGGCTACCACCAAGGCGCTGGAGTACGCGCGCGATTACGATGTCAAGCTGGTGCAGGTCTACACGGACAGCAAGTACGTGCAAGAAGGCATCATGCAGTGGATCGGGGGTTGGGAGCGCAACAACTGGATCAAGCGCGACGGTACGGAAGTCGCGAACGCGCAACACTGGAAGCACCTGCAAGCCACCCGTAAGATGCTCGAGCAGCGCGGCGTAAAGGTGACGGTGTCGTGGATCAAGGGTCACAACGATCACTTGGGCAACGATAGCGCGGACTTGCTGGCGACGATTGGCGCGGTGACCTCCAAAGAGATCCTCGAGAATCCCAACAGCCCGCATGCGTTGCATCAGTTCATCACCAGCGTCCCGGAAGGCTACTGGAAGTACGATAACAACAAGCACCCGATGATCTCGCACCGCCGGATGTATTTCAATACCGACCCGGAGTATGTGAAACCCGGTGAGTACTTCCTCGGTGACCATGGCAAGGACGATGAACTGCTGGGCAAGCGCGTGGCCACCGGTGCCTTTGCGGTGGTGCGGCTACGGGTACCGGACTCGACCTTGGAGCTGATTCGCAATCGGCAGATCGCGTTCAGTAAGGGTTCGAACACGGTCATCATGGCGCGACTGGATGAAGCCTTCAACGCCGATACGCATAAAGTCTTGTCGGAGTATGGTGAGCGCGCCATTCAGTTGTCGTTCCATTCCCGGATCGACACCGTGTGTATCAACAAGCGCCCGCTGACCCGGGAGTTGAATCCGGCCCGACTCGCGCATCGGGTGGCGGAAAGCGTGGGCGACATGGATTCGGTGCTACAGTTGTACTTGGCCAAGGATCCCAAAATTACGGTCACGGACTTGACGTCTATTCTCTATGAGCAGACGGTGAAAGTTAAGGTCGTTAAAAAAGGGGAACCGCCTGCTACGCCGGAGCCGCTGTTCAAGCTCTTGCCGAAGTACAACGTCGGCTTTGCTTCGCTACAGGTCGACGCGCAGTATCTTGCTTCCGAAGGTGACGTAAAATCGGCTCCGGTGATCCTTGTCTTGGGCATCGATCTCGTGGATCGTAACACCTTGAAACGCTTGGAGGAATACCAACCCAAGGTCAGTCTGGTCACGTGGATGGAATCGGAGAAGGTCTTTCGATTTGCTACCATCATCGAGGCCGGTGAAGACGTAGGCATCTGGGCGGGATACTATTCCAATACGCGCGTCTTGGGTTCCTAGTCTTTTTTATCCACTCCTGTTGGCGGTGCTCTCCCGGGGGGAGCCCTGCTACCACTAGGCCATCGACATGTCAACTCTTTCTTTGAACCTCAGGGCGACCCTGGGCGCCATTGGCCAGCACATGCTGTCGCGACGAATGAAACGCTTGATCCTCTTTTCCTCGTTGACCGCAGTCCTTAAGCAGGACGACGAGCTGGACAAACAGACCCTCGAGAAACTCAATCTCGTGATGGGGCTGTCGAGCGACGTTGAAGCGATGAAGTTTCCGGTCTATATTCGATCGGCGATCTGGAAGGGTGGCGCACCCATTCAGGTCCCGGGCGAACTGTTTGCGAAGAATCCCTCCGAGCAGACAGTGCAGACCATGTTGAGCGAGCTAGTCTCGAAGATCCCGCGTTATTTGCGGTTCGGCACTGATGCGGAAATGAAGTCCGATTTCGAACGCTATCTCACGCATGGTCGCGAGTATCTCGATCGTCGCCGTGGTTCTCGTGTGAATGCCTGATTTCACAGAGCGGCATAGACGCCCGGGGCGACCCCCCGGGCTTTATGCCGCCATCCCTTAAGCGCGCAGCTTGAGGATGTTCTTGGTGGTCCGGTCGATCGAGGTGGTCAGTGCCATGATGCGGTAATAAACAGTCGCGAAAAACTCCACTTCGCTGGCAATCTGAAACGCGCCGTCAGCCAGTTCGGAGAGCATCGTCGGGCTGGCGCCTTTGAAGTCATCCTTCTTGGCCGCTTCGATCAGGCGGTCCATCAGGTGCACGGTGTCTTGCAAGGTCTTGGCCAGCACCTTACGATTGACGCCGTTCATCTTGTCCGACAGTTGCGCGGCGGATGAGAACACCAGCGTCCAGTCATTGTTACGTTCCACTACGTCGCCGTAACGGACGTCCGTATCGTGGCTGCCGGTTTGGAAGCACGCACCCAGATCCTTGTTAAAGGTCGCGCGTTGGGCTTCCAGTCCTTGGTAGACCACCGCACTGTTGGCTGTCGAGAAGCGCTCATCCTTGTTGGTGAGCAACATCGCGATATAGGTGCTGTAGTCCGACAGGCGTTCCTGAATCTTCGACACGTGTTCGGTGACCGGACCGAGTGCCGCCATGTACGCCAGATAGGTGACTTCCAGACCTTCCGGGACGTACGCGACGATCGGGGCCAAGTCCATGTACTTATGCGTTTCCGCCACCCGCATAAACGCACGCTGGTCGCGCGTGAGGACAATGCCTTCGCTGTCCGCATGGAACTTCGACACCAGACCGGCGAAGACACCCCGGGCGTTGGGCAGAAAACGGTGGATCAGATCCGAGAAGTTGATCGACAGGGAGTGCTCGGACTCGATCGCAATCCATTCACGATCGTGCCGCAGCGTGTTCATCAAAGTGGCGTCCATAGCAACCTTTATTGGGGGTCAAGAGAGTTTTACATAGCATCTGTGAGAAATTACTGCCCGCGTCCATTATCTGGCAAGAATCACCCGTTCATACCTAACACAACAAGCGAGTCAAACAATGGATTTCCAACAACCAGTCATGGAGCAGGCGCCAGCGATTCGACCGATGGTCAATCTCGGGGCGACGCTTGACATTATCACTGGCAAGTATCTGATGGGCAAGCACGGCGAGATGATCCTGATTGGGGGAGCGCCGCCGACCGTCGGGGTGGTGGGGATGCCGAACGCCTTCAAGTCGGCGTTTATCCGTTACATGTCACTGACCATTCTGGCACGTATCAAGGAAGCCTCAGGCGCGACCTATGATACCGAGTCGACCGTGATGGAAGATCGCTATCGCGAACTGGCCTCGTTTATCGAAGGGCTGGAAGATCAGGACATCTTCGATATGCATCGCTGGTTTATCACCAACAGCGACGTGTTGCCGGGTGAGAAGTGGTTCGACAAACTGTGTGACTTCTTGAAGTCCCGGATCGATGGTCGCAAGAAGGGCGAGAAGCTGCTGAAGACGCCATTTATGGACCGCGACAAGACCAGCAACTTCATGATGCTGCCGCCTTACATTCAGGAACTCGATTCGATCTCCGAGTGGGCGTCGTCGGCCAATCAGCGCATGGCTCAGGAAAACGAGATCGGTGAGGGCGGGCAGACGCTCTTCATGCAACAGGGTTTGCACAAAACCCGTTTGATGCAGGAGTTGCCGCGCTTGGCCGCAGCAGGTCATGCGTTTGTGTTTATCACGGCGCACTTGGGTAAAGAGATCCCGATGGATCCGCGCTCGCCCCCCGCCAAGACCCTGCAGTACCTGAAACAAGGCATCAAGATCAAAGGTGCGCCGCCCAAGTTTGAATACCTGACGCATCTGTCGTGGCTGGCGAACTCGGCGCCACCGCTGGTGACCAAGGAGAAAACGCCGCTCTATCCGCGTGACTCGGATGACAACATGGAGGGCGACACCGATCTGGTGTGCGTGACCATGACGATTCTGCGTAACAAGTCGGGTCCGTCGGGTTTGCAAACGCAGGTGATCTATTCGCAGCTCGAAGGTCTGCTGCCTTCGCTGACTGAATTCCACTACATCAAGGAGTGGGACAAGTTCGGCATTCAGGGCAATGACCGCAACTACCAGCTCGAACTGCTGCCGGATGTGAGCCTGTCGCGCACTTCGGTACGGGGCAAGATCGACAGCGATCCGAAGCTGCGCCGGGCGCTGAACATCAGCGCTGAGCTGTGCCAAATGCACAATCACTGGCACCATTTGGGTGAGATGCTGTGCACTCCTAAAGAACTCTATGAGGACCTGCGCAAACTTGGCTACGATTGGGACGTGCTGTTGAACACTCGGGGATGGTGGACAACGGACGAGAATCACCCGCTGCCGTTCCTGTCGACGATGGATTTGCTGAGGATGCGCAAGGGTCTTTATCACCCGTATTGGATGGAGCCCCTCAAGAAGGCGGCTTAAGCCAAGACGGTCTGAGGGAATCTTTGGGGTCACGGCTATGTTGTATCGCGCACAAAACACGTTGCTTGATTCGGAAACGGATCAGCGTTTCACGGTCACCGGCACTCCGCGTGATCACTTTCTGGAGGGCTCCTCGAAAGGTGTCTATTCACTGGAAGATCCGGATGGCAATACCGTGATCTTCCATCGCGACATCGTTGAGAGCGAGCGCTTTACTCTGGTTGCAGCGTAAGCGTTCAACACCACCCTTCGTTTCAGGCGGGTCCCCACAAGGGGCCCGTCATCCCCTGTATCTTTGAGAGAACTACCATGACTAAGGCAACGGTCATCGCACCTGACGCGAAACTGAAGGACGTCATTATCAACCGCCTGCAGGAGTTGGGTCACCCCAATCCGCACGCCCCGCTCGAGGGTCTCTTTGAAGACCAGCATTCGGCGATCGATCAAGGCATCGAGCAGTTCCAGATCAACCGCACGCTGCGACGCTATCTGGGCAAGTTCGAGACCAGTACGCTGGCTGCGCGCACCTGTCTGACCGACGATGCCGCGCCGACTGACTGGTTCTACAACGTCGAGCGCGCGGTGCTGCCGATCATCGTCGAGCACGACTGCCCGAAGGTCGAAACCGCGCCGGCATAAAGGAGGCCCCATGGCCCGTGTCAGTTCAGTGTTGGTCTGGGGCACCGAAGTCACGCTCGGCTCACCCGAAGCGTTCGGGGAGGTGATGCGGATAGTCAAGAATATCGGCCTCGAGCAGGCGGACGACCACAACGCTCACGTGATTTCAGCATACGAAGCGATGGAGCGGCCGTGGGATTGCGGCTATGTCGGCATCTCGGTGGGGCTGATGTCGGCCATGGATCGTTATCGGGAGGCAACCGGTGTCGGGATACCAGTGTCAGCTCGCGCGGCTGATTGAGCAACGCGAAGCCCGTAAGCATCAGTGGCAGCAGATCTACGGCTCGATTGTGATCGTAGCTGGCTCCCGCACCTTTCACCATGACTACCCGCTGTTTTGCTCGGTGATGGACGAATGGAAGAAAGACCACGGCCACACCTTGGATACGCTCTGGACGTTTCTCTCCGGCGATGCGAGGCGTGGGGCGGACTTTTTGATCAAACGCTACTGTGGTCTGATCGATCAGGACGGCAACCCGCTGGTTCAGAACGACATGGATGACCGTTGTGAACTGCTTCCTGCTCTATGGAATGAGTATGGCAAACGAGCCGGCATGTTGCGGAACCACGAGATGGGGGATATTGCGACCCACTTGGTGGTTTTCTGGGACAAGAAGTCCTCAGGTACCAAAGACATGCTCGACTACGGACGTCAGAAAAAGTTACACGTGACCGAAGTGTGGGTCAGTCCAGACGAATAGGAGCGGTGCATAATGGCGGGCAACCGAGACGCTACCGAGCAGTTCATTCTCAAGTGGATTGGGAAGATCATGCCCGGTGGCGAAAACGTGAAGATCTACAAAGATCTGTTCGCCTCGATGTCCGATAAGGATTTCGAGGCCTTTATGACCTCGATCGAGTCAGGCGAAGAGATGCTGGCAGTCATCATGCCGAACCTCGCCGAGGACAAGATCACGGTTGAAAACAACCTGAAGCTGGGCGATGAACTGGGCCACGACTTCTACCAGCGTATCTGGATTGACGAAGGTAATGGCGATCCGCCCTACCTGACGCCCAAGCGTTATCTGGTCACCTTGCAGCCCTTGCGCCGACAAGCGCAGTTGCTGATCAAGAAGATCTCGATTCCGGAAGACAACCGCTCGATTAACGACTTGACGGGTCAACCGTCCAGTACTGGCAAGTCGCGCGGCTCGAAGATCTCCTACCCGGAAACGCAGATCATGGCGGCCTTGAATCTGGACAACTCGCTGATCGAGATGCTCAAATATCGCGGCGGTGATCAAAAGGGCTTCGTGGCGATGAACAAGGCCATCAGCCAGACCGGCGGCGTGTCGCTCGAGGCGCTGAACAAGCTGGGCACGCGGGTCAAGTCGACCGATACGCTGCGCACCTTCCTGACTTGCATGCATTTCGAAGTCGACCTTTAACACTAGGATAACACAATGAGTTATACCAACGCCGATACCGACATTGTCGGGGGCGCGATTCAGGCTGCGTGGCGCACGGTCGAAGGCCAAGTCTCCCCCGAGACGCGTCTGAAGCTCTACGAGTGGCTGATGAACTTTATCAGCGGGGAGAAGCCGTATCTGTGGGCTTCACCGGAGAACATCCCCCGCATCGTGCAGATGGTGTACAGCGACGAGCTGGTGCGAGACTTCGTGCATTCGTTGCAGTTTCACTTCATGTTGCGCTGGGGAGAAGCTAGTACAAAATTTACAGGGTTGGTCGATGTATTGAGCTGGAGCATTGGGTCCCATGGGTTGGATACCGAACACTCCGGTCGGAATCGAAAAGAGGATCACGGTGCTATCCCCGAAGACATCCGCATGCGTCTCTCCTCACGCGAAGACGTGAAAGAACTGCTGCTGGACAATCCGTGGATGGTGTGTCTGCTGCTATTGCGCAGCTTCGTCAGTTTGGTCGATCCGACCAAACTCAAATCGCCTTATGGCGACTCGCCTGATGTGAAGACGATCGAGGCCCCGTAGAAGAAACGGCGACACGGGGGTGTCGCTTAACGGGTTTCTTAACTCTTTAGTAGCTCGGTCTCGCCGTGAGACACCGAGCTGAAAGACCCTAATGAATAAACAAGAACAGGCGCTGATGATCGAGCTTGATTGTTTGCTCGATACTCGCTTAGCGACCATTGCTCGCATTAGCGAGCAGGCAGCGGTAGATGTCTTGAAGAATGACTACCACAAGCGTAAAGCCGATTGGTTTGAGCCTGTGGTCGATATGGACCAGTACACGAGCTTGTATCGAGCACGTGACGTCGACACGCTAAAACTGGCGCACCCTACTGAAGGGTTCCGGTTCGTGCGCGAGATGGTCAAGTTGTATCGGGAGCAGGCTGTTGACACCAACAGTCCGTATAGCGGCAAGATCAAAATTGCTGTCAATACGTATCCCTATCAGCTCAATGCTGAACTGACCGACCTCATCGGCAGAGCTTTGGCAGTAAGGTTCGGGGCGATCGCGTCCTGTGAACTGGTCAGCCTCTCACCTGCAGAATTGACGCCGGAATTAGTTCGCGCGAGATTTTGCATGCTCATGATGTACGAGTACGATCCTTGGTTGAGCATGCACTACGATATTGATCCGTCGAAGCTCTCGGCGGGTGAAATGAAACAAGTCTTGAAGAGTCTGTTGCTCGATGTGACGCTGTTTGCACCTGCAGTGTATTACAAAAAGCCACCGACACAAGACGAAGTGGAAGAGGTGATGAAGGATACACATCACCCATTAGAAGTTATCGAAATGATGGGCACGACCGTGATCGGTCTCCATCTGCTCGATGTTACTTCTTTCAGTGTCATTCGACCTGCGCGGCCACAAATGCCCACCTCCACCACAGCTGCTCCTAGTGAGCCGGCTGTGGTGGAGGAAGGCTTACAGGATCCGATGCAGGACTAACTGGGTTCAGTCTCGTCAGCTACGGCTGGCTTGAACTGGGCTTGGAAAGCTTCGAATGTCAGCTGAAGCGGCGACTGCGACAATTCCCCTTCCACTAACACCGGCTCGGGTACATCACTGCCCAGCTCCGGAGCGACGCGAGTCACTCCGGGGTTTGTGGCCCCTTGCTGAAAGAATGTCGCATCTTTGGAGCGCTTGAGCATTTCGGCCACCAGCCCCGTCATGGCGGAGCCCGTCTTGTTGGCCTGCTCATCCACCTTGATCCGTTTGCGACCCAGCGCGTTGCGATCCATGCCGTCGAGCGCGCCGAGAATCAGGTTGACGTCTTTGGTGTCGCCGGGCAGAGCCGTGCCGTTTTGTGTGAGCTTGTCGATCACAAAGCGACGTTGTTGTTGGGTATAATTGAGGACTTGGTCCTCATCCATCGCAGGCGGCAAGACCTGCACTTCAGTTTGCGGTGCGGTGATTTCAGACATAATAGCCTCGTGATGTATTGGATTTCAACCACATATCATCCTTTTGTAGTTGCACCATGCTGTGCAGTCAAACTCCCTTATACTGCCACCACCTTACACGGGGTTCCTCATGCGCCTAATGCGTAGAATCGTTCAGCCGTTGCGATACCAGTATCTGGAATATCGGCAAGCGGCTACGGGCGGGGTCCAGACACCGGATCGCGCGTACATGACAGAGTTGGTGAAACTGCTCCATCCTGTGGACTTTGAAACCTACCGTACCGAGCACGGCTTGGCGGCCACCGTGACCGTCCAGCATGCCAACATCGGCGAGATGTCGGACTTTCTGAAACGCGCCGCCGATCTGTTAGCCGCGGGTCAGATGGTGCCGATTGAAGAGCTGCAGGCGCGCCAGACGACGGTGTCGCTCGACGAGTGGCTCACGGTAGCCAATGGCTTTTATGTCAGCCCGGTCGGTGGCTTGACATTGTTTCTGGACCACGCGCGGCGATTACTGAAAGTCGTCGCTGCGCACGAACACGAGAAGGTTGGTGTCTATACCGCGAGCTGGCGGCAGATGCGCAACTTTTACGTGAGCTTGCAGGCGTTGTTGGTGTGTCTGGTGCAAGCCAGCCACGAGTGCCTGAAGGCGTAATTGCCGTAACACTTCCTTATACTACCATGACACTGAGGTAACAATATGACACGAAGAAAGAATCGCGTCGAGGATATACTCGGCGAAAAAGACAAGCGTGCAGGTCAGACTTGGGGCATCGGGGGCATCTTGGCCAGTCTGTATCGCACGATTCTCGCTGATTGGAATATCGGCACGATGGAGTGGGGCAGACTGATGCACCGCTACCTGAATGACCCGACCAACACACGACGGAACAAACCCGGCGCAGATCAGGCCAGTACCCGGGCCAATATCGCTAAAGAGCTATTGGACGAGCAGATGACGTGGAAAGTCTTCTGTAAAGGCTTGGTCTTTTTGCGCTTCTCTAAAATGCGTTTTAGCGTCGAGCTGACGCACCGAACGGGCCGTACCAAAGTGCACTTTATCGACGTGGACTTTGGACTAAAGGAAAACGCGCCCGAGAGCGAGGAACATCATGATAAACGAAACGAAGCGGCGGCCGACCAACGTGAGGCCCGCGATGAATGAACACCAAGCCTGCGCATTGACGCAAACCCGTACGCCGTTCTTTGCGGACGTGCTGAACCGGAGCAACGTGATGGAAGCCGAGGTGGATATGGTAACGCTGGACGACACGGCCAAGAGCAAGGTAGAACTGGACGGGGTCACCCACATCAACATCGACAAACGCGGTCGCACTGAACTGGGCCAGATGCTTACGCATATGTCACGGTCGCAGTTTGACCACCCGGAGTTCGGGCCGTTTCAATCGGTGGAAGGCTTTATCGGCTTTATCCGTAGTGGTGCCACTGACGATCAGTTTCATTACGTGCACGGCATGAACGCACGCTACCGGGCGAAGAATCAGAATTCGGATTTCATCCGGGGCTTTCGCGAGCTGGTGATGCAGGCGAACTACCTGAAGATCGTGCAGAACGACTCGTTGCGCCGGGCCTTCAGGGACAGCATGCTGCCGTTCGATCACTACTATCTGCTGGGCAATGGTCGGCCGGTGCAGCCCCGCAATGCCCAATGGATCATCCCGGGCTTTGAAGAGCTGCGGCGTTTGATCAAGGCCGATCAGCCGTACCCGACCGTGGACTACACGGGTGTGCAGGAAATCGGTCGCGAGTAACTTCGCGCTCGTAGAGCGCCCCTTCGGGGGCTGCTCTTTTTTTTTGTTCATTTCAAGGATCGAAGCGATGGCTGGAACAACTATTGGTACCGCGGTGCAAAGCGCCACTGCGGCGGCGAGTAAAGTGGCCAGTCAAACGGCTGCTGCCGTCAATCAAGCAGCATCCCAACTCCCCACGACCCTCGGCGGCTTGACGGCTAACCTGAGTGGCAATACGTGGACTTCCTCCGCGAAAGATGCACTGGCGGTTAAAGACGTCTATACCGGGGTAGATGGCAAGAGTGTCCTCACCAGTGTCCAGAACCTGTTCAGTGACATCGGCCTGAATCTGTCGGATGTGCTGCGCGGGGGGAAGTGGGTCGCCGCACAGATCCCGCTGATTACCTCGCTGGTCAAACAAGGCGAAGCAGTCCTGTCACAAAAAGGCCTTGTGGCCCGGGTGATGAGTGCGTCAGGCTTGGCGACGGGTGCCTTGTCACGACTGACCGCAGGCGCCACTGATGGCATCTTGGGCGAGATCAAGGACTTCGGGCAGGTGTACGCGTCGTTTAATGGCGTGCTGCAACGGGTGGCGTCGACCGATCTGACCAACATGAATGCCGTGGGTGGGCTGATCAATTCATGGACGGGTCAGAATGGCTTGTTTGCCTCCGACGACCAAGACGGGAAGGTCGGCTTTATCACGGGGCTGATCCATGACTGTACCAGCTACGGGATTCCCAATTCGTTTGGTTCGCTGGTGTCTCAGCTGGAGAATACCAATCTGGTGTCGCAGGTGACCAATCGGGTGCTGCCGTCCGTGATTGGGGCGAGTGACATCAGCTCGCTGAAGTCGATGGCCTTCACCCTCGGCGACAAAGCGATCACCGCCCTGAACCCGAATGCGGTGTCGCATTTCTCTTCGGCGTTCAGTATGCCACCGCTCTCGACGGCCACGGATAACTCCGCCAAGTTCGATGAACTGATCGATGCGTACTCAACGGTGGATTCGACATGGAACACCAATGTCCGCAATACGGCCAACGGTTCGGTGTCGACCCTGAACCTGACCAGTGTGATGAATGGTTCGGATGACTTCAATGTAGTGCTCAACCAAGGTTCGATGAGTGCGCCGCCCCCCACTGATCCCGCGCAGGTCAATCCGCAGCTGTATCAGCTGGCCACCAAACTGTCGACTCCGGACCCGGTGAGTACGCTGATGCAGCAGTTTCCGGCGACCCTGTATCAGCCGAATACGATCGCCGCTCAGCCGAGCACCGATGCCGATACGATCGGCGCCAACCCATCCTTGGCCGCCGCGAGTGCCAACCCGACCTCGCAACAGCATATCTTGCTGGGTCACAGCCAAGGGGGCACACCAGTGTATTCGGACGACCAGTACCGGGCCGGTATGATGATCGATATCACGCCGCAAGGTAAGGCCTATATCGATTCGAAGATTGCTGCCGGTCAGCCGTGGTAAGTCGCTCAAGGTCATAAGCCCCCTCCCGACCGGGAGGGGGTCTATGCCGTTGTTTCTTTTTTCTCTAGGCCGCTAACGGACGGTACCGCGATAGAAGGCACTCACGATACGCGACGGCCACATGTCACCGACAAAAGAGGCCATGTGCGAGGGTGACTTCCAGCTGTCGAACGCCACCAGCTTTTGCGTGAGGTTGCGTTTAAAACGCCGCATCTGGTAGATCTGATCGGCCAGCCCCACACTGCCCAGCACGTTCATATAGTCGGTAAAGACGGTATCTTCGTCAAATACCCCCGCCGCCGCTGCCGCACCCAGTGCTGCCCCCGCAACGGCGCCGCCCGCGCCCCCTACCAGCGTGCCAGCAGGCCCGCCAAGGCTGCCGATTACACCACCGACACCTCCGCCCCCAATCGCCCCGGCAACGGCACCCGTGGCCGTATTGACCGCGGTATTGAAGTTAAAGCCGGCGGTAATTGGCATGTGCATCACCGACGACATGTCCACCACCGAGAAGGTGACTTCCATGCCCAGACATTCCCCATCGGCATTCCAACCCGTGTTACCGACCCCGCGGGTAATCGACAGCTGATCAATCATCCCCAACCGGGTCTGACAGCGACCCTTGTCGTACAGCTCCACCAAGAACGGCGAGCAGTAGGACTGCTTACCGGAGGACAGCGGCAACGAGCCTGCGAGCAACATCGCCAGCGGAATGTAGATGTTCATCAACTGCGAGAACGGATTGCCGTAAGGCGAGCGCAACTGGATCGTGTAGCTGGCCCGGGGTAGTGAGGCAGCCGAGGACTGCCACACCTTGGGGATGTCGACAAACGCGGCTCCACCCAGCACCGCGAGGCCTGAGAGCTGCAACTGATCGGTGACGCCCTTGACCAGATCGCCGACGGCGCCGAACGCCGCCGAGGCCATCGACCCCAGTGCGCCCCCCACGACGTTGCCGTTCATGAAGTTAAAGCTGGTTGAGCGCGACGAGGAAGCGACGTTGTTGATCTTTTGCTGGATCTCCGACTCACCCACCTGATTGCTGAACGACTCAGCGACGCTGCCGGTATGATCGACCCGGAACGACGCAAACGCCCCACCATCATCCAGTTCACCCTTCAAGAAGTTCATGAAGGCGGACACTGGATTACTCGGATTGGTCATCTGATCCAAGTTTTCAATGCTGGAGTCTGACGCCGGCGGTGCGGCAGCGCCACCGTCATTGGCAGCATTGGACACCGCGGCCCCGATCTGCGCATCCGAACTCCCAGCCGCCGTTCCGGCAGGCTGCGCCGCTTCCGAGGACAACCAGCTATTCAGATAGGTTTGGAAGTCCGCCCCCGGAACCTGCATCTGCTGGCTGTAGATGCGCTGGATATTCGAGGCGATGTCGGCATTATCCGAATCGTCGAAGGTCTGCAGCAAGGCCTTTTCCTGCGCGCGCACCATCCGCTGTGCCCGCGTGGCCATGGCGTACACGTCGATCGAGCCCGAGGAGGCAAACATCGCCGGGAACTGTTGATGGAGTTTGTCGATATCGGCTTGCGAGAACTGATACTGCTGGTTCATCACCGACTGCGCCGGGTTGCCTCCCACGCGCGGCACGATCCCCTTGTTGACCGCGATTTGGTTGACGATGGTTTGCACCGCGTTCCAGTACAGCGGCATCGCCGGTTTCATGTAGTAATACTTGCTATTGGGCTTATCACGCAGCAAGCTCAGGCCAAAGCCCAGCAAGTGCACCGCCAACAGTTTCCACGACAGCAGCGAGACCACGAAGGTCCCCGCGCGCCCAATCGCGTAAAACAGCCCGGGTGAACGACCCGTGCGGGCCAGCGAACCCGAGTCGGAGTTATAGAACCCCGAGAAGAAGTTCGTCATGCTGTTAAAGGCAGGCTGCCCAAACCGCATGTAGATAATCTGGTTGTGATCGTCGATGGCTTCCGAGTAGTAACGCCCCATCCCCGAGGAGTTGCTATTACGACTCTTGTTCGCCGGTCGCAAATCCGCATACCGCGTGAACTGCGGCGGCGGGTTGATACAGATATTGCCCCCGAGCGATGCGTCAGTGAACTTGATCTGGGCGGTACTGAAGGTCCGGTTCTGCTGGTCCACCGCTTCGAGCTGATCCTGACTCACCAAAAAGGCTTGCCGTACCCATTGCGAGTCAATGGTAAGTGGACTCGGCATATGCACTCCAAGGAAGAAGTCCGACCCCCGCAGGAGCCGGACTGTTTTTAGAACGAAGTCCTGCGCGCCATGCTGATCGGCGCCTTTGACGCTTGTTGCGGGACCTGACGGGCGGCGGGTTGCGTGGTGGTACCCGCGTCAGCCGTGGCGCCAGCCGTAGCCGGTTGCGCGGCACCTTGCTTGTTCACGGCCTCGAAGATCTTGGACAGCCACGTGTTGGTTTGCACGGCCTGTTCCAATTGCTTATTCAGCACATCCGACGCTTCAGCTTGGGCCGGTGCTTGCGCAGCGGCCTGTGACTTCTGCTGCGAACTGATCTGCAAGGAACGCGGGTTGACGCCTTGCGACATGGCGGCCGAGGCCACCGTATTACCGACACTGCCCAGATAGCCACCCCCCGTGCCGCTGGCGGGTGTGGTGTCCGCCACCGGAATCACCGGCTTACCGGCGCCCGGCTTGGTCGGCGCGGCCGGAGACTGTGCCGGGGTACTGGACGGGGTACCCGTACTGGCGGCTCCCGGGCCCGTGACAGAACCCGGCGCTACGACACCCGGCGTGTTGCTGGTGTCACCCGGTTTCATGTCCTTGGCAAACTTGGGCGGACCCATGTCGCCAGCATTACCTTTGACCGTGCTATCCGGCGCCGCTCCCGCGGAGGCCGCTTGGGCAGCAGCCGAGGCACCCGGCTTCATGCCTTCTGAACCGTCATCCGAGCCCAGCCCATACTTCGATCCCGCTGAACGCACCCGCCGGTTAATCTCGGCGTACACTTCAGCCACCGTACGAGGCTGGCCGTTGTTCATGAAGATCGGTGCATTGGCCCGGGCCGCATCCGGCATCAGCTGCACGGCGTTGGCATTCGGGCTGGCACTCAGCAACTTCTTCGCCCCGCCTGCACCCAAGAAGTGAGCCAGATACAGATCGGTGTCAGTCAGCTGAGGCTTAACGCCCTTCAGGGCCGCGGCATTCTCCTTGATGAATTCAGCCCCCATCAAAGCAGACGCACGCGGATCGGTGGGCTGGGTGTTCATCGGAATCCCGTACTTGGGCCCATACTTCTTCAGCATGGTTTGCCACGTACTGTTGATGAACTGGAACAGGCCTGTCGCAGACGATGTCCCTGCCTTGACCTGCCAGTTAAAGCCCGACTCGATCGCGGCCATGGTCGCCATCAGTTTCGGGTCGACGCCAGCCATTTTAGCGGCCGCGTAGATCAGGTCCTTGGTGTTGGCCCAGCCAATCCCTTTCGGCATCGGCAGGTTATCGAGCTGGCCGCCGGTGGGCTGACCATTCATGTCCACCATGGACCCGCCTGTCATGGCGGCGCCCTGATTGTACTCGGCTGCTCCGACTGCCGTGAAGGCCCGTTGCAGGCCCCCCAGAATTCCGGTGCCCCGCTTATTGCCATCACTCAGGGTCCCGAAGATCTTCCCCATGATGCTGGTCGGTTCATTGACCTGCGGTGTGGATGATCCCGCCTGATTACCGGCTGCTGAGTTCGCCGCCGAGGTCTTGCGCTCGAAAGCGGTTTGCTCGGCGAGCTTGTCGGTTTGCGCGGCATCCTTCAGCCCCTTCATGTTCCCGTCGGTGGTGGCGGATTCGGCATTCAGCTCGTAACCCGGCCACGGCGACATCGGCAACTGCCAGACACTGGTAACCGTGCCATTGTAACGCGAGGTGGTGGTGAGGACGGCTTGCGCCACGCCCACCGAGTCCTGCGGCTTGAGTGCCTTGAAGCCTCCATCGGCATCATCCTTACCGGTGGCACTGCGCAAGGCAGTCCGGTAGTTCAAATACGTCGGCAAGAACCGCAAGTTAAACCAGCTCATCCAGTTATAGCCGTTGGTGTTGTTCACCCCATCGACGCCAAAGGATGGACCCGCCTTCGCGATAATGTCTTCAGGCTTGCCATTCCAACCGGCCACCTTCTTGGCCGAGAACGACACGCCCTTATCCACCAGATCTTCCAGCTTGGAGAGCGCACTGACTTTGTCCGCATCCATGTCCTTCAACCCGTAGGCCTTGAAACGAATCGCGGACACCGCATCCACCCGACCATTCCAGCCTTGGTTCAAGGCACCGGCACCGCCCGCCACATACAGCAAGCCGCGATTACTCTGCACGCCGTCCACGTCACCGCCCGACAGACTGGCGGTCTTCAGTGCTTGCAGCGCCGGGGAACTCGCCAATGTCGCGCCGGGCTTGGCGGCACCCGGATTGGCGAGGTTGGCTTCCGGTATGCCGGCCATCGCAAAGTCTGCGGCCAGTCCAGCTTCGCTGACCTTGGCATCCTTCTTGTCATCCGGCAACTTACCGATTACGGCATCGGTTGCAGCGATCACCGCCTTGACTTCTTCCGGACCCGAGGGCAAGGTCTTCAGATCGGCGACCGGTGAAGTCAGTTCACCGTAGGGACCCGACGCGTACTTGGCCCCCGAGAAGTACTTCTTCTTCTCGGAGTTGTTCAGTTTGCTGTCAACGTCCTTCAGGGCAGTCCCCGGCTTGACGGTATTGAGCACCGATACGGCCGTCAGGTACACGGGCTTAAAGCGCTTGGCAAACCACGAGATCCAGTTATTGACTGCTTGGGTGTCCTTGGTATCGACGTCAAAACCTTCCAACGCTTTCTTCCAGTCCACCTTCTTGTCATTGATCCCTGCCACGCCATTCTTGAACACCAAACCCGGCGCGATAAGATCTTCCAGATCGAACACCTTTGACACGTAATCCGTCACGTTGCCATCAAAGCCGTACTGCACGTAACGCATTTTCGACAACGTATCGAGGTTGTTCTTGGTGAAGTGCTTGTAGAGCATGTAGCCTCCGGCACCCACCGCAGCCGTCCCCGCCACCGCCAACAACACTGGTGATGCAGCAATCGCACCAATCGCGGTGAGCAACCCACCCCCGACGGCCCCGGCCAGTCCGAGCGCACCACCTTCGATGCCCAACAACCCGGCGGCACCAGAAGCCAGTCCCCAGCCGGTGGCCACATCACTACCGACATTCAGCGCTGAACCAATCGTGTCATGTCCGGTGGCATTAGCCAAGCTACTGGCCACTCCCAGCCCGGCGCCGATGCCCAGTCCTTTCCCAAGGCCGGACTTCATCACGCCACCCAACGCAGACCGCACCAAACCCTGCTTGGCGGCCTGACCCGCGGCGCCTTCGACGGCGGCTTCCGCCGCTTTGGCCGCACCCTTCTTACCAAACAGACGACCGACCCCGGGGATCTTGGAGAGCAGCCGACCGAACTTGCCGGTGGCTTTCTCCCCCAGATACTGCGCGGCACCCGACTCAAGGTCGTCCACCACGCCGCCTTCGCCGTCTTTCTTCTCGTCGTCCTCGCCTTTCTTTTTCTTGAACATCGAGAACAACTTGCCGAGCGGACCCAAACCCTTGACGCCACCCTCTTCGCCCTTGAGCTTGGCCTCACGATTCGCATCGTCCTTGGCTTCTTCGTCCTCCCGAGCTTTGCGTTTGTTGTTCAGGTCTTCCACCGACCCCACGCGCAGCTTACGACCCGGCAGCCGTTCATCGAGCAGGTCACGGATCTGTTCCACCGTCGAGAGCAATTGCTTGCCCCCGGAGAAGATCAAGCCGTCCTTACCGACAAACGTGCCAAACAGCTTGCCCATGAAGGCCTTGACGCCCGAGAGCGCCTGACCGGCTATGCCACCGGCTTGCTGGAGCAAACCAAAACCCCCCATGATGGTGTCATGCGCAGCCTGCACCAGCTTGTCCATGCCGGTGCGCAGCGGCTTGCCATCGGAACCCAACAGCCCTGCCTTGATATCCGCCGCCGTCAACTGAATCTCGGGCTTGCCATCCACCATCATCGCCACCGGGCCTTCGATGTCGCCGATCTTCTTGATCTTCTTGTCGGGATTCTTGGCATCGAAATACTCACCGGCACGCATCAACCGGGCCAGCAATTGCGGTCCATCCTTACGACCCTTGACGTACACGTCCGCCGGGCCATCCAGATAGTCCTTGATCAACGAGGTGGCCGTCGACATCACCATGCCGTAGACACTGCGCGCCCGCGTGATCCCTTCGAGGGCGGTGTCCTTCCCCCACTGCAGGGCGGCACCCATGGCCTTCAAGGTCTTCTCACCGATACCCGACTTGATGATAGCCTGCTTGGCTTCTTCCGCCGTCATGACGATATTGCCCTGCAGGTCTACCACGGCACCCGAGATGTCGCTCCACTTCTCGATCACCTTACCAGTGGCTTGGTCTTTGTACTCACCAGCTTTGAGCTTCCACGCGGTGATACGCGGCAGGACCTCACCCTTGATGTACACGTCCCGGAAACCACGGGCTTTGTCCACGCCGACCTTGGCCCAATGCGTGGTCTGGTCTTTCAACCAGCCAGCGGGCTTGCCGAATACCTGCAGGCCACGCGCGCGCACGTCCTTGAGGGCGTTACGTGCCAAACCAAAGCCCTTGCTGCCAAAGTGCGTGGCGTGCCCCCACAGCGTCCGAGCACCGGCTTTACCCGCGGTGACGCCTGCGCCCGCCGCCGACATGGCTTTGTCGTACTGGGCCTGCATCTTCTCGAACACTTCGTTCGACACCATCAACGAGGGGATCCCCGTTTCCAGCTTCAACGCAATGCGCTCAAGCAGTCCCAGCGCCTGAATGGCCTCCGCTTTGGACGACGCTTCCCGGACGGCTTTGATCAGCGGGTCGTCTTCTTCGTAGCCTTCGTGCGGCGGCGGAGCCGGAACTTCCATCGTGAAACCCGCGCTGCGGCGAGGAGCCGTTTCGTGCGCCCAACGAATCGGTGCACGGCGTTTGCGACGCGGACCCCGATTGATCGTGAACCCTGCCTTAGCCGCAGACGCACCACCCACACCTTCCGACCCCGGCTCATAGCCGTCTCCGTAGTAGTACGAGTAGAGTTTCTCGACGTCAATCAAGTCTCCCTTCGCATTGACAATCCCCATTTCCTGCAGGGCTTCACCCTGACCCAGATGGACCAACCGTTGCACCAGCTCGCGTGAGTCACCCGTGTAACGACCGAGTGCGTTAAAACGACTGGACGCTTCGTAGAGTTTACTCTTGTCCGGATCGTTGTCGAGGTGATCCTTAAAGAGATTGGCAAACGTCTTGGCATGCGCTTCGCCCGGGCCACCCACGTAGGACTGCGGGTTGGTCAAACGTTCCTTGGTGAAACCCTTACCGCCGACGTTGTCATGCAGCATCTGCTTGCCGAAGGCTTTCTTCTGCTCCGCGGTCAGCTTGTCGCCACCAATCTGCGAGATAAAACGATCGATGTCATCGGTGGTGTATTTCTTGCCGTCATCGGTGATGATCGACTTGAACATATTGCGCCGATAGTTGCCGCGCGTATCAAACCGGTTCTTGGTGTGGTCGTACTCGGTCAGCTCGGTTTTCTCATCGCCCGTGCGCATTACCTGCAGCTCACGGTAGATCCGGGCCAGATAGCCCGGGATAATGTCGGTGATGCTCTTGCTGACATGGCGGTCAAACGTCGCCGGCTCTTGCAAGCCCGCAATGTTATCGCGGTCCAGTCCCTTCTCCACCCCGGGCATGCCCTTGATACCTTGCTTCAGGAACGAGATGATCGGGCTGAGTGCCGACCACTTGCCGCCCTCCTGACGACCGGACTTGGCCCAGTCCTGCAACAACGGTCCCATGTTCTCGATGCCGTACTGCAGCAGGTTGCCGCCCCTGCGGATCTTGGTGTTCCGGTTCAGATGCGGGTAGAGCTTGCGGGCTAACCACTGACCGGCTTGGTTCGCGCCAAACTGCCCGGCCATCTCGCCACCCATTTCGAGCGGGTCCATCTCGATGCCCATCTCGCGCGCCATGTCCCGGCTATCGAGCAGCATGTCGGCGGCATTGATCCCTTGACGAAAGCCGCCGGCCGCTTGGACGATCTTTTGCTGCGCCTGCTTTTGCAAGGAACCCACCAAGTCCCGAGCAAAACCCCGCTTCTGATCAAACGCCGAGCGCATCGCCCCGCCAATAAAGCGGTTACGCATCATCTTGCGCTTTTCTGGCGAGTTGTTCAGCTTGACAATGTCGGGCAGCGCCGTGTTCTTCATGATCGCATCGAGATGCGCATGGACGATGGCATTGGCGCGCTTGGTTTCAGCGAGCATGTCCATCTGCATGAAGTACGAACGGTACTGGATCTCCAGCGACTTGCGCTGGTAGTTCGCGTTGGCCGAGGTGGTATAAGCCGCGGTCTTGGTCACTGCCAGACGAATCGCATCCAGCTGGGCGACCACGTCTTTGTGGCGGGCCTGCGTCAAGCCCTCGCGCAGATTGTCCTTGATGTCCGCGACTTTGTCCCGATGCGACTGGGCGTCCTGCTGGGCGCCAAATACCTCACCCAGCACCGACGCGACGTTCTGTTCACGCGGATCGATCGGCGCGCGATTGTCACCCGGCTTCTCGTATTTGTCGGCATAACCCCGCAGCTTTTTCATCAGCTCGGTGTCTTTACCCGAATCCTTGGGCAGCACCCGTTGGGTGATTCGACGCAGCTCGTTGAGCTGCGGCTTCAGCTCCTTGGTTCCGCTATCGTATAGATCCTTAATCGATCGAGCCGACTGGTCCGCGAATTCCAACGCGCTGCCAAACCCCCGCGGCAATGCAGCCGTGAGGGTGTTACGTACCCAAGCACTGGATTTGATCGTATCCAGAAACCCACGACCTGTGGCCTTGCCAATCCGCGTGATTGGTTTGCCGGTGTCCTTGGGAATCTTGACGTCGAAATCAAATTCCGGCATATCCAGCGACCGGTCGAACTCGAATGAATCCAGTTCAAATTTAGTTTTCTTTGCCATCGTCGTGAGACTCCGCCTAATATGGTTGGGCCTCGAAGACCCCTCATAGTTTGCAGTAAAAAGACAGGTAGAATGCCATGGATCGTTTGGACATTCCATTTAACATTCGGCTGCTGGTGCTGACGCCCAAGAAATTGGAAGGTCTGCGCCCGGTAACAGCCCTTGATATTTTCGACAGTCCGCCGAACTTTCACCCTGACGGTTTGTTCTCGACTCTGATCTTTGGTCGGGTCGGGGATGAGCGTCGCTCGATGCGCTTTAGCTACATCAACATCAAGATCCCCGTATTCCATCCGGTCGTGTTCCGGGCGCTCTCGGATCTGAAACGTCTTTATGCCGGTATCCTTAATGGCACCGACTACGCGATCTGGAATCCGGATATCAAGGATTTCGAGAAAGCCACGGCCACCACCGGCAAGACGGGCTACGCGTTTTTCATGCAGTACTGGAAGTCGATTGAGTTCAGCGAGACCAAGTCCGTCTCGCGCGAGCAGAACATCAAGCTGTTGAAGAAATACGAGTCGCGTGCCATGACCGATCACATCGTGGTGATGCCGGCCGGTCTACGCGATGTGGAGATGGATGGCGGGCGCGTCGTGATGGACGACATCAACGGCCTGTACCGGACCATGCTGGCGGTGGCGAATACGCTCTCCGACGCGGCGATCCGCAGCAATCCGGAGACACTGAATCTGGCCCGCTGGCGCCTGCAGGTGACCTTTAACCAGATCTACGATTATGTCGAAGCGATGGTCAAGGGCAAGAAGAAACTGCTCCTGTCGGGTTGGGCCTCGCGGGCGGTGAATAACGGTACCCGTAACGTGATTACGGCGATGGAAACCGCTACGCCGATTCTGGGTGGCAAAGGTCAACCGGATTTCAACACCACCATCGTCGGGCTATATCAAGCCTCCAAAGCGGCGTTGCCGCTCTCGATCTTCTGTCTGAAGACGGGCTTTCTGTCGAAGGTGTTTTTCAGTGTCGATGCGCCGGTCAAGCTGATCAACAAGAAGACCCTGCGAGTCGAGGAAGTCAAACTCAAGCCGCAGTACTTCGATCGCTACATGACCGACGAAGGGCTGGAGAAAGTGCTGACGTCGTTTGGTACCGAAGACCTGCGTCACAAGCCGCTGGAAATCGAAGGCCGCTACATGGGCCTGATCTACAAGGGGCCGGACGGGTCGTTCAAACTCTTGCAGGACATTGGCGAAGTGCCGTTGGAGCGCGATCGCAAGCACGTCTATCCGCTGACGTTCTGCGAGCTGCTCTATATCTCGATCTATCGGCGTATCAATGGCTTGCCGTGCTTTATCACCCGCTACCCGGTGACCGGGGTCGGATCGATCTATCCGAGCAAGACGCTGGTGCAGCCGACTATCAAGGTGGAGATCCGTCACGAGCTGGGCATGAACTGGGAGCAGCAGGATGACTCTTACGTGGCCTACAAGTTCCCGATCAACGGCTCGGCGTTCGTCAACTCGTTTTCACCGCACTCCTCCAAGCTCGCGGGTCTGGGTGCTGACTTTGACGGCGATATGGGTTCGCTCAATATTGTCTACTCGGACGAAGCCATCAAGGAGTGTGCAGCCTTCTTTAAAAGCAAGCGCGCCTATGTGGGCACGAACGGGCGGTTTATTTCCTCGTTTGACACCTCGACGGTGGCGCTGGTGTTTCACAATCTGACCAGTCCGGTCGAGGCCTAACCATGCTTTTTTACGAACAGTTCTATCAGAAATTCGGCGTGCGTAGCGCGTCACAGTTGCTGGCGCCCCGGATGCCGGCGCTGAAGAATCTGGAACTGCCCCAACGGAGTATCTTTCACTACGTAGGGCAAGGCCCGCTTGATGCGGGTCCGCCGTCGGACGAGTTCCTGTTTCGTCATGTGACGAAGCCGATTCCGATGCTGCACGTCACCAAGCTGCAGGAATTCAAAGGCGCGCCGCGCTTTATCACCACCACGGTGATTGCGGACATCCGCAAGTATCACAACAAGAACCGCCGTTACCGGCTGAACCGTAACCTGCCGGCGATGGTCCGCGATCCGATGGCGCCGGCGGTGATCAACTACGCGTGGCTGGCCCGGCTGTATCGCTACCAGCGTAATCTGTACGCCGAATACAACCGCTGGTGGAACATCAACGCCACGGTGTGGAAGACGATTGCCACGGTGTCTGCGGAAACCGATCGGCACCAGTTTATCGAAGTCGGCTTGCCCACCCTGTTGCCGGGTCTGACGGACCTGCGCATTGCCGCGGAAATGCTGGTGGATGAAGCCGGTCTGCAAGTGGTGACCGAGCAACTGTCGGTGGCCATGGAAGGACTGATCGATAATCCGGGTTTCTACACCGAGAGTCTGGCCCTCGAAGCGATGAACTCGCGCACGCTGCGCATCTTCCACTCACCAGAGTCGCTGGTGTTGCTGGAGCTGTGGAAGTGGTGTGGGCCGAACCGAGCCAAGTCGGCGATCTCGGCTGTCCCGACCGATAAGCTCAACAAGGTCAACCTGATCTTTGTCGAGTCGGGTCGCTGGTTTGTGGTGAATCTCGGTCAGCTCGATAGCTGGCGCAAAGCCACCGAAGAAGAACTGGCCGCCAACGCTGAAGCCAATCAGGACGGCATCGATCCGGTACAGTTTCAGAAGCGCGTGTTGCGTATGGTGATGGCGCTGTTCCAAGTGCGTACCGATGCCTCTCCGCAAGTGCTGGATGAATCGGGTGAGGGGGAAGAGCAAGAAGCCCAAGCCGAGACTACCACCGCACAGGCTGCGAACAATGCGGTGCCGGAAGCACCCGCGGCGGCCACAGTTGTCACGGGACAGGTGACCGATCCGGCGAGTGGTGTGAAGGCGGTGGTGATGCCGGCCAAGCAGCCGGAAGTGGTGCAGCCGGATCTCAGTACCGAGACGCCAGCTGCAGCGATCAAGGAAGATCCACATCTGGACGAGCAGATCGAAAAGGATCTGGCGGAACTTGACCGGATCACTCACGCCCAACTGAGCGCCCAAGATGCGGAGCAGGATGCCGCGGTGCTGGCGCCGGTGGAACGCACGTTGGAAAGTGGCGTGATGGCCGTGGCCAATCGGCTGGCGGATGACGGCATGTTGTCGGCCGCGGAGTATCGTCGCTATGACGACCTCTCGAAGAAGTTTCACCAGATCGTGGCCCCGGACGGCAAGCGGACGCTCAAGGACTATATCGACGTGCATCACGACGATGTGGCTATTCATGCGTCACCGGCAATTGCAGACATTCCGACGGTGCTCGACAAGACCATGTTGAAGTCGAGCCTGCATGAGTTCGATAAGCGCTATATCGAAGAGGTGTTGCCACGGCACGTCAGCGCGATGGTGATGAACCTGCAGCATGCGGGGATCTGTGTGACTGACTATAAGGTCGAGCGCATGGAGTCGGTACAAGGTGCGTATGATGCGCATACCGTCAAGGTCACCCCGGTCGAAGGCGCGGCGTCAACCCTGCGCTTCATGCTGCCAGCAGCTGAAGAAGATGGCTCGTACACCGCCAATGGGGTAAAGTACCACTTCCGTAAGCAAAAGGGTGACCTGCCGATTCGCAAGATCAGTCCGAGTGAAGTCGCGCTCACCTCCTACTACGGCAAGCTGTTTGTCCAACGTAGCGAGAAGAAGGTCAATGACTACGGCACGTGGTTGCGTAACCAAGTCATGGCCAAGGGACTGGACGAAGCCGATCAGACCATCACTGATCTGCACCCGATGAACGTGTTCAACCCGGAGTTCAAAGTCCCGCGCCTGTATTCGACGCTGGCGATGGGCTTCAATAGTTTCCAAGCAGCGGGCTTCACGTGGATGTTTGATTACACCCTGCGTGAAACCGTGTTCGGCAAGGACGCCATCGAGCAGTACGAACGCGACGGCGGCCGGCTGATCGCCCACAACGACCGGGGTGAGTTTATTCTGGTCGACCAGCAAGATGCGCTCTACAAAGTCGTCGAGGGCAAGCTCGAGGAAATGCCGGCGTTTGAAGAACTGGTGCAGGTGCCGGTCGAGAAAGCGCCGATCGATTTTGTCGAGATCCGGATTCTGGCCCGTTCGATTCCGATTGGCTTTGTGCTGGGTTACGAGATGGGGCTCACGCAGCTGTGCCGCTTCCTGAAAGTGCAGCCGCGGATTGTGCCTGCCGGCACGCGTCTGGGTCTGCAGCCGCATGAGTATCCGCTGATCTTCGAAGATGAGACGTGGGTGTTCAGCAAGGACAATCGTTACGCGACGATGATTCTGGCCGGCTTTAACGAGTACCATCGGGCGCTGCGGGACTACAGCTCTCATGAGTTCGACAAACGCGGCGTGTACCTGAACCTGCTGGAAGGCGAGGGGTCGTCGGCCCGTTACATTCGGGAAATCGATCACCTGTATCAGTTGTTTATCGATCCGATCACGCTCATGTTGCTGCAACGCTTTCATGAGCCGGAAGACTTTCGTGGCCTGTTACTTAAAGCCACCAGTCTGTTGATGGACGACATGCACCCGGACGAACTCGATCCGAAGTACATGCGGGTGAAGGGTTACGAGCGCTGGGCCGGGGCGGTGTATTCCGAGCTGGTCAAGGCAGTGAAGTCGCACAGTGGACGGCCGGGCAAGTCACGCCATCCGATCGAACTGAATCCGTACGCAGTCTGGACGGCGATTCAGACCGATCCCTCCAAGGGGCTGGTGAAGGATATCAATCCGATCCAGAACCTGAAGGAAAAGGAAGCGATGACCTTCTCGGGTACCGGGGGACGTTCGAGCCGGTCGATGACCAAGCATACCCGCGCTTACCACCAGAACGACATGGGGGTCACCTCCGAGTCGACAGTGGACTCGGGCGACGTCGGTATCAACACCTACACGTCAGCGGATCCGCAGTTTGATTCGTTGCTGGGGACGTCCAAGCCGTATGTGATCGGCAAGACGGGCGCAACCGCGTTGCTGTCCACCTCGGCGCTGATCTCACCGGCCTCCGATCGGGATGATCCGAAGCGGGTGAACTTCGTGGGGATTCAGCATGGTCACGGGATCGCCTGCAAGGGCTACCGCACCGCTGCACTGCGGACCGGTTACGAGCAGGTGCTGGCGCACCGTACCAGTGATCTGTACGCCACCACGGCCAAGCAGGATGGTCGGGTCGTCTCCCGCAACGACCACGGCATTGTGGTAGAGTTCGCCGATGGCAAGACCAAGGGGATTCAACTGGGTCGACGCTATGGGGCGGCCGAAGGCCTGACGATTCCGCACGATGTGATCTCGGAGCTGAAGGAAGGCGATGAGTTCAAAGCGGGCGAGGTGATTGCGTACAACCCGGGCTTCTTCAAGCGCGATATGCTCAACCCGAAGAATGTGATCTGGAAGGTTGGTCTGTTGGCCCGCACGGTGCTGATGGAATCGACCCAGACGCTGGAAGACTCCAGCTCGATCTCGCATCGCATCTCTGAACAGTTGACGACCGCGATCACCAAGCAACGCACCATCGTGGTGAACTTCGAGCAATCGATTCACAAGCTGGTCAAAGCCGGCCAAGCCGTGGGCAGCGAGGATATTCTATGCATTATCGAAGATGCGCTGACGCGGGACAATGCGCTCTTCGATCAGGAATCGCTGGATACCCTGAAGGTGCTCTCGGCTCACGCTCCGCAGGCGAAGTTTAAAGGCGTGGTCGAACGTATCGAGGTCTACTACCATGGCGACATGGAAGACATGTCACAATCCTTGCAAGCAATTGTGGAGGCCAGTGACCGGGATCTGGTACGGCGCGCGAAGTCGGCTGGCAAGAAGGCTTTTACGGGTCAGGTTGACGAAGGCTATCGCGTGGAGGGTAATCCGCTCGCTCTGGATACGGCGGCGATTCAGATCTACCTGACGGCTGAGGTACCGGCCGGTGTGGGTGATAAAGGTGTGTTTGCTAACCAGATGAAGACCGTGTTCGGCCGTGTGCTGGAGAACGATTGGAAGACGGAAAGCGGACTGGTGATTGATGCGGTGTTCGGTGCGAAGTCCATTGCGGACCGGATCGTCACCTCGCCTTACGTCATCGGCACCACGACCACCTTGCTGGATGTTATTGGCAAGAAGGCCGTCGCGATCTATCGCGGCAAGAAAGCGTAAGCGCTCTTTGCTGGAGGCCTTCGGGTCTCCAGCCCTTATTTCTATTCTGTTTGAGGAACGACCACCATGCAAATGGCTCAATCGCAAGAGACCGTGGTGACGTTGGCCAATGCAGCGGAACTGGCAGCGACCGTCGTGTGCGGCGTTGTGGGTAACGAACTGGCCGACACCATCGCGGGCTCGCCCGTTACCCGCCAGACCATCTACGATCTGGCTCTGGCCAAGTTCCAGAACCGGCTGAACCCCATCATCGGAGCCAAGTAACATGCTGACTCTCGAAGCAATTCAAAGCGCCCAAGCGCTGGCCGATCGACTGGACGCGGCACGCGTGGTTGTGTTGGCAGCCCCGGGTACCCCGCTCGAAGCGCTGACCTCGGGCACGCGCGTTGACGATCATACGGGCGTGGTGCAAGCGGATGACGGTGGCTACTCGGCCAACGTGCAGTTTATCCACGCGATGGCCAACGTGCAAAACGACAAGCTGGGTGCCAACCCGCATGACGTGGCCCTGAACGAAATCGCCGAAGTCGCGATTCCCGCTGTGACGGGTCACATCCAGTTCGCCCGCTCGACGGTGCGGCCGGTGATTGAAGATCTGGTCGAACGGGTGATGAAGTCGCTCGGTGAAGACAAGATCGAATTGGCGCTTGGCGCCGAAGTGATCGTGCAGGAATCGCCGGCACCGCTGACCAACGGCGCGTTCGACACGATGGTGCGCAAGTTTGAAGGTGTGCCGTACGCCCCGCCGGTGCTCGGGATGCGCTGCCCGGACCAGACCATCGATGAAATCAAGGAACTGATGAAGACCGGTTCCGGTTCGGTGGACAAGGACATCGAAGCTTGGCTGGCAGCCGAAGGCGGCTCGTGGCTGATGGAGCTGTGGGAAAACGTCTTCCAGATCAAGCCGCGCGAAGCCGGTTACAGCGGCCGTCGCACGTTCGACGAATGGACCGCGGACAAGGCATGTGGCGTGGACTTCTCGCTGGCGATTTTCCTGCTGGCGCGCAAGCTCTTCGACAGTCCGCTCGAAGGCACGGTGATGAATCTCAACGAGCACGAGCGGCTCGTGGCGGATTACCGGGATCAGTCCGCGGCAGCGCTGTGTCGGTTTGTCGACCAGCTCGATCGCAATCGCAAGAACGGCATTCTGGTGGTGGGGCTGTCGCGCCTGAAGACCACGGTCGATGCCGAAGTGTATCGCGAGTGGATCGAAAAGGGCGGCGAGAACGAAGTGCTGTTTGGCAATAGCCTGCGCACGATGCCGTTCACGTCGGTCACCGACATCGAAGCAGCGGCAGCAGCCCTCAAGGGGGCATGGGATCAACACGCGGCGCTGGAAGACACGGTGCGCCGTAACCGTCAGTTCGATCGCACCCGGGAACTGTTCTTCCATCACTTCCGGGCGCAACTGGCGGAAGCCACCGAAGACGGCCAAGCGGATCTGGGCAATAGCGAGCAAGTGCTCGAGCGTTTCCGTCAGGGCTTGACCGCCGTGCGGGAAGACGACCTCGACTGCCTGTACACGCTGGCGACCAAGCTGGTCTGCGATGCACGTTTCCCCGACAAGGCGGCGTACACTATCCTGATGGGCATCGATCGCAACGTCAAGCAGAACCCGCATCTCGAACTGCGCGAAGCCGCCACGCTCGCGATCGTCGAGTATGTGTGCGACTGGCTCTCGGAGCAGTTCAAGCCGGTGCGCTACTAACTCTTAAGGACACGTCATGAACCCGAAGAAGTTGATTCGCGACCCCAAGCGGGTGCAGGCGTGTCTCAAGGAGTTGCCGGACCACCGGCTCGTGGCTCTGAAGCCTGTGAAGATTTACGTTCCTGCCCGCTTCAATGAGCGCAACCTCGCGACCATTGGCACCGAAGTCTACATTGTCGGCATCTACGGCATTGTGGTAGAAGACCAGTACTACGGGTCCTCGACGGTGAACGCCATGATGCGTATCGAGCCATCCTCGATTATGCGCATTCAGGTGGACGGGGAGGAATACTTCGAATTCAGTTTCGACGCAGGCGCGACGGTGATCAGCTCCACCCTGCTGGTCAAGCAGGATACGCTGGTCTATCGGATCTACGACGAGATCTTCGCCAAAGGTCGGGTGCCGTGGTACATGAGTTTGCTGCAGTTGGGCCGGCTGTTCGAGACCGCCAAGAAGCACGCTGGGGCGAACTTGGGCCAGAACCAAGAAGTGACCGAGCTGATCGCCTCGATCATTGCCCGTGACGAGAGTGATCGTCACTTGCAGTACCGCTCTACGATCAAGAGCATGGATGACCTGCAAAGGCGTCCACCCGTGTACATTCCGATGCGTTCCGTTCAGTACGCGGCAAACAACACGCTTAACAAGTTGGCGGGGTCCTACTTCGGTGAAGCCGTGGTGTCAGCACTGGTGACCCCGAGTGACCGGACGGAACGCATTGAGTCTCTGCTGAGAAAGTGAGAAAGAAATGAGCAATCAGGTACGTTTTGCCTGCACGGCCTTGGCAGGCACCAACCGGGCTGGCAAGCTGGTCGCAGACGCAAATGGCTACTACGACATGGTCGTGGGTGGCTTGAACGTCTTCAACTCAGTGGGCCAGTACTACACCTACGAAGGGGCGAAAGAACTCTTCGAGGAGTCCAGTCAGTTCATGCGGCGTGTCAAGCGCGGCGTGCTGGCCGGGGAACAAGGCCATCCGAAGTGGCAACCCGGCATGAGCGAGTCGGCCTACGCCCAACGCATCATGTCGATCTACGAAGAGAACGTGTGCTGCCATCACAAGGAAGTCTATCTCGACTTTGACAATGTCAAGGATGAGGCGGGCCGCCCGGTGATTGCGATCCGCTCCAAGTTGAAGCCGGCCGGTCCGCATGGCGAGGCCTTGCGCCAGTCGCTGGAGAATCCGGATGAGAACGTCTGCTTCTCGATTCGGGCCTTCACCGATGACTTCCAAGACCGCGGTCGTGGCTTGACCAAACGGATCTTGCGCACCATCGTGACGTGGGACCGGGTGACCGAACCGGGTCTGTCGGTGGCGGAGAAATACAAGAGCCCCGCGCTCGAATCGCTGGAAGATCGTTACTTCTCGCGCGGGGTGCTCGAGCGCGGCATGGCTGATGCCCAAGTCAAGGGCATCGCAACAGAATCCTCGCTCATGACCGGACACGAACTGTTCAAGGCCATGGGTTGGATCATGCCCAAGGGCGATCGCCCGTCGTTCCTCAAGTGGTAACACCACCCCGTCATAGGCCCCCGCTCACAAGGCGGGGGTTTATGCCGTGTTGTATTTATTTTTGATCACATATTACCAACATGTACAAGCAGCACGAATGATCTTACACTTCCTCACACTGGAGTCAAGCCATGGGCGTCAAGATTGAGTTCATCGTCAACAAACAACTCGGACTCGGACCGGTACAAACAAAGAAAGTCCAAGCCGATACCAAGCAGCTGGCGATCCTGCTGGGCAAGATCAATACCGACCCCAAGTGGGACAAGCTGCTGACCACAGGTAGCGGGATGTTGGCGGGCAAGGGTGACTTCCTGTTGCTGGAAGATCTAGACCTGAACACCAAGGCCAACAAAGAATACCTGCAAGATGCGGGTGAGCTGAAAGTGATCTGTCAGGCGCTGCTCGACGCCAAAGACACCGCGCTGCGCATGCGCCTGACGAAAGCGCAGAAACAGATGCTGCGCGAACAGACCGAAGGTCACTTGATGCTCTGTGGTGTAGAGATGGGTCGTCGGCCGGTTGCACCGAAAGGCCAGCCGTCGCGTTTTGTCGACTGCCTGATGTTTCAACCCGAATATCGGACCAGCCGGATATTCGTTGTCTACAGCGATCTGTGACTGTACGAGACCGTACAAAGGTAGATTTTTACCACGCTCCACCATGCCATGCCACACGGCAAACCTTACACTTTTCCAAACGAGACGAGACGATCTATGAGCGATGTTCTCCTGAAGTTTAATGGCCACACGCATGACGCCAGCAAAGTGCTCGGCAAAGCCAGTCGGCCGGTGGAGGTCACCTACAAGGACATCAACACCGACATGAGCCTAGTGGAGTATCAGTGCGTGCCGCCGGGTTCGGATCCGCTCTACGGCGGCGCCACGGTGTTCATTCACTTTAACGGCAAGTACGTGCCGTTGATGGGTCGTGCGAAAGTCTTGACCGATAACTCGAACCCCGAGCGTATCATCAAGGGCATGCTGATTACCAGCGTGGCACTGAAAGCAGCCCGGCTCGAAACCAGCTACGTCAGGCCGTCGGGTCCGACGACACTGCCGACCCCGAGCGAAGGCATCCGTGTCAGTCAACCCGAACATGCCCCGCTGAAGAATATCGATGCGCTGCGCGATCGTTTCAGCAGTCCTGCATCCAAGCCGAGCCCGCGTCATCACGACACGGAGCGTCGGCCGTCTCAGAATTACGGCGGCACTAGCCGTCCGGAATCGGCCACCGGGAGTTCGCTGCGTTCCCGTAGTCCGTATCGTGGCACCACCAAACGCAGCGGAGTCTAGCGCTAGACTTCTTTAGACGCAGTAACATTCTTCAATCACAAAACCGAAACAAGGAAGGTATTATCATGGCAAAGGAAATCAGCCAAAAGAGCCACGACGACGCAAAGGCACTGCGCAAGCTCCTCGACATCGATCCGAAGACGGGCGTGACCAAGGACGTGCCGAAGGACTGGTACGACGGTCAGCGCGAAGCATTCGGCGTCGATCCCGAGCAGCTCAAGCTGGTGCGTGAACTCGACACCCACGTCGCGCAAGTCGCCACCCTCGCCGTCGGCGAAGAAGCGAACCACCTCGGCAAGAAGAGCAAGGATCTGGACCGCGTGCAGGTCAAGATCCACGCCGACGGTCGCAACGGTTTCAACGTCGACTGGAAGCGCCGCATCGAAACGATGAACCCGACCACCAAGGAAAAGGGCGAAAAGTTCGGCGTGGTCAACGTCAAGTTCGACTTCTACGGCACGGGCACGCACGGCGAGATGAAGCTGATCCGCGAACACATCGCCACGCAAGGCGCTGCCTCGCTGGCAGACTGAACGTCGCGCGGCCGACGCGCTGGTGCTTCTGAGACCGTTGTGATGGGCGACTCGGAGCACCAGCACTGAGCAAGACCCCGCCCCTTCGGGGGCGGGCATTTCCTCGCTTCTTTTTTTTTGGCTCAAATGAACAGAATCGATTTCGATCTCATCGTTAATGAGTTGCGTAAGGGCTTGCGCCCCCACACCGATCCGATCGCTCAGGCAATCTTGGCGCGCACTCAGTTCTTCCACGAATTCCGCACTATCGGCCTCACAGCGGCTCGGCAGACGGGTAAGTCCCGTTGGGCCTTCGAGCAGCTGGCGAAGGATCGTAGCGCCTGTATGATCGTCCCCAAGGGCTTAACGCGCGATGAGATCTTTCAGTACGAGGATCGCATGGGGGTGGTGAATGTGGATGAACGCACCTTTACGATCCGGGAAGTACAACACCTGATTTGCCGGGACAAGTTTGAAGCGTGGTCAACGATTTACTTCGATGATGCCACGCACAAGTACCACTTTCTGAAAAAGCAATTGCTGGAGTATCTGCACAAACACCAGCGTTTTGAGACGACGATTATCCTCGTCGGTTAAACCTCTTACTGATTACCTACTACAATGAACAACATTGAAAGCCGTGTAAAGCAAATCGTCGCCCATCAGACCGGTGTCTCGGAGACGGCCATCAGTGGCGAGCAAAACCTCGTCAAGGATCTGGGCATGGACAGTCTCGATGAAGTGGAATGCCTGATGGCGATCGAAGACACCTTCGACCTGCGCATCGAGGACGAAGACGCCCGTGAAATGAAGACCGTGCAGCAACTGGTCGATTACGTCACCAAAGCCAAGCAACCGGCGTAAGGGACGGATGATGACTGATGATTACCGCAGTTGGCTTTCGAGCCGTCTGATGGGCGAAGCCGGATTGGTTGATGATCCGAGCTTCGTATTACCTTCCACGCCACGCACACCGAATAATGACAACCGACTCAAGTGTGGTCGAGAAGGAAAAGGCACCCAACTTTTTCTTGTGGACCATTCAAATCCCCCAATGGCGCCGTCACCGAACGGCCGGTCTCAAACTCATTGACATCACCGTCAAGAGTGGCGACCACGCGTTTGCCCCGCATGGTTTTGATTTAAAGCAGTACAAGGCCGGAGCGATGTCGGAAGATGAATACACCGAACGCTATATGGACAAGATGCTCGAGTCCATGCAGGAGCATAAAAGCCACTGGGACCATCTGTCAGCGTATAAATACGCGGTCTACGGCTGCTACTGTCCGGAAGGGGCCTACTGCCATCGGCATCTGTTTAAGAACTTGGCCAAAGCCCATCTGGAAGGGATGGGTTGGACGCCTAAGTTGATGGGGGAGTTTCACGGGGATCTGGAAGGGTTGGTGATTTCTGATGCGTTCCAACATGCCTGTCCGGCATAAAGGCCCAGCCCCCGCAAGGGAGCTGGGCTTTATGCCGCCGTGGCTTAAACCACAGCTGCCGTCGCAGCGAGATTGGTGATACCGTTCGAATAGCCTTGGGCTTGCGCCGTGACTTCCGCACTGATCTGCTGTACGAACGCTTGCCGGTTGTACGGGTTCGCGTTGGTGATGTTGATCGAGTTCAGCAATTGCTGGCAGAACGCGATCACGCCGCTGCCTTGCTGGGCCAAGCAGGAGAACTCGACGTCCAGCGTGCCGATTTCACCGCCTTGCGTAAGTTCACGCTGGCCACCCAACGAACCGCCGATGCCGTTCTTCGGGTACATGTTCGTGCACAGCCAAGCCTTGTTGACCTTGGTGTGCGTCGGATCCGGCTCGATAAACGCCATGGTGGCCGAGTAACGATCCGCGAGCATGTCGGGTACAGCGTTGCCGGGGATGGTGTTCACGGAAGCGACCTTGCTTTCCGGATCCATCATGCAGTAACGTACCCAGCCGGTGAGGAAGTTGTAGATCGCCAGACCGTAGCGCTCGTTCCAACGGAACGTCGGGTTGGAGCGCTGCATCGTGACGTTGGTGAACTCTTCCTGAACCTGACCGCCGCCGCCCACCGGATTGGCATCCGAGGTTTCGATGGTCATTTCCATGTTCAGACCCGTGATCGACAGGGCTTGCAACTCGACGAGCGAGCGCAGGGTGCCGACCCAGAAGTCCGGTTGGTCGAGATTCTGGAACGCCGTGGGCGCCTCGATCAGCAAACAGATGAGGTTCCGGCGCACGTACGCCTGATTGCTCACCCAGCTGGTCAAGTCCGGCGTGTAGCCGTTTTGGCCACCGTTGCGCAGGTCGACCATGCTGTTGGTCGTGCCTTTCGCGTAGGCTACGCCTTGCGGCAGAAACACGTTGTTAATTCGACTCATTTAGTCTGTCCTCAGTACGAGATCGATAGAAACCGTTGTCGAGGACCCCGTAAGGGGCCCCCAGCCTTCGGACGTTAGCCGGTGGTCGTGGTCGTGCCAGCCGGCAGATCTTCCATGCGGTACGCGCTGATCTGAAGCGTTTGCACGGTCTTCATGTTGTTCGCGAACAGCTTGATGTTCAGCGACCAGCTGAAACCACGCGCCAAGTCGGCGGCGCTGAAGTACGTGTCCGGCTGAATCACGAACCGGCCGTCGAAACGTTGGTTCGTGTTGTCGATCACGTACTGGTTGACGCGCGACACCAGCTGGGCGTTGGTGAGCTGCGTGTTGCCCGAGAAAGCCCGACGCGCACGCTGACCGACCTTTTCCAGTTCCACACAGCCGAGCATCGTGATGATCGACGTGAGCACCGAGGTGTCGTTGTCGTACACCGTCTTGAACGCCGGGAAGTACAGCGCCCGACGGCTGAACGATTCGACCCACACCAGCCCGTTGGCCCAGTCCTTGTTGCGCACCGTGCTCGGCGTGAACGTGACATTCACATTCGAGAACAGGTTCACTTGGTTCTGCGGCCAAATGTCGAAACCACCACCCGGCTTCCAGACGCCGTTGCCGGCACCCATGTAGTCGGCCAGCTTGTCAGCCAGCTCGATGGTGAGCGGCAGCGGGTTGTCGTACAGCGCGCCCGTGAGCGTGCCCGAACGGCCGATAATCGCACCGCGCATCGTCGACGTACCGAAGTAGTCCGATTCCGGGAACTGCTGCAACCGCGTCTTCAGTGCCACCGCCAGCGACGATTCTTCGTCAGCCGTGAGCACCGCGCCCGAGGCGTCGTACGGCGTGAGGAACACCGCCATGTCCTTACGGATAGCGATGACGCTGATCAGGTCGTACTTCGTCTGCAACGGGAAGCCCGTGTCGTACACCACCGATTCCGGATAACGGGCGTCGTCCAGATACGGTGAGAGCGGATCCGCGTAGCTCACCACGTCAGCCGACACCAGCCCCGCGAACAGTGCGTTGCTCATCGTGCCGTCGCCACCACCCGTGAGGTAGAACGACGAGGCTTCCGACAGGCGCTGCGCGTTGGTGTCTTCCGTGTCCAGTACGATGGCCGTGTAGGGCACGTTCTGGCTCGACACGCAGCTGAATGGGTTCAGCCGGTACTGGTTGACAGCATCCGTGTCGGTGGTCACGAAGTCCGAGAAGCTGTCCGCGAACGGCTTTTCAGCGACGAAGAACTCAGCGAGCAGCGTGTCGACGAGCGACTGATACACCGCGAACTTACCGATCGGGCCATACTGGTTCGGCAGACCCGACGGGTCATTGAGCAGCTGGTAGCTCTTCGGGAACTTCTTGGTGATGTAGAACTCGCTCTCATCGATCGAGCTGATCACCCCGGTTTTCAGACAGAAGTCGATCGACTGCGACGCGGACTGCGTCGGTACGATCTGCGCCGTGGCGTTGGCGCTGGACTTCTGCAGCATCTGCAGACGAAACGGATACACCCCGTCGGTCGTCAGGCTGGTGCTGTTGATCGGCGTCGAGGATTGCTCCGTCGGCGCGAACACACGCACACCGATCAAGTCGCCGATGGCGGCTTGGAACGGGTACTCGAAGTCCATGAACGGGTAGCGTTGCGACTGCGACGTCGATGCGCTGTCGGTCTGGTCGCCCGGCATGATGGTGCCCTTGCCGAAGCCGGTCGAACCGTCTGTTGCCAGGGCGATCGGCGTGACCACCCACTTGATCTTGTAGCCCGTGACGGTCGCCCCTTCGCCCACCACTTGCAACGGATCCCCGTTGGTATCGGTCTTGATGCTGCCATCGATATTGCGCTGCCAGTTCGGGACCTGAATCGGACCCAGCACATCCAGCCACAAACGGCCGTTCGAGGGCGGCGGCGCATCGGCCGGCACCACTCGCTGCATCATCATGCTGTTGCCTTTCGCGTTGACCGTATTGATCAGCGCGGTCGCGTGCGTCGCCCACGGCTTGCGATAGTCGAACGAATCCACGCCATACATCTGCGTCATCGCATCGCCTACCACCAGCTGCGGGTCGGACGGCCCAGTTTGCGCGTAGGTGTAGACCTTCGGAAGGTGGGTGGGCAGCACTTCCGGCACCGGTGCCAATGGCCTGGTGCTGTCGTCTTGCACACCCAGCATAACGGTCATCGGCGCGGCGTTCACAATTTGTTGCACCATTGCGATTCCTTTATTGAATGGTATGGTTTTCGAAGACGATGCTGCGACGCATCCTGTGTCCTCTCAAGAGGCTGACCATATCAGGGGGAAGCCGTGAGGCCAAGCCTGATGAGAGTGTCAGTCATAACTATTGGGACTTTTTTCTGCGGCAAACACCATAGTGCTTTCCTATAAGAAAAAATTGCATAGGATGGACGCGTCGTTTTCCTCCCCGTCTCTCTATTGACCCTCCCTTTCACGGTGTAGAACATGACCATTTTCCGTACTGCCTACGACACTCAGGCCTGCCAAGGTTTCGTGTTGCGCCACGTCGAAGACGGCCTGAAGAAGGCTGACGCGATGGGCTATCTGCGACCGGCTCGTCAGGGCCAGTATTACGAAGTCACCGGCGCCTCCGCCATCGAGCTGGCGATTCCCGGCTTTGCTCACCCTTACGAAATCAAGCGCGACGGGCTGGATCGGCTCGTCGTCGATATGCGCCCCTATGGTCGCTACGACAATGCGCAAGATACCTTCCAAGTGCGTAACGCCAGCGGCGCCAAGCTGGCGGTGAGCCGCACCGAGCTGAATCATTTCTGGCTCAACAACAATCCTGAGCTGCTGCGCGACCTGTCACCGCTGCCGCTCGCGCTGTATTGCGACTTCGTCTCGAAGAATATCGCCAAGCGCTTCGCGCTCGATGCCCGAGAAGAACAGCATCTGCAAGTGTTGGCTGCGTGGTTCTACGTGTCGTGCTTTACCAACGAAGGCGAACTGACCGAACGTGATCGTGCGCGTTTCGTGCAGACCATCTCGCGGGCGACGTACGTGCCGGCTGAACAGGTCTTCTCGATTACCGACAAAATCCCGGGTGCCCTACCCCACGTGGCGGCCATGTGCCAGATCGCCTCCGAAGTGGTGGACACCGTGCGCTTGGCCGATATGAACATCGGCGTGTATTTCCAAGTGCTCGCCAGTGCATGGTACGGTGACTCCAGCTCGCGCGAAACCCTGCTGGCCGGGCTCGAGCATCCGCCCACGTGGCTGGCGATTTTGCTGGCGGCGGCCACCGACCGGTCGTTCAAGAAGACCGGCATCGGCATGCTCTACGAGCGTGAGAAGCCCGCTGACCAGAAACAGTTCCTGCATTCGGTCCTGAGCCTGCTGAGCAATGAAGACATGAAGCGCATCCGTGACGAGCAGGGCTTCGGCGCTGCTGTAACGAGTGCTGGCCTGTAACAGCGCTCTTCGGATAGGAGAGCGTGCCCTGAGACGACACTATGGCATACAACTATCTTGAAGATCACGCGCTGAAAAATGTCTGGTGTGCTCCCGGCCAAGACAAGCAGTCGATCACACAACCAGCGCGTGTGACTCCGTTTGGCGGAGCGTGGAACTACGTGAAGGTCGGCTGGCGGACGCATACCTTGCCGCTGCAGGGCATTCGCATGCACGTCTACATGGTCGGTCAGTTGCACCCGACCTTCATGGGTCTGTTCCCGCAGCAGTACCAATGGGTCAACCTCTCGGATGCGATGAACGCCATGCATCTGATTGCCGACCTCTACACCGACCAAGGCGAGTGCCTGCCGCGGTTTGAAATGTGGTACATGGTCGATGCGGATCGTAACCTGATTCTGGCGGTACGTGATCCGAAGCCGAACCTGAACCTCGACCTGAATACGCAGGCGTTGTACTTCCGGGTCTACACCAATGCATTCTATCAGTCGCTGCGCGGAATGAACAATCCCAACGGCATGCAAACCGCTGGGCAGCGCATTGGCACGACCGCGCAGATCCTCACGTTGCAGGCCAAGTTCCAGCAGTTGCAGGGAATTGGCTCGGGACTGGTGTACGCGTTTGTGAACGGCTACAAGGTCGAGACCATCGATCTGTTCACCTGCAAGGTGGGCGACGTGGTGGAGTATATCTACGACCCGTCGATCTACAAAGTGGTCACGTGGTCGGTGGCCGACCTGAAGACGTTTGACTCGTTGCTCGATCTGAAGACCAAGTACCTGTTGCATTACGCCGGGGCGATGGATAACCAGATTGATTACCACGACGACATCGATTTCTTTCTGGTCAATCCGAGCGGGGTGACGACCAACCGTTACAAGGGCATTTACATGCACCGCAATGGTGGCGACACCATTCGCATGGTCACGCATCGCGATTATTCGGTGGTGGTGCCGTATCTGGTTACATGGGCCGGTTACCAGAACTGGGCCGACCTCAACGGGTTGCACATTCGCATGCATGTGCGCTACGGCGGGCTGAACCGAGGACTGGTGTTTGAAGACAGCCGCATCCAAGAGTTGTACAAGATGCAGGATGCTGACATCCTCAACGCCATGCTGGGCACCCAGTCGACCGTGTCCGTCTGGCGAGCCGACTATCTGGAGAACTCTGCCTACACCGCGCTGATGCGTAATCCGGTAGCGTGTCTGCCGCAAGAGCAGGTGGAAGCGGCCTACGGCTACAACGCGATCAGCAAGCTGGTCGGTAACACTCCGGCGTTCACGCGGGACGAAAGCCAGCAGACCGTGGTGGATGTGCCGTATCTGTTGCAACAAAACGCGGTGGCGTACGAGTACGATGCGCAAGGGCACCTGATGGGTTTCTATCAGACCCCGGGTGGGTCGATCTACGCGTGTGCCAATACCAATGCGGCGTTGGTGGAAATGATTGCCGGGGTGGGCGACACGCAGCTTGATGAGTTGTATGGGACGAACAACATCACGTTGGCCGCGGGGGTCGACTACCGGATGTACACCTGCCCGATCACCAATGGCGTCCCCTCGAATATCTGGACCGATGTGACGGGGAGTGCCAACTATGTGATTATCAACGGCGTGTTGCAGTGGACCATCGACCAGACCAAGTTCTATACCCTGCTGCGCGGTAACCGCAATGTGCTGGCCTATACGCTGCAGCTCACGCCTAGCGAAGGGGTGCTGGAATTCTCGCTCACCCAGCGCATGCGTCGACAAGGTACGATCTCGACCTTCGTGATGCAGATCCCGATGGGTGAGCTGGTGTTGCATCTGAACGGCCATCCGTTGATTGAGAACATCGACTACTTTGTGGTGTTCCCGAAGATCGTGATCGTCAACAAGGCGTATCTGAGCGCTAACCCGGTGAGTACGCCCCAGCAGATCGACATCCGTTTCTCGGGTCATTGCAAGAGCGACCAGACGCGCGAGAACACCGAAGACGATAGGGGCTTTGTGGTGGACGGCTTGCTCTCAGCCAACAACCGCTTTGACCTGCGCGACGACAAGGTGTTGCGTATTGTGGTGGGTGGCGCACTGAAAGATCGGTCGCAGCTCGAGTTCGCTGAAACCGATACAGGGGTGGGGGGTCTGAGTGCGTCGAATGGCTTGCCGTATCTAATCCGCGACATCGTGGTGCCGATGCGGACCTTGACGCAAAGCGACACGTACACGATGCGAGCGCACTCGCTCGCGATCGATCAGATGGTCGGCGACTACCTGAGCAGCAAGATTCCGGAACCGGCGCTGCCGCAACCGATCGTGATCCCGGCGCTGTACCGCTTGTATTCACCGTTCCTGTCGAAGATCATCTACGATCTAAAAGCAGGGATTCTGAATGACGAACGGTTGTACGGCCCGATGTCGACTGCGCTGGCCATGCAGATCGTGCAGCCTTACGAGTACTTGCTCGCGTTTGACCCGTCCCAGCAAAACACGCTGACCGATCCGAACTTCACCGCCGTCGATCCGACCAACGTGATGACGGTGATCCAGTTGGACGCGTATCAGTATCGGTTGGCGATGATGGTGGCCAAGCAATACTGTCCGACGGTCTCGCTCAGTCAGTTCGTTTCGATTACGCCTGTTGCGCAGGCAAGCTGATTTTTAAAGGAAACAACGCATGTCAACTGGAACTCCTGCCAATATCACCGGCAGCGACGGCGTCGTACCGGTGGAGAACCCGGATGGTCTGTGGGCCCATTGGGCGTTGCAGCAGCTATTCATGGGAGCGGATACCCCGGGTGCCACGGTGCCCGGTGGTGCAGTGCCTCGTTGGGTCGGCAAGGTCAACGATTACGTGACCAACTACGACACCGACGAGCGCTGGAAGATCACCGCACTCGACGTCACCACGCTCAAGCCGACGCTGACCTCGATCACACCCGTGATTACCCCGGGCGACTTGGATACCACCGATCTGCTGTTCGGGGTGGGTCCGGGTACCGATGCCGACACGTATCGCTGCTATATCGACCAGTCGGTGATTCCGTACAAGCTGGTGGTCGACCAGCGCCTGTCGGTCAATAGCGTGCTCACCAAGTACGCGAAGATCTTTCAGGGCAGTCAGCTCGATGGCACCGCCCAAGTCATCAGCGCGTTCTACGATACCTCGGGGAACTTCTTGGGGGATTCGGTCCCACTGGAACTGGTGTCGCAGCCCAACGCCCAGAACTACGCGGTCAAGACCGTGCAGCCCTGTTACACCAAGGTGCCGCTGGCCAACAACGACAAAGTCACCGTGGTGTTCTACGGCGATGATGGCGGGGTGGTGTCGACCCGGCAGTTGCTGGTGATGAATACCGCCTTCATTCGCTCCTCGGATGCGAGCCTGAAGTATGTGGTGGGCATCACACTGGATTCGCCGTTCCTCTCGAGCGCGGATGCCAACACCATCCAGTTCCCGATCAATGTGCCGATCGTGGGCTGGAATCTGTTTGGCGTGGTGCACTACTCGGATGGCTCGAAGCTGCGCATGCCGGTGGATGGTACCAAGTTCAAGGTGATGGGCTTGCGCGACTTTGTGGCAACCATCGTGGGTCAGGAGATCGACTTCACGCTGCAGTACACATTCAGCCCGGATGAGGTGTTCTACGACGCGCAAACCGGTTCGCCCACGGGGGACAAGTTCAAGAACGAGCCCTACAAGGCGATCGTGCAGAACTCGGATGGCTCGTACACGGTCAAGCTGTTCTGTGTGCCGCATTGGGACACCGCGACCAGCCAGTATTTCCTCGACTGGTATCTGTACGATCTGGATCGCGCCCTGTCGGTGCTGGTCACGCCGTACGTCACCTACCAGAGCGCGCGGGGTTTCGATGGTACCCAGACCGGTTTTGGTCTGAACCAATCGGTGCAAGTGGCGATCGATCTGTCGAATGTCAACGGTCAGTACAAGAAGTACATCTTCACGCAGACGCTGCAAATCGTGCTGATGCGTGCGGCAACCGACCATTCGGGCGATCCGTGGGTGATCTACTACAGCCCGTCGCAAGCCGTGCCGTATGGTACGGGTCTGAAGGCGAAGGTCAACTTCATCAACCAGAACCTGAAGTACGTCGACGTGAGCCAAGGGGCGACCGATCAGGCCTCGTGGCTTAATGCTATCCTGCCGGCCGCCTTGCCGCTGTTCGATCCGCAGGCTGAGCCGACCTACCCGACGCCGAACATGTTCTCGTTTATCCAGAGCGATGGAACCGAAGCTGCGTTCCCGATCTCGCAATGGAATGCGCAGAATGCGATCTCGACGTCCCTGCCGGATGGCGCAACGCTCTACTTGAAGTTCTTCGAACGCACGCCGGAGAACGACTTACAGATTGCGATGTGCCCGATGGTGATTCAACAAACCGACTAAGTCGGCCCGTTGCTACCCACTCTGCCTTTACGGGTGGAGTGGGTAGTTGCGGGACCGATTTCTTTTTGAGATAGAACCATGATTCTCTTTGCTAACGATTGGGACAAATACCCGACCGCGGACGTCGATATGACGACCAAGAACGAGTCGTTTATTCGACTCGCGGCAGTGTACAAAAAGATGGGGATCAAGAACCACGCGTTTCCGCTGGCCTTGATTAACCAGAACCTCAAGGGGATTGATCCGTTTGCCCCGGACTTGTCGCAACAAGAAATCCTGATGATCACGATGGAGTGTTTCCATAATCCGTGGTACTACTTCCGTGAGATTGCCCGCGCACCGGCGGGGTCTGGTCAGGAGGCGGTTCGGGTGGAAGGCAACCGAGCGAATTTGGCCTTGTGGTGGAGTTTCTTTAACCACGTGATGTTCATGCTAATCCAGCCGCGTCAGACCGGTAAGTCGTTCTCGACCGATACGCTGATGGTGTACCTGATGGTGATCAAGTGCATGAACACCGGGATTAACCTGCTCACGAAGGATGACAAACTGCGCCGGGAAAATATCGACCGCATCAAGAACATCATGACTGAGCTGCCCGACTACATGCAGCTCAGGACGAGCGACGACGTCAACAACGGCGAAGAGATTACCATCAAGGCGTTGGGTAATAAGTACAACACCCACGTGCCGCAAGCGTCGGAAAAGCTCGCCCACAACAAGGGGCGTGGTATTACCACGCCGGTTGTCCATATCGACGAGCCGCCGTTCCAGCGCCACATTGCCGTCGCCGTGAAAGCGATGTTGGCGGCCATGGGTGCCGCCACAGAACGCGCGGCCGAAGCCGGGGCACCGTATGGGGTGATCATGACCACCACCGCCGGGATGAAGGACGATGTGGATGGTAAGTGGGTGTACGAAACGCTGGTGCAGGATTCGGCACCGTGGAACGAACGTTTCTTCGACTGCAAGGATGCGGAAGAACTCGAATGGCTGGTGCGTAAGACCAGTCCGGGCAAGAAGTTCCAGATCAACGGGACCTTCGATCACCGCCAGTTGGGCAAGTCCGACGAATGGCTGCGCAAGAAGATTGAAGCGGCGCTGCAGGACGGGCTGACGGCAGAGCGCGATTACCTGAATATCTGGACCTCAGGTACGGAACGTTCACCGTTTGATCCCCATACCACCGAACGCATTGCGAACGCCAAGTGTGAACCGTTGCACCACCAGATCTTCCCCGAAGGCTATATCTTCCGCTGGCATCTGCCGGAGGAGCAAGTCGTCAACTACATGAAGTTCAACAAGACGGTGCTCGGGGTGGACTCCTCGGATGCGATGGGTCGAGACGAAATCTGTCTGGTGTTGACGGATGTGGTTACCGGTGAGGTAATCGGGACCGGGGCGTTTAACGAAACCAACCTGTTTACGTTCTCGACGTGGCTCGCCCACTTCCTGATTGAGTTCAAGAACGTGACGATGATTCCGGAGCGTCACTCGTCGATGGTGATGATTTTGGATCACCTGTGTATCATGTTGCCGCAACATGGTGAAGACCCGTTCAAGCGGATCTTTAACTGGGTGGTGCAGGATCAGAACGACAGTGTCTCGAATACCGAGAAGTATCGGGAGATCAAGCAACCGCTGTCACGGCGCGATGCACAGTTCCATGCCGAGCGTAAGGGGGCGTTGGGCTGGCGGACCAGCGGCACAGGACGCACCGCCCGGAGCAACCTGTATTCGGTGGTCCTGATGATGGCGGCGAAGCGGGCTGGCCACAAAATCAAGGACCCCCAACTCGTGGGGCAGTTGCTCGGGCTGGTCAACAAGAATGGCCGGATCGACCACGAGGAGGGCAGTCACGATGACATGGTGATCGCATGGCTCCTGACGCACTGGTTCCTGATGCAGGGTAAGTATCTGACTCACTACGGTATCGAAGCCGGCACTGCGCTGGCCGGTTTGAACGTGAAGAAGGAGGAGAGTCCGCAGGAAATGCGTATGCGCTTCGAGCAGCAGGAGATCCGCGATCAGATCACGGAACTCTACGAGAAGCTCATGAACGAGGAAGATGAAAATGTGGCGGAGCGCATTGAAGCGAAGCTGCGTTCCTTGGATCGACGCATTGTCGTGGAAGAAGGCGAGCTGTATGCGTTTGATGACCTGATTCGGGAAGCCAAGAACGCTCGACGCACGCGGGCGAGAAATAGCGACTTCCGGGGCGGTGGGCAGTATCAGCCGCATTACCGGGAGGAGCAATGGCAGCGCGCAGGCAGCTACGCGATGGCGCCGCCTAACCACGGCGGCTATGGCGGGTTTCAGACCCACTACGGCTAGTCAGGTATCACCCGAGTAGTAGCAACGGCATAGCGGCCTCCTAGGAGCTTCCTAGGAGGCCTTATGCTCTAGGCGTGGCGGTTCATCCGCAACAGTTCCTCGCTCAGCAGGTCCAGATACGCATTGATCGCCAGCTTGCGCTGGGTTTGATCATCGACGAGATTGGAGAAGAATGCTGGAAAGGTTACCTCTAGCTCGACTGCTTTTTTCAACTTCGGGGGCGCATCGTGCGATACCTCGGCAAAGATTGCGTAGCTCGCATGGTCCCTCCCCGGTACAAACCAACGAGCATACTCTTGCCGATACACACGCTTGTGACAGTGGATTGAAATCTCATACCCACCCACATGGTGACTGGTAAGAGAGAAGCTGTTCGTGGCAGGCGCGGTCACCTCAACCACCCGGTGCCTGCCTTTGAGTCGCTCCATCCACATCCAGATCCCCGTGATTAGCGCTTTAAAGATCGCCATGTTAGGGTACACCTCATGCGAGACGACTGCCAGAGGGAAATCCGGGGCGCTTGAGCACTTTAAGCCGCCAGCAAGCTGGCTTGGGAGTAGTAGTGCATGGTGTACGTGCGCAGGCAGATGTACAATAGCAACCCGGTACGAAGTGCGGCCAGCGTATTGGAGTTCTTGTTACTGGTGGCCAGCTTAGCAACCTTCTCTGCTTTTTCCCGCAAGGCCAACAGGGTCGGGTCGGTACTCCGACTGCTGGTGTAGGTCCCGCGCAGCTTGGATAAAATCCCCGGCAAGTCATGCGTGGAACGCACCAGTGTGGTGTTGGCCTGCAAATACGTGAAGCTGTGGATGAGGGTGTCGTCCAGTAGCTCCTCGATAATGCCCACACCCTGACGCTGATAGTTGGCACTCATCCACTCGAGGCACTCGGTAAAGAGGCGCGGGTTCATGCTGCCCATCAGTTTCTCGATGATCGCCACCAGCTCTTGGCGGATAAACGATCCTTTGTCAGGGACCACCGACTGGATATAACGCGTGTAGTTCTGCAGCCCGTGCACCCGATCGCGCAGCACTTCCTCGCCATCGAACTCGACCACCGCCGAGGATGAATGGATCTTGATGCCTTGCTTGTGCACGTTCATGAACTCTTTGTAGATGTTCTTGACCATGTCCCGAATGCGCGACTGCACGTCATTGACCATACGCACCACGTCGTCATCATGGTCCATCTGCTGGATGGCTTTCCGATGCAAGCCATCCTTGGCCACCAGTCGTTCGGAAAAGAAGCGCAGCAGCGAATACCAGCTGTCAAAGTTCTTGATCAGGAACTTGTACGACAGTCGGGCATAGGTGGCTTCCGCAACGGCCTTGTCGGCGGGGTACTTGAAATAGTGGTACAGCAACGAGGTGATGAATTTGTACTGCAGGATCAGCGCGACGTTAATCATCGCCTCCGACTTCGTCTCCTCATCCAGATGCGACGACCACAGCGCGTGCAGCAGCCAGCAGCACGACAGGTTAAATGTATCCGAGGAGACGTGGAACTTGTCATTCACCGCCGGCAACGCAATCAGACGTTCGCGCACCAGCTGATCGTCCACGCCACCCAGCACGTCCTGAAACCACTCATCACTATCCGAATCCATAAAGCGCACCACATGCACGCCAATCAGCTTGCCGCCAAAGAAGGCGATGTGGTCTTCATTTTTGGTGCGAAAGTTTGCCTGAAACTGGGCAATCCGTTTGGCCAGTTTGGTGTCGATGACCAAGCCGTGGCATTCTTCTTCAAAAGTCGTCTTGATCGACTCCATACGAGGGCTCCCCTTGCGTTCGATGTACACACCATGAACCAAACGCGCGCGCGTACAGACGGCATAAAAGGCGGGACCGAAGTCCCGCCCCGATGCGTGACCGAAGGAGTGGCTTATTCGGTTTGACCGACACCCGGTTGGGCGCCGCCTTCTTGGCCGCTCACGTGATCCGTGTTGCCGGCTTCACCCGTACCGTCCGCGCCTTCGTTCTGCGGCTGGCAGATACCCGGCATCGACGGATCGATCGGTTCACCGGACGCGTTTTCCGGATTGAGCGGGGTCTCCAGCGACGACACGTATTCCTCGAGCGAGCCGAAGTACTTGCCGCCCATGGCCGCCACTGCCAAACGCAGCGCTTCCTTGGCGACCTTCTTCTTCTTGCCCTTGGCTTTCTTCTTGCCCGCACCGAATTGCTTGGCGAACATCGCCATCTTCTTCACATGGGGGTCGTCAGACGCGAGGCCCTTGGCAATGTCAGCCGGCGTGATCTTCTCGCCTTCCTTCTTACCGAGCCACTTGTGAAAGCCGCCCTTCTTGACCTTGATGTCCTTCTTGTCCTTGCCAGCCGCTTCGAGCGCGAGCGACTCTTCGGACTCGAGCATCGACTCGATGGCCACCACTTCTTCGGCGTCCAGATCGACAATGTCGTCCTGCACTTCACCGGTGCCGTCTTCGTTCTGGGGCGCAGACGCATCGGCAATCACCACAAACTCGCCCGCCTTGGAGTCTTCCATGTCGTTGACGACGTCAACCACCGTGTCCGGCTCGATATCGGTTTCGCTCACGGCGTAGATCTCGACGCCGTTCTTGACGTCCGGATCATCCGAGTTGTTGACGGCATTGATGAGTTTGCTCATCACCGTGACGTCCTGAGCCTGCGATTCGAGCGCAGCCCCATCCGTCGTCGCTTCACCCGTGACGGGATCGGTCTTGGCGTAGGCTACGTTCAACGCGTTCGTCATCGCTTGGCCGAGCGGCCCCTTCATCACGATGGCTTCAGGTTCGCGCTCCATGCCCTCGAGGGCGATTCGCATTACGTTGCGCATTGTTCCTTCCTCACTGTTTGTTGGGTCTTCGGCTTATCCGCATCGGTAGACCAGCTGACCACCTAAAGGTGTCACACTATAGCGGTCATATAGAAAAGTTACACAGTCTCTGCTCGGGCCGCTGTTGCCCCCTTCCCCTCGCCGCCCTCCCGGCCGCAAACCTTAATACGTCCGCTCGCCGCGCGGCTGTAAGTCGCGAAGTTCAATGTAGCAGAAGGCTTCCAAGACTTCTGCGATAGATTGATACAAAACCGGTTTGTGTGTTGTAGGTTTTTCCCTTTACCTACCGGTAGGTCTCGATTTTACCGTAGGTACCTGCTCGATAGGGAGAGTTCCCCCAGAACTCTCCCGGCTATCCTAGCTAAGCTGGTTTGTTACAATTTGTTACCAAATTGCAGTTTTTGGGTTTTTAGAGTAAGATAATCTTTACCTCAGTATTACGGAGTAATACTGAGGATAGATGAAATATTTAACTTCATTCATACCTGATGTAGAAATAATAAAAAAATAATCTTAGAGAAAAACGCGTGCCGCAGGCAGTTTTTTGAGAATTTCGGGAAAAAGTCTGTTACATCTTGTTACAATTGTAAGGAATGAGGGCAGAGGTCTGCCTATTTATTAGGCAACTGAGACGATACAGGGTCCTATCAGTTTTTACACCAAGCGATCATGCTCTGAGTCACGCATGATGTGAATGAACAATGAGGAAGCGAACGTGATGTTGATGAACTTACTGGGTCGGCTCTGCGGTCGTCCCTTAACTAAACAAGAACGACTCGAGCGTTTGCAGCAGAGTCTGATTACGACCATCCGTCAGGGTCGCGATGAGGACGATGCCACCGCAGTAGCACTGGCGATTCGGGCGGATGCGATTCTGAAACAGGATCTACCGTTCGATCTGCGCTGTCAGCAGCTGCATGACGTGGTGGTTACGCATGCAGCCCAAAAGCTCCTCACGCGCCTCGAGTCTTATCACCACTAAGAACAACATGACACAACAAGAACCATCATCGGCGGGGTTAGGCTTTGAAGGTCACTTGCAACGCATGGCGAAGCTGAAAGCCGAACGTGAAAGTTTACAGCGTCAGCTCATGCTTCTGAACGTGACCATTGCCATTGTCAGGGCCAAAGGTAGTGAGCGAGACTGGCCGGAGGACTTTCCACATGAGAACGGTGTGTACAACAACTGGTGCTGCTCATGCAAGAAGAACTTCCTCGGCTACAAACGTCGCGTCATCTGCAAGCTTTGTTCAGGGGATCCACAGACTGGCTCCGTCGTAACGGAATCGGTCTCACTTTAAGCGCACTGGTCGTCTTGGCGGGTGCGCTCTGGTCGAAATTAGGGAAATGAATATGTTGCACATCTACCAAGGCGGCTCGGCCGCACACTCGTCGGTGGTGTTATCACCGGCAGATTTTCAAATGCGCGAACGTCCTGAAACCAAGTGGTTCCCGGAGTTGACGGTGAAGATTACCGTAGCGGGTCGTCAGTTCACCATTCTGGAACGTGGGGAGCGGCGCCGACAATGAGTGAGGAACCGCGCAAGATTCTGATCGTCGGGGCAGGGGCAGGCTTGGGTCGAGAACTGGCTAAACTGATCATGCGTGACGAACGCTTGCGCGGTCAGGTGGTCTTAGTGGATAAGCTCCCCGAGGACCACCACTCAGCTCATGAACCCGTGGATCTGGACCAACTCATGGATCGCTTACGGGGTGAGCTGCCAGAGTTGCGTGCTCCCGTGGTTCAGCGTCGCGAACACAACGCGTTACTGCCGTACCATGGCAAGTCCAAGCATGACCGGCAAAGGAAATGGTGGAACCGATGACACCTGATGCTCGTGAGTATCATTTCATGGTACCTGATGAACTTCCGGAGTTTGCCAAGACGGATCTGCTCATCAACGGGTGCCGTCTAGGAAAGGACTACTATCATGACCCCTCTGTCATGGGGGACCGTCCTAGTTTCTCTGAGCTTGCTGCTCAGCTACGCGCTGCTAATGAGGAGCCACAGCAAGCGGAGAGTGGTAACGAAGCAGGACCAGATCGAAACGGCAAGAAGCCCCGCACCCCCAAGCTACCTAACATCGCCCGCCAAAAATGGTGGAACCGTTAAGGAGATTCCAGACGTGCCTCAACAACAAGACCCCGCCGCTGTAGCCCGGAATAATTATACCGCCATCGAGATGATTGAGACCAAGGCGTATCTCGATTCCAATGAGAACCTGACCTTTCGAATAGCGGTGACTCAGAAGGACACCGAGATCATGCTCTGGAGCGAGCGGATCAAGATGTTGATGATGGCGTACCCGCCGGAAGCGACGTTTATGAAAGCGTCGGAGACGACGGACTTGCTGGACTGTAGTCGCAAGGTGGCGCAGATGAAAGAGCTGCGCATGTGGGATTTTGTCCTGTCCTACCAAACGGAATTGGTTCTGAAATTGATGGCTGCGGCCCGTAACATCGAAGCACGCGCCCGAAAAGATTCATAGCCTGAGAGGGCATAAGCGGCTGGGTGCTACCCCAGCCTTTATGCCGCTTGTGGAAGCAAGCCTTAGCGGTAACCCCCCACCTGCATCTTGAGGTAACGCGTGTGGCTTTCGTTGTCGTTCTGGAACAGGACTTTCTGGAAGGTGGTTTCCATATACTCCTGATACAGTTGCTCAGAGTCCGCGTAGCTGTCGAGCACTTCCTTGATCTTGCCGATCACCTGACCGCCTTGGATTTCGCCGACGTCGACTTCAATCACCAGTTGGTTGTAAATAAACGACTTGATCGCTAACTCACACAGCTTGACGAAGTACGGATAGCTGCGCAGCTGCAGATGGTTGAGGTTCTCATCGTTAGCGACGATACAGCGCACGTAGATATTGGGCGGCAGCACCATCGAGTCGCGCACCATGATGGTATTCTCGCCAATCAACTGGACCTTGTGGGTCGAGGTGATCGGAATCATCCCGTAGGCATCCATCACCGCCTGACCGGCTTGCATCATGGTGCTGTTATCTGAGCCCGCCGCAATCCCAAACGAGGACGCCCGCAAGGGGTCGGTGAAGGTCACGTTCAGGACCGCGATGATCGAGCGACCATTGGACTTCTCTTTGGGCACCCGATAGATCGAGGTATAATCATCAGTACGCTGGTAAGGGACGTCTTCCAGTCCGATCCAGACTTCTGTGCCGCCATGCAGATTACAGTCGATCAGGACCCGCGAGCGCAGGACCATATTGCGGATGGCCTCATCCACGTTCTGCGGTGCTGCGCGCCACGTCTTCCCCCGATAGACGAACGCCAGCTCCAGCAGACGCTTAGGGATCCGAAACTTAACTTGGTCAATTGCATAATTGATGGGGTTGATGATAGCCTCCTAGAAAGAAACAAACCTATATCATTCTCATGAGAAAACTACAGGAGTAGCCATGGCGACGAAGCATTATTTCCTCTCGTTCGAAGAACGGGTGGACGAAGTAACGAAGCGAGGATGGCCAGAGGAGTACGCGCAGCTCTGGTGGAAGAAATACTACGGACATCTAACAAGCGCGGTCTATCGCGGTACCAGCTCTGAGCTAACGTTTGGAGACTATCTGGATAAGATCCTTGAGGCAGGGATTAAGATCCCAGAGCAAGTCTCAAAATACGCAGCTGGGTATGTGCTTGGTCGCTACACTGACGAGGGTTCTTATACGGTCGATAGCTGTCGGTTCATTACGCAGCTGGAGAATACTCACGAGGCAATCAAGAATGGTCGTTGGGAGAATGTCTGGAAGATCGTAGGCGATGTTCGTCGCGGTCAGACTAAAGAGACGCTTGCTTTTCTCGCGAAGATGGCTGAAACCAAACGAGGCCGAACTGCAGAAACCCATGCAGGCATAGCGATTCAGGCTGACAAGATTGCTCGTGACTTTGCTTTCCAAGCACCTGATGGCACAGTCTATCGTGGTCGAAACCTGAAGAAGTTTTGTCGCGAGCACAATCTGAATTCCGGTAACATGAACCAATTGTTGCTTGGTAGGAGGGACTCAGTCAAAGGCTGGAAACGTGTGCCGTAGATTTTTTCAACCCTATATTACCCAACTGTAATAGCACCAGCAATCACGTTGATGCGTTACCATCCCTTACATTTCCTTTATACTGGAGCTTCATCATGACGACCGCCGCTAATGCTCAAGACACGAACAATACGAACAATGCCGCTAAGGCGACGATGGCTGACAAGCTCAAAGCCATGGGTGCGATTCCCCCGATCCAACTGGAAGCCAAGCACGGCGACCTGTTCGGTCAACTGTTCTTCGGTACCGCCAAGCGCGCCCTCGGTGGCGAATGTGGCGATGTGCTGGCCACCGCATACGCGGAGCGCACCGTGATGGACAAGACGATGTACTACGCCGAAGGCACGGTGGATGCTGTGAAAGACGGCGCCGTCTCAGCTTACACGACCGCCAAGGAAATCGTGGTCGACGGCTACGACACCGTCAAGGGTTGGGTGTCAGGCTCGGCCAAGGAAGACGCCAAGAAGAAGGTGGCGGACGACGCTGAGGCTGAGAAGAACAACCAAGCGAACGTCAACCGCGCTCGCTTCGAGAAGCACTTCGACCAGATCGAAAAGACGGTTGAGTACAACGCGAAGTGGGAAAATGGCACCGGTTACTTCAACCATCTGGTGACCAACAAGGATCTGCAAACGAGCCTGAACATCGGTGAGATGGCCAAGTGCACGGATCCGCACGGTCGCAAGATGATCATCATGCAAACCTCGCTGGGTCTGCTGGTGGTGTTCGCTCGCCATGTCGATGAGAAGACTTCGTTCCGCGTGAATGCGGACAAGGACCTTATCAAGGAAATCGAAGGCTTCAAGGAAGAGTGCACCGACAGCGTGCTGAGCGCGAAGGGCTTCGACATCATCTTCGGCGAAGCGGATAACTTCACGCTCGCCCAGAAGCTGATGCAGGCATAAACGCAGGGAGCCCAATGGTGGGCTCCTTGTCTCAATCTGATTCAAGGAGCTTATCATGGAAAACTTCACCCTGCTGCAAGCCGCCCTCACGCAACTCAATGCTAAGGACGGTCTGCCGGTCGACTTCAAAGGCCAGATGGTCCTGTACCGCCTCACAGTGGTCGATGCGGAATTCGTCAAGATCGAAGGCTTTGTGCCCCAATCGGGTACGGGTGCGTCGGTCAATGTCGCCCAGGACTTCAAGCAAGGCACCCTGTGGATCGCGCCGCAGAACGTGGCCCTTGATGATTATGTCCGTTGCCACGACGGGCTGGCCAGCAAACTGGTCCGCCTGAACACGCCGTTTCGCGAACACCGCTTTGAGGAGTTTGACATCCTCGAAGACCGCCCGGTGTTCGGCCTGCTGCTCCCGATCGAGTCCGCTGCCCTCTCCCAAGAGGTGGCGCTCGCTTGACGGAGCAGTGGGCGGGGCTCCCTATGGGGGGCCTTTAATTTTTTCTCTTCATGCACCACAGTGTGTAAGACAAACACTAACAAGGAGTAATACAGCCATGTCCGACGTTCTCACCCAAGCTAAGCGCAATGTGCTCATCATTGGCTGCGGCGGTGGCGGTACCAACATCTCGTATAACCTCGAGAAGCTGCGCAACAGCAACGAACTCGGTTTTGCTACGGCCGAGATCGTCTACGTCGACGCGTCGCGCTCGAACATGCGTGCTGACATTCCGGCCAAAGCGGTCTACCTGATCGACGGCCTCGACGGCTCCGGCAAGGTGCGCTCGGAGAATCACAGCGAAATCGGTCTGCGGGTGAAAGACATCCTGCAGCGTTTCCGTCCGGGCGATCTGGTGATCGTGATTTCGACGCTGGCAGGTGGCACCGGTTCGGTGATCAGCCCGTTGCTGGTCAAGGAACTGCTGATGCGCGGGATTCCGACTATCGTGATCGGCGTGGGTGACACCACCACCCGGCTCGACACCGAGAACACACTCAAGTCGATCCAGTCGTTCGAGCACATCGCGAAGAAGGCCGACGTGCCGGTGGTGATGCAGTATCTGGAAAACAGCGAACGCAACTCGCGCGCGGAAATCGACAAGCAGGTCAAGCAGATGGTCGGCTCGCTGTGCTCGTTGTTCTCGGGCGAAAACCGCGAACTGGACAGCAAAGACCTGTTCAACTTCCTGAACTTCAGCAACCCGAAGGTCACGACGTATCAGGCACAACTGGCGACGCTGCATCTGCTGGGTCGCGACGACGATTTCAACGGCTTGGGCAATATCATCTCGGTGGCCTCGCTGCTGTCCGAAGGTGAAGCGTTCAGCCTGCCGGTGCGTCCGGAATACGCGACCTACGGTTATCAGCCGCGTGGTGTGAACGAAACGGTGGCCAAGGGTGCGCCCTACCACTTCGTGATCGCCGACGGCGTGGTGCCGGAAGTGGTGAGCGAGCTGGAGAAAATCATCGGCACGCTCAACGAGCAGCAAGAAGCTCGTCTGTCGCGTCGATCCATTCTGGGTTCGGCCGCTCGTCCTGACGAGTCCGGTCTGATTCTGTAAAGGAACTGCTATGGGGCTGCGCCTTGTGTCGCTCGCCGCCGCGATTTGCACCGGCTTCGCACACGCGTTTAACGCGAGTTCGTGGAAGGTGGTCGCGGCGTCGACGGCATGGAACAGGGCTCAGCGTGACGAACCCGGACCTGGAATCGCTTCTGGGCAAACCGGGATCAGCCGGGGTCGCCAGTCAAGTGATGGCTGGCGCTTCGCACAACGCGTCCCGAGGAGGACTGTGGCACGGGTTAAGGGTATCCGTCAGCCGCAGTTAGCTTGACTCGGCGCGATGGTCTCGCGAAGAACCCAACTACCTCTGGGGCTGCACTGCCGAACCGAGCCGCGTCGGGGGAGCATCAGGTGTGGCGCCCAGCTGGGCACGTTGAGCTAACTCTCTTTCCACCAGAGAGTGATGAAACATGAAATGGCCTGCCACCGCCGGTGAGCAGACGGACGAAGCACTTCAGGGTTAGATGGGACCGTAAGCCGCGTGACGTATTAGCCCATGGGACTAGCGTACGGGAGCCGAGAGCCGCCGGAATCGCCTGCAAGGCACGAAGTCCAAGGTATCCGCTACTTAGATGAGACCTAGTCCGCCCCCGGTTTCCGGGTCAGCCGCTAGGAGATTCGTAAGGGCGGGCCTTCAAGAACCTCTTGCTTCGGCAGGGGGTAGTCTTGAAGGCCCGTTTTTCTTTTAGGAGTTTTCATGTCACGTCGTTATCACCACCCACCCTTTAGCGAACACCAGCTGAGCAATGCGGTGGGCGCGTTCAAGACGTGGGATGATCAGATCAAGAACCACGGTCAGATCCTGTCGGTCGAAGATCTGGTCCACCGGATCGCTGAATGTCTGTTTGAGGAAGTCGATCTGAACCCCAAACCGGATCGACTGGTGTATCTGTCCTCGCCTTACAATCACCCCGATCCCGAGGTGAAGGAAAAGCGTCGTAAGGCCGCCTGTAGCGCCGCTGGTTATCTGATCGAGCGCGGTATCCCGGTTCACTCACCGATCGCCCACAACGCCGCGATTCTGGAGCAAACGAGTGGCAAGAGTGGGTGGGAGATCTGGAAGCCGCAGGATCTGGCGCTGCTTAAGGCCAGCACGGAAATGGTGATTCTGTGTCTGCCGGGTTGGGAAGCCTCTGAAGGGATTCGGGGTGAGTTCCACGCCGCCATGGAGATGGGTAAGCCCGTGAGCTATATGCGAGCTGATTAACTGGGTCCGGCCCGTGTGGCCGGGCTTTATGCCCCTGTGTGTGATTTCTTACATAGGCAACAAATACTGTGTATAGGGGACACCACTATGATCCGATCTTACATAAACGACGCGCCACGAGCGTTGCTGATTCAGGATGTGCACGAGCTACGCGCCGAGTTCCGGTTGTTGTGGCAGGAGATGGCTGACTACGATATCGACGAACACGAGGTACTGGAGTGGATTATCGCCAACTGGTTGCGTGAGCGTCATCATCTGCTTGTCTGGGACCACAACCCGCACAGCCCGACCATGCATGCCATCAAGAACTTCCTGCGTGAATTCACGGCTTTCCCCTTAAACCAGTTGCTTGAGAAATATATCATCGCACCTGTTCTGTATAAGGGCTGTCGAGACATCACCTTGGATTTGCGTGGCGTCGACCTGTACCTCTGGTACTTCAAATAACACGTCGCAATTTACGAGAACTAACCACATGGAAGTGACCAAAACCATGATGATCGACATCGCTGACCTGTCACGGTCACTCGATGCGGGCATCGGCGAATACTTGAGACCGGAAGAAACAGGCTGGTACCTGCCTTACGATCTCGAACCCACACTGAAGGAAGGTCGGCCCTACTACGTCCATACGGCCAACCGGGGTCTGACCAAGGTCGAGCTGATTACGGCCCCCAAGGGCGTGGATGTCTACGACCAGCATGCGGACATTATCGTCACTGCGGAACAGACGCGGGCCTTAAAAGAGCGCTCGTATCCGCATCCGGCGCGGGCTATCAAGCTGCTCAAAGCCTGCGCTAATCATCTGGTCGACATCCACGCGGCATGGGGCGGTATCTACGAAGAGCAGCATCGGCGTGAGACGCAAGAGCGTGGCGAGGCCAACGCAGGCTACAGTACCATCCGTAAGCAGGTCGAGGAAGTGCTCGACGAATACGGTTTGCTGGAACTGGCCAAGATCGATGAGTCACGCATGCACCCCTCTCAGGTGCATTACCTGAAAGAACGTGCCAAGCAGCTGCGTAAGCTGCCGAGCAAGGAAGTGCGCCGGGATGAGGCCCGCAATCCAGCCAATCTGAATGCCATCATTGCGGAATTCGTCTATCCGCAGTATGAAGGGCAAGATGATATTTTGACCATGATCGAGGATCATCTGCTGGACTTTAAAACAACAATCCTCGATTTCTTGGGTAAAGACAAATGGATCATGCATTTTCTCAAGGTCTCTCGTGGCTCGCTGATCGTCGAGAAGACGGTGGACTATCGGATTTATTCGTGGATGGTGGAACACGGGTATTGGGACCGCAGCCACTGAACGCGTCAGAAGCAGCAGCCCCCAAGAATCTGCGCCCCGGCTACATTCCGGAGTCAATGGACATGAAGACATGGTTGGTGAGTTTGCGGGACTGCTACGCGACGCTGCAATACGGCTTGCTGGATTACGTGGTGCAGCATAAAGCCCGCATGCGGGTGCTCGATCCCAATCAGTGGGTCCGGGAAGTCGATCTGAATCCGATCATGTCCACCATTCTGGACTATGTATTTCTGGAGAAGATCGGTAAAGAGCCGTTCGACTTCGACGCCCTGATTATCCCGAAGCTGCAGGATCTCAGGGTGCCGATGGATGTCGGTCTGCCGCTGGTCCACGAGGTGGTCATGTACGTGGTCTCGACCATTGGTAACATCTTCCCAGAGATGTACTTTGGTCCCGACGTACGGATCAGCTACGAGATCGTCAGCGGCAATGACTTGTGGATCAGCACCACGAAAGACCCAGTGGACTGAGCCACGATTATACAAGGAAGGATGCACATGGCCAATGCGCTTATATTGCCGACGTTTGAACTGGTGACAGAGTGCTTGCCCTACGACAAAGTCTTCGCCAAGTTTTTACGGGGCGGCGTGAAAGATGTGGTGCGCGAGTCGATTGTCGGGCAAACGTTCTATCGACGGCACCAACCGCTGATCGACCCGAGTAACAACCGCTCAGGACTGATGGCGTCAATTCTGCACACGTTCGACGAGTATTGCATTCAGGAGTGGGGGGATGCGCACATGGAGCCGGGTACCAGCTTCATGGACGAGTACCTCGCCCAGTTTGCGATCATCGAGTTCGTGGTGCAGGAAGTCGAAGAGGGGGTGGAAAACATGCTGTACCACATCCTGCGTGCGCAACACATGCGTACGTTCGACGTCGATGAGTTCGAAACTCAGTGGCGGGGTCGAGACCTGATGGTCTATTTGAAATCGCTGAACCGGATAAGGAGCTAATGATGCTGCCACGTGTCGTGATTATGGAAGTCGGAGAAGAGGTCAGCGAGTTCTTGGAAGCGATTCAGGCTGAGGATTTGCCGACCATCGATTTGGCTGCTGTCATGGATCAGGTGGTAGCGTGCGTGAATCATCCGGACGATCCGAAAGACGACCATGAGACCCTGGCACTGGTGGCCGGGTATATGGCGTATGGGGAAGGCCTACACGAAGGCCCCATTGATTTGACCGATGGTTGGTCCCCGCAACAGAAAAGTGGTGTGTTCGATGCGGTGATGCAGCTCGGTTGGCGCATGCGCTACCGCATCGCGGACCTCGGACTCGTACAGGAAGATCGGCGTTTCTTTAGCCATCGATTTAAGGAGATAGAGCGTGACCATATTCTCAGGCTCGAACAAGACCAAGATACGCCTACCACCGTCACGACAGTCGTTAGTGCCGCTCCGCGTCATTGGCCCCGTGAACCCCGCGCAACCGACTCGCCTCATTTTGCCGACGTCGGACTTTATCAGCAAGTTTCAACGCGATGGTCTGCGTGAAGACTTCGATTTTGAACCGGGGGACCGGTTCATCACCGATCTCTTTGAGCAGCTGACCTACGAACAGGACGCCCTCTTGATGCTCGGTGTGTATGCTGAAGAGATCGCGTACGACGTCACCTGTGGTCTGGAAGCTGAACGCCTAGTACGCCACATCGTTTATCTGGGCACGCAGATTCATCAGTTGCTTCAGTTACTGAAGGTGTATCAGCGCGGTTATCTGTTTCACCAGTTCGTCCAGTGGTGGGGTGCCGACATCATGGTGGGGGACTTCCGTTTGCTGGACATGGAACCGGAGGACCACTGATGCAAGGCGAGCAGCAGTATCCGAAGAGTATTATCGTCGGCACCCGTGACATCATGCGGCAGTTCGAGCAGGAGACACGGGGCTTGCCGCTGAAGCCACAGGACTTCACCGAAATCATCACGCAGGTCTTGGATCTGCTGTTGAACTTCGGCCCGGATGCCTGTGGCAGCTATCAGGCTTTACCCGACGTCAGTCGTCTGGTAAAGAATGAATGGGTGGAAGACGAACAGTTGGTGCGACTGAAAAACGCCAGCTTTCGCTTAGCGTGGGCCGTCCACAATCAGTGCGAGGCCTTGGGCTTTCGCACTTTCCGTCAGGACGACGGCTCGGTCAAGCGGGACTTCCCGTATGCGATCAGTGGCTGGCATGGTGGTGACGTGGTGTTGGATCATATGCCCTTCTAAACGCCTCGTCTTCGGGCGGGGCGTTTGTCCAACACTTCTTTTTTGGTTCCGCCATGACCTACAACTACCAGATTGGGGCGACGTATTCGTTCAATACGTACGCGCCGAGTGTACTCGGCAACGACTACCAGAATGTCAAGATGCTTGGTGTGCTGTCAGCCGATCTGGCCAGCCGCTTGGGTTGCGATATTCAGTCGCTGCAGCAAAAAGTCTTCCCGCAGGTGCCGCCGCAGAATCACATGTCGACGGACCCCACGCAGTACAACTACATTCAAGTGCAGCTGCAGAACGGTTCCCGCACCATTCTGGGCATGCCATGGATTGACGAGTCGTCGATTGTAGCCGTCACCGGTCAAACCATTACGGCGATTATCGGTAACGTCACCGCCGATGATCTGTCGGTGATTCGTGACTCGTTGTCGATGAACGGGTACACCCAAGTCACGCTGACCATCAGTGATTAAGCGGGCCTAAAGAGGTTACCAGTAAAAATTACAGGCACTCTCCATGAAGTGCACAGGGACCGGCACTCCCTGACGCGTTACACGAACGATTTCCTCCGCATGTCTCTCGCGTCCCGTTTGTGTAGTGCGATTAAACTTCCCACTGGGATTCTGCAGCTGGCGCGCATGCGCCGCACGCGGAAGGGAAGAGTGCTGAGCGGGGGTGGCTTGCTAACGGTACGTTTTGCTCTCCTTGTACGACTCCGTTTCATCCACATGAGTGGCGAGTGCACGATGCTATTGCGCCAAGGCTGCGCTTAGGTCGTCCCCGGCATTCGGATGACAGGTCACCCCCTGCTCTTTTTTAGCCCAGCCGAGTTCTCGTAGTCTCCTCGTAGCACCAGTGCAAGGCCAGTAGTCCGTGTTGTATCTTGTCACGCAATCCTGAATTTAAGCGAGGACTTCGGTCCTCGCCTTTTTTTCCCTTTATGCCTTTGCGTCAACGATTTGAGAAAATATTGGAGGTCCCAATTGTGTGCCAGCGTACATAGAGACGTCGCCACAGAACCAACAAAACAGGATCATCAGCGCCATGACACAGAATCCGTTTGTCCTGCCTTGGACCGAATACAAGCGGGATATTAACGTGCTGAGGGATTATATCGACGATCAGGCTCGTTATCTGTCGATCGAAACCCAACAGCCCTACGAAGTCTGCGAGGCCTTCGTGAAAGAGCAGCTGCGCCCCGGCGGCCAGTTTGAATTCAAAGATCCGCGCTGCCTGTACACGGAGCGTGGCGAGAACGGTGACCGGGAGCTAAAAGAAGGTCGCCTGTCGCAGTACTTGCATGAAGCGGTGCATCACGAACGCATGATTGCTCCGTCGCTCACCACGTATCTAAACCCCGAGCAAGAGCCAGCGTTGCTGGTTGACTTTATCGACGATAACGTCAAGGGTCGGTCGGTCGCGAAGAAAGCCATGTTCGCCGCACGCCGCGAAGGCAACAAGGTGATGGACAGTATTTACAACAACGAGCAGAACAACCGCAAGTTGTCAAATAATTCCATCTCAGGCGCGCACTTGTCGGCGGGTCAACCGCTTTACAACAAGACCGCCCACATTACCCTGACCAGTAACTGCCGCTCGACCTCCGGATTCGGCAATGCGAATAACGAGAAGCTGCTCTCGGGTAATCGCCACTACTGGTCGGTCCAGATTACGCTGAACAACATTATCTCGATCGTCAACCATACCGACTATGATCAGTTGGGGGCAGCGTGTGCGGAGTACGGCATTCGCTACCCGAGCTTTGATGAGACGATGGAATGCATCCAGTACTCGACCAACCTCTATTGGGCTGATCGTCGCTCGATGGACAAAGTCCGGTCGCTAGTGGAAAAGTTGACCCCGATCCAACGTGCTGCATTCGTCTATACCGGTGACCTCTACCACCTGATGCGCTTCAATGAGCAACTGGTGCGTGAATTTATCACCCGTATGTCGTACAAACCGACCGAACCGCATCCTGATCCGGAGTCCGTGATTAAGGCAGCCCCCGAAGATGTGGTCTTCACCGCCGTGCAAATCTGCGAAGAGCACTTTCGGGGCGTGGGTCCGGATGGCAAAAACATCGACTGGAAGAAGATGGTCGGGACCCGCGAGTACGGGATCTTGGGCGCTACGGTCGCTAACATCCAGTCGACCTTGGCGGTGTACTTCAACATGATCCGGGCGCTGTGGGTCACGCCGAATGTCCCGGCTTCGCTCGCATGGTTTCCGGATTCGATTCGCCGCGCAGCCCTCACGTCCGACACGGACTCGACCATCTTTACCGTGCAGGACTGGATCGAGTGGTACTTTGGTGAGATCAAGGTGGATGCGGCTTCGAACGGCGTCGCCGCGGTGTTCATCTATTTCTCGTCTGCGTCTATCGTGCACATCCTCGCCCGGATGTCGGCGAACTTTGGGATTAAGGGTGAAAAGCGCCTGTTCCAGATTGCGATGAAGAACGAGTACAAGTTTGATGTATTCGTGCCCACGCAGGTGGCCAAGCACTACTTCGCGTTGATTGGCTGTCAGGAAGGCGATCTCTACGCCAAGTACAAGAAAGAGATCAAGGGGGTGCATCTGAAGTCCTCCAACGCCCCGATCGAAGTCACCAAGAGCGCGGAAGACCTGATGCTCGACATCATGAACCGGGTCCTGAAAGGCCAGAAAATCAGCCTGACCAAGATCCTGCTCGATCTGGCCAACCGGGAACGACAGGTGATGGAGTCGATCGTCCGTGGCGACAGTCGCTTCTTCCGCAAGGGGCAGATCAAACCCCCGGAGTCCTACACCAAGGCAGCGGACGAAAGCCCGTATATCCAGTACGAAATGTGGCAAGAAGTCTTTGCCCCGGATTACGGGGATATTCCGCCGCCGCCGTACGTGTGCGTACGCATTGCCACCAGTGCCGATACCCCGGGCAAGTGCAAGGAGTGGCTGGATGGCTTGGAGAATCAGGCCTTTGCCAATCGCATGCGCAACTGGATGGTACGCAATAACAAGAAGTACATCGGCTCGATCCAGTTGCCCGAGCAGATGGTGTCCAGTAAAGGCGTCCCCAAAGAGATCCTGCAGATTGCGGGGGCTCGGCAAATTGTGCGTGATACCACCGGCGTGTTTTATCTGATTCTGGAAGCCTTGGGGTTCTTCATGCTCGACGACAAGATCTCGCGTCTGGCCATGGATCTCTACTAAACGGTTGCAGCGTCTCATCGTTATGAGTGGGGCTTCGGCCCTGCTCATTAGCACAACACCTACGATTAGACCTTGGAACAACTTGGGGGTAGTACCTTATGGATTTCGAACTGGAGATGCAACATGCGAAAATGCTCGTGGCATTAGTGGAGACTGGCCCCTTGCATCAGCAGGAACTCGGTGACGCCCTGACCCGGGAAGCACTGATACGGCACGGACTGGCATCGAAGATTGTGTTCGACGGAGAACAGAACTTTATCGCCGCCACGTATCTGGGCAGTAGTATTTACTGCAAGAAGATTGTCGGGGAAGACATCTTGCAGCATGCGATTCAAAAACGCAAGAAGCAGGGTGAAGTTGCGAGGCTCGCGAGATAGGGACCCAACAATAACTACTGGCATAAAAGCCGGGTGAGACGTGCTCACCCGGCCCTTCAGCCTTTATGCCGTAATCCGGCTGGCAATCCCATCCAGTTCCAGCTCCACGTCACTGTACAGCTCGGCGGGTAGCAGGTTGCGGAAGAGATTGCTATTCTGGTACATACGAATCGTTTGCCTGAGTCGGTTGATTTCCTGACCGTTCTTGGCCATCCCGCTATTAATGCCGGTACGGGTCAGAAAGTCAATCGCCGGAAAGCGCGCCAGCCCCAAGGCCCAGACGACCTGACGGGTCGCAGCCATCTGTGGCACACTCATCACCCCCTGCATATTGGGCTGATCCACGGCCGGGATATTGAACAACGTCTCCCCAAACGACTTGGTGACCCGATGCAGGTTATTCAATAGCGTGCTCTGGGTCGCATTGAGTTTCTGGCTGAAGTCGGTCACATAGAACGGATGCTTCTTCAGGGGTCCGCCCATCGGTGCCCCTTTGGCCAGATTGTTAATCCGGTTAAACAGCACGTAATCCAGATGACTGGGCAGCATGTTGGGCAACACGTACATGTGGACAAACTGATTGATGCTGCGCGGTGACTCATCGTACAGTTGCGACAGATATTGCTCCCGTTGCCAGAAACTGCGATACTGCACCAGCAACATCGGCACGTTGATCGCAATCACGGCGACGCCTTCTTCCGCCCCGGTCTTGGTCCCATCGGGTAGCAGTAACTCCAGATCACTGCGAGGATGGCGCAAGACCCGGACCGGTCGTAGATGCTCCCAGTGTTTCTCGGCTTCAAACGGATCGAAGTCCGCCGTGTGAGCAATCAGGATCTCGTCACAGCCGGGCCCGTAGAAGGTCCCTTTAAATGGATGGCCGGAGGATAACGAGGACGTCATCTTCAGCGCCATGCTGAGGTTGAGCGAGAACAGGCCATCGACGTTATCGTAATAGCGCTCGATCGGCATGCTTTTGCCCACGGTGCTCGATTGCAGCAGGCGGATAATAAAGTGGTCGGACGCCACCGCCATGGGCGCGCGGCGATAATATCGCATCACCTGTTCCAGATTCTTCTGGAGCCCGGTATGCAGGTAGTTCCAATTCGCGGCATACACTTTACCGGGACTGGCAGTCAGGTCGAAGTCAAAGATCTGGTACATACGCACGCATCCGGGTTAGTCGGTTTTAACATACGATGGTCCTTTATCCAGACCGATGGAAATTTACGTGTGCGGTACCACTTATGTGGAGACTACTCCATCTTAACCAAACAAGGAAGAACGAGATCATGGGAAAACAATCCCGAGCGCTGAATCGCGCCAAGGCAGCCGCACCTGTGTTGCCGCCGTCCCAGACGTTGTCCGAAGAACAAATGGCGGAACTGCGTGCCAAGCACCAGCGTCAGCAGCGTTTCAACGGCTTCGTGCAGAAACGCCCGACCCCGGTCTACTGGCAGCCGGTGATGCAGCATCTGGCCACGCTGGATAAAGTGGCGGACGTGCGTTGGACCGACGACACGCTCAAGACGCTGATCGACGACCAAGTGGTGCACGGTTTGCTGAGCGGCAATATCACTGTCTACAAGGCACGTGATGTCGCCACCGGCAGTCTGCTCACGCAGTACAGCGTCAAGCAAGCGTACCCGAAGCCGCGTTGGCCGATCTATCCGGCCGGTCTGCAATTGCAGATCGAGATGAACAAGCAGCAGCATCTGGAACGCATGCGCCCGCTGTTCAACGGTGAAGTGCTCAAGCATGGCCGTCTGAATATTCCGGCGTATTTCGCTGCGCTCGAACAGATCCGCATGAACGACGAAGCGAAAGCCAAGGCACTGGAAGAAGCCCGTTCGATCGGCGACGGCGGTAAGGACATTGCGGCGCGTATCGCGGCCGGTGACGTCGAATTCGCTGAAGCCGAGATCACCACGCAGTACGGTGAAGGGGTGCCGGCGTTCATCGAGCAGGTCCTGAACGAGACCAAACTTCCGAATGGTCTCGTGCAAGTCGAGACCAAGAAGGTCGAAGAAGTACTGGTCGATCCCCAAGATCCGGTCGCGACCGGTCTGGCGCTCGAACGGCAAGCCGACGTCGATGCGACGTTTGAAGGCGCGCAACTCGCTGCTGGCGGTATCAAAGACGCCATCGAAGAAGGATTGAAGCTGTCGTCGGAGCAGTAACGTCGTCGTTCTGTAAATTTTTACACAGCGATCCCTATGGTATAGGAAGGACTACATCGCCTTCCAAACTCGACCACGTGACAGGCGGGGTCGGGGTAGGCAGTCATGATGTTGTCCTATTCCGTTGAAGAGATTTGAGGGATGAAAACGAATGAACAGGTTACTGCATGTATCGCTCGTGGCTATCCTGAGACAGACGCAGAAGCATGGTATCGGAAGTTCGTGGTACAGCGTAGCCATGCTCAGCAACGCGGGATCGGTAGGGATCTGACATTCGAGCAGTATCTTAGTTTGGCTAAGGAATCCGGTCTGGAGAATCCAGCCATGATCGGCAAAAGCGACGGTTGTTACCATCTTGCACGTATTGAAGATGCGGGTGATTACACGCTTAGTAATTGTCGTTTCATTCCTGCTGAACATAATCGTCTTGAGGCGGTTGAGAATGGTCGATACGCAGAAGGTCAGCAATGGCGCGTTGGTCAAACAAAGGAGACGTCTGAAACAATCAGACGAATGGCAGAAACCAAAACTGGGAGAACGAAAGTCTCTCACCAAGGGATCGCCACTCAGGCGGATAAGCTTGCAAAAGAGTTTGTCCTAAAGGCTCCGGATGGAACTGTTCATCGGGGGAAGAATGTCGTAGAGTTCTGCAGGGAGCATGGTCTCCAACACAGTAATCTTTACGGTGTCTTCTCCGGAAAAAAGAACCATCATAAAGGCTGGACTGGTCACTACGTGAGTAGCAGCCAAGAAAGCTGTGATCAAGAAAATCTCAATCCCATATAATCTCTTAGTGCGGGACATGGAAATCGCACACTACACGTGTATTGTGAAACTATTTCAGAACAAGGAATGATCATGGCAGTCGAACACGACAACAATGGCGGCAACGGCAAGCAAGAAACGGCGATTGGCGCCGCTATGAGTGAGTCGATGGCCCGTCAGGAACAACAACGTAATACCAACAGTAATCAAGGAGCCCGCATGAACCAGCCCGAATCGAATCGCCAGCGTTTCTCTTTCCGCACGCCTGGCCGTATCCTGAACACCCACATCGCGCGCTCGCCGATGTCGGAAGTGCTCGTCAAGCTCGAGACCAAGTTCAAGGAATTCTATCAACCGTACCTCGGCGATCTGGCCATCAAGCTGATCTCGCTGGACGTGAACACGGTCACCGAAATCACGCAGTCGGTGCTGATCGTCGCTGCGCGCCGCAAGGCCGACGAAGGCGATGCCGTCGCGTACCACACGCTGATCCTCGACGGCACGGGCGGCGAGCTGCAGAACCGTTTCGACAACTGGCAAGGCGTGCAGTACGAAATCAAGCGTCTGCCGTCGGACGTGTGGGATCGCAAGCTGCGCGACTTCGTGCGTCAGGAAGTCGGTCGTCAAACCGGCAGCGACAACCTGATCGAAATGGATTCGTGCGTGATTCCGCGCGACTTCCCGTTCGACGACGCTGAAGCCAGCAAGGCCCTGCAGCAAATGGTCGCCGCCAACGCGCTGATCGCGGACAACACGCAGCTCGAAGCCGACGACAAGGACTTCCCGGACCTGAACCTCGCTGACGCGCAGAACGACTCGCTGCTGTCGACGCGCGTGCTGTTCAACGACGCGCCGACGACCAACATCGTCAACAAGCCGGTGCGGGCGGACATCAACATCCGCATGACGGCCGCCGGCACGCAGCAATCGCAGAATCCGGACCGTGTCACGGACGTCGCTGGTATCTCGGCGTTCCTCGACGTGATCCTGTTGCGCGATCCGGCTGCAATCTTCAACCCGGGCTTCGGTCAGCAGTACGCCGCGTTCGGTCAGCAGCAGCAACAACGCCCGCCGCTGTACGGCGCGCACATGGTCATCACGAGCATGGAAACGGCGCAGCTGCAAACCACGGCCGCGCAGGAACTGGCCCTCGTGCAAGCGATGATGCTGCGTCAGGACAACCTGTGGACGGGTGGCTTCATGCCGCGCCCGTACGACAAGGACGTCGATCTGCGTGACATCGGCGCGTTGGGCTACGAAGCCAAGCTCGAAGTCGACGAACAAGGCAACGGCAAGCGCATCGACACCAAGTCGGATCGCTTCCGTCCGGAACTGTTCGGCGGCCTGATGACGTTGCTGTTCGAACCGGGTCTGGCCGTGTCGCTGGACGTCTCGGATGCAGGTCCCGATACGTGGTACAACGGCGTGTTTGCCCAAGCCGCATGGGGTAGCCAGAACGCTAACGCGGAAATCATCCGCTCGGCGATGACGCTGTCCAACGGTCTGTTCGCGGACATCTACAAGCAGATGGGTGGTACGGGCCGCGTGGTCGACGCCAAGGAAAACAAGATCCACCTCGGCACGATGCGCGCACCGGACGGTTCGGTGGTCGACATCCGTTGCGGCGATTCGTACCTCGCCGTGGCGAACATGATTGGCGACAAGGATCTGTCGGTGCTGCAAACGTACTCGGACACGCACCTCGCGACGAACATCCCGCTGCCGGTGCGTCTGGCCGAGCGTGCGCGGATCCTGACGAAGCTGTTCAACCCGTCGTTCGAAGGTTACGCGACGCGTTGCACGTTCGAAGCGAAGTTCCTCGACGCGCTGGCAGAAGCTTGCCACCAAGCGGGTCTGTCGCTGCGTCCGCAAATGCCGAACACCGGCTACGCGACGCGCGAGCGTGCAACGGCGCAGTTCGCCGGCGCCATGCTCATGGGCGGCAACAACGCATCGGGCCTCTTCACGAGCGGCTTCGGTCAGCAACAACAGTCGTTCGGCGGCAATCGCTCGTACGGTCGTTGGGGCGCGTAAGTTCCATCGGCAGGGCTAGGGTCACCTAGTCCAAGGACGATGGAGGGAGAGACTTCGGTCTCTCCCTCTTTCTTTTTTTCCTTTCGCTGATGGAGAATCGAAGATGGGGATCCGTCTCGAACCCGAAAACTTCGACCTGATGTATCGCAGTCTGTCGAAGCCACCCAAGATAGTCAACGATATCGTGGAGGCGTCGGAAAAGGATAAGTCGGCTTTAAACCGGTTGATCTATACCACGTATTCCGGTGACCTGTTGTCGAATCTACCCAGTTGCGAGTGTGGTCATCTCGTCGGTGGGTACAACACGGGTGTATCCTGTCCGAAGTGCGGCTCGGAAGTTCAGCTGCATGTCGAGCGGGAGATTGAACCGATCGCGTGGATTCGTGCGCCACATGGCGTGGCCGCATTGATTAACCCGATTATCTGGATGATGCTGCGTAAGCGTTTCACGCGCAGTGGTTTTGAAGTGATTCGCTGGTTGTGTGACACGGACTATTCGCCCAAGATCAACATTCCGCCGGCGATGAAGGAAGTGGAAGCACTCGGACTGGAACGCGGCCTGAATAACTTCGTCACGCATTTTGACGAGTACATCACCAAGCTGATGAGCTTGCGTTCGTTTCGGGTGCGCAGCGCGATTGGCGATCCACTGGAGTTGCTGATCCAGCAGTATCGGGATCGGATCTTCAGTCAGTGGATTCCAGCGCCGAACCGCACATTGCTGGTGGTGGAAGAATCGAATCTCGGGAAGTTTGTCGACCCGGTAATTCCGATTGCGGTCAACGCGATCCGCATCATGGCAGGCATCGACGCAAGTCTGAAGCCGTTGTCCGTGCGGACCAAGGAAAACCGAACCGTCAAAGCGATTGTGTTGCTGGCGGACTTCTACGAGAAGTACTACAAGGAGGTGATGGCGAAGAAGGAGGGCGTGTTCCGCAAGCATGCTTTCGGTACGCGTAACCACTGGTCGTTCCGTGCGGTGATCTCGTCGATTACCCGTGCGCATAGCCCGAAGGAATTGCATATTCCGTGGGGCATTGGTGTCTCGGTGTTCAAGGTGCACCTGACCAGTAAGCTCAAACGTCGTGGTTATGGTCCGAACGCCGCTGAGGCGCTGCTCGCCACGTACGCTCAGAGCTATTCACCACTGCTCGATGAACTCTTCCAAGAGCTGATCAGCGAGTGTCCGTACATGGGTATCCCGTGTACCATCGTGCGACATCCGTCACTCGGCCGGGGTTCAATCCAGCAGCTCTTCATCACCCGGGTGAAGGGCATGTTTAACGAGCCGTGGGAAGTCGAAGTGCCGACCATTGGGCTGCCGATTACCATCGTGCGCTCGATGAATGCCGACTTTGATGGTGATCAGATTTCGGTGATCCTCACGTTGGACGTCGACACGACGGAAAAGCTGTCCCTGTTGCAACCGCACTACAATACGTACAGCATGGCGGCTCCTCGCAAGATCAGCGGCAATCCGGCGATTCCCAAACCGGTTGTGGCGACCATTGCGAATGCGCTTCACGCCCACCATCCGGTGGATCCCGAGAAGCTTGCACGTATGAAGGCGGCTTTTAATCTGCAGTAACTAAACAAGGAGGGCGAGATGGTCCAAGTGGTAAGTGGTGGCGTTGCGGAGTTCAACGCGCTCGCTTATCAGGAACGTCATCCGACCACCATCAACTTCTTACAGTCGCAGTTCGACACCGCACGCACAGCCTTTACCGAGGCTGGGCAGCGTTTCATGTCGGGGGCGAAAGAACTGTTTGAACGTTTCAATGGTGATGAGGCGTTGCGAAGAGCGCGCGCTTTGGCGCGAACGGTGAAAAATGCGTTCCAGCGCAATGAGATACGAAGTATCTTCGACTTGGCAGGGGTGCAAGCCGCTAATCAAGTCATGCAGCGCTGGATCATGGCGAATCCCAATATTCGTCAACCGTACTTCGATCAACGCGTGGACGGCTATTCTGATACGTATGTTGACATGCGTCCCGGCTGTATCGGTGACGATCATTACGATTACCAGCTCGTGATGAACGGCATGGTGCAGGAAGTTCCGGCGACGGAGGACGACGACGAAGATGGCTGGAAGGCCTCGTTCTATTTCACGGACATCGAAGAGGGTGATCGTGAGCTGGATGTGAGCGAGCAAGTCGATATTATCTCGACATGGCAGTATGTCGACGCGATCATGAAGATCGGCGAAGACGATCCGACCAATCAACGGGGCGGTAAGTTGTAACAAGGAGAGGCGCTGATCGGGTCCTTCGGGGCTCGGTCAGGTCTTTATGCTCTTTTTTCTTTGTTGCCGGATCATATGTCCAGTCCGCTAACCGAGGAATCCTATCATGGCTAATGCCCCTGCGCCCACCATGAGTGACCGGGGTTGGGTTACCAATCCGGGCGAGAAAGCCGACTTTTTGCTGTCATGGTTCTATGAATCTGACGCCGCCCAGACTTACATCTACAAGGGCAAGGTGCTGAACATCCAGAACCTGCTCGAACGTTACGGCAGCGACATCAGTGCGATTGTCACCGAAATGCAACAAGGCTTGGAAGCCTACTTCCAGTCCTATTACGATGCCGCGATCGTGCAGGTTACCGCCAACGATGATCCGAGTATCAATCCGTCCAATGCGATTACCTTGACGGTGGCCGCGCAGGTCAAACAAAACGGCGAGACCTATTCCGTGTCGGGTTTGGTCCAGCAGGTGAATTCACGCTTTGTGCGGGTGACCAATTACGTGAATACGGGTGTGCTCGCTAATTAAGGAACTGATCAATGTCTAATACTCCGGTACCCAACTTTGCCCGCCAATGGCTTTCGCAAGGGGTGGAATTCGATGAAAACAAGAAGTCGGGGGACTTTATCCGGGAGATTGCCGATCAGCTGCAGCCGGCGCTCGACGATCTCACGGCCCGACTGGAAGAAGTCAAGTTCCAGTACGTGTTCCTGCCGTGGTTCGCAGGCGACGAGGACTTGCGCTATTTCAAGACCGATCGCCAAGGCAAGGCTCACGACAAAGCGGTCGCCATGTGGATCGGCATTGCGGGCTCGGCGTTTAATTCGGTGGAGATTACCGATAACAAAACCGGTGAAATTTTGTTCATCGTGCCCCCATTGTGTGACCGAGAGGCGGTGATTCCGGCCGCCAAGGACGCCAAGACCGGGTCGATTTACAACATGGTCCTGACCATGCAGCAACTGCGCAACGTCAGTTCGGTGCATGCCCGGCATTTCTTCGAACACGAAGTCAGCAAGCGAGCGATGGGCATGTTCAAACCCGACCATCTGCTGAAGTTTGTGCGCACTTGGAACGACATCTTTGCACGTTATGGGCGCCCTCCTCTGCTGGAGTTGCCCGGCGATACGACGGCTCACACTGCGGAAGGAATGAATAATGGAGCAAACGCTGTCTCCCAGTCCGACGACGATTGGGAGCTACTCTGATGTAGAGGGGGCGATGATCGCAGCAGGGATCATCAAGCCCCCATTGAAGTTGGCCACCCTCTCCGACATCCACCTCGGACACCGCCGCACTCGCACGCCTGAGATCACCGCGAATCTCAGGCGTGCGGTGCCGCATAGTCCTGAGACTGAAAAACTCGACATAATCTTCCTGGCCGGTGACGTTTTCGATACTCTGCTGAATTTGCCCCATGAAGACATTATCGAGATTGATCGTTGGATTGTGTACCTCCTCAGACTGTGTAAGAAGTACGGCATTAAGCTGCGGGTGCTCGAAGGCACGCCTTCGCATGACTGGGAGCAAAGCCAACGCTTTGTGGACCTGAATGAACTGTACGCGATCGACTGTGACCTGAAGTATGTCAAGGGCATGGACATCGAGTACATGCCCGAGTTCGATCGACATATCCTCTACATTCAGGATCAGTACGCTGCCACGACCGAGAAGACGCTGGCGGATGTGCATGCGCTGATGGCGGCCCGTGGGATTGCCTACGTCGATATTGCCATCATGCACGGGCAGTTCGATCGTCAAGTCCCGGAGATGGCCACCTGTCCTAAGCACAGCGCCGAGGAGTACCTGAAGATTGTGCGGGAGTTGATCTGTATTGGCCACGACCATCACTACTGGAGCTACGACAAGATCGTGGCCCAAGGCTCATTTGACCGGCTCTCGCACAACGAGGAAGAGCCCAAAGGGCATATACGTGCCACCCTACGCGGGGATGGCACACGTGAAGTGCAGTTTGTGGAAAACAAGGACGCCAAGAAGTTTATCTCGATCGACTGTCAAGGCACCGATACCGATCAGGCGTTGAACAAGATCGATCAGGCCGTGATTGGTTTGCCGGATGATTCGTACGTGCGACCGATTCTGTCACAGGGTCATCCGCTGATTACCCAGCACGGTGTGCTGTTGCGGCGCTGGCCGCAGTTTCAGTGGAGTAAGCCGAAGATCATCTCGACGGATAAGAAGCAGGCAGGCGAAGAAGACGCGAAGCTGGAGGCGCCGGCGTTTCAGGCGATTACCTTGACCCGGGACAATCTCCCGAAACTGTTGTTGGAACGCATTGGCATGAGTGCTCCTGACGACAGAATCATGGAGCAAGCAGCCTTGATCTTAGAGGAGCTACTCTGATGGAGCATTTAATCTCGGTCCGGGAAATGGGCCAGTTTCCGCTGTCTATTCCCACCAGCCTCGCGCTCGAAGGGGCCATCGGTATCTATCCGGAAAAGGAAACCCACATCAACGTGCTGCCGGATTACGACGAGATGTGGATTAACCTGCGCACGCTGTTCCGTAACCTGATGGGGTCGATGAAGTCGGAAGAAGCCGCCGCGGTGACCCCGACGCCGGTGGCGGAAGCCTTGATGAGCGAGATCGAGCATCTGGAATCGATCGTCAAGGAACGCAGTGCCAACCGGATTCACCTCGTGTTCTACGTGAGTAATTACAAAGGACTCGAGCAGAAGTACCCCCGTGCGTACATTCGCAAGGACTCTACGCCCAAGCAGTTGATCCGCACGGAGATCCAGAAAAAGGCGATTCAGCATCTGCTGGATCTCCTGAAAGAGCAGGGTGGTCACGACGTGCGCGTGTTTGAACAGAAGCTGAAGACGGCCAAACCGACCAAGGCTTTGATCATCACGCACTACGCGTACGACCTGTTTGTCCATCCGCAGTTCGCGCAGCTCGAACTGCTCGAATCCCACACAGGAGCTATCAAACCCAAGAGTCAATGGTACACGAAGTTCGTGGACGGCAAGACGCTGCCGATGATTCCGTTTCGCGAGGATCTGATCCAGATCTTCGGCGACGCGGAGACGTTCTCCCCTTGGCCGATCAAGCATCGTCGTCAGCTGATCGAGTTGGCTGAAAAGCACCACTGGACCCAGCTGACCACGAAGAGCCTCATCGACTATAATCTTAGCTTACTGCACAAGACCGATCCGTACCTCGCCGACGTTGTCAAGTCGATGCTGGTGTAAATTTACGGGATAGGTCGATAATCTGACCACAGACACATTTCATTCGAATACAAGGATTTCATCATGTCCGATAACAATTTCCAACGCACCCCCCGGGTGAAAAACGCACTGGACAACCAGAAGCTCAAGTTGCAGGCGAAGAACGAGCAGGGCAAAAACGCAAATCTGTCGTGGAACCTGTTCTCGAACAACCCGCGTGTGACGGTCTGGACGGGGGTGGACGGGGACAAAGACAACGGCAAGATCACCGGCGCGTTCGACACGCTGGGTTTCTACCAGTTCCTCGAAGGTCTGCGCATGGCCATCGCGTTCCAGCCCACGGAAGGCGCGAAAGAGTTCCGCAACAAGGTCGAACTGATGCGCCCGAACTTCAAGCCGGGCGGTGGTCGTCCGGATGGCGTGATCAAGGCGTCGGAAGTGTGGTACGGCAAGGATGCCGACGGCGTGGTGTGGCTGTCGTTGTGCGCGTATCAGCGCCCGATGATCAAGTTTACGCTGCTGCCCAACGAATACCACGCGTTCCGTCATGCCACCGGCGAAGCCTTGTCGTCCGGCGAAGCATCCGTCAAGCTGGCGGCGCCGGCCTACATCCGCGCACTCGAACTGATCATGGCGCAGTTGCAAGTGGTCGAGTACAAGGAACCGCCCCCGCGTGATCAGCAAGGTGGCAATCGCGGTGGTCAGGGCGGCGGTAGCGGCTACGGCGGTGGTAACCGAGGCGGTGGTCAAGGTGGTGGCGGTAATTACGATCGCCGTAATGGCGGTGGCAGTGGCGGCGGTGGTGCAGCGCCGGGTGCTGGATTTGACGATCCGGATACCGATCTGCCGTTTTAAACTCTTGACGGCATAAACGTCAAAGCATAGCTCACTCGACAACCTAGGCGAAGAGCCCGGTTGTCGAGTGAGCCACCACTTCGTAACCAAGATTCGAAAGAAACTCAGCCACATATTATTTCATTACAATAAAGCGCAGGAGTTTTATACTACCTTAACAATAACGTAATAATCGGATTGCTGATACAAGGAGAAACACGTGGAACTTACCACAAAAATCATCCTCGGTAACAAACGTGCTGAGGTTATCTCGCTCACCCATCAGGGTCAGGAGCTTCGCTGGCAGCCCATCGAGCGAACTTCGATTGAGGAAGGCCTCGATGTGTTCGAGCAGATCAATGGTTTTTGGGCCAGCCAACCGATCGACTGGCAGAATCAGGTGTTTGAAGTCTATAGCTGGATCCACGAGATCATGAGCTTTGGCGGGGAAGTCGAAGACCTCATGCGCGAGTTGACCAAGCCGATTACGACTTTGCTCGACCTGCATGACCTCGGTCAGATCCGTCATTGGGTGGACTTCAAGAGCAGCATGGGGATTCCTTCGGGCATTCGCAGCGAGTATCAGGAGGAAGATAGCTCGCGCTGGAGTCGGGAGAAGACCTATACGCTCGCAGACTATCGCGAGTTCGTGGCGCTCTCGGTCGCACTGCGGCCGATGTTGCCGGTGTGGGGTGAGTTTATCTTCCTCACCAAGCGCGAATTCAAGACCACGTGGAAGGAGTATTTCGCCTTCCAGTTAATCAGTCAAGCCCAACTCATGGAGTCGCCCGCCATGATCCGGCTGAAGAACTATATCGGCGCGCAGTTGCCTGAAGATGAGGAACTGAATAACGCGGTGCTCACCGGTATCTCCACGCTGGATTATCCGGAGTGGATCACGGCGATTATCGTGGTGCGTCGCTTGGCGATTGCCGACATTCGCGGCCTGCCGGATAAGCCCAACGCGATCAGCTTTATCTTCCTGTATCTGAATAGCCGCACCAAGAGCTATAATAACACGCTCATGGGTCAGGTGCAGAAAAAGCGCAATCCGGAGAACTACAGTCCGGACTCGGAGAGCAAGCTGTCCCAGCTCGAAGAGTACAAGATCAAACAGGAGCTGACGGCCGGTGAGTTGGAATCGATTGAGTTCGAGTTCAATGATCCGATTCGGGTAGCCCAAGCGTGTTGTCCGGATCTGGATCTGGCGTTGCTGAGTATTGCACAGGACACCGTGCTGCGACTCTCGGGCCAAGCCATCCACAAACCGCAGCTGGTGTTGATCGCGTATGTGCTGTCGCGCCATATCCCGGGCCGGGCGATCGAATTGCTGCAGAAGCACTCGGTCCTGCAAGCCATGGCGATTGCGCAAGCGATTCTGTGGCATCGGGGCTTTTTCGATCTGGCGGCGCTGGTCTCGGCCGACGAGCAACACAACCGCCTCGAGTATGCGCCCGGCTTTGCAGGCGCGGTGCCCAAGGTCTCCAAAGACCTGCACGAACAACTCGATCCGCTGTATCCGTACGGCCGGCGTCTGTCCAACAAGAACAAGACGCAGAAGGAACGCAACAATGCCATCATCGCACTGGACGCGCTGGTGGAGCAGTTTAAGAAACATGACTGGGTCCTGACGCTGCCATCCCAGTGGTTGCCCAAGGTCACCGGCGGGGTCAATGATCGCAAGTACATCATCCCAGTGGACTTGAAGATCACCCTGACACAATTGATTTTCCGTATCGCAACAAGGAGCCTGTAACATGAACCAGTATCTCGCCCCCATTGGCAATCAAGGCCTGCGTATCGTGCTGATGTTTATCGCCGACACGGGTACGTACGACCAGCAGTTCCAGCGACCGTTTCAGGCGTCGTTCGATCGCGACGCGATCAGTGCGCTGCAAGAACGTGTGGCGACTGGCGCGCACATCGTGCCGGGCTCGCTGGCCGGTGTCCTCAATGGCCAGCAGGACTATGTGATTGCCCCGCAGGTCCAGCCGGAAAAGCCGATCCAGATCGTCAATGGCTGGAATGAGCACAAGTTCCGCTGGCTGGCGATTGCCGAGAACACCGACCGTCTGGGGGTGAAAACCTACGAACTGGTCACCGGCTTCACGGATTACCGGGGTATCAGTTTCACCGGTGAGCTGGATCCGAACATGGTGTTCTATATCGGCAACATTCTGACGCTGCGCCACACGAACGTGTTGACGCCGGGTGGCAATCGCACCTACTTCAACGTGGCGGATGCGTCGCAGTTGCTGGTGGCGGACGAATGGCAAGGGGTGTCGAATGCTGGGTTCCGGTTGCGGCCGACCGACTTGTTCACGGCGATGGATCGCACCCATCTTGAACAGGACATGCTCGATCAGGGTATCACCGATACGCGCAACATGGTGACCGGTCAGGCGGTGAAGTCACGCCGTTCCAATGGTGTCGGTACCGCCTACGCGGCCGGTATCATCGAGAACTACAAGAATGCCCGCACGATGGACCAGTATGGTCAGTCCGAGGACATGATTCTCGACTTCGCCCGCACCAACACGCTCGAAGCCCCGTTGACCAACGACATGTTTATCCGGGCCGTGGCCCGGGAGCGTGGCGTGCCGATCACAGCGTTCTTCACGTGGCAGGATCTGTGTCGGGTTGATCCGAATGTCCAGAACGACCAGATCACCAAGGTCGTGCTGATGGGCTCGCCGCGCGAGATCGTCAATACGGACATGAACGACGTACGTTCGGGTCGTAACAACGAATGGGGCGTCGCCGACCGGCCGACCCAGCTGGCCACCATCTTGCAGCAAGCCGTGCCGGGGATCATGATGGAACTGGCGCTCTCGGGCGTGGTGTTCCGTGCGACCAACCGGACGATTGGTGGCGGGATCCACATCGAGGTGTTGAACTGGCAGGATTTCCCCAGCTTGACGGGTGCGCAGATCGACATGTCGGAGTTCATTCAGGCCTTCAAGCATCGGTTGCAAACCGAAGTGCTGATTGATCTGTCGTTTAGCGGGCAGGCCGACTTTGCAATGCACATGGAAGTCGACTTGCTCGGTGAGACGGTGATCGAGCTGGAATGGAACGGTGGCGAGCTGAAGCGTTGGGTAGTGCCGTCGTTTGCGGATGCGTTGTTGACGCCGCTGGTGACGGGTGACATTCGTCGGCCGACGTGGATTGCCAAGAACTTCCAAGGCGTGTTCGATGGCGTGCTGGGGACCAGCCACACCGAAATGCCCGAAGGCAACGACGACATGTTCACGGGCGGCGGTCGTGCGCCGGCCGGGTTCCCAAACAACCCGCGTGGCGGTAACAACAGTGGCCAAGGCGGCTTCGGTCTGATTTAAACTACAACGCCCGTGTTTTGGCACGGGTAGGAGAAAAATGATGTCTACCAAAAAACTGATTCAAACCTACCGGGAACTGCTCGCCACGGCTGACCTCGAAGTCACCGAGGACGACTGCGTGAGTCTGCGCGTGCCGAGTAAGGAAAAGATCAAGCTCGTGCCGCTCACGCTCAAGGGCAAGCGGTTGGTGCTGCCGACCAAGGAGCATCTCGCGCAACACGACTGGGATAGCCGGGTGTGTTTCCATCCACTCTCGGAAAACACCGGTGCCGGTGAATCGGAAGTGCTCGAGAAGTATCGGGCCTGTCTGAACCATCGTTTCAACACGGTGGTGCCGATCATCATGCTGGCGCTGATGCGCATCGGCGCGTCGCTGGACGACCAGAAGAAGCTCGATCCTGAACAGGCCGAGTTCCTGCCCGCCGTCAAGAACGTCGACAAGACGCTGATCGAATCGTTCACCACGATCTTGGGCAAGATGCCGGCCAATACGCCGACCAAACAGTTCGTCAACATCTTCCTGCGCCGCAGTGCCAAGCTCGGGGATGTCTCGTACTTCCGTGCGGGCATCGTGCACTTCCCGTTCTACACCGAACTGCTCAAGCGTGAAGGCACCGTGCATGGCGTGAAACTGCGCAAGAAGGATTTCGACGTGCTGATCAACCTGATGGATTACATTCTCCCCCATCAGGGTGAAGTGAACTACTACAGCCGGGGTTCGGATTCGCGCACGGCGCCGTCGACCGATGCGATCATGAAGGCGGTGATGGCAGTGGCCGGACCGTTGAACGATGTGGTAGAACGCTTCGGCAAACTGCTGCCGGACGATCTGGAAATCCCGTGCGAATGGGCCTCGACGTTCGATAACGTGGGGACGCTGATCAACGAGATCCGTGACATTCCGATGCTGCAAGGCAACGAAGGCACGTTCGAAGACGACAAGCCGAGTGCGGTGGCACCTGCAGTGGCGGTTCATCAGGCGCAATCGCAAGAGCAGCAACGTGCGCCAGTGCCGGGTCGGGCGGGTGCCGCACCGGCTGGCGACTATCGGGCACCCGTGCCCAGTACCGCCGGCCAGCGTCCGAGCCACGACAGCAAGACTACCGATCTGGAAGCCTTGTTGCGCGGCAATCCGGCTTTGGCTCAGCAGGCAGGGCTCGCCGGCCAGCGTTGGGGTGGTTATCAGCAACCGCAACAAACCCGCGCGACTGCAGCTAATCCGCAAACGCCGATGGGTGGTGGTTTCCAACGCGGCGCGGGTTGGGGCAATAACAACCAAGGTGGCGGCAGCAGCTGGGGCGGCCAAGGCGGTGGCGGTTGGCGGCCGTCGATTTAAGACGGCATAAAGCCAGCTAAGCGGTACAGAGTTCGCCCTCTGTACCGCCTCTTTTTTTGGTCAGTTCTGACCGGTGTTATACAGACTGACGATGGTCTGCACTACGCTGAAATCGGGCTTCAGATACTGCAACAGATCTTGCGTGGCTTCTTCCGGCGCACTCAGACCGGTCATGCGCATGATCAGCCAGTGAAACTCGTACGGCACGTTGTCGTTGTTCAGCAGCCCAAAGAAGTCGGCTTCAAATCGATAGGCTAGGCCGGGTTCCACCGCGACCGGTACGGTCTTCGGATGGATGATGAGCCATGTCAGTGCGTCTTCCAGCGCATTGCGCAAGCCATCGGTATAAAAGATCTGTTTGTCCGTGCCCGAGGCTTGAGCATTGATGGACATAGTCGAGAGTGCCATAGTACGCCCTTATTTGCTTTATTGAAAAACAATCACATATCATCAAAAGGAGCAGGTTGTCGCCCAGATAACTGTGTTCAGGATAGACGAGAATCAATGACACTGTATTACAAGGAGAACTAAGTGCGGCCCGAACCTAATGAACTTAGGCCCGAGTTGCTGAGTACGCTGGCGATTAATTCGTTTAAGCAGACCAACTCAGCGTCTCGGGACCAGATGCTCTCGAATCACATTGGCCAGCATCTGACCATTGAGAAAGGCGAAGAGCGGCTGTGCCAGTCCGGCAATGAAGCCAAGTTTGGCATGTACACCTTTGGCGTCAAGATGCCCGCCAACGGATATGTGGTCAAACACATCGAGCGCTATGAGCGCACCTACGACGCAGCAATTGCGTTCAGTCCTGAAGCCGTGCTGATTTTCGAGCACGAAGAAGGCCATGAGATCGATGTGCTGAAGCTGCCGCGCCACAGTCAACAACACCCGTATTTCGGCTTCGCTTATAAGCCGGGTCCGGCGATGGGGCGGCTCAAGCCCGGCAATGATATCCCGGAAGGCATGACGTTCTTGGATTCGCCGGCGATTAACGCACACAAGGGCTACGAGATGGCCCTGAATCTGAACGTGGCGTTTATGAGTGTACCGGGTGTCGCTGAGGACGGCATCGTGATCTCCGAGAGCTGTGCCAAGCGCTTTGCGTTCCGGATTTACGAAACGCGCGTGATCGAGTGCGGTGGCAAAGCGTTCCCCGTCAACGCCTACGGCTATAAGGACGAAGCCACGGGTAAGGTGATCTATAAGCCCCATCCGGATATTGGTGACGAGATCCGGGCAGATGGGTTGCTGATGGCGCTGCGCAGCTACGACGAGATGCTGGCGCCGATCGAGCAGAGCGTGGAAGATCTGCTGGAAGTCGACCGCTTCTTTGACCAGTCGACCTATGTCGGCGCGGGTGGTCGGGTGGTGGATATCAAAGTCCATCATCAGGGCACCAACCCCCAGCCGATGTTGCCCGAAGGCATGGAAGAGCAGATGCTCAAGTACGACCGGGCCCGGCGGTTGTATTATCAGGCGATTCTCGATGAATGGTTGCGTCTAAAGCGCGAGCGCGGCGGCAAGCTGTTGTTCACGCCGCGTTTTTCGGCCTTGGTACGGGAAGCCATCTCGGTGGTGGGGAGCAATTCCACCGCACCGAACGAGAACATCAAGATGCTGTATCGCCAGTCCCCACTGGATGAATGGCGTCTGGAGTTCACGGTCGAGTATATCGTGATCCCGAAGAAGGGGGCCAAGCTCACCGACTTCCATGGCGGCAAGGGCGTGATCTGTGAAATCCTGCCGGATGACCAGATGCCGATGGATGCCCATGGCAATCGCGCCGATGCGATTATGGATGGCGGCGCGACCGTCAGCCGGATGAACTACGGCCGTCTGTATGAGCATTTCTTCAATGCGGCAAGCCGGGATCTGGTGCGCGAGCTGACGATCGGGCTGGGTTTCCAACCGACCTCGAAAGATGTCTACAAGAAACTCACCGCGCTGGAAGAAGACAACCCGGCCTTGTTCGAGCATGCGTGGAACCGTCTGATGGGGCTGTACGAAATCATCAGTCCGCGCCAGTACGCGATGTTCATCGGGGGACGTTACGAGAATGGCCGACAAGGCTATCGCTCGCAGCATCTGTCGCGGGTCATCAAGCACTATCTCGACAAAAACCAAGGTGCGCATCTGTTTGTGCCGACCGACAACGAGCCGGAAGTCACCGACATCGTGCGCAACCTGCAAGCGTTCTGTCCGCCGCTGAACGAACCGGTCACGTATGTGGGTAATTCGGGTCGCCGGGTCACCACCGTCAATCCGGTACAAATCGCCCCGCTGTACGTGATGTTGCTGGAAAAGATCGCCGACGACTGGTCCGCCTGTCCGTCTGGCAAGCTGCAACACTTCGGCGTGCTCTCGCAACTGAGCGCGGGAGACAAGTACTCCAAACCCACCCGGACCCAACCGATTCGGGCGATGGGGGAATCCGAAGTCCGGATCTACGGCGCGTACTGTGGCACGGAAGTCACCGCTGACATGCTGGACAAGAATAACAATCCGTTCACGCACAAATACATGCTCCAGCAGATCTATAGCGCGGACAAGCCTACGGCCATCAAGACCATTGTGGACCGGAGCAAAGTACCGATGGGGGGTTCCAAACCATTGCAGTTGATCAAACACATCGCCAGCGCCGGCGGTTGGAAGTTTGTCTACGAACCGGCCCGAACGACACAGTAACAAGGAGGCACGATGTACGAAATCACTGCCCGCGACATGCTCCGCTTCGAACCCAGCGAATTGTGGGAGCATCTGACCGGGGACTTTACGTTGGTGTTTGACAACGGGGAGAAGATCGAGACCAATGCGATCATGACCTTCTTCTCGTCGTTTGCGTGGGTCTACCATCGCAAGTATCCGCTGACCCCGTTGTTGCCCAAGCACCACGTGCAGGTGCTGCTCAACGGTCGGCGTTATTCGGCCAATACCCATCTGGAGATCCTCGGGGTGGCGTTGGAATCCACCTACGCCTCGTATCTGGATCTGGGTGAGCAACTTGATCGGGATGTCTTGGCTGAAGTGCTGTTTTACGACGGCATGAGTGCGATCTACAACGACTGGTCGTATCGGTTCGAGGAGTATGTGGCCTCGATCAGCATTCTGAACTTCACCGAGATCTTGGATGACCCCGAGATCAAGGCGAACAAGGAAGCGCAGGTGCCGGAAGCGTGGTCGATTGAGGAAGCCTACAAGGTGATGGATCGGGTGCTCAACGATCCCACCAAGTTCCAGAACAACCCGGTGGTGCTCGCCTATCGCTCTAAGTTGGTCAACGCCAATCAGTTGCAACAGTCGTTGGGTCCGCGGGGCTATGTGACCGACACGGACTCGCACCAGTTCCGCTATCCGATCATGCGCGGGTACGTGGAGGGCCTGCGCCGCTTCTACGACTCGCTGATCGAATCGCGCTCGGCCTCGAAAGCGTTGCAGTTCTCCAAGGCCAACCTGCGGGACGCGGAGTATTTCTCGCGTAAGCTGCAGCTCGCCTGTATGCAGGTCAAGCGCCTGCACAAGGGCGACTGTGGCGCCAAGGAGTATCTGTTGTGGACAGTCCAAGGCGAGAAATTCGATGACCAAGGCCGGAAGATCAGCAGTGGTGACCTGCCGTTGATTGTGGGCGCGAACTATCTGGATGAGGAAAGCGGCCGGCTCAAGGCGATCCAAGGCAACGAGAAGCATTTCGTGGGCAAGACGATCAAATTGCGCAATCCGATTTTCTGTAACCATGCGGACGCCGATGGGATCTGCGAGACCTGTTTTGGTGAGCTGAGCTTGCAGGTGCCTAAGCTTACCAATATCGGTCACTTGTGCTGTGTGACGATGACGGAGCCATCCACGCAGTCGGTGCTGTCGGTCAAGCACTTGGACGGCAATGCTACCATCGAGTCGATTGTGCTTGACATGGCGGATGTGATGTTCCTGAAGGCTTCACGAGATCGACAGTCGTATCTGTTGCACGATCGCCTCGCGAAGCTGCAGCCCAAACTGATCATCCCAAGTGAAGATGCACAAGCCCTTAACGACGTGATGAGCGTGGATGACGTGGAGGACTTTAACATCTCGCGTATCTCCGAGCTGGACATCCTCGGCATTCAGTACACCGAGAAGGGTCAGCGCTTCCTGCACAGTGCGCAAGTCCATATGGGCAAGCGTAAATCCTCGATGACGTACGCGTTGCTGAACCATATCCGTCGTCAAGGGCGGTTGGATATCAACAACGAGGGCAACTTCGAAATCGATCTGGCGGGCTGGAACTATTCGGAGCCGGTGCTCGCGTTGCCGTTGCGGCACTTCAACATGTCCGATCACTCGAAAGAGATTTCGGCCATGCTGCAAGCGACCAAGGACCAGATGCAGCAGCGTGACAAGGACGTGCGACCCAGCGCATTCTTGGCTGAGTTCTTCAAGATGGTGAACAACAAGCTGTCCGTTAATTTGGCACCGTTGTCCGTCATCCTGTATGCGATCATGATCGTCAGTGCCGAGCAGGAAGATTATCGCCTGCCCAAGCCGTGGACCAAGCGCGGCATCGGTACATACGACTTCACCATGTCGCGCCGCTCGCTCTCGGCCACGATGGCGTATCAGGACCATTACGACATCTTTATCTCGCCGGAATCGTTTGTGCTGGGTCATCGCCCGGACCACATTTTTGATGGCCTGTTGTTGCCTTTCGAGCTGTACGGGGGTCAGCAACCGTGGACGGCGGCGGGAGGTCAGTACGCGCTGCAATAACTTCAAGAGGTAGCCTATGGCGGAACTCACCGTCACTGTCTTTAGCCATCACTTCGCGGTGAGTAAGATCAGCGGGCGATCGCATGCCGCCGTGCAGGAGTTTGCACGGCGTTACGTGCAGTACGGGGTGATCAAGCAGGGCCGTCAGTGGGTTCGCGTGGCCACCAAGGTCTACGCCGCCGCTTCGCGTGACCGCACCGTGTATCGCTTTCACATTAACCAGATGGAGGACTTTGAGCATCACCTGAAGCGGCATTTCCTGAAAGACACCGAGGAACGCGTGATCCAGCCCTACAAGGTGATCGATCCGGTCACCTTGGAGATCAAGCCGGAGTGGGTGCCTCGGGACGATCAGATGCCGGTGATCGAGTATATCTGCGCGGATAACCCGCACATCTCACGCTTTGTCGATTTGCAAACGGGTAAGGGCAAGTCCTTTATCACGATGTATTCGGCAGCCAAGCTGCGTGCGCGGGCGATCTACATCTTCCGTCCGATGTATCTGGACAAATGGGTGATCGATATCCGCAAGACGTACAACATCGCGCACGAGGACCTGATGACGGTCCAAGGCTCGGGTGAGCTGATTGAGTTCTTGGAGCTGATGAGAACCGGAGAATGGGCCGGTAAAGTGGTACTCGTCAGTAACAAGACGTTCCAGAATTTCCTCAAGCTGTACGAGGAACATCAGGACGGCATTCTCGACATGGGCTACGCGTGCACGCCACCGGAGTTCTTCGAGTTTGTCGGGAGCAGTCTGCGGGTGATTGATGAGGTCCATCAGGACTTCCATCTGAACTTCAAGATTGACCTGTACAGCCATGTGCAGCGATCGGTCTCGTTGTCGGCGACCATGATTAGCGACGATCCCTTTGTGGAGCGGATGCAAAATCTCGCCTACCCGTCGGACAAACGCTATCAGGGTGGCGTGTATGACAAGTACATCGCCACCCGGGCCGTGTTCTACCAGCTGGAAAATCCGCAACTGGTGAAATACAAGCAGAACAGTAACTACTCGCACAATGTGTACGAGCATTCGATCATGAAAGTGCCGCGAATGCTGAATAACTACATTCGCATCATCGTCCGGTTGCTGGAAACCACGTGGCTCCGTGAGGACTACTACAAACCCGGCGATCGCGCGGTGGTGTTCTGTGCGAGTATTGACCTGTGTACGCTACTCACCGATCGCCTGCAACAGCACTTCACCAAGTTCACGGTGATGCGCTATGTGGGCTCGCTGAACGATCCGTACGATAACCTGATGAACCCCGATTTGCGGGTGACCACCCACGGCTCAGCCGGTACCGCGGTGGACATTCCGGAGTTGACGGTGACCATCATGTCGTTGGCCCTGAAGTCCAGCTCAGGCAGCCTGCAGAACCTTGGCCGCTTGCGTAAGCTGAAAGACGGGCGCGAACCGCTGTATGTGTACATGAACTGCTCGGACATCCCCAAGCATATCGAGTATCACGAACACCGTCAGAAGCTGCTGGATGGCAAGACCACCAACTACCGGGTGGATCGTATCGGTATTGTCGTCTGATCCGGGCGGGGGCTTCGGCCTCCGCCTTTTATATTTCCTAACAATAGTGAGTCGCCATGAACCATTACCTGAATGCCAAAATCAGCTCTATCTCGGATGCGATCTTGGGCCTCGTGGGTGCCTTGATGCAGGTCAAGCCGCCTACCGAAGGCCAGCGCGTGCAAATCGTCAAGCATGTGCATGAGGGCCGCCTCCTCGTGGAGTTGCGTGTGGTGCGCGACCATGATAAAGCCACGTCGGATTACGGCGTGCGTCAGGCGTGGATCTACACCTATCCGGAGGAGGCGCGCTTCGAGTTGCATTACACCACCCGCGACGACATCCTGAAGATCGTCGAGTCGTACCCGCATCTGAAGACGAACGCCTCGGTGGTCTTCACCACTCAGCAAAAGGCGGCCTCGACTTTTACCCTCGAGAACATCTATCCGGCGTGCGACATTTTGCATCTGTATCTCACGGATCCCTCCGACACACTCCCGGGTATCGGTGGTAACGTGGAAACCAACCTTCCTCAACAAGACGCTTAATAAGGATTAATAATGTCTCTCACGAACGAACCACGCAATGGTCTCGAAGCCTACGAACGGATTGTGCCGTTGGCGTACTTCCATCGCGTGCGTGATGCGCTCGCCGAGTATCTGGACAAGGTCCGCTCAGTGCATCCGAAAGTCAACCCGGTGATGGTGGCAATGGAGTACATCCTGCAAGCCGAAGCCATTCATAACGGCGGGGTGTATTCAGCGCTCAGCGGCGGTCTGTATGACGAGGCCATGAAGTATGCTTACAGCTACTTCGATCACATCACGCTAGAACGGCCCGGTCACGATACGGATCGCGCCATGGCGCGGCTGGAGTTCGATGCGATGCGACGCTGGGCAGTTCCGGCTGCGCGTGAAGGTGCCGAGATCTTCTGGCTGGCGGAATTCACCGCGCTTTACAGTGCACCGTTCGACCACGACTTCCTGAACGCGCTGGAGTCCATTAGCGGGACTCGGCTGGCCCACGGCTACCAGCGCACCTTTGCCCGCGACACCGTGGCGCATGACGCAGTGGCCCGCCAGTTCAATTCGTTATGCACGCACGTGAAGTTCTTCGCGGCATAAAAGTTGATAAGAGCATAAAGCCCTCTCCCATTGGGAGAGGGTCCTATGCCCCACTTCTTTTTTTCTCTAGCTACTGGTCCGACGGAAGTAATCGTCCGATACAGCTTGGGTGACGCCTTCGCTAGTGAGGACGCGGGTACTGCCGTCCTCGGTCAAACGAGCCTGTACGTAGTCCAGTTCCCGCTTGATTTGCAACTCATGCTCGACCCGTGCCATTTTCTGGCGTTCTTGGTAAGCCTCCCACCACCCAACCACGACTGTAGCGATCGTTTGTATGAGTTTCATGCTGGTCTCCCCAGTAGGGGTTTTTAGCGGGGCAAATGCACAGCTACGGGGGTTTCGATGGGTTGCAGATACTGGACGATGATCGGATACACATGCGTCCAAGTCAGCTTGCCTTCGCCACACCCAATCGCCGGCACCGCCAACGATTCAATACCAAACCGCTCCACACCACTCGCCAACCGGTACAAGCCTTCTTCGATCCATTCGATCTTGGAGGGCAAGCGCCAGTGACGCTTGGTCGGCAGACAAATGATCTTGCGACCATCCGTC